TATTATGGAAACAACTGATAAAGAAGAATCTGATATTATGGAAACAACTGATAAAGAAGAATCTGATATTATGGAAACAACTGATAAAGAAGAATCTGATATTATGGAAACAACTGATAAAGAAGAATCTGATATTATGGAAACAACTGATAAAGAAGAAAGTAATGAAGAAAGTAAAGACTCGCAAGAGTCCAAATATTCTACGTGGCAACACCTATTATTCACTAGTTAAAGATATAAAAATATTAGTAAAATGAATAATTTTGACGAAGCAGGTGATAACAAAATGATTAGCTTTCTTAGAAATTTAGCTACGTCTATTGAAGAAAAAAAACTTTTACCACAACAACTACAAAGAATTGGTGAATTTTTTATGGCTTATAAATTTCAAGAACAAGCTATAGCTGATGGTAATAACACTACTGATGAAACTGATTATGAAATAAACGAAGAAGACTTCATGAAATTTTTTATTCTAGGATGGTATATTTATGTATGTATACTAAAAAATAAAGCTTTGCCAATGTTAGAAGATAATAATGATTTCAAATAATTTTATTAATACTTTTGTATTAATAAAATGGATTTTATTAATACTTTTGTATTAATAAAATGGATTTTATTAATACTTTTGTATTAATAAAATGGATTTTACTGAATATACAAACAAATTAAAAAATCAAGTCATACACAGTTCGACCGGAAACCCCCCTAATGGTGCTCAAAGTGATTTATCTAATAATCGGATATCACCAATTAATATTGTATTGAATTCACAGCTTGATTTCGCAGCATCAACTTTACCATTAGACCTGAAAACCGTACCCGGTTTATCTGCTCTTAAAAATTTAAATTTGCCAAAAAATTTTAATTGGCATGATGATGGTGGAGAAAAATCTAAATATTTATCAGGCTCAGGAAATCAAATGTTATGCGGTTCTTGTTGGGCAATAGCCAGCGCTGGAATAGTTGGTGATAACCATGTAATTGCAGGAACAGTAAATTATACCCCAGACTTATCTACAACTTGGAGCTTAGCATGTTATCAACAAGCACAATGTAAAGGAGGTAATCCAGCTATGTTATTAAATAAAATTTCTGAAATAGGTATTGCATCTAATTCTTGTGTAGATTATTCCTGGTGTGCTCTAAATGATGAATGTAATGGAAAAGCAACTAAACATTTTAAAGAATCTAAGGAAATGAACTTATCGTCTCTTATTCCTAAATGTGGTTGTATTGATGCTAGTAATGACCATTTATTATACAAAATTGAACGCCCCCTGAATTTATCAATAAAAAATGATGATGATACAGATCATTTTAGATTAGTTGTAAAGACACATATTAAAACTTATGGACCTGTTTTAGGTGGGTTTTTGGTTTTTAAAAATTTTAAGCATGGTAAATTTACTAATGTGAATAATAATCAAGAAGGTATTTACTTAGAAAACGGGATATATACCGATAATAAAACAACATTTACTGATAATTATACAACTGCTGAAAATTACATGGGTTCTCACGCTATTTCAATAATAGGATGGGGAGAAAGTAAAAAAGAAATAGTAATAGATAATAAAGGAACCAAAAAAATAGTTCCATATTGGGTATGTAAAAATTCTTGGACTAATACGTGGGGTGATAACGGTAAATTTAAAATGGCTATGTACCCATTTAATAAAATTTCCCAATTTGATAAAGTGACTGTTTTTACTATGAAAACAGGTCAAAAAGCTAAAATAGGAGGAATGGTATTAGTTAAAGCAAAAGAAAAACCACAGTCTATTAAATTACCTCAAATTCCAAACATAACTGATTCTACAACTTTATTACATCCATCCACTTTTTATGGAAAAGAAAATAAGAATACCAAAGGTGACCCCCATAATGCCCCCAAAGATAATAATAAATCAAATGATAGTAAATCAAAAGGAAATTATAGGAAATTACTTCAATATGGTTTCATAGTAATTTTAGTTATAATTGGTATTTTTTTACTTTCTTGGTTTGTAATATTTATTGTCAAACGTATTAAAAACAATAAGCCAAAAAAATCCATCGTTTCTAGAATTTATAGATAATTTTGTTTAAGAAATAAATATGTATATCTAAATGTCTATTAAAATAAATTTAGATAAAATTCCTTACGAAAAACGACAACAAATTGATAAAGAATTAGAAGTTAAAATAGAAAATAAATTTTGCCCCCAGCCTAAATATATTATACCATATAAAATTATCGATGATGATATAGTAATACCATTCTCTTATGCTGCTCGCCAAATCAAAATTAAAAGACCTACTAGAGAATTATTTGGTAAAATAGAAATTGATTTTAATACCTCTTTAAGAAAAGAACAAGAAGTAGTAGTTTCAGAAGCTACAAAAATTTTATCTAAAAAAGGTAGTGTAATTATATCATGTTACACAGGATTCGGCAAAACTATAAGTGCTATACATATTGCTTGTAAAATTAAATTTAAGACACTAGTAATAGTGAATAAAATTATTCTTATAAAACAATGGGAAGAATCAATTAAAACTTTCTGCTCTGAGGATGTAATTATTCAAAATTTAACAGCAAAATCAACTAAAAAGGATGCTGATTTTTATATTATTAACGCTCAAAATATAGCAAAAATGGGAAATGATTTTTTCAATGATATAGGGTTAGTAATTGTAGATGAAGCACATCTAATTATGGCTGAAACTTTATCTAAATCTTTACATTATATACAACCAAGGTATTTATTAGGATTAACTGCAACTCCTTATCGCCCAGATGGTTTGAATTCATTATTAAACTTTTATTTTGGTGAAGATAAAATTATAAGAAAATTACAAAGAGAGCATATAGTTTATAAAGTAGAAACAGGATTTAAACCTAATATCGAATACACAGCAAATAATAAAGTTAATTGGGGTGCTATTCTGGATTCACAAGCTAATGATGAAGAACGAAATGAATTAATTATAGAAATTTTAAAATATTTTAAAGATAGGAATTTTTTGGTATTAACTAAAAGAATTTCACAAGGAGATTATCTAATAGAAAGATTAAAACAAGAAAATGAAAAAGTTACTTCATTATTAGGTAGTAATCAAGAGTTTGATACTGAAGCAAGAATTTTGATTGGTACTAACTCTAAAATTGGAACAGGTTTTGATCATAAAAAATTAGATGCTTTGTTGCTAGCTGCTGATGTAGAAGAATATTTTATTCAATATTTAGGTAGAATCTTTAGAACTAAAGAAGGAGTTCCTATTGTTGTAGACTTAGTAGATAATAATAATATTTTAATTAAGCATTGGTTAACAAGAAGGGATACTTATATAGATCATGGAGGTAAAATAAAAACCACGCTATTTAAAAAATAATATGTTTGTATTAAAGAATTTATAACTAGTATAAAAATGAAGGAATTTCCAAAAAAAATTAATGTAGACAATAAATCTAATTTCCCTGATTTTCTTTTCAATAGTAATTTAGCGTACTTAAGACGTGAAATTACTGAAAATGTATTAAAAGGTAACGAAGAAAACTATTTTGATTTAGAACAATTTAAAACTAGTTTTAATCTTACTATTGAAACGATTACATCTATGGTTGAAACCGTACGAATCGAATTAGGTGATTTAGGTTGGAATACAAAATTAAGTTTCGGAAAAACAGCTCTTTTTATTTATTCAACTGAAGAACCTCCTAGCAATTGTTATGAAGACGAATTCTAAGTTATAATGAAATCATTATAACTTCACTTAATTATATCTAACAAATTAAAATTATACCTACATGTAGGACAAGTAGCAGATAAACCATTATTATTTTTAATCCATTTTAGGAGAGGATAGGTACAAAATCTATGTCCACACTTTAAAGATGTAGTATAATATACACCTTTAGAATTTTTACCAGGTCTAAGTCTAGAGTAAGTAATACTACAGATGTTATCTTTTCCCCAATTTTTATTCCAAAAATTTTTGCCCATTTTATAATTAGACTATTTTTTTAGACTTGGTAATTTTAAAATGGATCAACTGCTCTTCGGGAATATATTTCAAAAGATAATCATAAGAAGACTCAGAACATCCTATTTTTTTCAAGTTTAAAGCTAATCCTAATGTCATAATATGTACATTCGGAGTTAATGTGCCTAACTTTATACAAAAATTTTTTGTTATTTCCTTGCTATCTCCGAAATCAATAATAAATATTTTACCTTTTTTATCCAACATAAAATTTTTAAGATTTACATCACCATGATAAATCTTAATCAAATCTAATTTTTTATATATATTTATTATTTGTCTTTGTTGTTCACGAGTTAACACATAATTTTGATTTTCTATCTGTTTGTCAAGATGAGTTTCTAATTTATCCATTACTATATACTTAGAAACAGTATCTATATCAATCAATTTTGGTGATATTCCTACATCGTAACAAGTTTTTTGAAACTCGGCTTCTTTCTTTAGGTTCACCGAAGATTTATTCTTTCTATAAGATTTCATCGCATATTCTTGATCTTGATTAGTTACAACAAGATAAGTTATAGTTTCTTTACTCCTTTCTCCTAGTCTACATAATTTTTTGTATTTATCTAATTTACATGTTTTGTAAGTTTCATACTCTTTAAAAGATTTTTTAATATCTGTATATAGTTCAGTTTTACTTCTTCTAACTGGTATTCCTATTTCTATTGCTATACTTTTAAGTTCTGGATATTTTAAATTTTCTAGTTTTTTATAGTCCATATATTTATGAATGAACATTTTTTTTCTTAAAATAATTTATTACTTTGTAAAATATCAGTAGCGCATTTTTTAAACAGAATATTACCAAATATATAAGGTATAGGGATAATTATTGCTAAAACCATATGTACCATTCTTTCCGCACCAGGTTTTGTACATTTTAATACAATACTAATATTATAAAACATTAAAATTAACTCTAATACTAAAAATATTATACCAACTATAGTTAAAAATGTATCTGCAGCTAAAGCACCACCAGCTTTAGCCGATGACAAGCTTGAATATTTCTCTTTATTTCTTTTTAACTCATGTGCTTTAGCTAAAAAAGTTATTCCTGTAATCATTTATTATTAGAATATATATTTATAAAAAAATTAACAACTACAAACATATATTATTCCATTACTTTTAATTCTTTCATCGTGTATATGCCAATTTTTTTGTTTAGCTAGTAATAATAGTTCTTCTAAATTATTACTTATTAATAAAGAATAAAGATTATCGGTAATATACTCAACTATATTTTCATTAGTCATATCATTTATAACTATTTCTGGTAGTAATACGGAATATCCTCCGAAAAGAGGAGAAGATATTTGTATTTTAATTTCTTTTTGCATTATGATATGTATTTTTATTAAACATAATTTTTTTACTTAAAATCTTTAATTTTAAATTTTAAGATCTCCTCTCTGTAGCCCCATTTCTGCCTCCACCTGTACTTTGTTTCCCTTTTCCAAAATTAGTATCACTTACACATTGACTAGAGCAAAAAGATGTATGGTAATGTATATCATTTTTGGTAAAATAGGTATTTCTTCTGTCAGAATTATTATCAGATAAATACTTTTGGCAATCGGGATTAGCACATATTTTTCCGTCACCTTGTTCTGGGGCAAATCCTTGAGATGCCTGGAAGTTCTCTATATGTTTTACTAATTTTCTTAAAAGTTTTTTATTATCATCTGTATCGCTATATTTAACTTTATATAAATTTAATTTTTCTTTAATTTTGACGGTATCCATTTTATAAAAAAGTTCCATGTTTTGGATATTTCCATCATCAATACATGTACTACCCTCTTCAAATTCATCTTTAAATACATAACAAATTATTTTATAAAATTTATCACGAGGTGGTAAATGACCAAATTTATTTTTTAACGCTGTTATTTCTTCTTCCTCAGGAGTTGACAAAACACCATCTTCCCAATCATTGGGTACACTTGATTTAGCTTCTTGTATAACAGGTTCTTTGCTTGAAGATCCCATACCATCTTCACTTTCACCTTCACTTTCATCCGCATCATCATCATGAGAATGACATTTACCTTCTGAATTTAATTTTTCATCAGTAAATTCTTTTTCACATTCTTCAATATTTTTAATAATTAATTCTAGAAGTCCTTTTGCCAAGTGTTTTTCAGGTAATACATCATCCTTTTTGTCAGATACTTCTTTTGGTGGTTTTATATCAAAAGTAGATTGAATTTGATCAAGGAAAGCTTTAGATACATATCTATTTGTTCTAGGATTTAAAAAGCCACCTGTTTCGTGTACAGATAACATAACATCTTTGATATTAAAACAATAAATTTTACTATCCTCATTATCTAAATAATGAATAATATCTTCATCATCTATATCCTTCACGTCTTCTGGATATGAGCAATAAACTTTCCAATCAGTTTTAAATTTATCATTATCTAATGATACAATACCATAACTTGATCTAGTAGGTTTACGCTCCCCAGGATTCTCTAAATTATAGACATCAGAGAGTAATTGATGTATTATGGCAATCTTTTTTACTTCTATTATTTTATCAATTTGGGCAGATTGTTCCGGATCTATACTTACTCCATGTATAAAAAGTTCAGGAAGTTTTTCTTTATGAGTTAATTCTACTAAAACATCTGGTAAATAGTATTCTTGTTTAATTCTTTTTCTGTATATACCTTGTCCAATACTTTCTAAATTTAAATAAACGACAATATCGGCAATTCCACTAAAAAAACACTCTATATTATGACAACTTTTAGTTATTTTTAAAATAATTTGTTTTATAAAATCAGTGTCGTATTTAACTGAATCAATCTTATAAATTCCGTAATCTAAGACGCCTGGTGCTATTTGATGTAATTTTTCCGATAAATACTTCATTCCTATCTCTTTAACTTCTTCATTAATTGGTCTCAATCTAAGCTTATTAATCTTATCTTCTCTAGTTAATCTAAGTTGCTTAAAATAACTTTTTTGGGCATTCATTATTTCCTCATCTTGTATGATAGCCTTTTGATTACTATTAATAAATAAAACTTCAAATTTAAGTTTAATATTTTCTAGTTCACGTTTTGATGTAAAAACTAAAACATTTCCTTCTTGCTCTTGTTTGAATAATCTCTGACATAATAAATTTCTAAATTCTTTATTAGTTTTGTAATATATATTAGAATTGTAATCAATTTGACTATCCATAATATAAGGACTAATATCTGTATCTTCGATTGATCTTATATAAACCAACCTAACAGTTGCTCCATCTGAGCTAACCCATGGGTAATTTTTAAATTCTTTAGTACAAGTATCATCAGCTTCACTATAATATTTTGTTTTATTAGCTTGCCCTATTTCGTCAGCAGTTACCCACTCATCATCTTTCTCGTTCCACAGAAATTTAATTTTTCTTTTTGTTCTACCCTCTGGGTCAACAACTGGAGGAAGCATATCTCCTTCCTCTGGGTCAACAACTGGAGGAAGCATATCTCCTTTTAGATCTTCTGGTTGATAACTTTCATCCTCCTCATCTGTAGAATCCTCACCAAATAAATCTACCAGTCTTTTTTTCCTATCTTGGGCTTCTTCTTCTTTCTCCTGTTTTTCTTGGATTTTTTTTATATGTTCTTGAACAAAATATTTCCAAAAATCATTATATGAAATATTTGTAGCTAAATATTCTTCTGAATAAACTTTATATAAATCTTTAGGTATTTTGAGTTGAAATGAAAGTAAAAACTTTTTTTGATGTCTATCAAGACCTGGTTCTGTAAGAACACTTCTAAGAAGATTATCAATATCCCCTGTAGGAGTTTCATTCATAACTTTAAAGATTTCCCTTATTTTGGACTCTTTAGCACCAGTAATTAAAATAGTTTTTTCTTTAGGTGGAGGAGGTATAAAATGTTTCTGTGGTATTAACTGATCTTCTAGAGCTTTTTTAGCTTTTTTGTCAGCTTCTTTTCTCTCCTTTTCCCTCTGTTTTTTAAAAGTATGAGCTGTATTTTTCTTTTTTGGAGGCATTTATTATTATTATAATAATAATAAATTTTTCTTATATATGAAAATTATTCACAAACAAAACTAATTTTAATTTTACTATTAACTATACCTAATCTTTGTAATTTTCTAGAATGCTCTAGCATTTGTTTAGTTTGCTCACTAGGCAAAAGAAATATTAAATCATACTCTTTAAATTCTAATAATTTAGCATAATCAATAATGTCTATAAATATATCTGGAAACTCTTCTGAACAGTTAACTTGGTAAATATTATCTTGTTTGATTCCCAATGTTAATAAATAACGTTTATTTAATAATGCAGAAGAACGAGTATTAAATAATCTTTTATTGCCTATACATAAAAAGTAAGAATTATTATCTATGTGTATATAACTATAGTTTTCTAATATTTTTCCTCTAAGAATAACATCATTTAAAGGTAATACTATAAATAATTTAGTTTTGTATAAGTGTTAAATAAACTTAAAAAATTTTTAGGCGAGATCTTATCAAATAAATTACATTTACAAGATAAATCATAGAGAACAGGGCAACGAAATTTATAATACTTTTTTTTATTATCACACTTTAATTTTGGGTTCGGTCTTATATTAAAAAACTTCATAAAACTTAAAAGTTCCCCAAAATTGTCAATTGTGATTCTATCTAATTTAATTTTTACTATGAATGGAGATAAATATCTGAAATATTTATAAATTTTATATATATCTTCTTTATTTTTCTCATTTATTACACCTAATAAAATAGTATCATCAGGATTTTTATAAGAATAAGAAATTATTCCAATTTTACAGCTTATCATTTTATTGGTTTATAAATCAATTTGAATTTATAAAATATAATTTTTTAATAAAGAAAATGCCTAAACTTTACTTTCGTTATGGAACTATGAACAGTTCTAAAACAGCTAACCTCATAATGACTGCTCATAATTATAAATCTTTAGGAAAAAAAGTGTGTATAATAAAACCATGTTTAGATTCAAGAACTGAACATGTAAATTCTAGAGCTCTAGGAGATTTAGAGGTTGATATCTTAGTTGATGAGCATACTATAATAAATAAACTGAATCCTGAAATAAGTTGTGTTTTAGTTGATGAAGCTCAATTCTTATCAGAACGAAATATAGACAATTTGAGAGAATTAACGTTAACTACCCCTGTTATCTGTTATGGTTTACGTACAGATTATAAATCAAAACTATTTGAAGGTTCAAAGAGATTAATGGAGATTGCAGATACTATTGAAGAAATTAAAACTGTTTGTGTTAATTGTGTTGAAAAGAAATCAATTATCAATGCCAAATATATATTAAAAGATAATACTAAAGAAATAATATTTGACGGTGATGAAAGTATTGATTTAGGAAGAGAAGAAAAATATGAATCTATGTGTTGGAAATGTTGGAATAAACATAAAATTACTAATTATATAGATTAAACTCGCTCTGTTGGACTAATAGATTCTTCGCTATCAGATGAATAATTTATTACCTTGTTTAAAGATTTTAATTGAGCACATGCTTTGTAAACTTTATCTGTGCCTTCATCATTAAAATCCGATAAAATCTTGTCTCCACAAACCATATTTACTTTATTAATTTCATTTTCAAAACTATTTTCTTCACTAAATCCAAGTTCTTTTGAGATTTCTTCTAAAGATTCTACTACATCCTTTTCCCTGGATGAGATATTACTTGAAGAATCATTCTTTAATTCATCTCTAGTATGTGAAATTTCTGTATTCGTTTTATGATTCTGCAGTGTTAGGCGGGTAGAAAGCGATGGAGAAATGTTTTTTTTATTTATACTTGAAGAAGTATCAATTAAAGAAGGATTAAATTTATTTAAATATTCAGACATAACCCACGTTAAAATTTCAGGTACATTTTCTCTGATTTCTAATATTTGCGCTTTTTTCGATTGCATGAATTCTTCTGGAGAAATAGAGCGTTTATCACGGGAAAAACTTAATAAGGTATCTATATCTAGAGCTATTTTAACATATTTATATGATGCGCATTGATGTTTTGACGTTTTTTCTTCTAAGCTCAAAAAGTTAGTTATACCAGCTAGTCCAGTCATTAATAAAGTTATTCCTCCATTAATGTAGTTCCAAAATTCAGTATCCTCAGGATCATTATGATTATTAGAAAATATAGATGAAGCAGCTATACCACCAAGTAATACTACAGGAACACCTAATCTTTTATGCCATTTGGAATAATATTGGGCACATAAAGAATGCATTATAGAATAAGTTTTAGACATTTCTGCCCATTTTCTAATTAATTTTTCATGATATTTATCCCATGTAGAAGTCATTTATTATATAAATATAATAAATGATTATAATTTTAACTATGATGATTTAAATTATTCAAATAACTTTATCTATTATATACTCTTATATGTTTCTACAATTTATATATTAACTTTAGATAATAATAAATTTATTTGCTCTTGTTGTTGTTTTATTACTTTATCCATCTGTTTTACCTTTCCCCATAATAACATATTAACCTTTTCTTTATCAATTGTTAATGCATCATCCAATTCTATTTTATTAGTGGCATTAGATTTTTTAGATGGAAAAACACAAGTACCAGCATTTGCTACACCTTCTGAATAAACTTGTTCTACTTGTTGTGCTATAAAACCAAAAGATCTCGTTTCAGTTGTTGCTCCTTTACTGCTTGCAAATTGCTCAATATAACCATATTTATTTATATCTATTTTATCAAAATAATCTGTCATTTCCTTTTCTACTGCATCACCAGTTTCAATATGTGTTTTTAATCTACTATCACTCCAATTGGACCAAGTTCCACTTGATATAATTTTTTTACTAGAGGTGTTATAATAAAAATAGGTAAAATAGCTAGAAATTTTATTATGAGTATGGGAGATACTCATATTTATTCGGATCATATAGAAGCTGTAAAAACTCAAATTAAAAGAATACCATATAAATTTCCAACGATTAAAATACCTAATATTAATAAGATTGAAGAACTATCTGAATTAAATGTAGATGATTTTATTCTTGAGAATTATATCTCAGATAAAGCAATAAAAGCAAAAATGGTTGCCTAAATTATTTATTATAAAATTTTATTATTATTTTTGACTTAATTTATATAATAATTTTTCACATAGTGAAAAATTATTTACTAGGAAAAAATAGCATTTTAATAATAAATGACTTTCAGAGTAAAAACATACAATAGTTTATTATATATACCTCAACTTGGAGGAGCTACAAGTACTTAAATTTTCGAGGAACAGCGACAACTTATAATTCAGGAGACGTGATACAATATCAAATGATTTATTTGTAGCGAATTCTATTACTGGTCAACCAAGGACAGCTACTAATACTCAAATATATCTTAAAGACAACATTAGTTACTGTCTGGAAAGTATAATCTTTTAGGTGGTACTCGTGCTCTATACAATTAAAAATTATTTTAAAATTTTATTCTCTTGTTAAGTAATAAATATGACTCACCCAATCGGAGGCAATCAAAATTTCAAAGTTGAAAATAAAACAGGTCAAGTTGGACTTCTTAAAGCAAGCGACGTCAAAATAGCAGGCAATGCTTTTATAGGAGGAAAGATTAACCAAATTACTTTACCAGACGTAGCTACAACTTTGGTAGGTACTGATAATAGTCAGACATTGACAAATAAGACTTTTAACGATTTAACTAGTTTTAACAGTGGGTTATCAGTTAAAAACCCCGATCCTTATATAAGTGGAAATATGAGATTTTACGACGACGATAATAGTAATTTTATAGACTTACATATACAAAATCACAAAGTAGAAGAAAGTTATTTAAATCTATATCTACCTAATGATACTCATAATTCTGTATTAGTTGGAACTATTAATACTCAGACATTGACAAATAAGTCTTTTAACGATTTAACTAGTTTTAACAATGGATTATCAGTTAAAAACCCCGAATCTAATACAAGTGGAACTATGAGATTTTACGACGACGATAATAGTAATTTTATAGACTTACATATACAAAATCACACATTAACAAGTGATTTAAATCTGTATCTACCTAATGATACTACTAATTCTGTATTAGTTGGAACTATTAATACTCAGACATTGACAAATAAGACTTTTAACGATTTAAATATAGATTTAGGAACTAATAACAAATATTCAAATTTATCGTATGACGACTGCAAACCGTTATTATTATTTAATAAGTCAAGTAGCGGAACAACTCATACTCATTTAGTTATGAAACACGACAGTTCGCAAAGTGATTATATCGTATTAAGACAAAACGAAAGTGGTACTTTCAAAATTAATTTTGAAAATAGTGGGGATAGATTTGAAGTTAGTAAAAATTGGGATTACGGAAACGCTCACGCAAAATTTAATTATACTGGCAGCCATACTCATTTCTACGACCCATCTGCCCAACATGGTGGTTCTGCTTCAGTCGCTGGTAGTTGTTTTAGTTTTCCTGATAACGGTGCTGCTATATATTTTAATACAACTTCAACCGAGGATATCGGCAATACTGGAGCAGGTACTACAAATTATTTTTCATTTGCTAACTCAGGCGACCAACAGGCAAGGATTACTATGGATGGAAAAGCAAGAATAGCGCTTCAGTGGTTAGATAATGATGACCCAAGTGATAGAAGAATAAAATATGATATAAAAGATTATGGAAACGCTACTGCTGTTATAGATAAAATCAAAATAAAATCATTTATGAAATATCAGTTAAAAAATTTTAATAATGATAATGAAGGAAACATGTTGCCCTTTGCAGACCGTTTAGGTGAAGCAAAATATTCAATTGGAGTTATAGCACAAGAAATAGCAGATATACCTGAATTAGCATTTATGGTAGAAGGTAGTCCTGAAGATACAATTAATCCAATATATATTCATAATTATATCCCAATTATATCATTATTAGTAAAATCTAATCAAGAACAGCAAGAACTCATAAACGAGATGAAATTAACTCTGGATAAATTGAATAACTCAAGCACCTTTGAAGCTTTTAAAGCTTAGTTAAATAATCAAACCTATTTAAATATTAAATCTTTTTAATTAAATGTCTACAACTATTATCTATCCACATCGAATAGAATTTTTAAATCGAGGTAAATGCAGTGTTTGTGGTTCATTAACTCAAAAAATTGTAAATACAAATCTTAGTCACTTTTTTGGATGGACATCTTGTAATCAAAAGGATTGTGATGAAAAAATAAAACAAAGTTATAATGAAACTACCACAGACATTGAAACTCTTATTAAAAAGTATGGTGAAAAAATAACTATAAAAAGAAGTAATAATACATTAGAACATGATTGGGAGTTTGATAGTAATGCGAGTAAAGAAGTAAAAGATGGACCTTACTGGGTATTCGTAAAAAATATTAGTCAAAATAAGAGAAAAGAAGTTACATTAGATAGTATTGATGAATTAAATAAAGTTTTAAAATAAATATTAATATATTTTAAAACAACAAGACTATTTTTCATTAGAAAGTTGTATTTCATTAATTCTACAACACTTTTTATATTTAATATTAGAGCCACAAGGACATAAGGCATTCATTCCTATTCTTTGTTTTTTAACAACTTTTTTAGGTAAAGATAATTCTACTCCAAGTATTTTCAAGATTTCATTACAATTTTCAGTTGTAAAACTATCTGCTTTATTAAAATCTAAATCCATGTTTTTAATTTTATCTATTTTTTCAGGTGTAATTTTATCAGGAGATATACCCAAACTTTTTAATAGAGGTAAAACGTGTTCCATTTTTATTAAGATAAATAATTTTTAAATATTGTTTATGTATTTCCAAGTTTTTTGTAATTTCCACAACCATTATTATTATTAACTGGTTTATTTACAGTTTTAAAGGGATGCGGAGTGAAAGTTTTTAACATAGTGGGTTCAGAAGCAACTTTGACAGGATACTTGATTGGTACATAAGGTTTATCCCAAAATTCTTTATAGGTAGAATAATTACAAGGAATTCTTGTTGTAACAGCATATTTTTCATTATTCATTTATTTAACATAAATATTTTATTAAAGTTTAATTACTTTATTGGAAATTTCTAAAAGTCTTTCATCATGTGTAATTACAATTGTAGTTTGTTTTTTAATAATATCTTTTATAATATCTATAATAATTTGGACTGTCATATTATCTAGAGATGATGTAGGTTCATCAAGTATAATAACCTTTTTATCTTTTTGAACTAATATTCGTAAAAGAAACATAATCATCCTTTGTCCACCCGATAATTTTTCTCCTTTTCTGCCAACCTTAAAATCCAATTTTTTATTAAATACTTTATTTATGTTATATTTATGAATTATATCTATAATTTGGTTTTCATTTACACCATCTATACCATAAGTTATATTATCATATATAGTTCTGTTAAAAGGTATAGGATTCTGTCTTATAAAAAGAATTTTAGATCTAATACTTGATGTTGATACATCCTTTGTATTTTTACCATCTATGTATATATTACCTTTATATTCTATTAATTTTAATAAACTTTTAACTAAACTACTTTTCCCACTACCTATTTCTCCAATTATAACGACAGATTCTTTTGGATCAATATTGAGAGAGAAATTTTTAATAATTTGTTTGTTTCCGTAATTTATACTTACATTTTCAAAAGAAATACTTCCTTTAGTAATTTCAAAATTCTCCTTAGTATCTTCTATACTATTGAGTTTACTTAAATTGTGTGATATTTTTTGATAACTACCTAGATTTTGTATTAAATTGGGTATTTCACCGGAAAAACTACCTATTTTTTTAATAATAAACATTGAAGTAATAGAAATACTAATTAAATTATCTTTAGATATTTGGTTATTTTTCATTAATTTATATGCATACGCCAAAATTGATCCAAAAATTATCAAAGAAAACACTTGTATAATCATTCTTAAATCATTTGACTTACTAAAAGTTGTTTGATATTTAGTAACAACTTTATCTTGATTTTTTCCTAAATTATTTAATTCTTTATCTGCTGTTTCCATAGCATACACATCATTTAAATTATCAAATAACTCTGTGATATCTTCATGTAATAAATCAGTTTCTTTATCTAAATCAAATGAAACTTTAAGAATATTATTTACTATAGGATAAATTATGAGACAAGATACTATAACCATTGAAATTGTTAGTACTCCTAGTTTTATATCAATAATTGAAAATCTAATTATTACACCTACAAAAATTAATAATAAAGGTACTATATAATTACGGATCTGAAATGCTAGTTCTTTTACAATTACAGGGAGCTTAATAATTTGACTAATCGTAACCCCTAAATCTTGCTCTTCGAAATTATTTTTATATTTTTCTAAAATACTTTTTACTATATTTTGTCTAATATAAGATTGTAATTTTGGCATAAATACAGTATCTATTTTATCAAGTATTAAAAACATAAAATTATTAGCCATAAATATAGCTAATGTTTTTAAAATCTTTGGATTTTTATTTTCCTTAATATCATCAATAAGTTTTGTATAATATTGAGGTAATATAATTGATGAAACAGGATAAGAAAGCATAAATACTAAGTAAATTAAAACAAACTGTTTATTGTTCTGTAAAAAATTAACAATGATTTTATTGGTATTCATTTATTAATAATAATTTTTTATTTAATTAACCTAAATTATCTAACTAAAATTTTCTTATTTTTTATAAATTATAAAGTATAAATAATAAAATGTCGGATCCAAAACAAAATTCTGATAAACCAAAAGGTGTGGGTGGTTGTAAATCAACTCAATATGGGTGTTGTAGCGATAGAATTACTTCTGCAAAATCAAAGGATGACGCATGTAAATCAAAACCAACCCATAATAAAATTTTACTAATAGTAGTTATTGTATTAATTTGTCTAGTTGGATTAGGAATTGGTGGTTATTATTTAATATGGAGAAAAATACCTGATAATCCCCAAATCTTAAACTCTAATCGCCATAAATATTTTTAAATGTAAGCATGAATAAATTGAAAAATAAATAACAATCCATCAAAAAAAATTGATTTTTTATTAAATGATTTTCAAAAAAAAGATTGAAAATGACTCTTACACCTTCTCAGTTCAAAATACAAAAAGAATTAGGAAATGGAACATTTAGTAATGTGTACGAAGTTGATCTGAATGGAAATAAAAAGGCGTTTAAATCATTTAAAGTCAATTTAGAAAATTTAGATATAGAAATTTTAAGAGAATTATCTTTACTAGGCATTTTAAAGCATAAACCTATATCTATTCCTATAGTTACTGCTAAAAACTTTGTATATGAAAGAAATGATACGGAATTAACAATAGGGTATATCATGGATATTTACCAATATGATTTAACGCAATGTATAATAAATAAGAACTTAAATTATAATAATAAATTAGGCATATGTAATGATTTACTAAAAGGATTATACTTTCTTCACTCAAATAAGATTATTCACAGAGATATTAAACCTGATAATATTTTTTTAGATAAGAATAATACAGCTTATTTAGGAGACTATTCACTTAGTAAAGTTTTCTCATCTAACTACAAAAACGAAACTCATACTTCTTTAATTGCTACCAAGACTTATAGAGCTCCAGAAGTTGTTTATGGAAAAGGTTATAACCACAAAGTTGATATATGGTCATTAGGTGTTTGTTTATTTGAATTATACCATGATGAGTTGTTAAAATTTAACACAGACATAGAAACTCTATGTTATTTGGAAAATAGTTGTAAAAAAATGATTAACAATGATTTACTAACAATAATTATTAAAAAATCATTAATTAAATCCCATATAAGAAGACTTAATCTTAAAAAAGCTTTAGAAATGAAAGGGTTTAACAATAACATTGCCGATTTAAAACAAATTAGTAAAAAATGTTGGGAAATTAGCTCAAATTATAATATTACAGAAGACATAGAAGAGATGGCAGAAAATTTTGAAATAGAAAAAAAAATTACTAAAGAATTAGCCCAGAAGATAATAAATAAACTAGACTGCGACTCTCATACCAGTATCTCTTTAGCTTCAAAATTTTACGAAACAGAGCCAATGTATGACGAAAGAGAAGATGTAAAGGAATACTTTAGTATATTTCAACAATTAGATTTCAATTTATACATCTAAATTATTTACAATTAAAAATAGTTGATATATTTTAAAAATATATCAACAAATTATTTTACTGTAGCAACTACACCGATTACTTTAGTTTTATTTTCAGCAAAAAGTATTTTCATGTCTTTATCAATAAATTCAGGACGTATTGCAAGTTTAAATGTACATAAAGCAGTATCTCCAGTTCTTAATATTTCATCATCTGTAGTATTTTCAGGATTTCTTGAATTTACCTTATTTTCTATTTTAGTCAAAACTACAGGTGCTCTAATAGCTGAGCAATGAACAACAGGTTGATAGCCTACTTTAATAGTGGTAGAATGAGTTTTCATAACTTTAATATTAGCAGAAAATTCGCATGTTAATAATTGTTGATTTTTATCAGAAATTATAACATTACCTTTTCTTATTTGTTTTTTATCTATCTTTTTAAGAGCTAAACAAACATAAGATCCTCTATTTACTTCTTGGACAGGTACTTTTTTGCAATGTATTGACCTAACAGAAACAGCTTCGTATTTATTGTTATTTGGTCCTAAGTAAAGCTTATCATTAACTCTAATACATCCAGATTTCAGGTGACCACCTACTACTGTCCCAACTCCAGGAACTGACCAAATTGAATCAACAAACATTTTTACATTAGTATCAATTAAATTTCTTGGAGCTTTGTTGAGTATATTGAAAAAAGAAGTTAAATTATCACGTCCTTCACCTGTTACATTAGATATAGGAAATATTGGTACTATTGATTGCGTATGTATTTGTTTAGCAGAAATTAAAACATCGTCTTCGGTTACTACTTTTATTGGTTGTCTACGCACTCCTGGACATTTTATAATGTTGTTTATTTCTGTTAAAGTTTGTTCATATACATTTTTAATATTTTGATCTTGAACCATATCAATTTTTGTAATTACAATAGCAAAAGGTATATTTAATGCAATACAAAGAAATATATGCTCTCTAGTCATATTATCAAAATTTTTCTTTTCTCCTCTTTTAGAAGCTCTACTACCTTTTTCGTTTCTAATCCCTTTGTTGGCAGATACAATTATAAGACATAAATCTGGTTCAGAAGAAGCTAATCCGATTATTGTAGTTTTTAAATATTTTTCGTGCCCACACAAATCAAAGAAATTTATAACTTTAGAACTTTTATTAACTATTTCTGGCCAACTTAATTTCCCACATAAACCTTGGTAATTTATCATTTTACCGTGTTCATTAAAACCAATAATTTGCTGCCCAATTGACGAGGTTCGACCTGATTTAACTTCATGTATATAGTTACATACAGATAATCTAGCTAATCCTCTTCCATCATCATTAACACCACTAGTTAAACTTCCCATAAGAGTTGATTTACCAGCATCTACTGAACCAGCAATTGCTACTTTAACGTCTATATGTTTATTTTTATTGTTTTCTCTGATAAATACTTCATAAAGATACTTATCATCGTTAACAAATGTTTTTGATAATTCTGTAATGCTAAAATTGTTTTTATCTGCAGCCGACGTTAGAATATCTATAGATTTTATATAGTCTTCGTGGCTTATTCCTACTACACTACCGTCATCCTCGATACCTATAGTATATAAAGATTCTCCATTACCTTCATCAGTCCTCCATCTCATTTGGGTTGTTATTTTTTCTACTTTTTCAATACTATTATCTAGTAATTTTAATTTATATTCTTGATTACCTTCTTCTACTTCCGGATTTCTTTGCTCCATGACAGTTATGTTTTATCTATAATTATTCTTTAAATTCCAATATATTGTATTATTTTCTGTTTTGCTCTTCTAAGTCTTTTAAATATTCATAACTTTTATCACAATAATATTTAATATTAGGTATATTATAATTCTGAGATAGGTATATTCCTAAAAATACACCGAAAACAACTGTGATTAATTTGTTCATTTATTTCTTATAAAGAAATAAATTACATTGTAAAATATAAGAATAGATATGAACTTGATTTATTCAAATAAATCAAGTATCAAATTAATTTAAAATTTATTCCTCTGAATAGTTACTAAATTTCGTATCTATATCTTTTATTATATCTATTAAATTATTTATTTTATCTTTTACATCTTCTATTTTATAAACAGAAGATGTCTTACCAAATCCTAATCTTAAAATATTAGCATCTTTATTAATAATTAATGATTTAAATAATATTTTTTCGTCTATAATTGATTCTAATAACATGTTGCCAATAGTATAAGTATTTTCAAGAATATTTATATCTATATTTGTTCCAAAAGTGCGTAAAGTAATATTATCAGATAAATCAACCAATCTATTAATTAAAATACTAAGAGCTTTTTTAATAATATAACTATTTGAAATTGAACCTATACTTTCAAACTCAAATTCAAAATCTTCAGCTATATTACAGTCTTGATAATCTTCATAATTTAATTTTCTTTTCAAAACACTTTCATCTTCTTGTATTAATATCGAATCTGGAATATTGTATTTTTCTTTATAAATTTTTAATAAGTTATCATAATCTACACATCTACTGAATACACTAGTACATACCACACTATTTACACTGTTTTTTTCGTAGGATGTAATTTCTAGAGTACATGATAATTTTATTTTTTCTGCACATTTATTACTAACTGGTTTCAATTTTACTATTTCTATATAATTACCTGTTTCATCAGGAGGAAATAAAGTAGATGAATCAATATTTTCTTTATTTCTTTTATCAAATACTTTTATATTCTCTGTGGTCACTAACATTTCATAATCGGAATTATTCTGTACATCAATGGATATTTCAAAATTTTTATATTCATCTTCAGGTAATATTTTTACTGGTATATAACTTATTCGTTGTTTTAATACTTCATCATTAAGACAACTATCATTCATTAGTATATTAATATTTTCTAGACAAATTGATTGTATATCTGCTAAAACTGTACGTCTTAACGCATTTGCAATTGATAAATTTATACCAGATACCTTAAAATTCATTACACCGTCTTCTTCGTGTTTGTTAGAGACTATTAGAGACATTTTATATATTTTTATATAAATTTAACTATTAAATCATTTTTATAATTAAAGATTAAAGATTTTATATTAAAAAATGGAAGAAATAATTCAAAATCAAACAAAACAAGAAGTTCAAAAAACATTTGAAAACGAACCAGAAAATAAACAATCTATATACCGGTGGAATGACAAAATAGAGTTATCAGCCAAAGATGTCGGAGATAATTCAAAAGGGTACAAAATAATGCATCTAAATGAAGCGCAAAAAAATAAAAAAAAATATAATGTATTAATGATATTGGGTATATTTTTAGGACCAATAGGAGGAATATTTTCTGCTATAAATTCTATTTTAAATCCTGACGAAGATCCCGTATTACCAATATTATCCTGTTTATTTGGATTTGCAGCTGGATGTATAATAACAATAATAAGATTTGGCAAATATGACGAAACAATTGTTGCTAATAAACAAGCAGCTGCTAGGTATACTGGTATAGAAAGTAGTGTAAGAAGACAACTAAGTCTTTATAGAAAAGACAGAGTTCAAGCAAATCAATACATGAAATGGTTAGAATCTAAATATGAAGAATTATTTTTATCAGCACCATTATTACCCTCTGCGGCATATGAAGAATATGAAATTTTAGCTAAATCAATAGGAATTGAAATACCAAATCAATATTTTGATACTATAAAGATTAATTCTGAATACGAAGATAAGATTGTTATTGATTTATCAAATAAAGAAGATATTAAAATTAATATAGTAGAAAGTCAAAGTCCCGAAGATAATTCAGAGGAGCAGGTACAGGAAGTATTATCTCAAAAAGAAATAAAAAGAAGTGCAGGTATGGCCAATTTCCCTGAATTAAATCAGTACTCTGATAAAATGTTACAATATGAATTAAAACGAATGATGGGAATATTATAATTTATTTTTTATACAGTAATAAAATGCTTAATACTAAATTTTTAGAGTATCTCAATAACTCTATTAATAAAGGTCAAGATGTAGAAGATTTAATCAATATCATAAAAATAGAATCTAAATCTGAATTATGTACAATTTTTTTAAGTATAAATAATACCTACCAGAAAGTGCTTTCAACATTAGATGGCGATATAGATTTAGAAATAAGTACAAAAATTTATGATATTAATTATGATCCTTCTATTGTAACAACGCCTACTATATACAAATTTTCTTTATTAATACCGATTCAAACCACTGAACACTTAGGGCTTATTCATTTAGCGCGCAATAGTGAAGAATTCACAGAATACCAAATTTTACCATATTTATCAGTAGGAATCTCTATAGTTCAAAATTTTCTTGAAAAAGAAAAAATTCTATTTGAAAAGAATCGATTAAATTATGGAAAAGAATTATTTTTAGCTAATATGAGTCATGAAATAAGAACACCTGCAAATGGTGTAATTGGGTATAGTCAACTTTTAATGCAAACACAACTTAATACTACACAAAAAAGTTATTTACAATCTCAAAATCAATGCTCATTGCAACTTATGCAAATCATAAATGACTTGTTGGATTTTTCTAAATTGGCATCTGGTAAAATGGAAGTAAGAAATGATTGTTTTTGTATACAAGAAATTATAGAAACATTAAAAAACACAACTGGGCAAAAAATACAAGAAAAAAATCAAAGCGTAGATTTTATAATATCTGAAGACCTAAATCAATTTATGATTTCAGATAAACAAAAGGTAGTACAAATTCTTATTAATTTAATTTCTAATGCTAATAAATTTACTGATGTTAATGGAATAATAAAAGTAAGTTTTTATTTAAATGATAACAAATTAGTTATATCAGTAAAAGATAATGGAATTGGTATAGCTGAAGATAAACAATCAAAATTATTTTCTATATATGAACAAATTGAAAATAATGGCACAAAAACCGGTTCAGGGCTAGGTTTAGCCATATGTGAAAAACTATCTACACTGCTAAATGGATATATACAGGTAAAAAGTAAAGAAGGAGAAGGATCAGAATTTATCGTAATGATTGAATATAAACCTTTTAATGATTATGAATTAAAATTAAAACAAGATCTTGATTTATTAAAAGACAAATCTGTTCTAATTGTAGACGATAATTTAGATAACAGAATTTTACTAACAGAGCTATTATTTGAATGGAAAATGAAACCTATTGCTTGTGCTTCGGCATTAGAAGCATTACGATTAATAATGGGAGATAGGCATGATTTTTCTTTTGGCTTAATAGATATAGTTATGCCTGGTATATCTGGTATAGATTTAGCGTTACAAATAAGAGAAGAAAAACCCTTTTTCCCAATGATAGCTTTATCATCTTTGGATACGTTTGTTAATACCAAAGAATTTGATGAAAAACTTGATAAGCCTATTAATAAAATAAAATTATTAGAAACTATATACAGAACTTTAATTAAAGAAAGAAAACCAAAATCATATATTGGACAAAGTGATTTTAAATCCCTATCAAGCTCTTCAGACTTTACACAATTCAAAAAAGATTCAAAAATTTTAATAACAGAAGATATTCTTTATAATCGTACACTATTAGAAAATATATTACAGTCATTAAATTATACTAATATAACTACTACTGAAAATGGATTAGAAGCATTCAATATTATTGAAAAAGCCTATAACGAAAATGAACCTTTTGAAATTCTTTTATTGGATTTACGGATGCCTATAATGGACGGATTCGCGGTTATAGATAAGATTAACATTAATGGTTGGAAACTTCCTGAAATAATAGTAGTAACGGCTAGTACTATGGATTATGATATTATAAATTGTAAAAAAATGGGAGTTAAATATTTTATTACTAAACCTATTGATATTAACCAACTAAACGAAGTAATGTTACACGTTTCAACGAAAAAAGAAGTATTTTAAATTTGATTTATCATAAATCTTATTATGATAAAATCAAAATAATGCAACAATATATCAACAAAGCTATTGAAGAATCAAAGAAGAGTATGGCTAGAGACCATAGACATGGTGCAGTTTGTGTAATCGGTGGAAAGATTGTAAGTTGTGGACACAACTATGTTGATGATCCACATCAGATAAAAGGTTCAAAAGAAAGTGATTAAGTATAAAAAATCAAAACACGCTGAAATAGATGCAATACTTAAATTACCAAAAAATACTAACATGAGAAAAGTTAAATTATTAGTAGTTAGAGATGGACTCAAAATGTCTAAACCATGTGAATTATGTGATAAAGTTATACAAGAGTTAGGAATAAAAAGAGTATATTATTCTTGTAATGGTGTGATAGAAAAACTTTAATTTGTTATTAATTAATAACAAATTTCCCAATTAAATAAATGACTATCTATTGTGGTAACAATGCTTTAGATCCAAAATTATTATCAGGAGAATCCTATTTAGGCACAAATTATAAATGTTTACAAAAAGGTATTATGAAAGGTAAGAGTTTACCTAGATATACAGGTGATTATCATAAAATTGATACACGAAAAATTTATTGCGGAAAATCTGTAATATTACCTGGTGGCTATGACTATATGGGTAATCTTCCAATTTGCTTAAGTAAAGGAATCGGTTTAGGAAAAGCACGTTTTGGATTTAATAATATTAAAAAAAGTACTTTATCCAAAAGTATATTGTTTATATCTAATTTTTCAATTATCTTTATACTATTAATACTAATTAAACCAAAATCCTTAACATACTATGATAAAAAATCTAAGAGTTACAAACGCAATATCTTAAATACTTTAATTTTAGCTGTAATTCTTAACTGTTTTATGTTTGTAATTTTGTATTTTATATTTTTTAGAAATAAATAAATTTCATTTCTTTTATAAATATGAACATAATAATTTCACAGTATCTATACCCATTTTCGAGCTGCATGGGTGGATTATTAATTTTATACTTATGCTCAAATTCTTCAAGCGTAAAAAAATTAAAAGATATGACTTACGAACTTACAAAGGAGATCGAATATTTAAGAAAAGAAAACCTCAAAAAAGAAAAATCATATGCTGATAATTTACAAAATACTGAAAATACTTATCAAAATAAGATAAAAGAACTTGAGAAAAAGATTAGTACAATAATTAATAATGATAATGTACTTAGTCAAGATTGTAATCAAAATCTTATTAAAATATTATATAATGATTCAATTAGCGATAAAGAAATCATTGAAGAATGTAAAACATTAATAGACGCGGAATCATATATTTTCGACTAATTATTCTCTGATAGAGAACAGTTATTAACAGCAAATATACCAGGCCAATTCATAATACATCCTTTAAAGAGATTACGATACTCAATATGGGCACATTTTAAATCAAGTGTGGATTCTAAAGGAATCCACACTTTTTCTTTAAAATCTTTTTTCTCTAAATCAACAAAATATATTTTGAATCCAAGTTCAGTTATATAGTTATTTTCATTATCTTCTATTACTGAAATATTTTCACTAATCTGACATTCAAAACCTGATTCTGCCAAGATTAAAGCAATATCTTGGGTTTTTACATCTTTAATTGTAGAAATGTACAAAGTACTCATTTATACTATATTATACATTCTATAAATAAATGTTTTAATTCTTAAAACTATGAGATTATTTTTTCAAATATTTTTTCTCTATATTCTTTACAACATTTAACATTCTTTTTTGTAAAGAAGTTTTAGCTTTAAAACTAGTCCACTCTACTTGTGCTAAATGCATCGAGAAACATTTTTCACATGTACAATTTGATAAAGAAAATTGCTCTGTGTCTTTATCTTCTATAACGGAAACTGAATATTTTTTCTGTTTCATTTATTAATACAAATATATTTAAAATATAAATTTCTCATATAAAAATATTCATGATTTATATCGTACTTTTATCTATTCCTGTCTTATTATATTTAGGTACTACTGGAAAATTTACTCATTTTAAAAACGAAATAGTTAATACGTATCAAGACTGGAAAAGTCTAAACAGACTTGTAGCAAGTAACCCAAATACAAGATTTGTTTATCTAGAAAGTATTAAAATAGTATTTAATGCTAAATATCTAAAGTTTACTCAATATCTTAACAACTCTTCAAAGAAAATAGACAAGAAAACATATCTAGTTACCTACTATATAGAAGGAAAACAATATAAAATGTTAGTCAAACCGAAAAAAGGACCTAATCCTATTTTAAAAATACTAGATGAGAATGAAATTGATATTACACAAGAAATACTTCCCTACATGGGACCAAATTTAAATTGGCATAACTACCCAGTAACACCAGATTTTTTTAATAAAAAAAATATATCATTTGAATATAATAATCAGAATAAATTAACATTCAACTATACAGATATTATAAAGACCTAATAATTAGCCAAAATGAGGTACAACTCCTATAAATTTCTTTTCCTCCTTATCTATTCTCGGAGCGCTAGCTTGTGAAATAGTGTTTTCTGATACCTTATTATTTTTTTCTTTTGGTTTTAATAAATATACCAAGCCAAGTATTAATAAAGTTGTAAATATACTTGCTAAAATTATCGTAGATATAGACATTTATATTAAATAAACTTATTTGAAAATTGAATGTTATAATTAATTATAACATTCAAAATATTACATCTATTTCTTATCTCTTATATATTTAATCATATTAGGTGTCCACTTTCTTCCGTGTTTTGTTATTCCTTTACTATTCAAACTAGAAGCCATTTCCTTATTATTTGTTTTGCTTCTTTTGATGTTATCAATTACTTTTAACTCCAATGGGTTATCTCCTACTTTCATCTTAACAGTATCACCATCAGAATTTAGTAATCTAATATATTTCTTGCCATAGGGCAATTTACCTACTTTTTCATCTCCTCTTTCTAATTTTTGACTAATGGTAAGTTTAATTCGTTTACTTATATCAGCAGATTCTTGTTGACCCTTAAGAACATAACTGTAAAATTCTGATTTATTAGTACTAAATTCTAAATTCTCTGACAATGAATACACAAAAACTTTTTTATCCTCAAGCATTTTTAGATATTCAACCGATTTTTCAATGTTCCTACTAAATCTATCAATCTTCCAAAAGTAAACAGCATCATTACCTGTCGCTGTTTTACATATTTCTACTATTTCAGAAGGCATATTAGAATATGAAGATTTTTTGATTTTGATTACTTTAACTCTTTCATATACAGAAGGAATTATTGAAAGTAAAGCACATTCTTGTGCTTCCAGAGAAATACAATTAGGATCGTCTTGATTCTTTGTACTGACCCTACAAATAAGATATACTGTTTTAATATTTGATAGTCTCAAGTACTCATTAATAAGAGTTTCACAATTACAATCTTTATCATCCACCCACTCTGAAACATTATCTTTCCATAATACCAGAAACTGAAAATTTCTACATGTATTTCTATGATTCAATATTTTTTTAACATTATCTTGTTTCTTCTGACTATTTTTAATTTTTTTTGCTTCTTTTACAGTAAGATTTTTCAACATACTTTTAATTTGTTCTAATAAATGTTCAGGTACTTGTATTGAAACAGTAGATTGTTCCACATTTAGTTCAGTATCGTCCAGATCCATTGGGATTGATTGCATTGATATTTTTTTTAATTTTAATAAAATTAAAATTAAAAAATCAAATTTATTTATTACCTACTGCCACACAACCAGTTTTCCAAGCTTCCTGCTCCTCTGGCTTAAGTTTCTTCCACATAGTAGCTACACGTTTAGTAACATCTTTAGCACTATCCTTAGGATGATCTTTCTTTACGGTATCGCGATAAGCTTGGCAAAAACCTTGATAACCATTTAGAACCTTAGATGTGCTCACTTCCTTTTTTGGAGCGGCCTCTTTTTTTCCCGCTGCCGGGGCCTTCTTGACTGGCTTCTCTTCATCTGAAGAACCTTTTTGAGCTGCAACCTCTTTAGTATACCTAAGCTTATCACCGGCTGCCATCTTTTCGTATTTTTGTAGTTCAGATGAACGAGACTTGTCAGCCTTTAGTGCATTCCAACGAGCTCCTAACTCAGATGTAGTTTCAGTAGCCTTGAAATCTGGATTTTGTTGCTTTACTGTCTCGCGCATATCATTACAGAAAAATAGGTAAGCACTTTTTGAACGCTTTGGTGCATTTGGATCTTTCTTACGACGCTGTTTTCCTTTAACACTAGCAGCTGCCTCCACAAACTCTGCTGAAGGAACATAAGCTTCTTTTTCAGATTCATACCTATCCTTATCAGATTGAGCCATTTTTTGATATTTGCTAATAGAGGATTTGTCGCTTGATTTACTGCTAGATTTAAGTTCGTTCCACATTTGACCAAGCTCCTTAGTAATGCTAGTAGCCGATACTTTATCTCCTAGTTTCTCCTTAACAGAGTCACGCATATCACCACAGAAAAATAGATATGAAGATTTTCCACGTTTTGGAGCATCTGGGTCTTTTAGTGGTTTATTTACGCTAGCATTTAAAATACTTTTTATTTGTTGTTGAACTTTTTGGTTTTTGGCCCAATCACTTTCGAAACTTTCTTGTTCACCGAAAACAGACTTTACAAGTGAATTGATTTTTGTTACTGATGTCATTTTTGTAATTAAACTTATCTTTATAAACCACTATTTAACTTGAAATTTATATTTGTTTATAAATAACTCACACTCTTGAATCTTTTAACACAGTTTTAACAACCTTTTAATATTATAGTTATTGATAAATCTGAAATTCAGTTTGAATAACTTACACTGAATATTTCTTTATTAAAATAATTGTAAAATATTTTATTATATTTAATAAAATGGGCAATGTTCTAAATAATAAAACATTTCAAAATGTAGCTTCAGAAGCTGGTGACGTTGCAGTTACTACCGGAAATATTTATGCTTATACAAGAGCTATAGGTACGACTATATTTTTCTTAATATTCTTAATAGTAGGAATAATTTTAGTTAAAAAACAAACAACTAAATATATCGAAGTTCCTGGGAAAATCTCTCCTCTAAATGACAAGAAAGACGTTAAATGTACATCTCAAATTGATACGCATAGTACATCTGATGACAGTCATACCACATCTATATCATCAACAACTACATATAACTGTAATTTTAATCTTACATATACACCAACGGGTGGAGAAGAAAAAACTGTTCAAGCAAGTACTAGTCATGGAAAAGAATTTAGCAACGGTCAAAAAGTAAAAGTTTTCTATGACGCAAAAGATCCTAATACCTATTATATTGGATATAAACCATTAGCTCTTGTCCACGTTATAGGATATATATTATTAGTTTTTGCCGTTATAACCTTTTTTGGTATGATATGTTTATGGATAAATGTAATTATAGTCTCGCATAGTAAGGTAATAGCGGGACTTGAAGGAGGAGCTGTAGGAGTGGGTATGGTTGGAGGAATTGCTAGGAATGTAAGTAATATAATACTATAATTAAAATATCTTCATAATCTAAAAATAGTATTAGGTATCAATATTACTTACAAAAGAAGAACAAAAATATTTAATGCTATGTTTAGCAATACAACACCTACGGAAAAACAAAAAGAATTAATAGATAAATTTTTGGAGGAAGATGATGAAGAAGAAGAAAATAAAGGTCTTACTTGTGATTATTGTAATAAAAGTTTTTCATCTAAACAAAGATACAAAACACATCAAGATATTTGTATTGAAAAATATAAAAAAGAAATCTTAAATTTGAATCTTATTATTAATGATCTAAAATTAAATGAGAACATTATTCTTGAATTAAAAATAGAAAATAAGTTGTTAAGAGAAAGTAATCTTGGTCTGAATAGTTCTTATAAACAATTACTAGAGTTACAAAATGGTATTCAAGAAATAGCAAAACTTTCAATTGAACAGAAAAATGATGATATAAATAATATGATAAAAAAATATGTCAAAAAACAACCAAGGAAACAATTTGAGTGTTCTAATGTTATTTACATTTTAACAACTTCTTCTTTACAAAAAGACAGGAGATATATTCTAGGTAAAGCTAAAAATCTAACGAATAGACTTTCTACATACAATAAAACGGATGAACACGAAGTTTTGTTCTTTCAAGATTGTGGTGACGATGAAACTATGAATCTTTTAGAACCTACTGTTTTCAAAAAATTAAATGAATATCGGGAACAAGCAAATAGAGAAAGATTCATTTTACCAGAAGATAAAAATATAGATTTTTTTATAGATATAATTAAAAACTGTTTTGAATTTAAAAAAGGTAAGTACTTTTAAAAAGTACTTACCTTTTTTAAATTCTACATTAGAAATCTGTGTTTCTGCACACATTTAATGTGTGCAGAAAATATATTCCAAAAAAAAAATTTATTTATGATTAATTTATGTTTTTTTAAGTCATACCTGATTGAAAATAATTTCGGAAAATTCTATATTATTTCAGATATTTCTTAAAAAATACGAAATAATATAGAATTCCTATTTTTTTCGGAATTTCAATTTAAAAGTTTATTTTATAATAGTAAATGAGTTTTAACTGTAAATATTGTAAAAAAAATTTTACCTCATTAGGTAATTTAACAAAACATCAAAAAACAACTAAATATTGTTTGAAAATTCAAAGCGAAAATAATGTAGTCAATAAGGATGAAACAATTCATAAATGTAATTATTGTAGAAAAGATATATCTAAGTATCATTTAGAAAAACATATGCAAAGTTGTTTATTAAAATATCAACATATTATTGATTTTGTAGAAAAAAAACATAGAGATTCTATCTCTGAATTAAAAGAAACTTTATTAAAAACTAATGATGAAAATCTAAAATTAAAAGAGCGTAATATTGAATTAGAGACCGAGGTAAGAATATTACGTGAGCAGAACGAGCGCTCAACAACTACGGTAGAAGAAATCGCGAAGCAACCTCGTATAAATGCGAGTACAACGAACAACAACAATCAGAAAGTGTTGATAAATACACCAATGGATATGTCTATATCCACGTTGAATCAAGCAATTCAGAATGGATTTTCTGATGAATACTTGATTCAAGGCCAGAAAGGGGTGGCGAGATTTGCTTATGATAATATTCTGAAAGATGAACAAGGTAAGTTAAAGTATATTTGTACAGACGCAGCTAGGCAAATATTTCAATATAAAAATGAGGATGGTTCCATGCAAAAGGATGTAAGAGCCACAAAATTAACAAAGGCACTTTTGGATAGTGAATTGAAATCAGCTTCTCATAAAATAGCTTCTGATAAAATGAAAGATAAGAACCCGGAAGAATTTAACAATTATACAAATAATTATTTCGAAATTAATGATCTAGAAACTAATAACAGTAATTTCAGCAAAGAATTGAGTACATTAGTTGTATAGTTTTAAATTTAGTGTAATTTAAAACTTATTAATATAAATAAAAATGAATAGAGAAATAACTAATAAAGCCATAGCAATTTTTAATAATAAAAATGTGAAAGGTACAGTAACATTTTATCAATTGGCTGATTCAGACGGATTACAAGTATTTTTTGATCTCTATGATCTTCCACCTAGTACTGTGCGCGCAATTCATGTTCATGAATTTGGCGACGAAACTAATGGTTGCGCATCCTTAGGAGGTCATTTCAATCCTACGAATAAAGAACATGGTTCAATTTTTATTGACATAAACCAAAGTCATACCGGCGAACTCATAAATAATTTGAAGTCAGATTCTTCAGGAAGATTTGTTTATAATTATTTTGATCCTCGTATTAAAATAAGTGGTTTAGTTTGTTTTAGTATTGTAGGAAGAAGTGTTGTCATTCATGAAGGTATTGATGATTTAGGTTTGGGAGATAATCCTGAAAGTAAGATTACCGGAAACGCCGGTGCTAGAATGGCTTGTGCTGTAATAGGTTTGGCAAAATGTTGTTGATTTAAGCAGTTCTGTTAATTATAATCATAATGAGTAAATTACAAGATTTAATGACTATAATTATTATAATTTTATTACAAGTTTTAATAATTATTATAATTTTTGTATTTGTATTTATACCACTTAGTGGTATATTGTATTTGTATCCAAATGACGAATTAGTATTCTTTAATAATAATTAATCCGCCTGAACCATTACCTCCATTAAGATCAGAATTGGTCATAACCTGACCATTAATTTGGTATGCACCACCGGCTGGATATACCATGTGCACCTGTAGGTCCTATTGGACCTGTATTACCTGTTGGTCCAGTAAGTCCCGTGTGACCAGTCATTCACTGCTGATATATCCAGTATAAGACCATAGACCATTAGTATAAACAAGTATAGAATCATTAGTTATATTACTCATAGGACCAATAGTAATATTATTTAATTTGTGAGCATTATAAAGAACTTTTGATGCGGCAGAAGCTTGTTCATTCGAATTAAATTTTGATATTCTAAAAGAAGACATTTATTTTAGAATATCAAAATTATTTTTAGTAAAGTTAGGTATTTTTTAAAATAGGAATATTAAGATAAGTAGAATTAACATAAGATACTGAAATCATTCCTAATATTAAGGTTGGAATAAATTTAGATAGTTCTAAATAGTTAAATAAAACTATTAAACTAATAGTCCACATATTTTGGAAATAAGTTTTATGTTTAAATGATTTTATTCTGTAGTTATTAACTAAGGTGTAGTTTTCTTCTAATTTGTCTTCGAGAAAAATAATATATTTTTTATTAGAGGTACTCATATATATAATATATATTAAATGATTAAATTGGGATATAAAAAATCTGGGTAGCAGTTGTTAAAGCGTCAGTGGTTAAAATCATATTATCAAAAGATCCTAAGTGGGCAAGTCCTTGTTCATTATACTGCGTATCATTATAATAAAACCATTCATTATCACAAAGTAAACTACATACATAATGTCCTGGACGATATAAAACTATTGCCGATACCTTAAATTGATTACCATCTGATAAGCTTATATATTGATCAATTAATACTTCTTTGTCAATATATCCTACAGATCCTACAGATCCTTCAATTCTATTTATATTGATTATTAGCATGGGAGCATGAATATATTCCATATATGAAATTCTTCTTGGGAAAGTACGTATAACTTGATTAGATTTATTAGTCATTTTAAATTTATTGTCTCCTTCTAGCAGATATGGAAAAGTATCTTCTTTAGTAACTAAAAATTCGGATGTTCGGAGACGGTCTCCTTCTAATAATGATTGATTATGAATCCATATAATTAAAGATGCTGCCTTATCTACGGTTCTATGGCTTTCTACTAAATCCTCGACAGGAGGATACTGATCAGTTATATTATCAGTTCCGTAAGAAATTGTTACTGTACTTGCTTTGGGTAAATTAAATAAACCAAAAATATATGCTAAGAATTCACCTGCATCAGCCATTTTTGGTAAATGGAAATTTTCAAAGTGAGGACATGATGCTAAAATTTTACGTAAATCTGTACAATACTCAGGTTTTTGAACATTTCCTTGTATCATATTAGAAATTCTGAGTAACTCTTTTTGAACCAACTGTCTAATTTTAATATCATCTTGGTGATTAGTTCCGCATCTTGGTTCACCATCTAATTGTGTAACAGTTTCATGTAAAAGATAATTAGTAACTGTTGTAGGATTGGAGAATAAAGATACTAAAGTACTATCCATATAACAACTTTGACCTACCCAAATTAATCCTTTTATGTGACATGTATCTTTTGGTAGGTACCATACAGATTGTTTAGTTTTAATATTAAAGTAATATGGATGATTCTTAGTAAATGATTCTAACTTAATCCAATCTTTTGGGAGTCTTAAATCAACGGTAGGTTTATTTTTGTATAATAAGTTATGTATGGTATCTTTAAAATATTCTTCATTATCATAATTAACTATATCCCAACCATTGGGTAAAGTTTTTATTATAGGCATTTTATATTAATATAATATAATATAATATAAAATTATTTAGTTATTAAATTCATTATAAAGCCAATTATAGAAATCCATTTCTACATTTAATTCATAGTAGCTAACATTTTCTGGATCACCATCATAGAAAATATCGTAATAACTATGAATTAGTTCTTTCGCTCTATCTTTTAACTCATTAGGAGTTTTACGTAGTTTCCAAGTGACAGAACAATTACCACAATCGCTATTACCTGTTGCCATAATTTCTTGATATTTTTTTCCATTTTCTCTTACTTTATACATATGTTTACTTCTGCTATGTTGGGCTACTACATTACTAAGTTTAAGCCTTGAATAAAATTTTTCTCGTTCTTCTTTTAATTCATCATTAGAGTAAGGCCTAGTTTTTTCTTTTATTTCATATTCTAATACAGACATTTTATATTTAATACTTTGTTTTTAAACCTAACATTAATCAATTATATTTATAATAGTTTTGTAAGTTTCTATGGCTGAAACTAAATTTCCTTTATCTTGGTATTGATTAGCTCCTCCTTTTTCATGTAATAATAATATTTCTACCGATAACTTGTCACATGAATAAACACTATTATCGGGGTGTTTTTCTTTTCTATTTATTGGAACATAAAGACTGGTATTTCTAGTAGGTTCATAATCATGTATAGGTATATTATATTGTTCTTCTATAGTCCTAGTTTGTAGATTATACCATTTTAGATTGCTTAAATATTCTTGGTTCATAGTATTATTATGGTCTTTTGGAGTAAAAACATAGATATATCTATTAAAATTCGACAGTAGGCAATTTACTTTAGCTATATACATACTAAAATTTTCTATATCTTTTATTTTGTACATTACAGGATTATTAAAATAATCGCTAAAATTTTTATATAATATTTCCCTATCATAACTAGAATTATCAATTAATTCTCCGTAATTCATATTTTATTTTTAATATAATTTTTCTTTTTTTAAACAGTAATAATCTATATAATAAATGAACAATAGTATAAAATCAAAAAAATTTTATTCAACTGGATTTATACCTTTATCTAATGACCAAACTAGGCAAAGTCAAGGGTTACGATCTCAACTAATATCAAATTCATGTGTAAATGAACTAGTTGATTCTTCATTAGGTTTAGTAGCTACTAAACCTAATGAAGAATCATTGAATAATATAATGTATCCAAGTAAAGCTGTTAAGCTTACTTATGATTTACCTAAAATACCTAAAAATTCTACGTGTTTAAGGTATTTAAGAGAAATTTGACTTAGTTAAGTTATTTAATAATTGAATTTCTGATTTAATCCTCAGAGATTTACTTTTATTTTTTCTTAATGCTTTTTTAATACGAACCTTAGAATCTAAAATAATTTTAGCATATGAATTAAGAATAAATTTAGTAACAATATATCTAATATCTTTTAATAATATAAAATCATCTATCATTTTATTATTTTATATATTTATAAAAATATATATATATTATACAAAATGGAGGAAATTAAAAATATAGAACAGAGAATATTAGCTTTAGAAGAAAAGATTGAGAAAATGGTAGAACTTTTAGAAGAAAAAATCGAACCTAATTGTAATAAAATGAACCATCATATAAGTTTTGTAGAAAATGTTTATAGTTCTTGGCGTCATCCAATTACATGGCTTTTATCAAAAATTAATGGAAGTATTATACAAAGTCCTGAAATAAAAAGAATTAAAGAAAAATAACGTTAAAATTTTATAATTAGATTATAAAATTAATTAGTATTTTACCTCCACGCATCTAAAGTGTGTACTACACGAGTTTGTTCCATTTGTATTCCAGGAAAACATTACATTAGCGTCACTTTCAGCTGTTGCATAGCATCCTTTAGGACCATTTGGCCAACTTACAGTATCATTCCATCTATTCTTCACATCAAAATTAGTATTTTGACCAATTTGTCTACACTGGTCGACAGTCAATGAATTTGCGTCATCTGGATAGCCAGAAGTTTTGAAACTAAATTGTGATTGTGAGGTTATAATTTATTTCTACATATATTAGCTGAAGGAACATAGCTGGTATTATTGGAGCAATAAGTATTACACAATTTTAATGTTTTTATTTGGTTAAATTGAGTAATTAACTTATTTAGTTTATTTTGTACATCTGATTTGTCAGATTCTTTCATAACACTTTTAGTAAGGTTATCTTGTAAATTACTAATACTTGTTTGAATACTATCTAAAGAAGTTTTTGGTAATAAGGTTTTTAAACAACTACTATTCTGATTATACATATTTATTTAATATCAGATTTATTGATTTTAAAAGTATTATTTATTTTTTTAGAAATAAATGAAAGTTAGTTTATATTTTTTTGATAATTACACAAATGTATCTATATGGATTGCTGGATTACTATGGATAATTTTCTTTTTTCCTTTTTATACATTTATTAAGAATGATAAACTCTCTAAAACAAATAGTATTATATATAGTTTAATTTGTTCATTAATCATGGCGTCGGTATTTTGTTTAACATTTTCTAAAACTTTAGTTGAATATGTAGTATTTCTAACAGGTATTGGATTTTTAGTATTTGGGGCGTTATTAGCTTCTTCTACGCACAATCATCGTAGATTATATTTTATTTTAGGAATGTTATCTTGTTTAATATCTAGTATAATACTTTGGTTCTTTCGAACAAAAGTATATAAAGCAGGATTACCCGATACACCGGGTAGATTAGATAGTTTTTTTAGTACAGGAGGAATAATATGGAATGTTATTATGATTGCTATGATACTCTATCTTTTGAAATAAATTAAAGATCTTTATTTTTTACGCAAATCTATGTACCAATCAGAAAGAATACCATATCACTTAGTTCTATATAGTTGAGAAATGAGTAGGGTAATGAGACAACACAATGAACATCAAAATATATTTATACTGTTTTTTTGTGACGTTGACAATGTCAACGTCACAGGTCATCAATTGACAATATAATTTCTATCCAGTATTCTTGGAGTTCTGTAATCTTATTCAATACGTGTGTCAATCCACTTAATGTGAGAATATACATCTTGTTACTTCTTAACTAAAAATATCCAAACACAATTTCAATTTTTATAAAAATTGAAATTTCATCACTGTTTACATTTCCCTAACTCTAATACATCCTAGTTAACTATATTCTATGAGAGAATTATAAAAATAAAGATCTTAGTTTTTACTAAGTTTTAATATAATATTTTAAAGTAGTCAGACTTATTATTTTAAATAACAGAAGGGGTTCCTAAGACTAATGCAACTTCTTTAGCATTTTTATTAATGGTTAATTCCGATAAATCTGCTTTACAAGCAAATTTCTTTAGGGTAATATCTAGTTTTTTAAGACAAATCCAATAGAATATTAACGCTGCGCTAACTGATTGTGGTCTTGCGCGATTTAATTTAGACGATCGATTCTTTGTTTTAACATAAAGATCTATTACTTCCTTTTTTTGTTCTTTTGTAGCAGAAAACTTATCCATTAAATCATTGATATGATGTATAGCAGTTATACTTGTCGTATGTATGGGTGAGTCTTTAGGAGCATGTACGCTTACAATTTTTAATCCTTTTAAGCTTGATTTTTTGTTTAAACCGAAAGTTTCCATGAGATCTTTTGGTGTTTGACATTTATCAGCAATTTTATAAGAATGATAAATACAAGCAAAAATGACTGCTTTTCTTGAATCACCTCTAAATATCTGTCCTTTAGTTACTTGAGTATAAATTTCATTTGCTTGCGAAACTATTGTTTCACTAAATCCCATATTTTCTACATCTTTATTAATATTTCTTTCATCTGATTTTCTCATTTGAACTCTATTAGGATCTGAGGATCTTTTACCATCAGCTTGACCGTAAAATCGCCATTCTTTTTCGTGCATAATAGTTTTTCCAATCTGTTCACCACATTCTAAACAAACAATAGTTCCATTTTCTTCTACTGTGTCATCATGTTGACATTCATCTGTATGCGGAATTTTTTTCCCATTGCTCTCTAGTTCAGCAAAGGCTTTTTCAAAAATTGTAAAGTCTGACTCTGGCATTGTAGTTTAATATAAAAAATATTATTTTATATTAATTTTCATTTTTATTATTGACTCAATTTAAAATAGTATTAATAAAAAGTAATCAATGAGTTTTAAAATAAATACAGTTAGAAATAAAAGAAATTCTGTTAAACCTCTTACTGAAACAGAATCATTAGCTGAAAATATTGATGAAAAATCAGTAAAAATACAAAATAATGGTAATGATTATTTTATAAACTTTCTAAAAATCAAACTAAATCGATAGGAGTTGTATCAAACTCTAAGATAGTTTTTGATGAAGAACAAAATAAATGGATACTTATAAAGGACTAGAATCAGATTTTAATGCCTTATTTATCTTTTTTGCTGGATTTTTTCTTTGACTTTTATTGAATTTATCAAGTAGTGGTATTAATCTTAAGAAATATTCATCTTTATCACTGTCTTCTTTAGTAACATCCCATTCTTCTGCTATGACACAGTTTCCTTCTTGAATTTTATGTACTTCATCATAATCATCAATAATTATAGTATTGAATGGAGTTAAGCCATGTATATTATAGTCATCCCATAATAGGTGTAAGTTTTTACTTCCATGTTGGTATTTTTTTGAGATATCACAATGGTACCTGAAAAATATATAATCAAGTTTTCTATTATCTTTAGATAATAAAATTTTGTCTATTATAAAAAGAGCATAATCTTTACTTGCGGCTGTCCAAACTATAACATTGAATTTTTTAAACAGATAGTCCAAAAATTTCTGTAAATGAGGTCTTTCATATACCATATAATAATCATCCATATTATAGGATTTTGTCTTATATTTAGTATCAAAATCTTCAATTGCTGAAATTAGTGTTTCATCTAAATCTAAAATTACATAATTAGTTTTCTTTTTCATTTATTATTAAAGAGAATTTAAATATTTATCAAGTATTAGATGGAGTTATAGGATGTTTAGGCTCTACTTTTTCTCTTTCTTTTTGCATAGCCAAAGCTTGTGACATTAAATCTGAAGAATTAGTACCAGCTTGAGTACTAGATTTAATATGTTTAGAAACATTACGGTTAGGAGATTCTGGTTCACCAAAGTCTGTTGTTAAGTCATAACCTCCATCATTATTAATCATTGGAACTGGTCGTCTACTGATATCAACCTTTTCATCTAAATCTATATTGTCAATACTAGTATTAGATTTTCTTGTGTGTCTAGGGGGGTCTGTTTCTTGATTTTCTTCTTGTACTTTATTTTTATGTACACGAGAAGGAGCAGGTTTAGGTGGATCTGGTATCGGGGGTTCAGAAACTGTGGTAGGAGCTGGCGCAGGTGGTTCGGGAGAAGGAATCATCAATTTAGGATTTCTACCAATTTGTTCATTAAACCATTGAAAAACAGTATCATTCTCATATAAATTAACTTCCCCATTTGTTGAGATAAATAATAGACATGGTACCGTATTTATTTTAATGTTTTTACTTCTTAGAATTTGTTTTCTGATATTTTCATTATCTATACATACCAAACTTAGATTAAGATTAGATTCTAAATCAACTGGATAAGAATTCAACATTTGAATTAATTGAGTACAAGAATTGGAATATTTGCTATATAAAATTATAGTATTTTCGCTCATTTTAGTTTAATAATTTTAGTTTTAAATAATTTGTATACTTTATTGTTTAAAATTTTAATTCTTACAAGAATAAAATGGAATACGCTGATAATATTTTCTCTGATAAATGTGATGATAATTTTTATCGTTTCGTAGGTTATTCCCAAGAGAATAATAAATGTTTACAAGAATATTTTAGTCAAAAAACTGTTAATATTATTAAAAATAAAGTAACAGAGTTAACATTAGGAGTTGATCCTTATAATAGACCTTTTGTTGTGTCCGATAAAGTAATATGTAATGTGATGAGTCAAATATATGACTCTTTTAGACCGGCTACAGCAGGAATATATACAAGATATATTATGCCATCTGGTACTACATCGGTTAGTTATGTTAATGATATGATAAACCAAGTCATAGAAGTAATAACTATGGATATTAAAACAAACACAGGAATAGAAGAGAATAATAAAAAGTTAACTGCATGGACAACTCTTTATGGTGATTTTAATGAACATAAATTAAGGCAGCATTCTAAAATTAAAGTTCAGAATAAAAGACCAGCTCCTTTTCAATTTAATATGACTTATTAATTAAATGATTTAATATTTTAAAATATTAAATCTCTTTATTACTTTTCTAATTAAAACTTTATATTTTCTTCATATAATGTAGATATAGGGCTAAATTTAGGGATATATCTAGTAACACCATGATATGTGTAATCTATTTTGTTAAAACTTTCTCTGAATTTGATAATATTAAGTTCTCCACCATATTGCTCTAATATTCTCCAATGTGGAGCTGCTGCGATACTCTTATTTTTAGCATTCATAACTTTGTTATACATTTTAATTAGTAAAGTGTTAGATAAATTATAAAGATGGTTATGTTTATTGTCTAATATATATGCTTTACAACAATTAAATGAACAAAAAACACCGTCGGTTTCGTAATATCCTGCTTTATTTATATCTATACTATCATTATTTTCATCTGTTTCAAGTTTTGAACACTTAGATTCGGTAATATTTTCTTTAATAGCATAATTGTCTCTGCTAATTTGTGAATAATAACTTTTTTGAGCCTGATTAGGAATGTATCTAATTGGACACCCAATAGGCATCGAATCTAAAGGATGTCTACACCAAAAACAGTTATACCTTAACAAACTTATATCCATTCTAGTGTTGAAATCAATCATTGATAACTGACAATGGTGAGGTCTTTTAGCTTCGTCAAGAAAAGATATAATATCTGGTGTTCCTCTTTCTTTTGAGAGATCTGATAATTTAGTGGTATTATTAAATTTTGTTTCATTATCTTGTTCTGAAACAGATATAGTGTATTTTTTATGAACTGAATCCAAATCTAAATTATCCAAAGTAAACTCTTTGTTATCATCAGTTTCTTTTCTAGTTCTAGGCATTTTTTAATATTATTATATTATAGATAAATATATTTTCATTTTTAAATTTAAAATTACTAATAAATAGTATTTGCTGTTATGAAATCCCGAAACGATAAGGTATGGTGGGAATATTTTCCAAATTTATTTTGCACTTTTAATCTTCTTCCAAATTTGAATAATAATTTAACCCAAGAAATTAATTCTACAACTAGATTAATTATCGTAATTTTCTTAATATTTTTAGTATTTGATTTTAAATATGCTGTCTTATTTTTAGTAATTTCTAATATATTTATTATTCTTTACTACTATCAAAAGAAGAGAATGACTTCGAAAAATGAAAATTACGAAACCCCTGAATTAATTGAAAATTTTCAATATTTTATAAAGGAAAATAATTCCTTGGATAAAAATATTAGTTCATCTCGTAAGTTAGAGAAGAGATACTCTAAATCAATTTGTAATAATACAGAGATAATAGAGGGTCCTCATGGAGCTGTTAATAATCCAGAATGGATTTCTCCAAGTCAAAAATTAGCAGGAGGTGCAAATCCAAAGACAAAAATTGCTCCCGTAGTTGTAGCACCAATCAGTGATTTGGAATACTGGAAAGCTAATAATCTGGTTGTACATTCTGCTATTAATGATGTTAGTAATATAGATGTTTATAATTCTGGATATGCTATCAGTTCTTGCTGCCCTAAATCTTGCGACTATAAACCAAAAACAGTAATTAAAGAAAATTTCACAGATGAGGATGTAGTTCTCGAACCAATTAATCCTCATAGTTCTAACCAAATAAAAAATATAGTGGGTACACCAGGAATTGCAGACGAAGACGAAGTTCTCGAACCCATAAGTCCTCTTACTTCTAACCAAGTAATAAATAATAATACTTCTGGTGCTATAAATTTAAATTGTGGTTATTATCCAAAAGAAAATTTAAAGGCCAACTTACCAACTAATTTATCAGTTGGTATATGCCAAAAATCAAAATACATGGATAAATTTAATGAAAATTTGTTTACTCAAACTATACAGCCTGGGGTTTATACCAAATCCCAAGTTAATCAACCTGTAAATTCTAATATGGGAATTTCTTTTACTCAACAAATCCCACCTACAACAGAGCAAACTAATAATGGTGAAATTATGTTTACTGAGCATGATCCTATATTATTTCAAAAACCTAGGAACCCAAGTTGTGTTCCTATGGATGAAATTAGTGAATCTAATGTTTATGATCCTAGATTTTCTGGATATGGTACCTCATATAGGTCTTATATAGATGATACAACTGGACAACCAAGATTTTATTATAAAGATGTTGATGCTGTAAGAATGCCCAATTATATTGTTAGAAGTAAAATAGATAATTTACCATTTTCTGATCAATATGGCCCAATACCAGAATATAATTCTATGGGAAATCAATATCATTCTAATATAAGAAGCATGGTACATGATGCATTTACTGATGCAGCTATCCAACACCGTACAGGAATACAACAATCTGTTATGCAGAAAATTAATGCTTCTAAATGGCAACAACGTCAATCACCTATAATGACTAATAATCAAAGAATGTTAGGATCTTGTGGGGCAAATAACTAATCAATAGGTGACCAAAAAACTTTATTTTTGAAATTTAAATTCCTCGAATTTAAATTAATTTATTGGCTCCATCTTGGTTCCCATCTATGACGATTAAATTTTTCCATTTGCTTACTCATTAAATCCTCCCTATGTGAAGTACTATCCTGTATCCAAGATAAACAACCATCATAATATTTTTTTGTAGTATTTAAGTGATCCGGATCTTTTAATGGTTCTCTAGTATAAGAAGGATATAATTTTCCCATAGGATCTTTTTCTACTTTGCTTATAGTATTAGCTGATGTTACAAAATTTGGTCTGTAAAATGGTTCTGCTAACTCATTATTTATATAATATACTAATTGTCCAGCATTAATATCTGAGTAATCTTTATAGTGTTTTCCATAATTATTTAATTTATTATCAGAATCTACTGTTCGGTAATCTATATTACTTTGTAGAGGAGGAGCGTTTAATGGTAAATATTCTGCTCTAATTGCTGATAGTAATCTAGGATCAGAATCCATATATGCTGTTTGACAATTTGATCCAAGATTGCATTGTATTTTTTGAAAATTTTTAGAATATTGTTCCTCTAGTACTTCGGGATTTAGTAATTCATATCCTTTTTGATTATTTGGTTGAATAGAAGAATTAACTGTGAAACTACTTATATCGGGATCAATGCAATTAACAACTGACATATTAGAAGGATTACCTTCATGTTGGGTATAAATACTGGGTTGTCTCCTATAACAACTACATGAAGACTTTGGATAATCAGAGTTATTTTCCATATTTATATTAGAGCTAGGTTTTTCTTTTTTATTACAAAAGCTTTTGTAATAAAATTTAAGGAATAAAAATATAATTAAAAACAAATATTTATCATGGCAGTGATTTAATATTTACTTACGGCTACGACGGCTTTTTTTGCGTCCACGGGATCTCTTCTTGCGGCAACGATGGCTGACTGAGTCACGAATTTGTCCCTTTTTACAGGCCTTGCGACGAGAACGGGACTTCCTGCGGGACTTCCTGTGAGATTTGGAACCTTTAGGACGACCTGGTTTTTTGTGACGGCCTGGAGACTTCCTCTTACGGCAACGATGACTTACGCTATCACGTACTTCATCTTTTTTACAGGCCTTGCGACGAGAACGGGACTTCCTGCGGGACTTCCTGTGAGATTTGGAACCTTTAGGACGACCTGGTTTTTTGTGACGGCCTGGAGACTTCCTCTTACGGCAACGATGACTTACGCTATCACGTACTTCATCTTTTTTACAGGCCTTGCGACGAGAACGAGATTGTTTACGGGAAGATTTACGAGCACTTTTTTTGAGACGACAATGACCAGTTTTGCGGCTGCGAGCTTGGTCGGATCTACAAGGCTTTCTTGATTTTCTATGAGATACCATTTTATTAAGCAAAAGAAAAAAAAAGTTATTTGTATTATTATTTTTTTAAATAATAATTATTTTGAATATTTAATTATTTTATCAATTAAATTCACATGAGATAACATAACGGCTCTACAGCAATATTTTTTTAATTTAACTTCATCTAAGGCTTTCCCTTCTGGTAATCCTTGAGATACAAGTTCATTATAATTTTGCCACTTATTACCCAATACTTTTCCACATGAATAACAACGAACTGGGATGATCATTTTATATATTTTTATAAAACTTAAATCTTAAAATCAAATTTTTTCTTGAAAAACTAATAATCAATACTATAATAACATAATGTACATAATTTTGATAAATAATTGATTCTTTTTGTAAATCTTCGACATGTTTCTTTACCATTTTTAAAATTAAAACATTCAATAATATAATCCATTGTCAGTCTATTTTTATTTATTAGTTGTAAAACTTTAGCTACATAATATAGATCAGAATGTATGTTATTTATAGTATTTATAATATCTATTTCATTTAGTTTTATATCTCTTAACAAATTCATGTTTAATCCTTTAAAAGAATTTTCGGCTTCTTGTGTATTAACAATAGTAGCAAAACTGCCATAGATTGATTTATAAAGATCATTAATTAAAGAAGGACCATAAAATAAAATAGTATTCAAATACTTATAATTCTTAATAATCTCTTTTCTTAGATGAATTATTATGTATTTACTACAAAAATAATGAGAAGCATACTTGATATAGTTACTATTTATATTTGTATTTTCTAAAACCGAACGAGTTTTAAAATGAAAATCTCTTATTACTTGATTAGGCAAATTATTAGATTCTCCATTCAAATGTTTTTTACTTAACAATTTTAACCATATACTCTCTTTTTGTTCATTAACTATATTATTAATATCTTTAGATGTATTGGTAAATTTCGATATGTAACATCCATTTAAATAATCTACTATAATGTAAATTATATCTACTGAAATTTTTTCTAATAACATATTTATTGTTATTAGAAAAAATAATTTTTAAGTTAAAAACTTATACATAATTATGTATAAGTTTAAAAGATAATTTATTTAACATTTATTTTAGTTTTTATTAACATAGCATTAAGTTCTTGTAGAACTAGCTTACTTACATAAGGAAGCTTCACCCTAGAAACTTCATCTGTTTCACAGAAATCACAGCTATTTTTACTAGAAGTAAAATTACCGCATTGTTGACAAACTGTGACTTCATACTTATCAGATTGTTCAAATAATCTTTCTTGTAAAAATTTAGAATTACCATGTGCAATCATACAATCACGCTCCATTTCTCCAAATCTTAAACCTCCTTCTCTACTTCTCCCTTCCAAAGGTTGTCTTGTTAATGTCGTAACTGGACCCGTATCCCTAGCATGTATTTTGTCTGAAACCAAATGTTTTAATCGCTGATAATAAACTGGGCCAATAAAAAACTCTCCCATTGGTTCTCCAGTCATACCATTGTATAAAGTTTCATTACCATTTCCTTGGTAACCATTCATTCCTAATCTTTCACATATTTGTTCTGCGATACTTTTACCTTCTTCATTAGGAACAGAAGATTCTGTAAACGGTGTTGAATCCCCGAAAGTTCCTTCTATTGCACATGACTTACCAAGTACGCTTTCCATTAATTGGTTAATGGTCATACGTGATGGTATTGCATGAGGATTAATAATAATGTCTGGTACTACTCCCTCTTGTGTCCAAGGCATATCTTCTTGTTTATAAACCATACCAACTGTTCCCTTTTGAGCTGCTCTGCTTGCAAATTTATCTCCAACTTCGGGTATTCTTACTTTAGAAATAGTTATTTTTACTAATTGGTAGCCATTAGGAGTTATCGAATAATAAACTTTATCTATATATCCTTCATCTCCCTTTTTTATAATTTCAGAAATATCTGTAATATTTTCTACTCCATCTTTATCATTTTGAATTAACATTTTACCAATGATTACATCTCCTTTTTGTACATAAATAGCTCCACCTCCTTGCTCCTTACCATCTTGATCTATCCAAGTGGGATGTCTCGTTTTAATTATACCATTTTCATCTAATAAACCATAATTAGCGTCATTTTTTCTATATTTAAGTGGAGGGTTTCCTATTTTTTCAGAAATATAACCATCTTTATTTTCAATACTAGCATGTGTTTTATAAGTAGTTGCCCAAAATAAACCTCTCTGTACGGCACTATGATTTAAAATTACAGAATCTTCTTGATTAAAACCTGTATAGCATGCAATTGCTACTATAGCATTATTTCCTGAAGGCATATCATGAAAACCCATCAGTTCACCTGCTTTTGTACCTACTAAGGGTTTTTGTGGAGCATTTAAAATATGTACTACTGTATCAGTCCTAATCAAATGAGAAAGTGCAAACATGCTCATTGCTTGTTTTCCCATTGCTGCTTGATACGTATTCCTAGGAGATTGAGAATGATCTGGAAATGGGATAATATTTGCCATTACACCCAACATCATTGCAGGTGCTATTTCACAAAAATCATTATGATAATTTTTTAATTCATTTTGCTTAAATGCAATAACTGCATTATTTGCCTCCATATTATCAATATAAGTAACCAGACCTTTTTCTACCAAATTGTCCCAATCTACTCCATCTTCTTCAGTTATACAGAGATTATTATCTTTTACATTGAATACTGGTCTTAAAAGTCTCCCATCATCTGAACATATATGGATTTCGTCATCTATATCATCATATGATAATGAAACACACCAAGGTATCATTTTAATATTTCTAAATTCTTTTAGTTCATCAAGAAGACAATAAGCATCTTCAGTTAATCCTACTAAAATACCATTTATAAATACTTTTGTTAATTCTAGGGTTATATCATAATCGTCGATATTAATAATATGTTCACACATTTCTACTGTTTCTTTAAGCAAAACAGTAGGAATTCTATTTGAAATATGAGTTAATAAAGATAGATTCAGTACTACACCTACTGGTTGTCCTTCTGGTGTTTCTACTGGACAAATAAACATTATTTGGGAAGGATTAATTTGTCTTATCGCTGCATTTTTAGATTCTTTGGCTTTTGGGATAGCTACTCTTCTAAGAGACGATAATGTAGCACCAAATGATAGTCTAGATAAAATTTGCGCTACACCTGGTTTAACATAACTAGCTTTAGGAACTCCCCAATTTCCTTTACTAAAACATTGTATAAATCCTTTAGTAATATCAGTCATTCTTGGTATTAGTGACATAACATCAGGAAATTGTTTCTTTTTTTCTAGTTGTTGAAAAATGGAATTAATATATTTTTTATACAATTGCCTGAATAATTCGTGACATAACATACCTGGCGAGTCTACTCTTTTATTTATGTAATTATCTCTGTCGTCAGGCATTCTAATCCCAATTATAGTCGCTAAAAGTTTATGAATCATATGACCCAGTAGTAAAGCTTTTTCTTTTGTAGAAGATGTTACGCCCATATGAGGAAAAATTTCATTATTAACTACTTGTTCTGCATATAAATGCTTTTCATTTTCTTTTTGTGGATTTTTTGCAAAAGAACCTATATATTTCAAAGCTCTTCGTTGAGTGGCTTTCTTATTATATGAAATCTTTTCTTGTTCTGAGAGATCCTCCCACATTTCTACTAAGTTTGCAGTCATATCTGTATCCTCAAATTTGTCAGGAAATTCTTCCTTTAAATCTTCTTCAAATAGTTCAATACCGTTGTTTTCTTCTACGAAAAAACTATCATTAATAATAAGTTTAATATATTTTTCGGCCATTTCACAATTTAGACCAATTAGCATTTTTATTTCTTCGCTTGAATAACCAAGTGCTTTGAATACTACTCCAATTGGAATTGGTTCTTTTATATAGGGCAAAGAAAAGTTTAAGATTCGTTCATCAGTTGAAAAATTTGCCTGTACAAGAACTGAATGACCTGTTTCTTCTGACATACTTCTTATGTCACAAACAAATTTATATTTAGAGCCTGGTTTCTGATCTAAAACTAAAGGAATATTGTAAGTATTTCTGAGTTGTGCGATTAATACTCGTTCTTTACCTTTAATAATAAAATAACCACCTTCATCATATTCACATTCTCCATGAGTTATTCTTTCATTTTTAGTACAGGAACTCAAATGACATAAATTAGATCTTAACATTAAAGGAATTCGCCCTAGTAAAATTCTAGTGTGCTTGTTTACTTCTACACTGTCAGTAGTTTTAGTTGTTTCTGTTACTGTAACGTAAATTGGTGAATCATAAGTTAAATCTCTTGTTCTAGCTTCTGAAGGAAAAAGATCTCTCATTTCCCTAGATTCTTCTATAACAGTTGGTGAAGGTATAAACACATCATCAAAAGTCACTGTATAATTGATAAAATTTTTTGGATCATCTGATTCAATATAGATAGCAGATTCTTCTGCGATGATCCTGCTGATTCCATTTTGTATAAATTCATTAAATGAATCTACCTGATGTGATACAAATCCTTTCTTTGAAAAGTGATCTCCTAGGATTTCCCAAGTTCTTTTTTCAGTAAGCATTCTATATTATATGTAGCAAGTTAATATTTAAATTCAATTTGATTTTCTAAAGTCAATATTTTAGAAAATATAAAAAAATGTATAAAATATATACAGACGGTTCTTGTTTAAAAAATCCTGGTAAAGGAGGATGGGCCTTTGCTATATTTAAAAACAATAAATTATTACAACTAGGTTCAGGAGCTAATTCTAATACAACAAATAACCGAATGGAGTTAACTGCAATTATAAAAGCATTAAAATTTACTAAATTTAAAAATATAGATATATATTCTGATAGTCAGTGGTGTATAAATTGTGCTCAAAATATATGGAAAAAGAAGGCAAATTTAGATTTATGGAAAGAATTTGAGAACTACTCTAAAACAAAAAATATTAATTTTCATTGGGTAAAAGGTCATAGTGGTAACAAGTATAATGATTTTGTTGACAAGTTAGCGTTCAAAGAAGCTTCGCAAATATAATTAACAAGATAATTTACTATAATAAAAAAATAAAATATTTTACAATAATAAAATGAATAATTCAGACGGAGAGCAAATTAAAAATGCTTGCAATTATGCTAATTTAGGAAACTACAACAATGGAAATGGAATTTCCACTGGATCTCCCACTGCCGCTGGCAGTGGATCCTATGTCGTCCCATCTTACGGTCCAGGAATGAACCAAGGGTACGATGTCTTAAACTATGGTGGAGTAACATGCAGTGGGCATCCAACAATTAGTAATGCTTACCCTGCTTCTAGCAATCTTCAATATGTTACACGCTCATGTAAGAACTAAGTAAACTGATTAAATTTTTATAACAAAAACTTTGTTATAAAAATTTAATAAAATTTATAACCAAACCTTTGTTTGGGGTTTGACGAAAACAAGTTAATAATTATAAATAATATTATTATAAATAACGGGATAGTAAGGAATATCAGTTTATTCATTTATTGTTTCATATTTTTTTAAAATTTAGAAAAAGTCTCAAAATTACGTGTAATAGCATCTATCATAATTATATTATCAAAACATATTTCATCCACATGTAACGATAAATTTTCTAATTTTGATTTTAAAAGTATAATATTTTTAATTATTTCTTGTTTAATTACACTAATATTTTTTAAATCATTATTAATCTTCCCTACTAAATGTGAGCGCTCTATATCATCTTGTAATCCTTTATTTGCGGAATTACTATAAGTGTAATTAATATTATCTAATTTACTTATCATTTCTCCTTCATGCATTTCAACTAATTTTAGCATTTCTTCAAGTTTAGAAATAAAACTTGTATATTTATTTTGTTTACTTTTTATATTTATAAAACTTTCAGATAATAAGCTTTTACAACTCAACATTCTATCTAATACTTTAATATGTTTTAGTTGATTTTTTTGTAAAATTTTGTATACAGATTCTCTTACTGTTTTAACATCATGGGGTACTGATTTAATATTTTTAATCAAATTTTCCATATCTATACTTATCATTAGTTTCATATCTGATGCTCCGTTTAGGTCTTTAGTTAAATAAGATTCGAATGTATTATCTCTTCTCAAACAGCACAAATAGTCCTTATATAATATACTAATTTTATAATTTATATTTTGAACACACAATCTTAATCTTTTAAGTTGTCTAAATATTTCTCTTATTCTATTAGTATCATCAACATTCATATCTTTTAAGGAAATAGGAAGATTATAGTTTTCATTTAATTTTTCTTCTAGATCTGCATTATTTTTAGTTTCTAATGGCATATCTAACTCTACATCATCATACTCCTCTAATATCGCATCATCAATTTTCCCAGCATATTCAACAGGAATATCACCATTTTCTGGAACATCAAGTATTTGAAGATTATAGTGTTCTCCTTCATTATCAAATTTAAGATCGTATTTACTAGGTATATAAACTAAAAAATTATCAGCGTTTACTAAACTATATACCTCTATATAAATACAATATTTATCAAGTAGGAAGTATTTCTTTGGCAGAAATCCATTATTTTTTAATATTTTGGATAGTTTATTAAGAGACAATGTCATTTATTATAGTTTATTTTATAAAATGTTATTGGCTTAAAACAATATTTAAATTACTTAAAAATGTCTTTACCAAATAATCACTCTGTTAATGAAAAATTAGGAGACGATATTAATAAATTACCAGTGGATAAAACACCACCCAACGAGCAGGAATTACATATTGTTGATTCACTATTCAAAAAAAATAGAAGTTTATTAGATACAATATTTGATGATTCAAAAGATGTATTAATAATAGTTATTCTGATAACTATACTAGTAATGCCTCAGTTATCAGAACTTATTAAGAAAATCTTACCAATTACTAATAAATCAGAATATTTATTATATTTTTTTAAAGGTATATTAGGAGGAGTTTTATACTGGTTAATTAAATATTTTTATCTTTCTAGAAAGAATTAATTATTCCTTAATTTAAAATAATAATAAGCTAAACTTAATATTATTGTTATAACAGAACTGTATATTCCTAGCTTCTTAATTGATATAACATTTAAGAGTTCACCATTTTTCTCTATTTCATGTTTAATGAAAGTTGGTTTAGCTATAACTAAAATAATCACTGTTAGTATAAATATAATTGGTCCATAAACAATAGGAGATTGGAAATTAACACCATTTACAAATTTAAAGACTGAATTTTCAGATCCCAATTTATCTTCAAATTTATCTAGTCGATCTTGAATACTTTCGAGAACTTTTTCAAAATTTTCTGTATTGTTAGTCATATTTAGATAATTTTCTATATTTTATAAATAGAAAATTATTTAATAATTTATTTTTGAATTTTAGGATCCCAATAAGTGTATCTACCATCTGGTGTTTTGGTACGTGTAGCATGTTTTTTGGAATATATCTTTAACTTAGTACCATGATTTCCCTGATTACCATTTTCATCAGCATAGTCTTTTAAAGAAAGCCCTTTGTTGTTATAGGAAATCCTAGGTATTATATATAATGCCTGAAATAAAGAATTAATCTCGTCATCATTCAAATCACCAACTTTACGCAAAGGTGAAATTCTAGATTCATATAAAGCTTCAGATTTAATATAGTTCCCACATCCTGATATTATACTCTGATCCATTAAAAATGGGCAAATATTTTTATTACTAAACTTTTTAGTAAGACTATTAAATAAAGGTAGTTTAAATTCTTTAGATAGTATATCCATTCCTAAGTTATTTAGTTTTTCATCTAAATTATCTTTATTAGAAGTAAATTTTAATGTGGCAAATGATCTAGTATCTCTAAACCAAACTGTATTGCCGTTATCTAATTCTACATACCATTTACAATGTTCATCGTAATTTTTTTGCCATCTTCCAGTCATCATTAATGAATGTAATATGTAAAATGTTTTATCATCATTATCTAATATAAAGTAAATAAATTTACCCTTACAATTTACTTCGGAAATTTTAAGTGGCAGACTTTCATCGAATTCTTCATATCCTTCGGGATAAATATCTGTATATTTTCCTCCGCAAAACACCCAACTAACTACAGTATTATCTTGAAAGAATTTATTAAGATAGTCAACTGTCAATCGTACTTCGGCACTTTCTGGCATCTTATTTATTGAAAATAAATAAGATTTAATATTTCATTTTTATTTTAAAATTCTTCTTCTATATCCTCTTCGTCTAAAATATCTTCATCACTATCAATGTCACTGCCTAAATTTAATTGAAGTTCTCCAAGTATTTGTTCTACATCACCTGCTTTTAAGTTGGTAGTAAGTATGGCGTTATCAATAGTTTTTTTAACATGTTTGGCATTATCACATAATACTTTTTTTGGACTTATTTCTTTCTTAGGAGTTGGAGATTTAGTTTTAGGACTCTTTCTGATTCTTGTTTTAGTTATATCTGTTTCGGCTTCAACTGGTAATTCTTCCTCCAGAATTTCTTCTTCTTCAATTGAATTTGTTTCTTTTTCTTTCTCTTTCTTAGGAGTTGGGGGTTTAGTTTCTGGACCCCTTCTAATTCTTGTTTCAACTTTGTCCTTTTCGGTATTATCTTGAATTTCTTCTTCTTCAATTGAATTTGTTTCTTTTTCTTTCTCTTTCTTAGGGGTTGGGGATTTAGTTTCTGGACCCCTTCTAATTCTTGTTTCAACTTTGTCCTTTTCGGTATTATCTTGAATTTCTTCTGATGTATTATCTTTTTCTTTTTTAAATTTCTCTATACTATTCATTAATTTATTTATACAATCATTTTCAGAGGATTTTTGCTCCTCAAAAGCAAATCCATATTGTTTACAACAGTCTATATCTACTGATGATAAATTCTTTACTTCTCCGTCTTCATATTTACCAATTACTATCTTTTCACTTATAGATTTAAATACCATTTTAGTGTTAGGATCCCATAATTTATCAATCTCTTTATTTTTGTGCAAGGTTAATCCAACTTCTTTAGAAGGGGACGCACCTTTCTTTTTGGTTACACTAGAAATAGTTTTTTTATTATTAGTAGTAGGGAGTACTTTCTTAGCCTTAGTTTCGACACCCTCATATTTTTTATGACGAGAGCAATAAATTGAACCATTCTTTGGTATACTTCCACATGTTGTACCAGACTTATCACCTCTAGACCATACATAGGGACACCCTTTACATTTTTCATCTTCAGTAGGTTTTACAACAGCTTGAGGTGTTTTTTTAATAATTGGTTTACTCATACTTTCTACAGAAAGAATTTGTTCTGGTTTTTTAGTAATTGGTTTAATTACATTTTCTACAGGGATATTTTGATATGGTTTTTTAGTAATTGGTTTAATTACATTTTCTACAGGGATATTTTGATATGGTTTTTTAGTAATTGGTTTAATTACATTTTCTACAGGGATATTTTGTTCTGGTTTTTTAGTAATTGGTTTAATATCAGAATTCCATAATAATTCTAGTTCTTCTTTTGGAATATCAAAAGAATTTGATATTTTTTCTATAAATTTTCCAACTTCTTCATTTATCAGATTATTAATCGATGTAGCGAGAGAAGACATTTTATATTTAAGACTTAGGAAATTTTCTAAAAAATCAAATTATTTTTATTTGGTCATTTAAATTATATTTAATGATTTAGAGAAAAAGATATTAATATGAAAATGGATATACTAATAAATAAGTTACTAGATTCTAGGGATGAACAGTCTTGCTTCAATTTAGTTAATTATTTAAGATGTAAAAATCTTTTTCATATTGGTAAATACTTATCAACGTTTATAAGAGATATGTTTCCTTATAGTATTTCAATTAATATACTATATTATATATATTAGATTCTAAAATATTAATTTTAAGTAAAAATGACAACGGAAGACTGTTTCATCGTTTTAAAATTAATGGGGAATGGAATATTGACGAAGCGTTATCATAATTTTATAGTTTTATACAACTATAAAATTTATATTTATTTTTTCTTGAGTTTCCCATGTTTTCCACATTCATCATCATACTGTATTAAATTATTATTTTCAAACCAAGATCTTAAAAGTTCACATTTTCTATTTAATTTAGTTGTCATCCAGAATGTAACTCTTAATAAATCCTTTTTATCTAATTTTAGAAAATCAGTATTTTCTTTGATTTGTTTAAAATCTTTCTCTAGTTTAGTTTTAAATTTTTGCTTTATACGTTTCGCTACATTTTTTACTTCTTTTTCATCATCACCGGCATTTTCTAATTGACTAGAAATTTCATCTACTAATTTTGTCTCTTGAGTATTTAACATTTCTTTTGGTATTGGTAACTTTAAATGATATATTATTAGTTCATTTAATTGGTTTAATTTCCAATTAGTACATCTTTTTCCTGTTTTAACTTTATTACCTTTTTCAGATATTTCTTCTCTGACATCTCTGATACAAAAATCATCTGAAGTTTTATTAATTAAACCATAGACTTGTTTAGGATTCTGCTCCAATGATTTTTGGAGTGAAGATAAATATTTTTCAACTTTTTCTTCGTAATCATTACATTCTTCAAATTCATTACCTTTTAAACATCTTATAATTTGGAAATCAGAATACAAATACCATGAAACCATAACTCCATCAATTTCTGCGTAATTACCTTTAAAATATTCTAATATTAATCCTCTAGCTATAATATTTTTATTAACGTTTTTGTTTTGAGCTATAAGAGAGGATTCTAAAATCATTTCTAATAGTTCTTTAGGTAAAATATTAAGTATTGTCGAAACTTCTTCAATAGTACTAGAATTACATAATTTCCTAATAATTTGAGGTAATTCTTGATAATAGATAGGCTCAAAACTTTCCATAAAAGATTTATTATTGGAAATTGTAGGATACTTAGTGTAAAATTCTGATAAATAGTTACCTTTTACTGATAAACTATCGATTAGAAAATATTTATTATTATCTTCTCTAAGATAGGAAGTGAATCCATACATATTGGTAAATGAAATATTTTCATTGGTTATTTTTTGTAAAGATGATAAAATTTCAAAATCACTAAATCTATCACTAAACATAAATTCAATTTCGTCGTAAAACAAACTAAATTTATTTAAAAATACTTGCTGAAGATCTTTAGTTATAATTTTCACAGTATCACTATAGTATAACTGGTATGTAGATATATCTAATTCATCCTTAGAGGAGTAAATTAAATCTTTTGGTACACCTACACATTGATAGTCGCATTCTTTATAATCACATTCGGGACTTCCATCCTCTCCGTCTATATAGTTACGTTTATAAGTTAATGCACAATCCCAAGCAGCTTCTTTTATTATTCTCATTACAGATTTAATACTTATATCTTTCTTTTCAGATATTTCGTACATTAATAAATCAATACTATCTTTGGGACCGTTTGTAGGCAAAGAAACACGTTGATATATTTCAATTTCTACATTCTGACCACGCTTTATTAAATCATTATGGGATCCTACTCTGATTCCTCTTGCTATGGCTTGCGAAGTTTCACTGTAATTAAACCAAGGAGTTTGTATATCTTCTACTTGTACATTTTTTAAAGAAAAACCTTCAGAAATTTTTCTGGAACCCATAATTACAGATATAATTTTTCCATTCATATTATCTGGTTGATTATATCGATCTACTAATTCCTTTAATTGTTTATTAGTAGCAGTCATGTTTGTTAATGAAGCATATCTAGGTTTTTCTGAATTATGTTCTTCTTTTCCAGTAGCTTTACTGAAACTAAAAAGTTCTAATAACTTACCAAACAGTATTAAACCAGATCCTTGTACATATTCATTATAAACAAAAACCAGTTTTCCTTGTTCATGAGATTGTAAAATTTTTTGAATAGATTGAGCATATTTACTACTAAATTTATACAATTTTTTGAGCATTTCTTCGTGAGTGGGAGCTTTTATTTCATTTATTAGACTATCATTAAGTTTAAAACTTTTAGTAGTACTCTTACCTAGTTTTTGTTTACCACCTGATTGAATTATATATTTTTTGTACCCTTCATCTCCATAGCTTCCATCAGGAAATACAAATAAAGAAGCTTGTCTGGACTTAGTATAAATTCCTTTTCTATCTTCTTTATCTAATAATAATGCTTGTAGATAATTTTTTCCTTGGAATTCGCTCATTATACCTGGGTAAACGTTAAAATACTGTAAGGGACCTAACTTTTCTCCTTCGTAAATACGTTTAACATCAGAATACATTGCCCTCAGATATGAAACACGTCCTTTAAATAAATCATATAATCTATTTTTCATATCTTCTTTAATTTCATATAAATCTTCGCTTTTTTCTATAAAGAAATCTTCAATAAAGTCTTCTTGTACTGGAAGTTGTTTTTCTACAGGTAAAATTAAATTCATAACAGAAGCAATTTCTTCAATGCCATCCTTCATAGGAGTACCTGATAATAATAGGATTTTACAATCTTTTACTAAATGTAAGAATCTCCAAAACTGTTTATATAGTTTTATTTTATCATTATCTTTTTTTTGAATCCTAATATTGTGTATTTCATCTATTATTATTATATGATTACTATACTTTTTTATTATTTCTTCGTCAGATGATCTAGTTATCTCTTTTGTAAATATTTCAAAAGTTCCCCAATTATAAAAATCATTTATCATCTTCTTTTCTCTATGTACTTTTTCTAATTCTGTTAAAGAACTAAAATTATCTGGTATATATTTACCATCTGTACATTTAAAGATTAACTCGTCAATAAAATTATTTATTAGAGCAGTTCCTTTGGCTAAATATAATGCTCCTTTAAAATTGTTAGCTTCTTTTCTTATTTGTTCAACTACGGCAACGGCTGAACAAGTTTTTCCTGTACCCATATCATGAACTAGTAACATTTGATCGTATAAAGTATGTGAAGACAGAAACCTTGCAATTAATTTTTGGTGTTTAAATAAATCACCTTTTTTTTCAGGTAAAGCTTCTATTTTTTCTAAAGAAAGATCATTAAATTCTTTTTTAAGAAATATAGATCTATAAAAATCAGTATATGTATTTAACATTTCATTCTGAAAATTATTAATATTTGGATATTTAGGTAAAAAATCTACAATATCATTTATCATTTTGTTTTTAGCAATATAATTTTTTATACTCATTATAGATAATATAAATTAATTTATGTTTCTTAACACATGTTAATAATCTCACTTATAAAATTTCCCCCTCCTACTCTCTGACCTTCTACTGGCACTTCTATGGTAACCACCATAATAATCTTCTTCACTATCGTCACTACTATATGATTCATCACTTCCGCTATCTGATAGATATGCAAATTTAAAAGCATTAGGACTTTTTTGTTTTCTATGCTCTTTAGGAATATATGCTTCTAATTCTGGATATTTTTTATTTATCTCTTTTGGATCAATTAAAAATGTATACATTTTGTCTATTAATACATCAGTAGGTTTAAACTCACGCTGTACAATATTATCTGGTAATAGTCTACCAATAATTTCGTAATGATTACCACCTACCCATATAATAATGATAGATTTTCTCTTTTTTAAGGTGCTAGTAGTAGAAAAATTGTTATAAGGTAATTTAGTATTACCATTTATAAAATATATATCTCTATTAAATTTATCAGAAATTTCTGATAAAGTATATGTATCAACGTCTTCGTTTGGATTTCTCATCTTTTCAACATATTCATTAAATGCATCATCTTTTGAAGATCTTAAAATGCTAATAAACATATCTATGAGAACTTTTATTAGAAAGTCTGTTTTCTCTTCTTCTAAATTTTTAAATTCAGGTCTTTTCAAAAGGTAATCAACTGAATTTTTTATTACTAATTCTATAGTTTCTTCTATTTTTAAATTTTCTGATTCATCGTAAGATTTTGGTAAAATATTAGATTCTAACATTTCTAAATTAACTAGTTCAGTTATTATATTATTATTATCATAATCATACTTATCTAGAATGGTTTTTAGTATTTCTTTAGTTCTCTTATGTTTTATTTTATTTTTAGAAAAGTACAAATAAACATCATTAAAATTTTTAATCACTTTTTCTTGAAAAGTGATTTTTGATAAAATACCATCATTTATATTTTCCCAATTCTCTTCATTAAATTTGGAAGCTATTTTATTACGTAATTTTGAAACAAATTTCATTTTATTGTCAATATCCATTGTTTGATATTCTTTAGAAATTGCTTGTAATAATGAATGAAAAAAGCAAGAACCTTCAGCTATAGTTCCAGTCCTACAAAGTACTTCTTCTTCGTTTTCAAGAGGAGTTTTAAACACTACAGTTTTATTAACTGGTAGCATTTTTAAATTATTAGTTTTATATGACATTTTAATTACAAAAAATCTTCTTTTAAATACAGTATTTTTTGTAATTAAAATATATTCTTTAAAAAAATGACAATTAACTTACCAAAAGAATATAACAATAAATGGTATATTTGGAATGATAAAGTACTTGATAATTTAGAGTTTTCGGATTGTAATGATTCTATTAAAGGATACTGTACAAAAAATAAAACTACTAAAGAGTGTATAGAATCTTGTAAAGGTAATGATTGCTCTTACGGGTATAATATAACACTATCAAATAAAGAAAGAATATGTGCTAATATAGCTAATAAAGGAAATAACACTAATCCTATCTACCGTCTTATACCAAAAGATTCGGTAAAAGGGTTAAAAAATGTGAAAATTGATACTTTTATTAATAAAGATGTCTTTCCTTATCCACCTAGTAATGGTTTGAAAGTTTTTTTTCAAGATTTATGTAATTTACAAAATATAAATACTAACAAGGTATTAGATTTAAATAATCTCATAAATAAAGATTATGGAGATAGTAATACAAAAGTTACTTTATCAAAAAAATGTAAAAATGAACTACAAATAATTTCAAATAAACCAAAAACTTTTTTTTCTGAATCAACTATAGTTACTTTCGGAGAAAATTTATCTCTTAATTTACCTTCTTCTATTTTGTTTATAAAAGCTCTATCTAATTCTATCTTATATTGGGGTAGTGATGCTATTTCTTATAATGACGATGATTATACTATAGTTTTAGAATCACTTACTAAAAAAGATGGTGAACATATAAATTACGGTGATGAATTTTTAATAAAAATCCTTGATTGTTATGTAGTATATGATGAAATTAATAATTTATTATCGATTACAAATTTTAATAAAGAAAAAGCTATTAAAAACAATGGTGTTTTTCGATTAATAACTAATAGAAAGGGATATTATTGCGAAGATAATATTTGTAAAAATGATAGAGTTAATAGTTTGTCTGAAAGTGACAAGAAAATATATAGGGATAAAGATTGTTGGAATATGTGTAAAAATCCAATAATAAAAAATAAATCATTACATGATGATAAATCATTACATGAACTTAAGGTAGTTTCACAAAAAAATGGTGGTAAATTTAATTATATATATTTGTTAATAGGTATAATTACAGTATTAATAATTGTTGTTATCGTATTAAAGTATTTTTGAATTTCTTTGTTTTTCTTCATTAATATTTTTAACGTGAATTTTTAAAAAATTTAACAAAAGGTGCTTTAGTCTATTAGGAAAATTATTCAAAGACCAAGTAATGCTTGTTAGTCCTTCGTTATTAACACCTTTACCTTCATAAGGAATTATATTAGGGTTAATATTATTTTCTATACTGTCATATTTAATTAGCACATATAATAGTTCTTTACCATTATTATCAATATTAGTAATATTATCAAAAAAAAACTGTTTTTGTTTATTAGTTAAATCTTTATTAGTTATATTTTTTGAAAGCCGATCGTACAAAGGAAAAGACATATTTAATTATAAGTTTTAAATCCTTAATTAACATTAGTGTCTATTTCCTAAATTTTTTTGAGGATTATTATCTCCATATGCGTTATCAAATTGTAAATAACATACTTTACTATCAGGTCCACACAGTGGTATACCTGTAGTATAATCTGGTATACCAGATTTAGTATTTTCTTTAATTTGGGTATCTTTATTGAAATTTTCGTTTTTATTCACATTATTTGCTACTTCAACTATAAATCTACTAATTTCTCTTTGATCGTGAGGACCTTTATATCTTAAAAAAGGTTTTCCATTTACATACATAATAATATAAGGAACTTCGTTAATAGGAGCAATAGTCTCTCTAGAAAGTAAAACACATTGTTTATTATGACTAACATTAATCATACCAAACTGACATCCACTTACACCACCTGGTAATTGTTTAAAAATTGGAACCAAGTTTTGACAAAATTCACATTGTGTTGAATAAAAAAGAATTAAAGAAAATCCTCTAATGCTATTACAAAGTATAGGACCTTTTTGCCCTTTTTGAATGTTAAAATCTTCAGTAGTCAGAAAAAGTAAGCCGCTCATTTATTGAAAAAAAGATATATATTTAAACCTAAATATTTTTATAAACAAAAAAAATTGTTATTAACAAATAATGTCTCAAACAATTAATATTACAAATCCAAAGTCTCAGTATGGTTCTCTCAGTAATAACTTTGTAGGAAAAGAATTAAGATTAGGAAGTCCTTTGTTTCCTTGGAAAAATGTTACAAAATCTATATATGGTAGGATGATTTATAGATTCGATAATATGATTAATTCAGTCAAAAATGAAGATGTAATTAGTCTTTATAAGAAATTAAAATCTCAAGATGAACAAAATGTAACTATAGAAGCTATACGGGAAGCATTCGAAGCTGTTTTTGAAGAATATTCTGAATTAACTAATTTACTTATTAGCACTGGTAATGCTCCTATAATTTATAAATCTCAAAATTCTTTTTTAGGTTCTGGAATTGATGGTCAAGGTATAAATGTTTATGGTAAAAATTTAGAACACATACGTCGTCATTTAATTATAAGAGAAAATGAAAGTAAAAAAAGATCTTCTGAAGAGAATGAGCAACAATCTATTTATGATACGTATTTAGCTTATAAAGTTTTAGAACAAAAGATGTTAGACGGACAAGATATTTCTGAATATATGAATAACTCTTCAAGTGAAATTGTAGATCTATTAGGTAGAGAACAATTAGAAAGTAGTAACCCCAGTAAAGGAGCTATTTTAAAATTAGCTGATAATAAAGGGTTAGAACTGATAACTAGTCTATCATATAATCAAGATAATTTAGTTAAGCAAATAAAAAAAAATAGTCTTAAAACTTTAAGAATAAAAAAACGTAAAGAAAGGAATCAAATTGTATTCGATATGTATGCAGATTATATATTGGAGAAATTTTACCCGGATTTATCTACTCAAGACTATGAAAAAGCAAAAAAGCAAGAATTTAGTAGTTTAAATTGGTTACAAAGAAATGAATTAGAAGAAACTTTATATTCTCAATATAAAGAAGGTTTATTATCAGCTAGACTAAGTGATTCAATAGAAACTAGATTAGCCACATTTTATATTCCTACTGAAGAACAAGTTGAACAAGCATCTAATATGGAAATTACATACAAAGAGAAGGAAGAGCAGGAAGAGAAAGAAATGTATAAAGTAACTAGTGGAAATCCTATATACATTTATCCATGTGCTAATTTTCATTGTACTAATAAACAAGTACCAGAAGAATATAAGAAATATCTTCCATTGTCTCCATTGTTTTATACTAAACTGTTTGGAATTAATAATTTCCTTTTTCCTACAATTTCACTTTTTATAATGTTTAGATTAATAAGTAATATACCAAATGAACATAAATCAGGTTTTTATTTAGGAAATATTGAATCTATATATAAAACTTTCTTAGGTAATACTACATATCCTAGAAGATTAGATGATTTTATTACTAATGAACAAGCTGATAGGAATTTCAGGAATTTAACTGAACAAAGTTATAAATTTTATTCCCAGAAATACGCTATTGAAGCTATGGACCTTAAATTTCAAGATAGGTCTCTACAAGATACATTATTAATTACAGGTAAAGCTAAATTAGTATTCAATTCAGAGAATCTTAATCTGGGACAACCACATAATTCTCAACAAGGAACAAATTTTGTAGGAGATTATTTAATGTTCCTTAGAGAAGAATTTATTGTACAAAGAAAGAAGGAAACTTTACATGTATTAAAAACTGAAGATATAAATGATATAATTTCAAAGGATGTATTTATGAAAGAGTGGACTAAAATGAGAGTAAAAGATATGTGTAAAACAGTGGTCCTACTTAAAAATTATGTTTATAAACAATATGCCCATGTTGCTAATATAAGTAATGTAGAATACGGGGAGGAAAAAGAACTCCAAGAGAGATTTAAACAATCTACTACAGAATCAGCCAGTTTTGTTGAGTTATGTCTTAATACTATTTATACTCCATGTCAACAAATTCGTAATCAAACCCAAGATTTAAATCTTCCCTTAGATCCAGTTTTTAGATCTATTGCCTTAAAAGAGTGTAAAGGTTTTACTAAAGCAAGTGATGTAGTAATAGATGTATTATGGAGGAATTATACAGTAATGTTGTATTATTTAATAAAAACTCAAGAAGATTTAAATAGTATCACTCTAAAAGCTATTATAGCAGCTGTAACTGAAAATCTTTCCAAAAAACAAGAGTGTGTCCGTATAGTAGAAAATGAATACGATAACTGTATTATATCTGCTTTGATAAATTTGTTAAAAAGTATTGATTTATTTATAAAAAATTATAATCATATATCAACTCAACAGAAAGTAATTAAAGCAAACGATGTTAATTTAGCTGCTTCAATTATTTTAAATAAAGATAAGATAGTAAAAACACAAAAAACTAAAGATAAGGAAAAACTAGAAAAACAATTTAAAGTACCAGAACCCAAACCTTTAGCTTCACATTATCAAGAAATGTTAGCTGAGTATGAATTAGAAAAACAAATGAAGGGTGAAACTCAGCCATTAGACCCTAAATTACCTACTAAACAAAAAATCAAAAAAGATAAAAGTACATTACCATCTCCTAAACCTGTTCCAAGTGATGAACCAGAATCCGATGATGATTTAGAATCTGTTTCTTCTGATGATTCTGATGTGAGTTCATTTGCAAAAGCTTTAGAAGAAGATTTATTAAAATCAACAGAAGGAGATCAAGATGATGATAGATCATCACAAATGGAGCAAGATAGTTATGGCGAGGGTGATGGTATAAGTGGGGATGGATTAAGTAATGATAGTGGTGAGGGATACGCACCTAAAGCCTTTATAAAACCTTATTTAGAATCGACTTTTGATGATATTGAAGATATTGCTGAAGTTACTAATCGTATTATAGAAATGTTAAAAGTAATTAAACTAGACGATATGCCCAAAATTGTAAAGAATAATCGTATAAATTTCTTTGCAACTCATTAATAAGAATAATTAATACTTTATAAAGTATTAATTACAAAAAATGAAAGTTATTTTTAATCTTCGTAAACCATATCGTCATTAAAATCATTATCATCTAATTCTTCGTCTTCAATTAGTTCCTCCTCTTCAATGTCTTCTTCAGATTCAATAAACTCATCTTCTTCCTCCTCTAATTCATCAATTTTTTCGTCATCTAAACCAGTTTTACTATCTAAATTTTCAGGAATTACATACTCGAATTTGAATTTTTTACAATTTTCAATATCTTCTGATGTCAAACTAGAAACACTGCCATCATCTTGTTGTTTTCCTACAACTTTCTTAGTTTTTATATCAAACACCATACTTGTTTCAGGATGTTCATAATTATTAAATTGGTTTCTTCTAATAGGAATTGTAGTAAGAGTGGACGTTACCTTTTTAATAGCTGGAGATTCAGTTTCAACTTTCTTTGATACTGATGATTTTTTTGTAGGACTTTTCTTTGGTTCAGGAGATTGCAAAGAATCTTTATTCACTCCTAATAAAAGTGAAATTAATTCACTTTTAGTACCAGAACATTTAAGCTTGCGTTGCTTACACATAGCTTTTAATTCTGGTACTTTGCAGCTTAACAAATGATTATGATCAATTTCATCAGTTGCTTTAGGAATGCTAGAAAGTTTAGTCGTAATTGGGAAACTAGAACCTGTTGAAGCTAACCAGATGTTATATAATTCATTTGGGTCAATATCATATTTGTCATTTATAACACTTATATATTCTTTAATCGTATTTTCTACGAAATCAGTTACTTTTTTGTTGAAAGACATTTTTTGATTTTATCAAGGATAATTATTTTTTAAATCTTAATTTTGTTTTTTAAGTAACTATTTTCACATTATTCTGGAATAGAATAATTATTATACTTTGCAATGATCTAAATCAGATAGTTCTGGATTATTAAAAATTAACATATTGAGCCATGAAGTATGTCCAACAATCAAGATGCGTTTATAGTTAGGACTTAACATACTAACAAAATTTTTAAAAGAATCTATTCTTTGTTTTAAAGAAATTTAATTATCAAAATTGGGATTTTTAAATACATCAATAATATATTCAAAATTTACAAAAGGGTATAAATTTATAAGTTCTTTTTTATCTTTACGATAATTAGCTATGTCACTTATTTCATACTCTATCATTTCATCTAAAGATACAATTTCTGGAATGTCCTCCATACCATCTATTATTTGATGTACAGTTTGCAAACATCTATCTAGTGGTGAGACTAAAATTAAATTAAACTTTTCTAAACTTTGAATTTCGTTTTTTAATTTTGTTGTTTGATCTAGACCTTTTGAAGTTAAACTTGAACCAATCACCGAAGGATGAGTATATGCTTTCTCACCTAATGTTAAAAATAATTCATTATGAAATGAATGTCCGTGTCTTACAAAGGAAAAATGTCTCATTTTTTAAAATAATTATTAGTTTAAATTTGAAATATAATATTTTTATATTATATTTCGGTTTTTGATAACTATTTCTTACTTTTTTTCAAACTTAATTCATGCTTCATATTTAGTTTATCACAAATTCTTGAGATATCACACATTTGCTGTTTTCCATTTACTTTAACAGTTGCTGTAGGATCAAAACCATTATCTCCATAAGAAATTTGATAAATTTTACCACTAACATCTCTAACAGAAGAGTCTTGTTGTATTTTCATATCTTCAGTAAGTTTAATAATCCTACGTTGCATGTAACCTGATGTAGCTGTTCCCATAGCTGTCGCTATATCCCAATGCTTTCACAAAGGGGCGGACTATATCTTAAGCCGACTCAAGGTGGATAACCTATCATTGTCGACCGATGACCGTTGTTCAGAATAGTTTTGCTACAAAAACCATTCCTACTAGTCTCTGAGGGAGAACCATATCCTTGCCATATCGGACTTAGGTTCTTTACCCGCGGATCACCCAATCCTTGACGTTATTACCATGCCCTAGGTCATTACCCCGGGTATTACATCAAGTTTCCAAGATGTAAGTGGTAGTCAAGGCTCTAAGGGACTCCCCGAACTTTATAAGCCATCTCGCCATGATATAAAATCATGACTAGGAGGTAACACTGTTTACCCTCAAAAATATGAGGCAGCCTCCTGTTTGCGACACAGGTTTATCGCAAATTCCTTCTCTCCCCGACATTGCGTGGAAATAAAATTGTCTAGGATTTAATCCATTTAAAAATCCCCTGTCAATAAATCCTCTTGATTCATACTCCATTTCCGGCTCCATATTTCCAAATGGATAATGAGGAAGAGATCTTTTACCATGGTTCAATAACAATGGTACACGTTTACCTTTTAAATTTTGTTGTCCTAAAAGACCTGTAATTTGCGCAATATTGAAAAAATCACCTTTACTACCAGAATTTACTGTAGATAAAAAGTTATTTGAAGAAGATAGAGCATCTTTAGCGATTTTAAGACCAATATCTTTCGCCTTGTTTAAAGCTGCATTAATTCTCACTTCACAGATCTGTTCATGATGAGTAGTTTGTTTTATACCCTCGGCTTCTACATAACATTTCTTAATAGCATCATTGATTTGTTCTTTCTTTGATGCAACAGATTCATTCTCATTCCCGCTCATAAGACAGTCACCTAAACCTACACTAAACCCGTCAATTAATAAATAGTTATTGGTAGTAAATTGAATACAATCTATAAAATAAGTAGCAGCTTTAGCTCCATATTCTTTATGAATAATTTGATGTAAAGCATTATGAGAGGAGCCAATAATGTTTTTATCGAATACACCTTCATATAATACACCTCTGTATATTTTTACTTCTGGTTCAACATCATCTTTATCATTCTTTTTAACATAATTTAGATCTTCTGGTAAAAATAATGATACTAAACCTTTACCATTAAAACAATGAATTTTCTTTCCTTTTTCCTTAAGTATTCTTCTAATATGTTGAATACGATCATTAATTTCTTTAGGATCCATCATACCATCAGAAGTTTTTGGATATTTAGACCAATGAGATTGTGATAATTTCATTGCTATATTAAAATACTGACTCTTCGTCAATTTCTTTTCGCTTTTAGTCATTTTATAAGCTCCAAGTAAAGAATCTTGAACTACTGCCATATTAGGTTTACTATTTTGAGCAGAAATCATATTATATTGTGAAAAAGATAAATATTTTAATTCTGCTTGTGCTTCTAGGGTTTGAGGAACGTGGATATTCATTTCGTCACCATCAAAATCTGCATTAAAGGGTTTTGTGATAGCTAAGTTCATCCTCAATGTTTTATAGTCTTTAATAACTACTTGCATAGCCATCATAGATGCTTTGTGAAGAGTTGGCTGTCTGTTAAGTAGTACATAATCACCATCTTTTAGTGGTCTATTTACTGTGAATCCAATCTCTAATTTATAACTTCTATTTGCTGGTTTAATTTTGGTTAAAAATTCACCATTTCTTTTAATCCTATCTTTCTCTTGTACAAGTTGTTTAGTATCAGTTATCTTTATTTCTTCATCTCCTCTAAAAATTATGTCACCGTATAATAATCGGGTTCCTCTACGATATCTTTTTATATCGATTACGGTCTTTTCATCTTTTCTAATAATTGTTTTAATTTGTCCAGAATTCACCATATCTTGTAATTTTTCTAAGTTAAATGCAGTTACACATACAGGAACCGATAAAGTAGATGCAATTTCTCTAGGCACTCCTAATTCACCCATTTTAAGAGTAGGATCTGGTCCTATCACCGTGCGTCCTGTTTGATCACAACGTTTACCTTGAACATTCATACGTATCTGCCCATCTTTTCCTGTTAATCTGTCTTTTATACTTTTGATAGGTCTATTATTTGTAGTATGTTTGGCTTTACCTTGGCTATTATTAAATGTAGTTAATATTCTGAATCTTAGACTAGCTCTAGATTTAGCTCGATCTTGTTCAGTTTGTTCCTTCCTTTTTCTCTTTTTATCGTCATCAATAAAATCATCCTGTGCTAAATTATTATTCGCTTTAATTATTTCCATATACTGTATTGTTAAATCATCATCGCAAGTTTTTCCATCAGCCTTTACAAATGGTCTATCACAAGGTGGGCATACAGGTAGAACTGAAATAATAAAATTTCTTGGATGCACCAATAATGGATTAAAACCTAATAATTCAACATCTGAACCAGGTAAATTATTGAATATTTTACTAATCTCTTCTACAGCAAGGACAACACTGGTTTTTTGTTTGTTATTTTTAGTACCCTCGTATATTATAGAAAATGTATTATCTCCGTTATTAAATTTAACCAATGGATGGTCCTTACCACAGAAAATTTCATCCCCATTTTCATCTCTTTTTCCTGTAGGTTGGCAACATATATCAACCTTTTTAAGTTTTTCCACTATCGCTGCAAATTTTCTCTCACCTTTAAATTTATTTAATCCAACTAAGTTAATTTGGTCTTTACTAATTAAAAGCCTGTTACACTTAAGACAAATACAATTTAAATAATTTACTACTCTTTTTGTAAACAAGGGATGAACAACAGGTTCATTAAGTTCTATGTGCCCAAAATGTCCTGGACAATTAGCTGCGTCTTGTTTACAAGTTTGGCATTCTTCACTTGAATCTGTAGTACCTAATCTAGGGTCATAAACAGTACAAAGACCGCTTTTTCTTGGATTATTTATGGCACACACTGACATTGATAATATTTCTTTTTCTGAATAGATACCAAAAGTTATTGAATCTATTTCTTGAACGATTGAAGAAGATGTCATTGTTGTGTATTAATTATAAGTCATAAATGTTTATATTATTATTTCAAATTTATTTTAAATTATCACTGAAATGTATAATAAATAATTATACATTTTTAATTATATTGCAGGTAAATAATCTTTAGACCCATAATCTATCAAATCTTCCTCTCCTAAAACTACAACATCTCCACACTCAATATCATCTTGAAGAGTTCTTATTCTATAACCTCTCCAAGATATTCCTTTACTGGGTTCACCCCATATTTTTTCAAAGTATTCTTTTACTTCATTTTTAATAGGTAAGCTGCTACTAGGCCAACCTTCTTTGTACCATTCTTTGAAACTAGCGTAAATTTCTGTTAATGAAATAACTGCATCATCCTCAATAATGTATTCTTCAATAAATTGTCTATAAATGTCATTTTGTTTTCTATATTCAGCAGTAGCTTGTTGTACCTTTTCTGGTTCTTTTCTAATAATAATTTTCTTACGCCATTCTAATAGATGCCAAGCAAATGCCGATACCATACCAGGAATTTTATTTTTCAAATCTTTATCCATAGGAAATCTTTTTTGGTTCATTTGTTCATCTAATGTACTTGGACAGTTAGGATCGTCAGGCTCAACGAAAACAGATTCAAAAGGTATGACTCTCATACGATTCCAAGTTGCTTTATCTGAATATTTGAGTTTTGGTAATTTATTACAAATAAATGTTAACATAAACATTGGAAATACTTCACGAGTTGATTTACCTTTTTCAAATAAATCACGAGCCCAAAAACTATCTCCACCGCTTAACTTTTTTAACTCACCAATTTTAAGATCCTCATCTCCATCTGGTTCTTCCATAGTCACACTTCTAACAGGAGGAGCGGCTCTTGCTAACTCAGGATTAGCTGACCCTGAAGCAACCTTTTTACCAGTAAAATATTGAGTATTAAATTTAATAGCTAATTCTCCTAACATTTTATCAAAAAATAACTGAGTGATAGATTTACCATTATCACCATCACCAGTCCACATATATACTTTCTTTTGATTATTACCTCCTACAAAAATATCAGAATAAGTATCTAAAAAATAATTACGAATTTCTTCATCAGGAAAAACCTTCTTAAAGAAATCAAGTACATTGAGGACTTCTTCATCATGCATATTATATACTTTATAATCAATTGGTAACACTTTACTAATAAAGTCTTCGGGTGTACCAGCACGAAATAAGTTGAGTTTTAAATCATATACACCATTTTTGAATCCTATCAAAAATGGATTTTGATCTAATAAATTCTTAAATCGTTGATCATAAAATACTTCAACTGCTTCTCTCATTACACTATTTTTAAATGGTGCAGACTTTAAATTATTCATTAATTTTTGTACTTGTTTGATCCTTGCGTTATACATAGCTTCCTCTGCTTTATCTGCTCCCATATTTTGAAAACATTGTGAACCCATTTTAGCATAAATTTCACAAATTTCACTAGAAATTTTTTCACGAAGAAAAGTTCCTTTTTCTATTTCAGCCCAATGATGATCTATGAATTGAAACCATGTTTCGTTACAAATTGAACCACAGATGAAATCATTTCCATATAAAACTTTTAATACACTGGCAATATCGTTATGCGATCCATTTAATGCTTCTTTTATATGATGATCACCTTCGTCTAGTTTGAACTTATTATAAGCTTCGGGACTATCATTTTGTGCTAAAAAACGTAGAGTACCTAAAGTTAAATTCTTCTTTATCATTCTTTCCCATTCATGTATACAAGCAGATTCATCATACTTATCTTCACACCTTTCTGAAAACTTTAACCATAGATTCATTGCTTGATTACTACCATCACCAATATTATACAATATCCACCCAATAGTCATCCATTCATTTCTATCCTCAGCTCTCCAGTCATTCAACATTTCTAATAATTTCTCAGAAATTCTTAGCTCCTCCTCCACAGATTTAACTAATTTAGTATGTTTTTGTTTTTGTTTTTGAGTTTTAATTATTTGTTCTTTAATAGGTGAAATCAAACCAGCTTTTAATTCTTTTGTTTTTCTATTATATGGGATTATACTTAAAATTCGTGGTAAAAAATAAATTATATCTTCTTTTATGTAAATAGGTTTTTCCATATCATCAAAAATAGTATAATCATAAAGAGCTTCCTCAAATGTAATTTCACGGCATTTTTCATCAAAAACTTTTGTAGCTACATACGGATCCATTTCTTCTGCTTTTCTACTACCGTATATAAGCCATGGAACTTGACAAGATGCTTTATCAATTAAATTTCCAGAATTAGCTATTCCTAAATTTTCAAATAATTTTAATTTTTCTAAAACTTCTTGTGCTCTGGGTATTAAATGAGTTTCTTGTTTGTCTTTGTCTAAGAATAAATTATAAAAATGTAAATGAAATCCATTTTTGGCATAAGTATTTTCACCTGCTTCTAAATAATAAATAGGTTTTTCTAGTAAAATACACTTTAAGTCATCATCAGTACAATCTTCTACAATTGATTTTAAAATACTTTGATATACTTGTATCACTTTTATTACTTGCTCTTCATTATATAAATGTTCACTAAAACCTTCTTCACCATCGTCTAATATTTTTAAATCTAAATCAACTAAAACAGGTAAATATTGTCTTGGTTTTTCTGCGACTCCAATAATAGGATCTTTTTCATTATAAATTTTATTACAATATAATTCCCAAAACTGCTCAAGTTTTTTACGTGAAAACTGGAATTTACCTTTTGGTTGTACCATAGACACATGACTATGAAAAGGACTTGTATCTACATAATGTTCACGGAGTAAATCTTCAATACTTGGATTCATTTTATATATTTATTCCATTATATATTTCTTTTTCATTTTTATATTTCAATTCTTTTATTTCTTCTACAAAATAATAGTAATAATATAAGTATCAGTCACTAATTCTTAAAATATTTTATATACTAAATTATAGATAAAAAATATAAATAAAATGACTAAAATTTGGATAGCTTCGTTTGACATAGGACATAGAAATCTATGTTTTTCTGTTGAAGAAATCGATGTTGATTCTATAAAACATATCGATAAATTACCTAAAAATAAACAATATCATCTTGACGGTACAGCTACTAAAGAGCAAAAACAAATTCTTCAAGAAATTTACAACAATAGTAAAACAGTATTTTTTAAAAATAAAGATATTACCAATAAGTCCATAAAAGTATTAGACTCGGAAGTATTTCATCTTTTAACCGAACATCTAGATAATTATCAAGAATACTGGGATAAATGTTCTTATTTTATTATTGAAAAACAAATGTCATTTGGAAAAATAATTAATCTAAAAGCAATTAAATTAGGTCAACATTGTTTTTCTTATTTCGCTTTTAAATACAATAGATTTAAACATATTATTGAATATCCTGCTTATCACAAAACCCAAATTTTAGGAGCTCCTAAAATTAGGAAAGAAACGAAAAAAGGTAAAGTAAGTTATAAAGCAGTCGATAAACCTAAAAGGAAGAAATGGGCTGTAGAAGAAGCTTTTAATATCTTAGCTGACAGAACCGATTTTGAATCATTAAATTTATTAGAAAGTTCATCTAAAAAAGATGACATAGCAGACTGTATTTTACAATCATTAAGTGCTATTTATTTGATATATATTGAAAAGAATATATAATTATTCTTCATTGCTATCATTTACTTTACTATCCATTTTAGTGAATTCATGATCTAATTTGGCCCTAATTTCTTCTAACAATGTATCCATATCACAACAAAATTTATTATCATCGATATATGTTCCTTTTAAATTCTCAATACCTATCAAAGCATTTTTTAAATCACCGATTATGTTTAAATATATCTGATTTTCAGATTTATTTTGAGATCTTTCATATGTTATTAATAATTCATATGACCTTTTTATAGTTCCAATACAAAAATCTATTGTATTACTTCTACTATCAGGATACAATAATGTTCTAGAAAATGATGTAACCATACCTGCTGGTTGTATATACAAATGTCTAGTATTTATTTTATCTCCTTTTTTAATACTACCAATAAATTTAAGTCTACTTATAATTTCTTGACTATTTGTATCCATTCTTTTTGTTTGATTTAAAAATGAATCTTTAAGTGTTTTCAAAGTATACCAACTAATTTGCGAATACATAACTTTTATCTATATATATGATAAATGAATTTTAACTCTGCAAATCCAAAAACAATACTTTTAGTATTTTTTACTATCTTAGTACTAAGCTTGATATTTATTTTATATTTAAATAATACTGTTCAAAAAGATAACTTTGAACATCTCAACTCAAGGGTACTATTGATTAATATTAAAGATAAACCAATCAATAAAACAATGAAAAATCTTACTATAGAAAACTTTTCTCCAGCTAAAAATACTTCTCAATCAATAATTAATGATTGGAATAATATAGCAAATATTATAAGCAACAATTATGATAAACAAGAAGCCTTTATTATTTATACAGAAATTGAAACTATAACCTATTTAGCTTCCGCTCTTTCATTTATTTTAGAAAATATTAAAAAGCCTATAATTATCACTAATGATAATTTAAATCAAAATATAACTTTGGCAAGCAAAACGAATATTCCAGAAGTCATGATAAGTTCTAATAATAAACTGGTAAGAGGATGTTGTTCTACCCAAATTGACAAAAAAGAAATAGTAAGCCCCAATTTTGGTAATTTAACTAAAGATAATTGTTTAACATTACCTACTGAGAAATTTAATACTAAATTTCTTAATCCTAAATTAAATATTATAATAATTAAATTCTTCCCTGGAATTGATGTAAAAAACATAATTAATCTTTTAGAAAACAAGGAAAAAGTAGATGGTATTGTGATAGAACTATATTGTGATAATAAAATTCTAATTTCAAAAGATTTTTTTGAATTATTTAAAGAAATTACTAAAAAGGGAATAATAATAGTAGCAGTATCACAATGTAACTACTACGACAGTTTAGATTTAAATTTATTAAAAGCTGGTGTTATACCAGGTTTTGATATGACTATCTCTGCTGCTTTCACAAAATTACTACTAATATTATCTCATGTAAAGGATAAAGATATTATTCCGCAATTATTTGAAAGATCTTTACGTGGAGAAATTTCAGAAAAATATAGTGTAATGTAAAATTGGTATAGTTGTTTCTTAATATAAATTATTATATTAAGAATTTTTTTATTATTCCTCAAACTTTATCTTATTTCTAAATAACTCTTTTAATTTTAATATATTCTTATATTCTATCTTATATTTGAAATTATATAAGTTTAAAATCATATCTTGTTTCCAATCATTATCTTTACCATATGCCACATTAAGTACTTGGTCCAACGGATTTGCTAAAGATTTTAAATAATAAAAATAATCTATTTTGATAATATCAGAATGTTTCTTATAATAATCAGAGCTTTCTATTTTACCATATTGTTTCCCTGTATGATTAGTTGGGTCTGATACTAAATATTCAAGACGACTACCTGCATCAACACGTTGCCCTCTTCTTCTCATTCTTTCAGCAAGTTGAACTTGTGCTGGTAAACACAAAAGATAAAACTCTTTTGTACTACTAGCACCCTTCTTTTTCATTTGTTCAAGTCTTTCCGTAGGTTCTGATGATAACAAAGGAGTTGTATAATCACCTACTTTTGCTTTTTTCTCATTTTTATCATTATAAAAAATTTCTGATTGGCAATTATTACAATTCCCAACAGATTTTGTTATAACAAAATCTGAGTAAGGTTTATTACCAGCAAACATCGAATTTATCTCTTTTAAAACCCAATAAATAACATCATCTCTTGGTACACCATCAGCTATTTGAGAAATAACACCTTCATAAATATCTCTAACAAATTTACTATTATCACGTCTTGCTAATAATACACCTTTTTTACCTATTTTTTGCTCTACTTCACCTTCTCTACTATTAATGGCGCGATACATATACCTCTTTTTAGTTAAAATAAAAAAGAAATCATATATAGCTTCTTCAAACTCTAATTTCACAGGAGGAGGGAATAAACGTGTTACCTTATCAGCTACTTCTTCGGCGTAATCCCACAACTCAACTGAACTAGAATCTTTTTTATCAGGAAAATAAATATAATTACTATCTGTGTCACCATATACAAGTTCTCCTCCATGCTTTTCAGTAATAGTCTTAGCTACAAGCTCAATATTTTTACGACCCATGTAAGTAGTACACATTGCCCCAGGCATAAAAGGTAGATACCCTCTTCTTACTCCCATTGCACCATACATACTATTAGCTGAAACTTTGTATGCGAGTTGACGTTTATCAAGAACACCTAAAATACTTTCACATTCTTTTATTTGCAATGCCATATCTTCTCCTGTATTTTCTTGTATTTTTAACAACTCTTGTAGTCTGTCTTTTTTCTGAACCATATCTACTTTTCTAGTATGTTTTCTTGCATCTAAAAGATTTTGAATAATCGTAGGTAAAATTCCAAGGGGTTCTTTAATAAACTTATAAGATCTTTTGTCACACATGATATTTTTTGGTTTTGTTTTATTTATTTCAGATCTCTCTTTTTTATAGGGTCTTAAATCATTAACCATTTTAGTAACTTGATCCTGTAATTCTTTTTTTCTAAACTTATCGGCTGTAGTATCTCGTTTAGTTCTAATCTTTTTAATTTTATCTTCTTCCGTGTTAATGTATTTTGTTAAAGTATTTACACGTATAACTTTAGGATCGTGTTCACAATTATGAACAACAACTCCATCTGCTACAAAAGAATGTGAAATATCAACTTCTAAATCATATACTTGTTGTTTACCAATATTTTCAATTTTAATAACTTTTTTATAAATACAAGGAATTACATTACTGTCTATATCTACAGAATATGATTCAAATAAATTTGTAGCACCAATATCATCAAAATATTCTAAAGGATTTGGAAAATATTCATTCCTAAACATTGGTTTATCCCATTTTTTACATGGTCTCATCATTTCTATCATTTGAGATTTAGAAGGTGATGAATAATAGTCGTTATATATAGGAAAACTATCTTTCAATTCTTGTTGAGATTTTTCATTTGCTTTTTCAATATTCATTACGTTCTTAAGGGTTTTGACCCTACTTACTAACCATTTTTGTTGTTCCCATACTTCTTGGCGCATTTTATAATATGAATATCCAGCTTCTAACCGCATAGATTTATGAACACAATAAGAAAAACCTATAGTTTCCTTAAACTTTAAAATATCTTCTGTTTTAATATGTATAAGTGTCTGTTCTTCGTGACGAGTAATGCTTGTAGATATATCGCATTTTGTAAAATATGTTTGAAGTTTAGTAAATACATCCTCAAGTTGTTCAGGTTTTCTAGATGTCCATGATAAAGAAACTGAACCAATACTTTTTGATTTTTCAGAGTAACTAAACGTATGACCATCACCACCGAATAAACCACTTAAAAATGATCGAAGTTCTGTGTTTGTTGCATATTCTAAAATTGTAGGTAAAGTTCTAGTTTGATCAACTTTCTTTCCCCACAACATTCCAGGTAAATTACGAAACATTTCTCCAAGTTTTCCAAGAAGTGTTATACTCCAACCGTAATTTTCTTTGTGTATGGATATAGCGTCTTTTTCAATATCTTCGATATCTCGTATAATGTTTTCTAAATCAATAGGATGTCCTAAATATATTTTTGAACGATTATGTGAATTATAACCATCACTACAAAGCATCCCAAGAATCTTATAAAATTTAACTAATCTTGCCCCAGACAAATCATAATCTCCAATTACAATATTTTCTTCTGTATTAAAAATTGGAGGAGAATATGTAGTGCTTATCTTATCACAATTTATTTTAATATCTTGTGCTTCAACCCATTCATTATTATTAAGTAAAATACGATGATCTGGGGTACAAGATAATGTTGTACCATCTTGAAATGTTAATTTTATACATTCTTTAATACCTTGATTAAAAAAGTTTGTTTGACTATAATAATTCATTCCTTTATTTTCTTCATCATATGCCAACAAATTAGAACGATAATCTTCTAGATCTTCTATTTTCATTGAATACTCTCCAATTGTGATATTAGTACCGCTTACTAAGCATCCGATATGATCTTCCCATTCCATAATATGACACTTCTCATCTGGTACATCAACCCCATCTGGAACCCATGTATTGTAATCAATATTATAAGCAATTATAGTAGTTGGATATAGTGAAGCGAAATCAAAAGGAATAACTTTTTTATATTGACCAGGAATAGGCGGGAATACATGAGCACCAACGTACCTTTCATTATCATCTACCTCGTATGCATCTTTTTCTACCACAATATTTTTATACATACAATGACGATATAACTGACTATAAACTTTTATTTGCTGTCCTTGAGTATATAATGTAAAAATTGGTACATTACAAGTTTTAGCCATTTCTGTTAAACCTACCCAAGTTTGTAATTTATCCATTAATAAACATACTAAAGCACTATCTTGTACACAATATTTTCCTACTATACCCATAGCCTTTTGAGACTTATTACTATATTCACCATCAGAATTTTTCTTAATACCAATTCTGTAACATTTGAAAATACCTTTAGCACTCAAAGGATCTTTTGTTTCACCAACAAAATACTCTGAAATTGTTTTTAATTTGTAATTGTTAAATTTAAAATCTCTCTGTACTAAAGGTAGTAAATCAACGAATACTCTACCCTCTGCGTCAAGATATTTAAATTCTTGATTTTTATATGCTGCGGATGACCATTTTATTGTTTTTTCCCGAGCATGATTATATTTATGAAAACCAAGTTTATCAAACTCAAATATACAAAATTGATCTCTTGCTCTATCAATCATGTAAGGTATATCGAACTGTAATATGTTATAACCTGCAATCAAATGAGGATTTTCTTGTCTTATAAATTCAGTAAAACCTTCCAATAAAGCAGCTTCTGTCTCAAACATTGTTACTAAAACATCATCACCTACTACATCTAAATCTGGCTGTCCTAACGATAATAGATGTTTTTCATATTCATCTGGAGTATCACCGTACCTACATAATACACAAGATATTTGAAAAATCACATCTCCTGGATTTGAAGCTTTAGGCATAGCTGTAGGATTGGTAGAATTAACTTCAATATCAAAACCTAATATTTTGGGCTGGGAAATTTTATCTGTTTCATAAGGAATAATATTTTTCCAACTTACCTTATATTCTAAATCGCATAAGGTTATTTTATTAGATTCTTCTATTTTTTTACCGTGAAACTCAATCCAACCAGCAGTAGGAACTTTTCTACAACAAGTAAGCTGTAATATTTCATCAGCATCGGATTCGTGGATTTTTAACTGTAATGATCCCAAACCTACAACATTAATTCTTTTTCTTAACTTAAATGCTAATACTTTTACATCTTTTCTTGTTGCGAATGAACACAGAAGATATGGAAAACTTTTATAATTTGTTGAATCTTTTTGCAAGTGTGCTCCATATAAACGTTTCTTAAATACTAATACTTTTTTAAGAGGTTGTTTTTCACCCATTAAATCATTAAGTTTATTTCCTACCAACTGTGCTTTACCTTCATCCCATTTAATATTAGTGGGTAATTCAAGATAAATAAAAGGAGTAAAATTTTCTATTTTTAAACATATAGATTCATTAGTTTCCCCAAGACAATATATTCTTATAGATGTACCATTTTCTTGCTCTTCATCAATATGCCAGGTATAAATAAAGCAACGGGTTTTTTCCATATTTAGATAAATGGATAAAGCTTTTTAAAGTATTTTCAATTTTTTTTTTCATGCTTAGATAGATATTACATAAAACTTATTACAAAAAATTATTTTAATTACCATAATAAATTATGAAACTTAAAGAAAACGAATTTTACTGTGTAGAACTCAAAAAAAAGGTAAGAATACATGCAGATGACATTTGTGTAAAAACTTTCCGTAATAAGAAACGTAAAGGTGGTGTTCCTGCACTAGAAGGGTATTGTAAACAAACTGGTAGTCTTATATATAAGTTTATAAGCCCTGAAGACAAAGATTATTATATTGAAAAATATGGTAGATGTTAAATAAACTTAAATAATATATTATTTAAGTTATTAGATACTATTTTTAATAAACTATGTATGATTAATCCTTAGATAATTTAGTATTTCCCACAAAACCTTACAATCAAATTTATTATAGTTTTTTATATCAATCATAACTTCTGAATTATTAATATCAATTTTACTGTTGTAAGCTTCCCAAGCTTTTACCATACATGATAAACCACTATCACAACTACTATCTAATTTAGTAAGTATTAATTTATGGTCATATAAAGCTTTTGCGATATTTTTTAATCCAAATTTATAGCAATTTTTAATAACTATTGGCTCTTTTTGAAAGATAGCATATAAATCTACCCAGTTATCTACTTTCCAAGTATCAGATATTAAATCCTTGGTTTCAATTTCATTATTAGAGCAAGCAATATCAAATTGTCGTTGCTCAGCAATTCTCCAAAAATTTTCTTCTGCATACCAACAATACATTTTTGGATAGTTTCTATTTTTCAGAAATGTATTAAATTCGTTCATGATTTTAAATTCGTTTTCTCGAGTTATTTCTTCACAACAAAAATTCTTATATATAAATTCATTATCTTCTACATAACCAACTCCAATCATAAAAATTAAATCTTTTGGTTTTTGAAAAGGTAAATTATTAAACTCATCAAAAATATCCGAAATAGTTTCAAAATCAACAAATACTTCATTACTTCTTAATTTCCAGTTATTTATATTATTTGTTATAACTTTCGGTAAGACTTTGTGTTCAGATTGATTATTTATACTTATTATATTATCTATTATATCAGCTCTCTTTCCGTGTATATTTAATATTTTACTTGTACAATTTTTATCATTCAAAGATTTTATACCTTTTTTAAAGGCTTCTTTTCTATTCTTTATTCCTACATTCCAAACTTTAGTTAGCTCACCTATATCATCAGCTATAGCCTGCTTTAATTTATTCCATTTTCCTGAATCTATACACATATTAGGATAAAGTTCAAGTCTAGAAGGCGGGTTAGTTATCCATTTTTTTCCATATTTACGTACATCTTTTAACCATCTAATAGCCTTATTCATTTTTATTGGAACATCTTTATCAACTGAATCATAAGAAATTCTTCCAATCTTGTTAATACAACTGTAATTATGATTGGAAATACCTTGTTTAGTATTTTTATTTCTTCTTCCTAAAATAAAGGCAATTGGAGCAGTATATCCTTGAATTAATCCTGTAGCTTCTGTATATACTAAACATTGCGCTTTGTACGCTGAGTACTTTTGGCTATTTAAAATATGAGTATTATCTGCTCTTAACGGAAGAGTAGAAAATTTAATATCTATTACTATGTAATAATAATTTTTATCTAAAATGGGAGAATATTTAGTTATCTCATTTTCTTTTAATGGATCAATATCAATGACTTGATTTATATAATCACTTCTTACTAATAAATCAGCAACTCCATGTAATTTCTTTTTATCATTCCTTAATGGTGCTGAATGAATAATTGGTACACCTTGAAACATCAAATCTTTAGTCTTTTTTATTGTCGTGTCATTAATAACTTCTGATACCGTCACAATGTCATGTTTATTTTTTAAATATTGAATTAGATTTTTTTCAAACTCAATACCTCTTTGCATAATATGATTATTAAATTTATCCTTATTACATGGAATTTTATTACTGAATGATGATAATTTAAACCAATCAACGATAGCATCTCCTGTTATATAATTAAAAAGACGAGTAGCAGAAATAAAGTAGTCATCTTTAATATCATCTAATGAACATAACTTTGGTCTTTTTGACCTAGTATTATTACAAACAAATTCATCCAATGTTCTTTTCATTTTTTTTTATATTGTCAAGACTTTAAGCTGCTTAAACATTTATATCCAAAAGGATAAATGGAACCAATTAACATCTCTCATATCTTAAATCAAGAAAACTTTCCTTTGGATAATACTTGTAGTATCTGTCTAGAACAATTGGATGAAAATACATATACAATTCCCGAATGTAATCACACTTTCCATACTAATTGTATTGTTAGATGGTTTAGAAATTCCAATCCTAGCTGTCCATATTGTAGGAGTGTTGGGCCAGAAGAACAAAATCAGTATTATAATAGATACACTAGAGAGGGAAGATATAAACTTATTAGAAACTTTGCTAGAAGAAAAAATGCTCCTGAAGACTTAAAGAAATTAGTAGTCAAATTAGTTAATTATAATAAATCTATTAGACAAACGTCAAAAATATATACAAATTGGAAAAGGTCTGAAGAAGGTTTATTATACAAACAACTACACAAAAAATCAATGAAAATGAGTAACCGTAGTAATAAATGGCAGATTAAAAGAAAAATAAATAAACTTAAGAGTATAATCTCAAATTATCCAGTTATACCTCTACCTATTATAGCATAAACTCATTCTATAGTTATTATGAAATAAAATACTGTTCATACTTTCTAAAATTAATATAGACGAAAAACATTTTATTAATCATTATAAAAATATTACCTACATATAAATGAGTAAGCCATGTAATTTAGTTAACGGCACATGCGGGTTTAAAGATCCAGCTTGTGTTGGCGATAGTTGCGGGATTAATTTTATGGGACCAGGAACGTGTTCTGACAATAAAACTCCCTGTTTCTTTGATAAAGATTGTATAAATGTTGGTAAAGACCATAAATGTACTGGTAAGAGCGACCATTATCACATCAATCAGACTTGCGATCAACTTTTGAAAAGCTATGGGGAAAAAAATGTAGTTTGTAAGGATGGATATGAGGCAGCTGTATCCACTGATAGTAACTATAACGGAACTTATTCACTTAAGACAAATCACGTGCAAAGGCAACCATGTATGTTTGAGTGTAATAAATCTACTGCTCCAGCTCCTAAACCTGTTGAAAATAAGGGTAGTTGTTGTGATAATGGCAGTGGTTATCCTAATTGTGAAACAGGCACCGGTGGAAAAAAAATAGGAAAGGATGATTGCCCACAAGGTAAATGTATATGGAAACCCGATGTTGATAGTTGCTCAGCTCCTACCCGATCCAAAGGAATGTCAACTGGAGTCAAGATAGGAATTGGTGCAGGTGTCGGTGTTGTTTTTTTAGCAATAATACTAGCAATAGCACTTTCAAAATAAACTGTATAAAACTTACTATATAATTATTCTAAAGCATAAAATTTAAAAAAATAATTATATTGTTTATAAATGGATGTAATGAAAAAATATTTTAATAACAAAACTTATTGTATTTCAGGGTTTTCAGATAATCAAGATATCAAAAATAAGTTATCAGAAAAATATCAAGCTAAATTTAGTGATACTACTACTAATCAAACAGACTTTGTTATAGTTAAAGAGAAAGATAAACCTTATCCTTCTTCTAAGATTAAAATGGCCTATAAATACAATATCCCTGTATTAGAATATAATGAGCTTATTAACATAACTTATTAAGAATATAAATAATGATATTTAAGAAACAAATTTGTAATTACAAATGGAAAAAAATATAGATGATGCCCTGTATTGGACTCTAAAAAAGCAATATTAGATTCTATCAGTAATAATTTGATATCAACAGCTTATTTATTATCTTATGTAAGTTTTACAACACAAAATGATTATGAATCCTTAAACCTCTTGAATAGTACTCACCATTTATTAAACAAGGATTATAACGAAAAGGATTTAGTTGTCCAAGATATAGAAGGTACCTTTGATTTTAACAAATCTTATAAAGTAATGTTAACTTGTAATTGGTGTGATTCAAAATCACTATGTGATACTTGGAATAAAATGAGCAAAGGAAATTATACATGGAATAACATACAAATAGTATGGGAAGAGCCATGTGATTATTATGTTGTTATAAACAAACCATATGGAGATTTTTCTCCACCTATGGAGAAATGTATTATATTTCATCAAGAACCTTATATGTCTGAAGAAAATTGGGGGGAGTGGGTTGCTCCTGAGAATGCTTTTTTTCTGGGATCTCATAAATTAGCTTATAATAATAACGAATGGCATATTAGCAAATCTTACAAAGAATTATTAGAAATTAAAATAGAAAAGACTTTCCAGTCAGAAATTTCAACAGTTTTGTCAGATAAATATATTGATATTGGACATATTCATAGAATTGATTTTGTTAAGTTTTTAGAAAGAAAAAATATACCTATCCACGTATATGGAGGAAATAAATTCAATTGGAAAGATTATAAAGGAGTACTACCTTACCATCAAAAAGATGAAGGATTATTTCCTTATAAATATACATTTAATGCAGAAAATAATAGCATTGAAAACTACTATACCGAAAAAATTATTGATGCTATATTATCAGAATGTCTAATTTTTTATTGGGGATGTCCTAACATTAGTAATTATATCGATGAACGTGCCTATGTTAAACTAAATATGAATAATTTCGAAGAGTCACTGGAAATAATTAATAAAGCTATTGAAGAAGATTGGTGGGCCAAAAGAATAGAACATATCAGAAACGCAAAACTAAAAATATTAAATGAATTACAATTGTTTCCAAGATTAGAAAAAATTATTGAAGGATAAATACTTTTATATAATAAATGGAAAACACAAATGATATGGATAAAAAGAAAGTATTGAAAAAAAACATAATATCTATTGTTATGTATTGTTTATCTATGACAATTGCTCTTATGTTTAATGATTTAATTACTTCTATGTTTGATTCGTATGTTAACTCAAAACATGTAATAGTTAAAGCTAACTTTTTAGTAATTCTATTTGGTATTGCAATTTATACTGCAGTTTATCTAAATTCTATGTAATTTTTATTGTTATTAACAATAAAAATTATTCTACAAAAGGAAAAATCACATTATCTACTACATGTATAAGACCGTTATTAGCCTCTATATTTGATTCAATAACTTTAGCAGTATCATTTATGGTTATTGTATTATTAATATATTTTATATTTAAATTATTAGGGGGGTTTTTAGTCATAAATTTACACATTTCACTTATCATAAGTAAATCTATTGTAATTTTATTATTTAACATGGTTGATAATATAATATTTCTTGAAAAAGATTGATCTGCGTTTAGTAATATATCTTCTAAATTTTTTCTTTTAATACTTTCATCATTAGGAATAAATATAGTATTATTAAAATTTTTCTGATTAAATAAATCTTTTAGGCCAGACTTTTCTACTAAAAAAGAATAAATAGTAAATCCATTTTTTTCATCACTAATAATCTCTAATAATGAGTTTGGGGTAATAAAAGATTTTATATTTCCGTTTAGATCTGTCATATCAAACATATGTGTAAAATTCAATGATTGAGTGTAAGGTCCTGAAGATGTCATTATTTATAATTCACAAAGATATATATAAATTATTATATTATATTTTAAAAGTGGGGGGATGGTGATAAGTCATCATTATCATACGTACTAGCACTTTGAACATTTTCATCGTTTTGCGAAACAGCAGATTCAACTTGTACTCTAAATCTATTTCTTTCTTCCTTATTTTTATCTATCACTAACTCTAATACCCCATTTTCTGTTTTACTTGATATAACACTATCATGAGAGGTAATACAAATTGGAAGATCTATTTTTTTATGAAAATCTCCATATATTATTTCTTCCCTAAATTTTACACTATCATTACTATATGGTTTTATTCTTTTACCTTTAATTTCTAAAACATTATTATAAAAATCCACAGTCAGACTTGAACAATCTACACCTGGTAAATATCCATATACTTTTATATAATTATTTTCTTCTACAATATCAAAAGGAACAGATACAAAATCATTCATTGCGACTCCATTGCTCTGAAGTAAATCAGTTACAATAGTAGTAAATTCTCCTATTCCATTATTTTGTGTTCTTCTTATAAAATTATTTGTATTAAAACTCATTTATATATTATATTACTATGCTTAAATTATTTAAATTTTAGTTTGTTTAATTTAGACATTATATTTGAATCTATAGGATTAACATGCCTATTTCCTATACTAAAGTCTTGTGAAGCAGGACTATTAAAGTTGGAACTATTACTAGATAAAGCTGGTGAAGATGTAACTAGAGCTTCTATTTTTTCACTAACTGTAGTATCTTTTTTAGAACTATACCATAAATATCCTATAGCACCAGCAACTAAAACAACAATCAAGATTATTTTCCAATTAAATAAAGAACTTTTACTAGATTCCTTAGTACTAATATAATTTTCTTTAATTTGTTGTTCTTGTTTTTCTGGAGGCGGTGGATTACTTTGAGGTGGTTGAGGTTTCTGTTGCGAGGAGGGAGGAATTTCACTTTTATCCAACATAATCGTTACTTCGTGTTCAGGATGATTTGATTTAAGACATATAACAAAATTTTGATAAATATTTTTATCATAAACTATGTTTCCTCCTATTTCTCCAGCATTAGACTGTTGAAAATTATATTCACCATTATCTAGGGAACTTTGATCAACTACTACGCAATAAAAATCTGTATTAGGAATAGAAGATTTAATAGAAAAATCTATATTAAAATTAGTTGTTTGTCCATTAAGGTCAAATAATGTTTGTGTTGGACCAATTTTAACAGTTTTGTTCATGTATATTTATTTTTAATCAATTTATTACGTTCTTTTAAATAAAAAAGTTGTTGATTCAATTTTTATTATTTTAATAAAAATTGTCTTTGTATAATTATAATCTTTCACCAGTACTTCCAAATCCTCCCTCACCACGACTTGTCTCTGGAAATTCCGAAACCTCTACAACATCAGCGTATTCAGCTTTACGTAATACTAGTTGACATTTACAAAATGGTAGACTTATTGGACTAGGGTTGTTAGGACCTTTAATTAAAGCTATTAGTAAATTTCCTGTATAAGTAGGATCAATAATACCCACACTATTGGCTAACATCCAACCAGTCTTTGACATACTACTTCTAGGAAGAATTTCTAAATAATAACCATCAGGTGCTCTGGCTTTAATACCTGTGTCATACAAAATGACACCATTATCCAAAATCTTATATTCTTTGATTGCCACCAAATCAAGTCCAATATCAGTTAAGTTTGCTCTTGTAGGAATAACTGCATCTGGGTCAGTCTTAATAATTTGTATATGTTCTTTAGTGTTTGAACTCATTTTTATATCCTATAAAATGAAATTTTTCAAATATCATTTTTATTTTTAAGTGTTAATACTTTAAAGATTTATTTATAGTTATTAAAAGTATGCCTATTAGAAAAGAAATTTTATATCCTATTTTTCTAGAGTGCTATAATCATTCAGACGATATTTACTGGCAAAATATATTTGAAGATTTATCTTATGGAATATCGCCTTACGGAACATATTTTTCTAAAGATTATTTATGCTGTAACTATAAAAAAAAAGAATTTAGTTATAAAATAGAACAAAAAGATTCCAAACAAATTTATAAAGATGTATATAATTTACTTACTAAAAAATTAGGTCTTCTTTCCCAAACACAAAAAATTGAGAAGAAAAAAGATTTTATAAATTTTGAAGATAGTATTAAAGAAACTAGAAAAACTTGGAATGATATTCGGAAAAAGAATATAAAAGAATTACTTATTGAACAGTATACTGTTAAAATGAAAAATAGATATTCCCTAAATATAAAACAAACTAGGAACTTATTGAAAGTTATAATTATAGCTTTAGTATTAAAAATTATAACTGCAAATGATATAGATTATGAAAATGGAACTATTACTAAAATAGATGGAATAAATTTTGAATCAAAGAAAATTCTTTATCAAAGAAATTTATATAAAATTGATGTTAATTTTTCACCCACTATTATTATTGAGAAAAAATTAATGTCTGATACATGGGATAAATATCTCAAAGAAATGAGAAAAATTGAAATAGTATAGTTATCAAATGAAAGCGATTTTATAACTATTTTTTAATATTACTTTCTAATAATTCTGATAAGAGCTCTATTTGTTTTATGTTTTTAACCCTTCTTATATCCCACTTACAAATAAATTTAGTATTATTATCATGGAATGACCAGTCGGTACAAATACCAAAGTCTTGAACATTTTTAATTATCTTATCTAAGTCTGAACCTTCTCCTAATACAATTTCCAGATGTAAATTATATTTTGTTAAATTCCATTTTAGTATATTTTTATAAAAATATATTTTATTATTACGTAATTCATTTAACATTTTTTTTTAAAAATTAATTCTTTAATCTATTTACCTAACAAAATATCTAGACGATTTTTTAATATTTTATTACTCTGTGTAGTTGTTCTTACAAACTGCTCTATGGGTTTTAAATCATACTTATTGGCTCTAATAAAACTTTTAGCATATCTAGCTGCCTCTTCTTCGGATTTATTTATTTCATAAGGGTGTAAAAATCGTGGGTTCACTTTAACATGACCCATCATGTGATGACCATACTCATGTGATAAAACATGTGCTATAGTGCTCTCGCATTCTGGTATTTTAGTTAGATTTAATCTTATTATAGGTAACCCTAATTAATCAAGATAAGATAAACCTGGTATTTCTAAATTATAATCAATAATTAAGTTAATATACGTATTAGAAAAGCTTTGTAATTTTTGTAGCACTTGATAAGCTAGTCTATGTTTACTGTCCAGTTATTATTATATATAATTTAAATATTTTTAAGAATAAATGATATTATTTTCAGAAACTGAATACTTTATGAATGGGATATACGCTATTGCTCAACTTTTGTATCTAGATAAAAAAACATTTACCATTCTTGGAGAATTACACGGAAAATATTGGGAATGTAAAGGTAATAAAATTTCACCATGGGAATATTGTGCCAAAAGAATATCTGATAATCCAGATTGCTCTGTTTTATTAGAATATGATAAATCACTTTCAGAAGAAAGTATACTTCAATTAGAATCAAAATCAATTACAGATATATATTTAACATTAGAACAACAGAATAAAAAATATAAAATTATTCCTTACGATATTAGACAATGGTTTCTAGGAATAGAATTACACCAAAGTTTATATCACAGTAACTATATTCTAAATAAACTTAAACAAGGTAGCTATAGTTTAATCCAAGAAAAATATATTGATTGTTTTCATAATAAATGTAAAATTAATAAAAAATTTCTTGATACTAGTTCATACGATGGAGATATCAAAAAATTAATGGAAAATATTAAACATGAAATTATAGAAAGCTTTGATAATATATCAAAAAATATTAAAACTGAAGACACAGAAATAATTCATAAATTATTGAAAGAAAATTGGCAAAAGGTAACTGATTACTTTTTACTCACAATAATTTTCAATGATAATAAAACAAATGAATATATAGTATTAGGTGGTATGTACCACTTTGAATTTTTAGTAAAGAAGTTAGAAAAACTTACTGTTCTTGTTAACTTACAAGAATTTAATGAAAAAAGGAACTCAAATAATTGCGCTAGTGTATATGAACCTATTATTTTCTAAGTGCTTTCAATACTAGTCAATGTATTGGAAGCCGATAACTCCTGTCATATCGGAAATAAAATGATTATGACCCTATAATTTAATAAAATTATAGGGACAAATAAATCACAATTATTTTTTCTTAGGTTTTGAACTTTGTTCTTGGTCTATTTGAATTAACCATTTATCATATTCTTTTTCAAATTCATCTATCTCTTTCAACCACATTTCTTTCTCAGTAGTTTTCTGAATAGATTCAAGAATCTTCTTATTAGATAATATATCCTCCTGAAGTTGATTTACTTTTTCTTTTGTAAATGATCTTACTGGTAGTCTTAACAAATAATCATAACCGCCTTCGTCATCTGACTTTTTAGGATCCTCGTCATATTCTCTCTCTACTAAAGTTTTTATAATAAGTTTTTCTTCTACGTTCATAACATCTATATCTTCATTTATTACTTCTTTAATAAATCTTTCTTTATTTCCAAGAAACCTTAATAGTTTGTTATAACTATCGATTTGGTATTCTTTTCTTTTTACATAATAAGAATACCTCACCTCGCAAAATTTACATAGTATATCATCTACACTATCGTATTTATTGAGCTTACTTTTTTCATCAAAAACCACCATATTAGATGTATACAAATATGTATGTAATTTTAAATTATCATAATCACACTTTATTGCTTTACTTTCACTCGGACCACGCTCTTTAATTAATAATTTAACATCTTTTGGTGTAGAATAATTAGATACATCCTTTATTATTTTAGAAGACTTTAAATCTTCACAAAAATCCACAAATTTTGATGTCCACATCCCTACTGGAAGTTCCTTAACCTCTACTTCATTTCTTTTACCCGTTTTTTCTATTATTCCATAAGATATAAAGCGATTTTCACCATCTGCTTCTATGGAACCTTTATAACCTCTGTACCATGGTTCAAACACAGGTAATACTGATATCAACTCATTTTCATTTTCTGGATCTGGAATATATACTTCTCCTTCATAGTCTAACCACGTCTTAATACCACATATTATATCTTTAGGATTAAAACACGGGATATTACAAGACCAACCTGTTCCAATTCCTGCAACACACCCATTAATAAGTATCATTGGTAATATTGGAATATAAAATTCTGGTTGTACCAAATCTCCATCATCGTTAACCTGTTTTAATAATGGCTCATCTTCATTTTTATAAATAAACTCTGTTAATGCTTCCATCTTTGTAAAGATATACCTTCCATTTGCTGCATCATTACCTCCTTCAAGACGAGTACCAAATTGACCATCTCTATACAAAATAGGAATATTATTTGTTCCTGGAAATTCATTAGCCATACCAATTATAGTATCAAGTAAATTATTCTCACCATGATGATAATTTGCATGTTCTGCTGTATATCCTGCTAATTGTGCTACTTTCAAAGATTTACCACCATAATTTAGTTTTCTTTTCTTCACAGCAAATAAAATTTTCCTTTGTGATTCTTTCATACCATCTATACCGTTAGGAATCGATCTACCACAATCTGCATATGAGAACTTAATCAATTCTTCGTCTATAAAGTCTGTAATGCTCATCTGATGTATATTCTCTACATTATCCAGAGAAAATGTAATGCTAGTAGGATCATAATTTCCCAACCATTCTTTTCTTAAATCTGAATATTTCTTGTGAAAAGCTTTTTGCATACTTTCAAAAGTTGTATCATCTCTTTTAAATTCAACTAATTTCTTACCAAAAGTATCTGGAACATCTTCAGCTTTTGTTGTTCCTAAACCTTTGTAATATTTAGTCTCTACTTTTCCTTTCTGTTCAGACAACCAATTATTAAAACTTCTTTCATCATAAAATAACCTATCTTTATTTCTACTTATTTTTACTCTTACTATAGGAGTTTTCAAACTAATTATGAAAGATTCATCACGCTCCAATAAACTAGGATATAATGAATGTATAAAGTTTATCAACAATGCTTCTATATGAATACCATCTGTATCTGCATCAGCAACTAAAATAAGTTTACCATAATTTAATTTATTAAAATTAGACTCAATTTTATAATCTAAATCATGTTTTAAACCTAATGCTTGTATAATTGAACAAATCACTTTATTTCCTGCAATTACAGTTGCTCCTTTATCTCTTACATTTAAGAGTTTTCCTCGAATAGGTAAAATACCGTTCCAATCCCTACCCTTTCTATCAAATAAACCTTCTTTTATTCCACATACTACATAGGTTTTAGCTGATAAACCTTCTGTTATATATAAAGAACAATTTTTACTATCTTTTGAACCTGCCTTATTTGCTCTATCATAACCTTCAATTTTTGTTTTTGTAGAACTTTTTTCACTTTTCTTTAAAACTAACATCTCCTTTGCTCTAATTATATCTTCTATTTTATCTATTATTGACCATTTACTAATAGCTGTTATATGGCTTTTCTTTACTTCACTCGAAACTTCTGGCGACTCTAACTTATTCTTATCTTGACTATCAAACTCTGGTCTATCAATTTGTGCTACTACAAATATCCTAAAGAATTGTTTTATATCTAATATATTTAACTTAGGACTCTTTGTCTTAGATTTTTTATCTTTACCATTAAATTTATCTACTAAAGGTCTTAATAATGATTCCACCCAAGTTTCAACATGCTGACCTCCTAGTTTAGTATAAACGCCATTTACAAATGATATTGCCTCAAATGTATTAGAAGGTGTTAATACTACCTCACATGTACCCATCTTTATTTGAATTTTTTCGTCTGATACTAAATTATATAAATTAGAATACTCAGACAAATTTTTTACAGACATAATCTCATCGTTTAAAGTTACTTTAACTTTTGTCAACATAGCACAATCAATAACATACTTGCTATAAAGACTAATTAAATCATCCGTTAATTCTTTTAACCCAAATCTTTCTATATCTATTACCCAACTCACTTTTGTATACCCTTTTTTCAAACTAGAACTTTTTATAATAGGATCTGAAGTATTTTTCATATTATCTGTCCATGTCTGAACAAATTTCTTTTTATTAGCAGGATCTACTCCTTCAACCGAAAACTCCTTTGAAAAAATATTACAATTATGAGTTACTGTAAAATCTTCAAGTACAAACCTATTATTGCTATCTACTTCAATACCCACATAATCACCAGATTCAACTTCTTGTATTGAGATTTTACCTGTATTAGTTACATTTCGTGATAATGGATTATAACATTTTTTCCTTGCTACAAGAGTAGGTATATCTTCTATATCTCCAGAGATATTAATATTAATAGCATTTCCCCGTCTAAGTTCACCATTATACTTCCATTGTGTCTTTGCGATATGACTACTACACATCAATCCCAAAGATTTTGCTAAAAATATAACATCACTTGCTAATTTTGAATGATCCATACCTTGTGCTATAGTAATTCTGTGTCCTTCACTCTGAACTGTTCCATCAGAGTCTATCATCCCAGCTAATACTGCTAATCTTATTTCACGAGAATTTACTAAATATTCTTGTGGTATATGCTTATTGTCAATCAAATTATATTCAGTTAATAATTTTTTCAACGGAGCAACACCAGATTTTGTTGTAGAACTAATATAGTATGCTACAGGGTTATTGATTTCTCCTTGTTTAAAAGTAGCATCATTTTCTTTACCCCACTCTTCTAAATATTCTAAAATTTCTGGATCATCTTTAGAGTTAATAGCAAATCCATATCCATTTTTATAACCATCACCTAACCAAAGTCCAAGAACATACGGATCTAGTTTGACCTCTTGTTCTTCCCATTCAACACATTCACCTACAAAACCTGAAAGTCTAGCTTGGGTAGTTTTATTTAATTTCCTATAATCTTTAATACTAATGTCTATAGTATTATTATCTGGTATCGTTTCAGCAAATTGTTTCATTTCTTGGAGAGCTTGTCTAACCTCTGGTTTTTCCGGTGGTATAACAGTAGGACTTCTACGAGTTTTCTTAGGAACTTCTTTATCCTTGTGCATTCTCTTATAATGTCTACCTAAATTACCACATAATTCTTGATTACATTCAGGACATACTACTTTTGGTGGAGACGCACTTATATATTTTGAACATATTTTCATATTTTCTTTGTCCCACCATAAAATACTCAATCCATTTTTGTCTGTATTCCAGAAAATAACTTTGTGGTCAGACATTTTAAGAGATAAAATATGATTTTCATTTACGATATAAGAATTACCCCGTGCTTGAGATACTTCAAATAATTTTCCATTGCCTTCGCATTTGTTAGTGATATTTCTTCTAAGCCCATCATCACCAATCACACAATCTCCTACTTTTAAATCTTCTATTTTTACAACCTCTCCATCAAATTTAGGTATGAGAGTACCTTTTTTCAGGCATAATTTTATGCCGAGACCATTTCTGCCCGAAACAAGACGCTCTTCTTCATCATTGTAGTTACTCCCTGTTAACATTTGTCCAAAAATCATAGTATGTATATAACATTTTTCTTCGTCATGTATCTCAATTGGAATAATTTCACCATCATTTTGTATAGTAATTCTTCCTGTCTCTTTATCTATATTTACATTTATATAAGTACACTTGGTTGTTTTACTACTCCTTTCAACATTATCTATTGCATTTGATAATGCTTCTACAAAAATCCTCAGTATGGCAGGAGCAGTTTTAATAGATTTCTTTATTATTTTATGTGTTTCTTTACAGTATATAAATTCTTCTGATGCTCGAAGTCTTTTGCTTCCAACATACATATCAGTTCGGTCTAGAACATGATCAATTGGATCTTTCTTTTGATAAATCTGGGATGCTTTTTTAGGAGGCATGTTTGTTATTAATTCCAAAAAGCATTCTTTTAAAATTAAATTTATTTTAAGAGTATCGATTTATTATCATATCATGAAGATGTAGCTAATGTTTTCCATGTTTTTAGTAATTCACAAAACGGATATACTAAATTATCAGCACTAAAAGTTTGGTAATTAATTAAATAATTAATTATAATAAAAGGAATGAATAAGTTGAACGAAGATTCGTTACAATATATACTTTATACAATTATTACAGGTCATATGACTGTAGCTTTAGAGAATATTCCAAAATATAATTCAGTGAACAAAGTTTTTAACAAGATTTTTAAACGTAAAATAATCATATATCTTAAAAAAATATCCTATCTTAAAAAATACAGAATTAAATATTATACTTGTGTTCTAGAAGAATTAAAAACTGTTTAAATTGAAATATAAAATAGTATTTTATATTTCAAGTTTTCTATTTTATTCTCAATACTTGATACACTAAAAGTCATTTATTATATACAAAAATTTTAATTTACATTAAGAACTTTTCTCTAGACAAAAAAATAAAATAATATCTTTCAGAATACAAACATCTAGTAGTAGTATAGCACCAGCTTTTAATCCTAATTGCCCAAGATCTGCCCCAGAACCTTATGTTGCAAGAAATAGAGTAGTTGATATAACAATTGGGGGTCAAAATGTAATATCTAGTTTTACCATACCAAAAAATACTCTTCTATATTCCTTAGATGATGAATCTTTTCAAGCTTTCACTCAACATGACACTACCATCTCAACAATAGGATCCAATGTAGATATAACGCTTCCTGTTTATCTACTCTCAGGTAATAGAACTTTCGGTGTTGGAATACCAGAGAGAGAGTCGCCGGGACTTGGTCTGGGATTGGAGGAAACGGTATCGTTGAAGGTGGAGTAACAAACGTGACAGAAAACACAAGATTTATACAAGAAGTATGTGCAATCCTGGTAAAACATAACATGATTGCTATGGAAACTTCTACTTAGCTGTCAAACAACACAATTCTTTACTAAATTTACTATTATCTTGCTCTAACTCCTGAATATCCTGATAATGGTTAGTATAGGTCATAAATACCTCATTATCACCATCTTTCATATTATCCCAAGCAATCTTATGAGATGTTTGCTTTATATCTGCCTCTAAAAGTGCCTGCGTCAAACGAGTTGCACGTACATCCTTTTCAATCTTACCCTGATCATTTTTATACTGAAATATTTGCCTGGAAGGATCAGTACATATATAAATTAATTTACCATCCTTATCCTTCAACATATTATCATAAGCAAATTTAGCTACACCTTTCTGACCTTGTATTAAATGATTATCAGAAAAATTTTGTAAAGCTTCGGTAATTGAATCACGAGATAAATCCAAAGGAGCAGCTATAATAATTTTATTCTGATTATTTGTAATATGTTTAGGCTGTTTTGCCATTTCTTCAACTGTACTTTCTAATTTTTCTGTTCTTTCTTTATACATTTCATTCTCGACTTCTAATCTAACAATCTTTAACTGTTCTTCAAGGTCTCTATTCTTCTGTTCTAAATTTAATATATGTTTATCTTTTTCCTCTAATTTTGTTTCACTTAATGACAAAAGTTTTTTATACTTTTCAATACAAGACTTATAATGTCTACTAAGATTATTTTTAGTTGTAAAATTTTTTTTACAATATTCACAATTAAATGATTTTATATCAGTGTCTTCAACAGATTCAGATCTTTCTTTTTGTATTTTTATACAATACTTTGTAGTTTTTTGATGTTTTAATAAATTACCTTGTAGTGTAAATTCTTTGTCACAATATTTACAAATAAAACTCATTTATTATAAAAAATTATTCTTTTAAATGGTTATCTTTAAAAGATAACCATTTTTAATTCGATAACAATCATCTTTTAAAGATATATTACTCATATTAAATGGATTGTTATCTTTTTTGAAGAGTATCTAATTTTAGTATTTTAACTTAATTACTTCAGAAAATATTTATTTTTTTGGATAAGATTTTCTGCGCACATTTTGGATGTGTGCGCAGAGAAATTTTTGTGTATAGAATTTAAAAAATCAAAATAATAAAGTATCTCAAAAAGTACTAATGATTTAAAATTAATCAATTATAATATTGATTTTTATTTGTGTTTTTTATTGATTTAAGAGAAATTTTTTTATAAATATGATTAAAGATACTCTAACATTTTTAAAATAGTAAAAAATTAAACTATGATTATAGTTTAATTTTTTTATAAAAATTATTGAATCGAACAGTAGCCGGCACCACCACCGCCACCACCGAAGTTTAGGTAATAATATGGTCTAGCATCATTCCATGATGTAAATTGTATTTGAAATTTAAATTCTGTAAAGTATTCATCTAAATCATAAATAAATTCCAAGATTGATGAGTGTATTGTTTTATTTAAATCTACTCGTCTCTTTCCAAGACTATTTTCTGGAACATCACTATATGCATCTTCTGCTAACTCGTGACCTTTTTCCTTTATAAATTCCTTGTACTCATTTTTCTTGCGACTATCCCAAACTTGTTTATTCCCTGCTGACCATTCCCAGATCCCCCATCTACATATTAATAAATTATCTTTTATTTCTAGTGGATCGTCACGTGGTTTTAATCCTTTAATAATATCTTCTGGACTTGGATAGGGTTTACTGTTTAAAGGGTGTGTATGCCATATTATAGAACCATAAGGTTCTTCATAACTACAATTCGCCCTACCACCATCACCTCTTCCTGCTACACCACAAACTACTGGTGTTAACTCGCCATCTGTTGTGTACAAATCATCTGTTATCTGTCTAGGGAAATCCCAACAATGAGATACTTGATCTTCTAGTTCTTTATTAGCTAAATATCCACATACTTCTATTTCCGATGTACCATCTTCTGCGTCATAGAAAGCTTCCCACATATTATCTGCGTTTACAAACATTTTTTATATAATATAAATTTTTTATAAATTTTTTATATTGTATAAAAAATTTATATTGTATAAGTAGTTTTTATTCTTGTATACATATATCAAGTGTTGACATATCATCGTTACTACTATACGTATCAGTAGGTAAGACTTCCTTTTTATTCAACAGTTCAGAAATTCTTTGTTTAGTTTCTTCCTCCAATTGTTTCAATAATAACTGTTTTTTATTTCGTATGTCATCAAGTATTTTTTCTCGTTGATTTATCAAAATTGGGCAATGAAGTTTTCTTAAAAGCTTTCGTTGTCGTTTACGGTATTTTCTACCTTTACGCTTATTACGATTATCTATTAACATTTCGTCGAATGTTAGTTTTTCTGATGTCTTTTTTTCTTCATCTTTAATTGTTTCTATATTAGAATTTATCTACTAAATAGAATTCAATATTATAATTTTTAACATATTCTTTATTTCAAAACAAAACATTGTTTTGAAAAAATACTCCGTACGGGATTCGAACCCGCAACCTCACGGTTAGAAGCCGTATGCGCTATCCAATTGCGCCAACGGAGCTTTTATTATAGAATAAATTTTTTTAAACTGTTTTTTAAATTCTTTATAAAAATAATATTTAGTAGTAAATACTACGTATGATCTTAATTATTACTTAAATAATAATTCTAAAATTAGAATTATTATTTAATTTAGTTTTAAGTTATTTCTAGTTTAAAATTACAAATGCCACCCTTATCAGATTCTAATTTTTTAATATAATCTTCATCAAAAACCAAGCCCATTTCTCTTAAACTTTGTTTAGAAATTAGGTGTTCTTCTGTAAATATAAATTCATAGCTGGGATTGTTACTGCACATCTTAAATATAAATTGCATGAATGGAGCCCAAAAATAATGATATCCAATATAATGACATTGATCATCGCTATCCTCATCAAAATTTAGTCCTGTAACGATTTCGCAATGTTGTGAGAGTAATTTGTGGAAAATAGTTCCTGAAAAAAAGTTAAATTGTAAATAATCTTTTCTAAGAAATATTTCTCCAGCAGTTACTAATATTAAATTTATACCAGGATCACCTAACGCAATATAATCATCATTAATTTTAGATTGAATATTCCAATGTTTACTTCCTATTTCTTCTGGTTGAGCTTCGACCATGTATAATTTATAATCTTTTCTTACTCCTCTGTCAAAACACACTAAGATATAATTATAGAGGCACTCAGGAAATGTTGAAAAATCAATATGATTTAATAACCCTATTTCTATTATATTAAAACTTTGACATAATAAGATATTTTTGTCATATTCAAATAAAACAAGTTTTTCTTCGCTATTTATAGAGACTGTTTGTTTTATTTTATGTATTTTTGATATTTCACTTAAATTAATAGCATTACTTTCAGTTCTCTTTATTTTTTTCATACCTAATTCTCTGCTAATACATTCTACAATAAATAATAATAGTTCCCCACCGCCATTTTTTAATATTTTCTTAGCTGAAAGGACATGAGCTACTATACCTTTATTTTCCACTTGTATTTCTTCTCTGTAATGACTTAAATTTAAGTCACAAATATCATTACGAGGTATAATCATTTTATGATACGACTTTTTTATACGATTTAAAAATTCCTTACTTAAAGTATCATGTGAAAAATCAGTACTTTGATACCCTCCATTATTTTGTAACCACTCAAAAAAATATCCAGCGGGTATTTTATTCAAATTTGCTACGATTTCTCTTTCTAAATTTTCAGGTGTATATATAGTATCTACGCTTATCGCTTTTATTAATTGAGGAATACGCATCATCATATTAGGATGTTTTCCTGTTTTTTCATTGTATAACTCTTTTAATTGTTTAAGATTATAAGTATAAATTTCATAACCTTGGTCAATTAATTTACTGTTGATCATAAATTTGTTTAAGTCATCTGTAGATTTAATTTCTAAAAATTCTTTATCCATTTTATATTAACAAATATAAAATGTTTTTAAAATCTACCTTCTATCTCTACATAATGCTGGTCTAAAAACTGGTGGTGGTTCTAAGCCATATGGGTATCTTAGGTAAGGATCTTCATCGATTGGATCTGTGAGATAAGGTACGTTAGGAAAAGCTGAATAGTATGTAGAAGGTTTGATAGCATAATTATTAATTAGATTATTGTGACAATTTGAGCAATTTAGTTCACAGACGGATTTATGATTATAAACTGGTCCTAACCAATTATTATCAGCTTCGCTACAAGTACAATTTGACTCATCACATCTATATTGTTTAGGTTTTATTATAATTTCTTTAGGTGGTTTAGGTTTAGTTTTTTTCTTAATTATTTTTTCCTTTGGTGCTATTAGTTTATCTTCTTTTTCATTAACACTTTTTGTTAATTTATTATTTGTGATTTCACACTGTTCTTTACATTTTTCCAGTGTTCTAAATTGACTATTATTATTGGTAAAAACACATTTATTATTAATACATCTGTAACCGCTTAATTTTTGCTTTAATATTAAATAGAATAATATAGGTATGGTAATTGTAATTATTATTAAGAATATATCTATAATCATTTATTATATATACTTAAAAACTTTTAATGATTACAATAATAAATGAGATTAAAGCATCCTTTTCAAAGTACTATAAATAATATATTAATTAAATATTCATTAAATATAATTTCATACATACGTAAAAAATATAGTATAGCTAAATAAGTTATTGTGGTAAAGGAAAAACCATAACTTCTTGTATAAAATTTACACAGTTCTTAATTAATCTTCTACTTTATCTATAGGTATACGTGCTTCTTGAACTGGTGGATTAGTAATTACTAACATTTTAAATATACATAAATGGAATTAATTTATCAATTTCGCGAGAATTGTCACTCAATACAATATCTAAAATTTCAGTTGTTATAATTAGAGGTATTTCAATCTTATATTTTAGTTGAAAAGAAACTTTAAAAGGAAGTTTACCTGTTTTATCTTGATGAGTTAGAATAAAGTTAATTTTACTTACAATATCTTTAACTTTCTTCTCAATACTACGTACTCCTTTATCTGATGTTTTGGAATATTTGTGTATAAAATATTTAATGCTTTCTTGAGAAAAAGTAATATCATTGCTGTTAAATTTAGAGTTAATTAATGATTTAGGTAGTAAATAATCTTTTACTATGTTTATTTTATCTTCAGTGTTATAACCATCAATTTTAATCACTGACCATCTATCTGTTAATGCGCTATCTGAGGGTAAAGTATTTATTGAACTAATCCACCATATCTTAGATAAATCTATGGAAATTTCACTTAAAAACATGTCTCTAAAGTCCATATTCTGTGTAGGATCTATAATATGAAGTAATGCTGAATTAAGTTCTGGGTTTTCAGATATTTTATCTAACTCATCTAAAAAAATAATACCATTTTTACATTGTAATTTTTTAAGAGATTTTACTATTTCTCCAGGTCCTGAACCTACATATGTATATTCATGTCCTTTTAGAAAATCTGGCTTTTCAATTCCTCCAAATGAAATTTGAGTAAAACCCCAGTCCATAATTTTTGAAATTAATCTAGCTATAGATGTTTTACCCGTGCCAGGTGGTCCTAAAAGAGAAAGGTTTGTGTTTATTAGATCAGGGGATTTGATTTTTGATGATAAAAATAAAATAATTTGCTCTTTTACATTTTCCATCCCATATAGTTCACTGTCAAGTATTTTTTTAGCTTTACATATAAATTCAGTTGGTGAATCTATATTTATTTCTTTGATAACATTATGTGGTATATCTGTAGCCCATGTTAACCAATTTTTAGTTTTACCGTATTCATCATCAGAAGTCTCCATATTAATAAGTTCATTATATTTTTTATAAATAACTTCTTTGTTAGAATGACTAGTATTAAGATTTAATATCTTATATTTTAAAGCTAATTGTGGATTAAACATTTTGAATTTGGACTCTTCTAGATCAAATTTTTTAATGTCAGCGTCAGAATACTGTTCGTAGTGTTTATAACCTTCAGTGAATTCTTTTAAAAGCCTGTTATAGGTATCTCTACTTTCTATCCATTCTACTGAGTAGGGAATATGGCTTTTGTAATTTTCAAAGTACAAACTAAGCCTTGCCCTATCTTCAGATCTCATTGACAAAGTTAAAAGATCTTTAGCATTTGGTTCATTTTTAAGAATTTCTTTTTTAACAACTTTATATTTTTCATTGAGATGAGAGTCATCTCCTATTTCCTTTTCCAGAAAATCTTCTTCCTCGTCGTCTTCATCATAACTTTTGTATTCTTCATCTTCTTCATCTTCTTCATCTTCTTCATCTACTTCTTCACTAAGTTCCTGTTCATCGAACACTTTTTGCTCCTCTTTTTCTTTTTTTTCCGTGGACGTGGGTTCATTTAACTTTCTTTTTTTGGCAGAAGTTTTTAATATTAAATTTAACAAACGTTTGTTGCTACTCATTTTTTAAAAATAAACATAGTTTTAATTTATTTTTAAATCATTAAATTTTTCTCTCTTAGTAAATCCACAGCATCTTGCGAGGATATACCAGTAAATAATAATCTTATAACATCAACTAAGTCAACTTCTTGATCAAGTAATCTTTTCTTTTGTAGTGGATCATCAGATAAAAGATTAAATTTATCATTATCATTGGGATTATAGACAAATTTATCTTTGATTATTTTCTTAACATTTTTGGAAAACTCTTTTTGATTAAATAATTTTACTATATTACTTAATAGTTGTTCGCAATCATACTGTAACAGAGGGCAAAAATTAGTATAATTACTTCTAAATTCATTATCGTTAAAAATATCAAAGTATAATTTTCTAAATAATGATACCATATAAGGAAGTACTTTCTCTTTCAAGTCTGCTATTAAATTCTCTAATCTACAGTCCATTTTCCATTTTTTAACTTGGTTAGATACGTTGTCTAGTATATAAAAACTATAAGGATCATCAGATGAATTTTTAGGTAAAGGAACAAAAATAATATTATGATATCCAAATCTATTAGATAGATAAATTTCTAATAATTTATCTAATGGAAATAATACTATAGAATAATTCATTAATTTACTAGTTAGATTATTTATATCAAATGGTATATAAGTATTAACTTCGCAATTTTGTATTTGAAGCATTTCTTTTACTATTTCTATTTCATCTGTATCTAATTCAATCTTATAGTAATTACTGTAAAATAATAATCTTGTTTCTAGAGGACTTAAATTCTTTAAAATAATAGTTTGTATCTTTCTATCAGAATAACCTTTAGTTCGAAATACATTTTCAAGCTCTTGAATCTGATTTGCTAATAAATCTTTATAATCATCTAAGTTACATAATTTAAATATTTTAAATCTGTCATTCTGTAAAGAATGTAGTATCTTTGTATAATTTTTATTTTCTTTAATTTGTGTAAGATACTGTTTGAATACGTCATTAATATTTTCTATTGATGGTTGTAAAGAGGTATATTTTTGTACTATTTGTTCTAGTTCTTCGTTACTATGCTGTTGTTTTTCTATGATGTCATCATTGATTATAATTTCGGTAGCTGTTTTAATTGGTCTGAACTTTTGCTTCTTTTTCTTCTTTTCTTCTTTACATAATTCTTTTGAATTGTCTTCTTTATCTCTGTGTAGTAATGTGAAATCAGGTTTATTTTCAAAATTTTCATATATAAAGATTTTTAATGCATCAGTAGGATTAATAATATTAATATTATTATCAGTTTCTGTTACTAAATCATCAATTTTAATATTGGTATTATTTTCTAATATATTATTATATAATTTACATTTTGTTTTTTCAATAATTAATTGTTTTTCTATATCCTTATATTTGTCCCTAATATTTAATAATTCTTCTAGTTGTTTTTTGAGATCCTTGTTTTCTATCATTAATTTGTTATATTTTTCTGATAGTTTTCCTACTGGATTAGATGTATCTATATTGCAATCACTGTGAGATCCGCATTTGTTTATATGAAGTTCTATATTTTTAATTCCTTTAGTCACATAATTACAATTAATACATGTAAATATAACATTTTTCCATTTATTACAATCTATATTTGATTTATTCTTATGATATTCTAAACTTTTTTGAGTTTTAAAAGGTACCCAGCATTTTTCACATAAATAGGACATTTTTTTAATGTAAATGTTATATATTTAAAAATCAATTTTTTTTTAACTATTTAAAATCATATATTTAATATTTAAAAATGTCAGTACTCCCCGATACGTCTTTGGTTGCATTTAAAGCCATAGTAAATTTCACCAATAATTTGTTCGAAGAATTTGGTGAAGAACATAAATGTGTTAAATTGTATAATCATTTATTAAGTAAAACTACTTTATCTCATGACACAGCTATTCAAAAACATATTTCTTGTTTTAGAACGTTTTGTATTGAAAACCGTGAATCTATAACTAATTTTGATATAGAAAATATTAAAGGAGATATCACTTATTCTAATCGTGTATATTTAGATATTAAAAATATTCTTAAAGCATCTCAAAAAGATACACAAAAAATTATTTGGCAACATTTATTAATAATTTCTGTTATTTTAGATCCAACTGGAAAAGCAAAACAAATTTTACAACAACAAAAAGAAGAATCACAGAATGTTGACGGAGAAGCAAATTTCTTAACTGATATAATTGATAAAATTGAAAGCAACGTAGATCCAAATTCATCTAATCCTATGGAGGCAGTATCTACCATTATGCAGTCCGGTGTATTTAATGATTTAGTACAAGGAATGGGTAGTGGATTACACGATGGATCATTAGACCTTAATAAATTAATGGGTACAGTACAAAATATGGTTACTAAACTTAATGACGAAGTAGAAGAAGATGACAAAAATACCGAATCTGTTAACATGATTAATTCTATGATGCAAAATTTAACATCTAATCTAAATAAAACTTCAGAAAATGGTGAAATGCCTGATATTGCAAATATGTTAGGTCCAATGATGAATGCGGCAGGTGAAGAGGGACAAGCACCTGATATTGCTAGTATGTTAGGTCCAATGATGAATGCGACAGGTGAAGAGGGACAAGCACCTGATATTGCTAGTATGTTAGGTCCAATGATGAATGCATCAGGTGAAGATGGACAAGCACCTGATATTGCTAGTATGTTAGGACCAATGATGAATATGATGGGAAATATGAATAATTTGGAAAATCCAAATAGTTCTTCAACTAGTATTGAAGACAAAATTAGTCTTCAACTTGAGCAAGCTAAAAAGAATGGAGATATCTAATTACTTAATAAATATATTATAAATTTATAACATATTTAAACTTTTATTCTCAATAAATTAAATGAAAATAATATATGTTTTAAAGGCAACCAGTGAATTTTTCTTCAGTTCACACCTACGTAGTTTATATTTATATTTACTTAATAATCAAGGGGAAAAAGAAATTTTAAAAAAGTTATTATTTCTAATGAAATAAATTTAGAAGATACTAAACAAGGTACACTTTGGAAATATATATTTCAAAATAATTTTCCTAATATAGATTTAGAATTTCACCATGATTTTCTAAATAGTTTTAGTTATGAACAAAATCCTGATTTATATTATTTTGTAGTTAATGATAATTACATTCTTTCATGTACTACTACTATTTTTTTTGATTTGTTAAATATGTATAAAGGAAACAATTATAAATACTTAGTAAGTGTAAAATATTTAAGTATTTTTTTAAATTCTTCATACATATATTCTTTAAATACAGGAGAAATTTCATTTTTTGTTGCTTGGCATCGTGAGAAAACTTGTTTCATTCCATCACGGTCTTTTTCTGACAAAGATTCCACAAATTCTTGATCAAAATAATCAAATCCTATAACTTTCTTAATTTCAAAGGGAGCATAGAGTTCGATTAATTTATACCAAGTGAAAATACCAGATCCCTTAAATACTCCGCACTCTACGATATCACCAGGTAAATCTTTTGTCATTAAAAAAAAATGTGTAGTAATTTTCTATCATCGCTAAATATAAATTTGTTAAAAGCTGCATACAAATTATTATCATCTTTTATTTGTTGATTACTGTTGTAAATATTCATTTTGTATTAATAGGATACTTTTTAGACTGAAATAAATGTTGATGTACTTTCCTGTAAATATCAATTGGACACTCAGATCGTTTAATAAACCTTTTTAAGCCTAGCAGTAATTTATTTTTCATGTAAATTTTCTTTATTTTTTTAGTAACAATAAGTCTTCGTTTAAAACGGTAAGTACAATGTCTTAATAAATTATTAACATTTACTGTTTGGTTTATTGTATCTGTTTTAAGTTTGATAGTATACTTTTTATAATCTTTACTTTCTTCAATAAGATCATTTAATAAATGAATATCTTTAATTACATCAGTAAAATGATCGGGATTAGGTATTCTAAGACGATTTCCGGTAATTTCAAATGATAAAGCTAAAAAATCTGTCATATTTTCTTCAAGATTAAAATAGCAACAACTATTTTTGATATTTAATATAGAGCTAATGTATGTATCTACTATATAAGCACTGTATCCGTAAAAAAAATCATCTAAACTACTATAGATTTCAGTCCAACAATTTTCAGGATTAAAATATTCTACTATTGATTCTAAATTTTTTGGTAAAAGTTTGGCATGTTTTTTATAAATAGTTTTTAATGTATCAAAAATAACTATAAATAGATCATAAAGTGTTTTATCATCTATATCTTCTTCAAATATTTCTGTGTTTAAATGTTCATTGGCAGACGGCCAATATTCTTCTGGTATATTTTCATCTCTGTATGAAACTTGAATAATAATTTCATCCCACGAGATCCTATATAACGGAACTCCATTAAAAGTAATTTTATTTATAGCCATTTCCCAATCATCTTGAGACCATTTGTCAAACATTTGTATATTTACAGAAGACTATACAAATAAATTAATTTTAATTCTAGAGTATATTCTTAAAAGTTAATACTTTTAAGAATAGTTATTGAAAAATTATTGTTTTTAGCACTATCGTGGAAATAAGTTTGATTCATAATATAAGGATGAAGTTCATAATTTTGATGACACCAAGTAGAAAATCTATTTAAATTACCAAGTAGTATTTCAACAAATTTGCTTAATTTTTTAGTACCAAAATTAATCAACTGTTCAATTAGTTTTACATCTGTACTAGGATCTTCTACTGCTGGCCAAGAATATTTAAGATTAAAAAATTCTCCTGGTTTAGATGCATTTAACCAATTTATTCACAGTATCCCCACAAATAAATTCTTTTTGTGGTTCCCTGGTAAAAAATGGAATAATCAATGTGCTTATGGTACTATGAAAGGTAGAAAACCTATTACATATGTACCTGATGTTACTAAACGTCTTGTTACTGATCCTAGAGGTGCGGATACACTCAATTTAGGAAATGTTGAAAAACCAAAACCATCCATATTTAACTTCTATAATATTACACTAGTAGTAATTTTATTACTAGTTATAACTATTATAGTATTTGCTTTCATATTGAAGAAATAAATTAATAATTGTAATTCTTAAATAAGAATTACAATCACATGTTCTAAATACCTAAATGTTGTTTAATTATCATTATTTCTTTCTGAAGTCTTAAGTTATTAATTTTTAAATCAAGAATCTCTGCTTTTTGTTCTTTAATACATTTTGTTAACATAGGAACCAACAAAGTTGTGTCTAATCACATGAAAACAGGTAACCCATTATCATCAGTTTCTAAAGGAATACCAGATGCAGACTCATGGTAAATATTATATACCTCGTCAGCTATAAAACCATCTTTTCTTTTATCAGATCCTATCATCTTAAAATTTACAGGATTCAACTTATCCAGAATTTCATTGTGATTTGTTATTGGTTTAAAATCTTCTTTTAATCTACTGTCACAAAAATTTGAATATAATAAATTGGTTCCATTCCATTCTATAGTGCCTCTATTGGTTTTAATACCAGAAGTAGTAGTGTAAAAATCTACCATTCTTTTTGTCCCAGTTAAATACTCAGTTGTTACTTTAACTTGCCCTTTAATATCAAGACTGTATTCGGGAGAAATATTATTTATACCTATATTTCCTTCGTAAAATATATTATTTACTCCTGTTTGTGTGAAAAAATTTGGACCTGTTGGACCTGTGTTTCCTATATCACCTTTCTTACCTGTTAGTGCAAATGTAATAGAAACTTTACCAATAAAACTAAATCCTTCAATACTAGTATTTAAAAATCCAGAATTAATTGTCCACCAATTTCCATTATCAATTAATGAATTTATTTCATAAAAAGCATAATTATCTACATTTGTATCTTCAGATATTTTATAAAATCCTTTTATAGTACTCTCATTGTTCTTTATTGTTAATAAAAAATTTCTTATATTATCACTATCATGATCTTTTTCACTTATAGAAAGTAAATTTACATTTTCTACACGGGAATTATTTAAACCTAAATGTCCATCTCCAGGATTTTCAACCAAAGTAGACATATTAAAGTTATAATCAAATGTGGCTCCTCCAAATTCACCACGAGGTCCTGTAGGACCAATATTACCTGTATAACCAATTGGACCTGCATATCCAGTATATCCTGTTGCTCCCGTATTTGAAGCTTCACCACTCGGGCCTGTTGGTCCCGTGAATCCAGTATACCCTGTTACTCCTGTACAACCGGTATTACTAGAAAAACCAGGCTCACCAATAGGACCTGCAATACCAACTGAACCTGTAGGTCCTGTAATTCCTGCGGAAAATATAATATTATTACCATCATAAGATAGTGTATCTCCTGAATCCCTAGGTTCAGATATTATTTTAATTCCTTGTAGAGAACCTGCATTAAAAACAGAATTTTTTTAGCAAATGAATTTATATTAAAAACTGTTAGATTATTATCTCTCGTAAAATTAGAAGACATATTTATTATACAGTTAAAAAATTGTTTAAATTTGTGCTTAAACAATTTTTAATTATCTATAATTCAGGATCACCATTTTCACAATAACTCCTTATTACGGGTAACGATGAATTATATATTGATTCTTTTTCTAATTCATTTAGAAGAATCTCGTTAATCTCAAAAAATAAATCAGTATGACCGACTTCGGGACACAAAACATGCGCAATTTCATGAGCTATTACATATATTAACATATTTTCATCATAATATTCACCGTAGTCATCTTTAAGACAAATATATACTACTTCTTTATTTAATGTATAACTTTTTTCACCCCGACAAAATGTAATTTTTTGCATTATATTCTTATTATTTAATTTTTCTAATGGATATTGCCATATCTTATCCTTTATGAAAAAAGTATGAAATTTATCTACTAATTTATTTAATTTAGGATCTGCCATTAAAAATTGTTCATGTTTATGCTTACTAATTAGATATATTATAGCTATAGTAGGTACTATTATTACACATAAAATAATAATCAAACTTGGTAAAATTTCTTCCATTTGTTTTTATACAAGAAATTAATCATTAATACTATAAAAAAATTTATATATACGTGTCGAAATAGAGTCACCTATTCTCCTTGTTTTTCCAGATTGTAATTCAAAAGTTAGATCAGCCAATAATTTAGAACGTAAATGTTCTGGAGTATTTACATATTCTGCCATTAATTCTACTAAGCTTGGGTATTTTTCAATTATCACTACTGCAATTTTTTCAGTAACTTGAGGAATAAGTGACAACTGAGAAATAAACCAAACATTAGGAGTCATGTTAGCCTTTTTACTCTTTTTAAGCGAGGAGGAATACTTTTCATCAGAAATTTCTATGTTACTATAAAATTTATCTCCATCTTCATCAAATTTCTCTTTTATTTTAATTAAAAAATTTACACTCTCTATCATACTCTCAGTCTTATACACCTTTATTCCATCACGGAACATTGTGTTAACCATACTACCAATCAAAGTTGACAAAGGTATACCTCCCATCTTAAAACCCAGTTCTTTATTAAAAGATCCTTCGATCAAATACAAAATTTTTTCTTGAGGAAATGTTTTTAATAACCTAGCTTTTTGTTCCCTATTTCTACCATCTACTATACTAGCTTTCAAGTCTGATATACTTTTCCGCTCTATTATTAGCATTATTTCTTCATTTTTCTTCAAAATAACGTCCCCCAAATCTAGTTGTTCAATATTAAAAGAAATGTCATTTTCTTTTAACATTTTTATCAATCCATGTTCTCTGGTATCAATAATTAGTTCCATAAGTACTTTATTATAGTTTTTAATACCTATAAATAATAAAAATGAAAATTTAAAACAAAGTATGCTCTTATAAATGAAATATGGATATAAGACAGACTGGAAAAAATGCTTTACAAAAAGTTCTAACTCATCAAAAAAATATTGATATTATAGAATCATATATTAACAAAAGCTGTTCAAATTTAGAGGATGATGAAGAATATGTTAAACAATACAATTCATTTATATATCAAGCTATAGGAGATATTATTAAAAAAGTTCCCCTTAAAAATATTCTGGCTTCTATTAAAAATGATGAATTAGGATGGGAACATAGTTGTTTCAAAGAATACAAAACTATCATGGAAGAACAAGATGATTTTATTGAAAACCCGTTTGAAGTAATAGAAGGATGTATGGAATGTCAAAAATGTAAAAGTAAAAGAGTATTCTATTATCAAAAACAATCAAGGAGTTGTGATGAGGGATTTAATACATATGCTTCATGTTGTAATTGTGATGCTAAATGGACAATAAAAGGATAATATAAGTTATTTTTTGTATTTAATAAAAATACAAAAAATGTTCATCTAAATTAATTATTCTATAGTTTGAACTTCAGTTTTATTCATAAGAATAGCAAATAGTATCCAAGCTATAAAAGGACATAACAACAATTTTATAGTTAAGTCTCCTAACGCAAAACAAGCTAAAGATAAACTAAATGATATAATTAATATCCATAGAGAAACTATTTTATTTTTTCTACATCCATAAAAATACAACCATAAAGCAAGACTTAATATCAATTGATTACTTCTGTAGCTGGTGCTAGCCAAGGTACATTTAATATGCATTACATATATAATTGTACTACAACAAGCGAGCAAGTTAAATTGGTCGCAATCTGTAACCAAGCAAATTGCTGGAGTATTATATCATCTAGTGAAGGATTTTCAGTAATGACAGCTACTAAACTATATTAACTAAAATTCCAACAAGAACATTTAGTATCAGCATCCAATACTTCCTTACATCCTAAACATTTAGTACTCAATTTCTTTCTAATTATTTTGATTGAAGTATTATTAGGAAAAAGATGACGTGCTAATATACTTGCACGCTCGTAATTTGATGTATAAATATCATAGATTTTTTCATCTGTTTTATAAATTTCATACACACTCATATTATATATAAAAATTTATTATCATTTAGATAATAAATTTTTTGTCATTAATTATTCTAATCTAAAGTAAGCTATTAATAATATTTATTTTTACCGGATCTCTTAGATCTTTTCTTTTTTATTTCCTTATTTTTTATTGATGGTGTATATTTAACAATCTTTTTACACCATTTAGGAGTAGAAAACGAAAATAGTTCCACAGGTAATGTGTCGTCATTAGTACTAAAACCAAATTTAACAGACTCAATAGGTCCATCTTTCTTAGGAGATAGTCTACTTGTTGCCAAAGACCAAATTGTATCCAATATATCACTAATATTTTCTAATTCTTTTTTAACAATATTACCACCTCCTATCATAACATAATGGACCGAATAACCTAAATAATTCCAAAACTTAATATTTTCAATACCTAATTTCGACCAATGAGTCTTTGGAGGAACTGTAATCACATTTACTTGATTAAGAAGTAAATTTGGTGAAAAAGTGTTTCTAGTTTCTCCCACTTTTACTATAGGACCAAAAATATCTTCGTCACACCCTACTTCCAGACTTCCATATTTAGTAATATCAAAATAATCAGATTCTAATTTGTGTAGTTGATCTTCTCTTTTAACTGCTACAAATGGAATATTAGGAAATCTCTCCCGTAAAATTTTAATAGCGTGAGTAAAACAACCTGATGTACCTCTTTCTTCATCTAATTTTGAACCGTTTTGTTTAAATGGATCACCATCCCATATAAAACATTTAATTCTTTCGATGATCAACTCATAAAAATTTCCTATCTCCTCAGCCTTTTTTTCTATATCACAAATAGACATACCATTGGTAAACCCACCAAGTTTTACCACAATTTTTGTTTCTTGAGATGGCATTTCTAACTTCTAGTTTAAACTTTGCCTAAAATGTCAATTTTATTTTTTTAAAGAATTAATTAGTCATTTTAGGCAAAGTCTACGTAATAGATAGGAGCAGGCTCTTGTTCAGTTTCTTTAGATAATGAACACCATTCACCCTCGCAAATCTTGATATCATATACAACAATTGCACTTCCTCCCTGTCAATGATTAGCACTTACATAATTAGCATGTGCTAAGTTGTAAGAATTTTTATAAGCAGTATGAGATATGTATCCAGCATCTCCTTCGACAGGTTTAAGGTAAAAAATTCTTAAACCGTTTATTTTTTACTTTAAGCAGATTTGCATTTGAAAAACCATTTTATTCTAAAAAGAATTAAATTCTTTTTTTTTGTGTAATATTCTATATTACACAAATATAGTATCCTAAAAAAAATAGGGTTTAGCGATCTGGTAAATCATGCTGTAAAAAATTTTCTATATTTTTAGTAAATTGATGTTGAGGAGTTAAAGGAGAAATTATCATTTGTAATTGCTTTAATTTCTATATTATTATTTGACTATTGTGATCCAAGCTATTAAACCATGAGCACTAACAAATAATTTTAAACTATCATCATAGCTATTATATTTTTCTAAACATATCATTTATACAAAGAAAATATAAAAAATTACTTTGCAGTTAAACAACTTAATTCTTTACTAAATTCACTATTATCTTGTTCCATACCCTGAATCTCTTGATAATGATTAGTATAGGTCATAAAAACTTCATTATCACCATCTTTCATATTATCCCAAGCAATTTTATGAGATGTTTGTTTCAGTTCAGCATTTAAAATAGCCTTAGTCAATCTAGTTGCCCTGACATCTTTTTCTATTACACCCTGGTCATTTTTGTATTGAAAAATTTGTCTAGATGGATCTGTACAAATATATTTAAGTTTACCATTCTCATCTTTCAACATAACATCATATGCAAATTTCGCAACACCTTTCTGTCCTTGAGTCAAATAATCATGAGAAAACTTTTCTTGAATTGCTTGAACAACAGCATCATTTGATAAATCCAAAGGAGTATTTATCAAAATTTTCTGATTATTATTAACTTGCTGTTTCGGCTGCTTAGCAATCTGCTCAACAACTTCAAAACTTTTCTCACCTTGCTCTTTATATATCTCAAGTTTTGCATCCAATTCTATTACTTTTTTTTCAAGATTACTTATATCTTCTTTCTGCTTCTCTATAATTTCATCTTTCTCTATTAGCTTTCCATTAAGAAAATCTATACATTTTAATTCATGTTTATTTAGCAATTCTTGAGTACAGAATTTTTTTTTACAATATTTACATTTAAACTCCTTAACATCTATTAATTCTCTATTTTGAATTTCTAAACAATATTTAGCTGTTTTTTTATGATTATTTAATGAACTTTTTGAACAAAAACTTTTATTACAAAATTCGCATGTAAGACTCATTTATTGTATAAAAATTTCTGTTTAAATTGATATCGCTTTCCATCGCAAAATATTTTGCGATATCTTGCGATATTTTGCGATTTTAATTTTATCGCGCGATTTTGTATTCTACTTATTTTCAGTTATTTACGAATTAAGATATCAGAAAATTTTCTTTTTTTTGAAACGTAATTTCTGCGCACATTTTGATGTGTGCGCAGAGAAAATTTTCTATTTCAAAATTGAAAATGTTTTTTATTAAAAAGTATTTGAAAAAGTATTTGGATACTTTTTAATTTCTATATTTTTAAAAAATAATTTGAAATCGTTATCTAAAATATAGAAATTTATAATAAAATAGATCCTTACCAAGAGATATTGAAATTACCATATGTAAGGGGATTAGTATTATCTTTAGAAAATAAACCACCAACTAATTCTTGGCAATCAAACCACATAGATATAATAAAACTAGAAGAACGTTTTTATATAAAAAATTCAAAAGATGATTTATGTATTATTAAGGAAAATATGGGTAGAATATATCATCATGTCACCGTTATATTAAATACTATTATTCTTTTTGAAAAATATAAGTTAGAACCGATTAAATTTTTTATATATCTATCTGGGACATGTAAGTTGGGAAGAAACGTAAATAGTTCAATATTTACGTTTCTTCAACTTCAATATAATGTGAATAAGGATTACTTTTTCAAATCATAAAAATGAAAATATAATAATTTCTATATTTTTAATTAAAATGTCATTAACTTGTAAATACTGTAACAGAATGTTTTCTACAAAAAGTAATTTATTAAATCATCAAAAAAAGGCAAAATATTGTTTACTTCTTCAGAAAGAAGATAATATCAACGATGAAATAAACTTCAATGATGATGAAAATTATAAATGTGAATACTGTGAAAGAAATTTTTCAACTAAAAGAGTATTAGAAAATCATAAAAATATTTGTATAAATTATTATAGTTTTTTAGTTACAGAACAAATAAATAATAACAAATTAATCACATTAGAAAAAGAAATTATAGAAAGGAATCTTTTAGAAAAGGAGAAAGAGAATTTAAAATTACAAGCAGAAAACGATTTGTTGTGGAAGCAAATGGAAAATTTGTTGTCAAATAATAGTACAAAGGAGTGTTTATTAGAATTACAGGATAAACTTCAAGAAATTGCAATGGTTGCGATAGATCAGAAAAATGAAACGATAACTGGGATGGTGAAAAATATGTGAAGAAACAACCGCGTATAAAATATGATGAAAAAAATGTATTTTATATATTGACGACAAAATTATTGAAGTCTGAGAATAGGTATATATTTGGAAAAGCTAAAAATTTGACGAGTCGTTTATCTACTTACAATAAAACTGATGAACATGAAGTTGTGTTTTATCAATCATGTGGAAGTGAAGAGCAGATGGGTAATGTTGAAAATGTAGTTTTTCAAAAGTTAAGTGAATATAGGGGGCAAGCTAATCGTGAAAGATTTGTATTACCTGATGATAAAAACATAGATTATTTTATTAAAAAAGTTACTGATATAGTCGAGTTTTTGAAATAAATTATTATTTAAATATATGTATTAATATAAATAATAATAGATTAGTTTCAAATCTAGAAACTTTCCAGCAAAATTACAGATCATTTTAAAAACTTTAAGTTCGTGGTTAGAACATGTGAACTAAAATACTTAACCTGACATTTGGGATAGACCTTAGGTGACAGTTGCCTTACTACTGCTATTTTTATCTATTTAACAAAAAATAGATAAAAATAATTTTGTTTACAGAAAAGTATAATTATTGATAAATTCGATCTTGTGATTGGAGGAAAAATTTAAAGGTGGTTGTATGTTAGTTCTTAGTTGTTTTAAGCTGGGTAAATCGTTAAAAAATAAAGGTAATTCCCTTGGTTGACTTAGTTTAATTTTAATATATGAAAGATTTCTACAAACAATTAAATCTTCTAGATTGATATTATCAGCTAATATAAACAGAGTATGTAAATTTATGAATTTTTCCCAGTTTACTTTTACATTTGCAGCTGTACAAATAGTTAATTCTTTTGTTTTCATTACTTTAGGGGGGTTAAAATAATAATCTTGTGTAAAACAGTTATACAATTTAACAATTGGGGGAAGTCCATTTTTAAGTACTACTTCATGTTTTTCAAAAAATGAAATTATTCCATTAACATTAAGTTGCTCTTTTAAATGTATTCTTGAATAAGAATCTGTATTTTTTTTACTTCTAAAAAGAAATATAAATACTATAGTGATTAATCCTAGCCCAGTAACGAAAATTTCATAAAACATTTTATTTAATTAATGTATCTGTTATAATTTATTAAATTTATTTTGATCTCATTTCTTGTTAATTAGGGACGCAACAATATCTTATCACTATCATAACATTGTGTACCATTTTTACATGTTAAATCGTTTGCACAACAATCTAATGTTGTCGGGATAAGTGTTTCAGAATCTTTACATTGTGGTTTATTATCTTTTTGGTATTTTAGGATCTTTATTTTGGATAGACTTAGAACTAGAAAAGTGTTTATATATTATTATAATAAACTTATTATAAGTATAGTAACACTAAAGGAGCTAAATTTATTTATTAATACGGTTAAAAGAAATTTCTCTATTTTATTTACATAATATTACATTTACTTTTATATGAAGCAAGTTGAGTTTTAACAACTTCTTGTTCTGCAATTTGTTTATTAAGTTCTAAGTACTCATTTTTTAGGGTTTCCCATTGTTTATCTTTTATATTAATATTATTGAATGCTTCTAAGCTTTCATTTAATGTAATTCGTAAATTTTTCAGATCATTTTCTTCTTTTAAACAATTACTTGTAGAATTTCCATTAATAATGTCCTTCATATCTTTTCCTCCGGTTAATGCGTGATCTATTTTTCTATCTTTTAGTAAATCTTGTTTTATTTTTCTGTTTTGTGTTAAATTTTTAAGATATTCTGTAGCATTTGGATCAGTTTTTACTATATCACTTAATAATTTTTTAACATCTTTTCTAGCTTCTTCGGCTTCTTCTTCAGTTTGTTGATTAGGATCAGTAAAGTCTCTTTGTACTTCTTCTTCTGTTATATCTAATACATAACTACTTGCGTTTGCGGTCAATTTTCTTCTAATTACTGGATCAATTATATTTAGCATAGTTTCCCTATGTTTAACTAATAAATCACGTAAAAACTCTTCACCAGAATCTATTTCTTTCATAAGTGTTGCTTCTGCTATTTCTTGAACAATTTGTACCATTGCATATTTAGTTCTGGTATTTAGTGTTGAAAGCCATTCATCTAACCTTTGAGTGGCTTGTTCATTGGCAAGTAATTCGGGCCATAGTTCAGAAAATAGTACTTCATTTTCTTGAACGCGTGGTATTCCTCTTGGTTGTCTTTGATTAGTAATTTCAGAAAGTTCATATATAGTATTTTTAATTTCATTTTTATACTTATCTTTATAAAAAGTAAAAATATCGTCTAAATCTTCGTCCGACAATTCAATAATAGTAGTCATTAATATTTATTAAAGTTTATATTAATTTAAATCTTTTTGAAGTTTTTTAATTAGGATAGCATTATCAATAAATGTTTGTTGAGCTCTTTTGAGTTCTTTATCAAATTTGATGTACATTTCTCTTTTTTTAATAGCTTCATCATTAGTTTTTCGTAAATAATAACTACCAGATTCCAGCAACCAAATAATTGGCCAACATTTTAATAAAGAGTACGAATCAAAAACATCATGTGACTTTCCAGTTAAAATTTCTTGGAAAGAAGAAGTCCATTCGGAGTCATCGACGAATTCACAATCTCCCCAATCATCAATTTCATAGAATGATTTAAATTTATACTTACCTGAATTTGGAGGGCAACAAATAGTATTTGATAAAAATTTTCTATCATCATTATCGGCGGAATTTAAAATATGAGGGCAAAGATATTTTTCCAAAACTACTAGATAAGGTAGTTTTGGAGAATTAGTACGATCATAATACCACTTCATTATTGGATTAAGTATATATGTAAATATCATTTATTATTTTAATCTATTTAAAATATTTATATTAATAAAAAAAAATGAATAATAGTTGTGTATTAACTGCCACTATGACTGATGAAGAATTTCAACGAATATTTAGTGATTATAATAATGCAGATATTAATGAACTTATTGCTAATAATCCATGGGGAAATATGGTGAATAAAGCTTTTGTATTTCACAAACAAAGAGATTTTCTTTCAGCGCTTATTTTTGGTACTTTAGCAATTTGGATGTATAGAATTGAAGAAGCTAAAAACGGAGCTACTCCAAATCCTGAAATTATAAATCCCTTAATTCAATTAATTCAAAATTGTAGATTATCATATCAAAAAGATTTAAAGTCCGAAACAGAAACTGGTGGTGACGATGATGAATCTGTTGAATTTAAACCTGAACAAGAATCTGAATTAAAACTAGATTTTCAAACTTTAATTGGTATGTATAATGAAAAACTGTTTATAAATGAAAAATTCATATATCCTAACCAATATCCATTTTTATTCTTAACAGAACGTAACAATGTTCTATTGTATGGACCACCTGGTACAGGAAAAACAGAATTAGCTAAGGCCACAGCAAAGCAAATATCTTCAAATTATCCTGAATTTAAGATATTTTTTGTTGTTGCTACTGCAGCAGATTTAAGAAGTAAATGGGAAGGTGGTACAGAGAAAAGAATAAAAGGTCTTTTTACTTATGCTAAAGATTTAGCTGCAAAATATTTAGCTGGAGAATATGAAAATGATCCTAATCCAGTATTACGTGGGGTCCCTAAAGCTAAGGCTAAAGTTATTATATTTTTAGACGAAGTTGAAAGTCTTGCATCTGATCGTGAAAAAGATCCTCAAAATTCTAGATCTGTTACTACTTTATTACAAGAAATGCAAGGGTTTAAAGATGGTGATATGAATAATGTTATGGTTTTGGGAGCTACTAATTTTCCTTGGAGTTTAGATCCTGCCTTTTTGAGAAGATTTACTGGTAAATTAATGGTAACATTGCCTACTTATGATTCTAGAATTAAGTTAACATTTAACAAATTAATAGAAAAGTATAAAAAAGAACCAAGGTTTATGAGAAAACGTCTTAAGAATTTACAATTTATAACTACAGAAGAAGAGATTGAATCAGAAATTAATTTTTATAACTCATCTGGGGATTTAACTCCGGATCAAGATAGGAAAAAACTTGAGCTTATTGAAACCTTAGAATCTATGAGGAAACCTGATAAAATTCCAGGTTTTACGAAATATTTTAATAAGTATTGTACAGCTGGAGGGAGAGCTCCTATAGGTGACCTACTTGGTATTTTTGAACAACGAAATAATATATATGAAACTATAACTCAAGAACTAGCAAATGCTGGTGAAGACACTGAAGCTGGTAAAAAGATTAAAAATGAAAAAGAATATATAGATAATTCTTATAAGGAGGTTGATGATTCACTTTCCCAGTTAGTTCAAAATGAACTTTCTTTTATGAAACCTGATAATTTACAACCAAGTTTACTTACTGACAACAATCAACATTGGACAAATAATGATTATGAACAGTATAGTCGTACTTACAATCAATTTTTAACCAATCTAACAGGTTCTGGTGATAAGTTAAATGAAGATATAAAGCCAATTTATCGATTTTATCTTGAGAGTTTCACTAGATTTCATTTTGGTATATATTTTATTGGGGCTGGTTGTGTGATAGATAATATAAATAATTTATATAAATTATCAGCTTATCTTCACTATCTTTCAGATGTAATTGGTCCTTCTCCTATAGCCAAATTATACAATCTTGTCAATTTACAACATGATAAAACAAGTACTTATGCTAATAGTTATTTTGGTTTTTCAAATTCTGATATTACTAATTTAATTAATGAATTCTTTGCTAATATGGCTAGTAGTATAATTAATTCACACTTTACTGCGGTAACTTGTGATACAATGAGTAATATATGTCAGAAATGTGGTATGAAAGATGCTCATTATTTGGATCAACAAAGTATTGAGCTTTGTACCCAATGTTGGAAACGTTCTCTAAAAGAAGGGGAGGATGTAGTTCCTTTTACTATGATATCTAATGGCGCAGAACAAGTAATTCATCAAGGAAATCCTGAAATTAATATGTTTGAAGGACTAAAAGATGATACTGATATGTATGTATTGTTTAAGGAATCAGATTTTGACAAGGCTTTAAGTAGATTCAAAACTACTACTGGGAATGATTCTAAAATGTGTGATTGGTTGTTTTACGCCAAAGAAAACGAAGCACCTTCAGGACAAGGTAAGACATGTCAAAAATTGATGGGAGGACTTTGGGAAAAAATTAGGGCAAATACTAGATAAAATTAATTATAATTGTTTAATGTATAAAATTAATTATAATTGTTTAATGTATAAAATATTTAAAATTAATGTATTTTAAATATAAATGAGTAGGATTACAAAAAAAGACACTGATAATATTGGACTCAGTACTAGTAATTTTTTTATAAATTCTGATATACCAGGAAATAAAGTTTTGGTAGGTGACAAGGATCATTTCCAACATAGTAGTATTAGTATTAAAAAATTAGAAGATTTAAATACTGAGTTAAATGAAAATGATAGAGAAAAAGAATGGGCTGAATTAAACCAAGAAATTGTACGAATAAAAGCTGACACACAAAGTCAACTTAATGAACGAATTAGAAATATTAGCTCTACATCCGTGGAAGACCTTAATACGCAAAAAAAACAATTATTGGGCACGCAAATTGGAAATATGGAACGATATTATCTTGATAAGTTTAGATATATTAAACCTTTAATTGATCCCAGAACAGATCAAAAACTTCAAACTAGAATTAAGAAAAATAACACTCAGATTCTTCCTTATTTTGATAGAAATATTAGAAGATCTAAATTAAAACAAAATGAACCACCTGAGGATCGTACTTCCCAAATGATTAACGAGCTAGGTAAACTATCTGCTATCGATATACTTGGCGAGAGATCACAAAAAATAGCTGGAAAAGTAGAGTGGTTAGCAACAGTAGTATTTGGTTCTTTTGTACAAATTGGTCAAAATTATATATTACAGGCAACCATCACAGGTGTTGTAACAGCTACAGGAATACCTGCGGCAGGTGGATTTTTAGTTGGTGCTAGTATTTTAATGATAGTTGGAATGGGTAAGGAATATTTTAAGAGAAAAGGTGACCCAACTACTATACAAGATGAACTAGAATTAAAAAATTTATTAACTTCAGGTATGTCATATGTAGCTATGAATTCTCTTACTCTACTTAGTCCAGCGGCTATAGGTCCTGAATACGGTATTACTATGGAAACTTTATTTGGAAGTAGTTTAGAAAGTATGATACCATTTACAGCTAATGGTTTTATGTACAAATATACACAAGGTGTTTTAAGAAATACGGTTCCAATGGGTATTAATGTTATACTTTTTGGTTCTGTAAGTAATGGTAGGCAGCAAAGAGTTATGTTAGCCGAAACAGCTTTTAATGATCCAGAAGAAGCAAAGTTAACTATAGATTGGGCATTATTATTAAAGAAGAATAAGGAGAGAGAATTTGATAGTCAATTTTTTATTAAAAGGTTTACTTTTATTACAGATTCTACAATAGGAATAATTGCTAAATTACCATTTAAATTTCTAGCTCAAGTGTTTGATACACCAATTACTGTAACAAGATGGATGTCTGATAGAGTTGCGCATAAGGCAGTTGGTCAAATATCTTGGTTATCAGATAAAAAATTTAGTCTTAAGAAAAAATTTAAGAAATGGGATTTTCTTAACCCTATTAGTTTAGCTGCTAAAATTTTTTCGACTATATGTTATGTATTTAATTGGATAATGGCAAACACAGTTGATAAATTAGGGATAGGAAACATTTCTAGAGTTATACTTACGATATTTACAGTTGGTTTTATAGTATCATTGGCTGATGCTACATTTGCAGATGGAGAATCCCGGGAATTATTCAATGCAGCTGTTAGAAAAGCGTTACAATATTTTTCTGAGCTTTTTACTAGCGAAGATTTTTATTCAAGTATAGCACAAACTAATTTTGTTATTCCTATGGTTAATCCCTATATAAATGATTTACTTAAGAATAATTTAGATTCTGTGGTATCATTTTTAGTTGTTTCTATAGGAATTAGTTATTCTAATATACCAGCTATATATGGTAATAGTTTAAATGTTGGTGATATAGCAGCTGGTACTAATATGGATAATTTTCAAAAATTACAAATAATAGGTCTTTCTTTACTAGGAGGATGGGTATTTATTAAAGGTGTTAAAAAATTTATGGGAAGTGATTTACCTGATTATGTTAAACAAATTTATGATATGCCTGAGGGCCCAGAAAAAGAACAAGCTTTAAATAATCTTGCTTTATCATCGAGAACACAAAGAATTAATAAGTTTAGTAAAGATCCTAGTAAAAAAGAAATTATAAAACGTACTATTGAAAATACAGTAGTAAAGGTCTTAGATAAAATTAATTTTTATGATTTTATGACAAGTTATGAATTAAGATATGGCGATACAGTTTTAATGAGACAAAATAGTGAAACAATAGCTCAGTTCCTCCTTGTTGATTGTTTTATGCAACAAGAAGTTGCAAGATTAACAGAAAACTTTACTAAAACGGCTATTAGTAATGCTAGATCTTTATCTACTAATGCTTATAATATGTATTTTCCTAATGATAATACACGTAGTATTACTAAAGAACAATTTTTAAATCAAAAGAAACAAATCGAAGTTCAACAAGATGAACTTAAAGCTCTTATTAAAAAGACAGAAGTTATGAGAGATAAAGAAAAGGAAAGAATGTTCCAACAGCTTGGTATTCCTGAAAATGGAAAACTAGAAGATTATGCTAATAAAGTTAGTAAGAAAAAATATGACAAAGCCAAGGCATCCTTGGATAAACATAATGAACAAATACAATCATATGAGAATCAACAAATTGGAATAAATGAATATAAACATTTTCTAGACGTATCATTAGAATATTCAACACAAATTAATACAAATGGTTTTGGTGCTGGAGTTGGTGTGTTGCTTATGGAGGATGCTGGTAAAATAATAACTCCTACATCTCCCCAAACTATACCGGATAAAATAATTATTCCTAATCTTCCACGTGGCGGAGGTATGATATCTTTTTTTACTAGTAGTTTTATACAGACGCAAACTTGGTGGAAAGATCCTAAAAATGAAAGAAGAAAAATTCAGATATCTAAATCTTTTACTGAAGTATTAGATAGAGTAAGAGAAAATGATCCTACTATGAAAAATTCTAAAAATGTAGTTGATAATGCTAAAAATTTACTTAGTGCTTTCGAGGCTGTTTCTCAAAGTGATCTTATAGAATCAGCTAAAGATAGAGATTCCCGAATTAAAAGAAGGGATCAATCTATAAATAATTATGTAGAAAAGGAAAAACAAAAGTATAAAACTGAAAACGCAGGATATATAAGCCAATATTTTACTGATGTTAAAATTCCCAAGAAAGAAGAAGATACTTGGAGACAAAGTGCTCAAAAATTAGTAGATTCTCAGGCTATATTTCTTTCACCAAAAGAATCATATAATTTACAAAAAGAAAATTTAGATCAAGAAATAATTAATGCAACTGCTCAATTGTCAATATTAAAACAGCAATATAAATCCCTTGATATGGATTTAGCTTCTGTGGCAATGCAGAATTATATTGGCAAAGATAGTGAATTTGATTATAAAGATAAGGTAAAATTTGCAAGTACATTAGAAAGTACGTATAAGTTTTATAATGATTTTAATAAAGTAGAAGAAGATATAATAGAAATACGAGATAGATATATAGATACAGATATGAATGTAGGATTAACATTAAACAATAAGTATAAAGAACAAATACATAAGTTAAAAGAAGAAATAGCTAATCCTACAATATCTGTTCAAGAAAAATTAGACAAAGAAAAGCAGATTGAAAAATTACGAATTAGTGTAAATGAACAAGAAAATATAGTTACTAAAGGAAGAGTACATAGTTTTAATAAAGATCCGCGTGGATTTTTAATACAGTATATTTTAGAAGAATATGTTCCTGGAACAAGATTTATACAAACGAGTCTTAAAAGATGTACTGATGCAATTATTGATTTCGTTAATCTTAATAGTTTTACAGGAGCGGCACTCTCTTTAGGACAATTAATAAGTTACCCTGGAGTATTATATTATAGGTATTGGATTAAACCAAATGTAATAGCAGGAGGAGAAGGAGTTTATAAATCATTAAAAGAATTAACAGCATCTGGACTAAAGAAAAGTCAATTGTTAGCATTAATGGCATCTAAAGCAAATAGTGTTAAAAGAGGAAGAATAAGTGATGTAATTTCTAATTATTCTAATAGTATAAAAGAGTTTCATCCTGAAAGTAAAGAGAAAGATAAAATTATAGAGAAATTAGAAACTTTTACTGATTTATTAAATCAAGCTCAGAAAGCATCTGAAAACCAAGTAGAGAAATACACAGAGTCTTTAACTGTACTTTCATACAATATTTTAACTAGAAATGATGATCCTGAATTTAAAGAATCAGTGCAAAGTATTGGTGATCCAGCAGAAGTAGCTAAAAGAATTGCAACAGATATTATTACTGATATTTCTACGCAAATAGATGTTATGACGGAAATAGATATAGATTTGTTAACAGATTTTGCTTATGCTTTTGACCGTCCTGATATTGATTTATCATCATTGACTAATTTATCACCTAGTAATAATGTTAATCTTCCTCAAGAACCACCATTAGAACCAAGTGACAGTCAAGAATTTAGAAAATTTACAACTTCTTCTTTAGGGGTAAGTATTGAAGAGGGTGTATTAGAATATTTAGGAATGAATCAAACTGGTCAAAAACAAAGTAAATTGAATGCACTTATACCAGCTGAAGTTCAAAAAATTTGGAAAGATAGATCGGCAAAAATGCCAAATTCAAGAATGTATAAAACAAATATGCTTTGGATGGCATATGACAAAGAAACTTCTAGTAAACTTGAAAATATAGAAGTAGATATGAATATGTTATTATCAATGACTAGAAAAACACAATTTTTGAGAAACATGGATTTAAAATCAGGTGAACAACATAGTGTTGATACTAATGCATCAAATAGATGGTTTAATGATATTGCTAAAAATTCATATGCTAAGTATCAATACTCAGAAGCTAGAAGAGACGAGCTAAATAAGGATGCCATATTTATGTCAACAAATTTAGGTATAGGTGATGTAAATGTTATTGGTACGTTAGAAAATAAAGGTATTGGATATTTAGATGCTATTAGAATTTCCGATTCAGGATTACTTAGAATAGTTAATTACGGTAAAGATCCTGATGAACAATTTTCAAATATTAATGATTTGTATAAAACATTTAGTAATCCTTTAGCTCCCCAACCTAAAATATATTGGAACAATCCACATGTTTTAGATTTATTTTCATCTGAAAGGGCAGGTATGAATGCAGGAGATGCGGCAAATAAAGGTAATTGGATTGAAAAGAGTCAGCTTGTGGAAGATTTACAAGTAATAAATAGTAACACCGAAAAAATTTTGGATATATTTAAACAAAATAAAGATAGAATAGCTAAACATGTGGATGATGTAGGGGATATATTAAAACAATTATCTAGTGGTTTAACTAACGTAGTTAATACAGATAAACAAGATACGGTAGAACCTGAAAAAGGAGGATTAACTGAAAGGCTAGTAAATAAAGTTTTTGGTACTAATTCTTATTTGTCTAACTCAGCAGTTATAGAAGGAATGTCTATGGGTAAAAGAATGTATAATCAAATTAGGAGTCAAACTGTAAGTACTGAAGGAAATGTTAATTTAGGTGAAGAACTTAACAATCAACCTGTTATATTCAATAGAGATTCAGATGGTAAAATTCAAGTAACTAAAGTAAATAAAGAAGCGACAAATGCCGATGCTGATGCTTATGCATCAAAGGTAGTAAGACAAAATATAGGTGCAGGGGGGTGGGCTGGTCCTTCATTGGGAGTCACTTGGAAATCTTTAAATTTCTTCGGCGGTCTTGGAGTTACAGCTGCTCGAGCTGAGAGAGATACTGCTGCAATTTTAAATGGTAGATTTGATCTTTCTTTATATACAAATATGAGAAATTTATGTTCTAGTCTTGATACATTTTGTCCTCCTGCTGATGCTTCAGTAGGAGAAATTAGGGATTTAGTTTTTGATGATTACAAAACATCAATAACAGATGAAGGTAATTCACTCGCAAGACAGACATTAAATTCTCAAATTAAAGCTCTTGAAGAGGCTACACTTAAAAATCCTCTTTCACCACTATTTAATGTTGCAACTAATGTAATAAATTCATATGAAAAGATACATGAGACTTCAAAAGCACGAGCAGTTAGAAGTAGTTTATATTCTTCTTTAGGAACAACAAGATTAATGGATAGAGGATATGTTCAGAAAGATGAGGATTTATTTATGAATTTCTTGTCTTGGCGTAAATATCAAGCCGAAGTAAATTCAGTTGCTACAAGCTTAAATGATAGGTATTTTAGTATTTATAATGAAAATAGAGATTTAATTGATAATATGAAAGAATCTGAACTAGTATAATAGTTTGTTTAAAATTTTGATAATCAATTTTATAATTTATCAAAATTTCTGTAAATTTATAATAATGTAAGTAAACAATCTCTAAATTTTTCATTATCATACTCCATATTTTTAATATCTTCATAATAAACCATTGAAAATTTAAGTTCTTGAGGATTCATATCTAAGAATTTTTGAACAGAAAGTTTATGTACTTTCTGAAAAATTTCAGCTTGCCATAATAAACTTGTTAATACTTTTGCATTTTTATCTTTTATCATGTCACCTTGTTCGTTTAAGAAGTTAAAAAATTTTTTTTCATGGTTAACACATGAGTATATATTACTATTATTATTTAATAAAAATTTAAAAACAAATCTTGCTATTCCTTCTTGCCCACCTATTATATGTTCGTATTTAAGATTATCATCTATAACTTGTTTAATACTGTCAATATCGGTATGTAAGTAATTTTCTATAATTTTATTATTTCTAAGTTTATTATTATTTTCATGAAATTCGTTAAGAATATTAGTTTTGTTAAGTTCGTCATTTGCAAAATTTAATTCATTTTTAAGGAATTCATTTTGTTTTAATACTTCATTAAAAAATTTTCTATGTCTTTCTAATTGTACTTTGCATATAATGTCAAAATGTTCAGGTATGTCATCTTCTTCAGAAAATACTTTTTCACAGAATTTACATATTTTCGATTTTTGAACTGGGGAATCAGATTCAGGGTGGATTTCAATAATTTGAGAATTATTTTCTTTAGGTGAATCTTGGTTATTAGTTATTTCTTTTTTAAGTTCTTGATTGCTTTGGGTCTGTTCTTCTTGAATTTTTATGCAAAATTTAGCATTTTTTTGATGTGCTTTTAAGCTCGATTTAGATTTGAAATTTTTTTTACAATATTCACAATTCATTTTATTGTACAGGAGTATTAAATTCTTAAATAAGTTTAAAACTTAGTAAACAATGATTTTATGAAATAATTTATGATAAATATAAATAAAGTTATAAAAATTATAAAAGTTGCCCAAAAGATAAATGGATGAGCTTTTTCTAACTTGTTATATGTAATACTATTTTTATTTAAGTTTTTATATGAATTTTCGATACGGTTTCCTTCACTATCGTATTTAGGGTTTTTTATTTTTTCTTCAAAGTTTTCTTCAAAGTTTTCTTTGACTGGAATAACTGAATTTGCATCAATATAACAATTTAGCTGACAATCATTAGGAAATTTATCTTTTTTACATAGTTCATTACATTGATCATATGAATTTTGAATACTATTATTTTCATTCAATAATCTTGGAAAGTAATGGGGAGTTTGCCCCCATGATGGACTCATTCTTAATTGGTAACTAGATGGATACATATCCATTCTTTCATTTTTAGTTTGGTTCATACAATCATTCCATTTATCTAAGGTATCGCATTGTATGAGATTATTAGAAGGATATCCTAAAAAAGCAGTAGCTGAATTAACAAAGCAAGAATTAACTGCATTTACTTTATACTCAGGTTCTTTATAAATTTCTTTACAAATTCCACAGGGATTTGTATTATATTTCATTTATTATACGAGTATATTTTAATAATAATATTTAAAGTAAGTAATCTTTAAAAGAAATGACAATTTCTTTTAAATGTAAAACAAGTGAAGCTTATCAAATGAAAGTTTTAGCTGAACTAATGACTAATAATATTAAAAATGGTTGTTTCAACGTAAACGAAGAAGGACTAAGTTTAAGAATGTTTGATCAACCAAGAAAAACTTTAGTTGATTTAGATTTATTTTCTGATAACTTTTCTCGTTATAAGTTTAAAAATGAGACTAAATTATGTTTAGGATTGAATTTGAATCATTTTCATAAGATGTTAAAATCTATAAAAAAGAAGGATTCTCTTGAGTTATTTATAGAAAGTGAATCACCAAATGAATTAGGTATTAAAACTATTCCAAAAGAAAATACTAGGATAACAACATCTGGTATAAAAATTCAAAAGATACAGAATGTTGAGTTAGAATTACCAGTAGGATATGGTAAACCAGTTGTAATACCATCACCCGATTTTCAGAAAATGTGTAAAGAGCTTAGTAGTATTGGAAGTGCTAATATTAAAATTATGGCCTCTGAAACTTTTATAGATTTTGTTGCAGATGCTGATGATATCTTAAAAAGAAAAGTACGTCTAGGAGAAAATGGAGATTCAGATAGTGAATCAGATGAGGAAGATGGTAAGAAACATTACGAAGCTACTTTTACTACGGATCAATTTTCTAGAATTAGTAAAATAGCTGGTTTAAGTGGAACCATGCAAATTTTCCCTGGTAGTGATACTTTGCCTTTACTATTTAGATCAAGTGTTGGTAGTTTAGGGAAAATTTCTATCTATATAAAATCTAAAGAATTAATCGACAAAGAGCTAGATGATCATTCTGATGATTCTGATGATTCTGATGATTCTGATGAATAATTATGGATTTTAAAAATTATATTTTTAATGTCAATTTTAAATTAGTATATTTAATAAAAAAAGGATGGTTTTGATAAATGAAACTGAAGAACTAGAAGTATATAGCATAGAGACAGTGCAAAACTTATTAAATAGAATTGCTTTAATGTTAGATACTTTACCAAAATATTTATATTTTCCCGATGGTATTCCAAGTATTGATGAATTTAATAGCTTGGAAAATATTATGGTTGAAGATTTATTAGTAGTTATTGTTGAATCAGATATTAACTTTGAAAATTTGTATAAGAAGATAGAAAATAAAATTTCTCAGCAAAAATTAGATTTATATCTTGATGTTTTTTTACCATTTATTTCTTTTAATAGTACATTGGATAAATCTAGTTCCGACGTAACTAGTACTTTTTTACTATTTTTAGCCAAAAAATTGAAAACTTTTCCAGGTTTATCAAGTTACGATTTAGAAAACTTGGCTGAAATTTATAGATATAATAAGGACAAAGTTATTGAGAGTATTAATGAAGGTAAGTCTTCAAACAATGTTAGAGTTACTAAAGATTTGAATTTAGTAAGACAATTAATATCAATTCCTAAAGGTATACAGTATACAAATTTCGAGTGTGAAAAAATATCTGTAGATTTTACGTTAAATATCTCAAATGTTTCTTTGATCGAAATTTTTAATTCAGTCGTTTTAACTCCTTATGTTCCATTTGCGTGTGTTGATAACTATTTTAAGATATTAAAGGATTTTTTGCCTTCTGAAGAATGGTCATATAACTTGCCAAATATAATTAGTTTTAAAGTACTACAAAAAATTGATGTTATAGAATCAGAAACTGGTGATTATGTAGATATATTTTTAACAATTGATGAAAACGATAAGGTAATAATATCATTATCCTTAACGATTGACAAGTCGTATCTTTCCGTAGATGAACTTATTATGAATAGATTTATTAAATGTTTATCAGGTTTTGATAAAGTTGATATAATAGAATCTGAACAGAGTGGTGTAAACGGTGTTTTTTATTTACCACAAATGACAATGAATAGGTATGTATTTTCCGATATAGTACTTAACAATCCTGCATTTTCTGCTTATATGTCAATTGATGAAAGTATTAAAGCTACAAAACAGAAAGGAAGTTTGTATGTACATTTTTTTAGCCAAGAACTTGGAGAATTAGCATTTAATATTACTGAAAAAGTTGCTATAAAAAATGATGCTAATTTGAAGAATAAAGATATACATAATCAGTTTAAAATAGGTTCTAAATATGTAAGAGTAAAGATTAGTTATGCTAATTCATTAGATATAATAGAAAGTTTTCAAGAATTGTTTTCTAAAATATATACAATTTACTTACAAAATTTTGATCAAATTAAACAAGAATATGAGCAATTTTTACCTGATCTTTTTATTGAGGAGTCTGAAAAGGTTATTGAAAAAAAAGAACTAAAACTTAAAGATATTGCACCTGAAGTTTTTGTTGGTGGTTATCCCCAAAAGTGCTTAGACAAACCTAGTATAATTTTAGATGATGAAGTAGATGATGCTGAACAATCGGGAAAAATAGTTATGAGATACCCACGTGATGGTGAAGGGTTTCCACCTAGAAACTACGTTTGTAATCATAAAGATGCGAAATTTCCTGGTCTTCGAGAAAATCCTTTATCAAATAAAGAGAGAGTGCCATTTTTACCTTGTTGTTATAAAAAGAATCAGTCAGAAAAATCAGGATCAATATTTAGACACTACTTTTACGAAGAAGATAGAAAGGAAAAAGATGATAAACAACAAAATTTTATAAAAACTAATAAATTTGTACAAAAAGATAAATATGGTGAATTAATTGGTGATATTAATAAGATTTTTGAAGTCTTTGATGCATCTCATGAGTACATGTATTTAAGAAAGGGAGTATCTGCTACTAAGAACAGTTTTCTAGAATGTGTTTTAGAGGCTATGCAAAATGAAATAACAAAAATAGATGATGATGATATAGAACAATTTGTAAGAGATATAAGAGAAGAAATAGGTATTAATGAGAAATTATGCAATGTTGGTAAACAAGAGATGTATGATTATTCAATAGAAGAAATTAATAAATATTTATTAGATAATGAAGAGTACTTAAACCCAGAGCTAACTATTTCTATATTAGAGAGGTTTTTTAATTGTAATATATATGTCTTCAATAGATACGGGTTTAAATTTGGGAAAATTGTTAAGCCAAGACATCTTCAAAGTTATTATCGTTTCTTATCTGAAAAAACAAATAAAAGTATATTTATTTACGAACATTCAGGAAGTACATCAGACCATGCTAAAAATCCAAGATGTGAATTAATAGTAAAATGGAAAGTAGGTACAACAGATGATATAAAATATTCATTCGATAATGAAAGTGACATAGTCAATAAAATAGAAAATTTATATTTTTCTATGTTGAAGTCTTATTCATTAAATAAACTGAATAATCTAGTAGTTTTCCCACTTAAATTAAGTGATACAATGAAACAATCATTTGATTCTTATGGTAAAACAAGAATGATAAAATTTAATTACGAAGGTCAAATAGTAACATTTTTATTATCTGGTGTACCTTGTTTAAATTTAGAAAGTACAGATGATATTGTTCCAACTAGTATTGAGTATGATCTTGCTAATAAAGTAGTAAAAGAATATAATTTGGTGATTAAAGGTAAAACAGATAAACTTCTTGTACTTCAATCAGGAAATGTTGATATAATGATACCAGTTTCTAATATACACGAGATTGGTAAAATTCCTATTATAGATATTAATACGGATATTTTTCCGGACCAGACTGAATCTAATTTAGTTAATTTTAATAAATATAAGAAGATAGCAAGATATGTTATAGAATATTCTTATTGGATATTTTCTCAATTTTATGAAGGTAAATACAATCAAGATTTAGAGAAAGTTTTAATAGAATTTGCAGAGGAAAAAATAGTGATTATCCCTGATTTTGAATATTTAACAATTAATAAATATTTCAGAATGGATAGTCCATTGTTAAGTAATAATAAATTAGTTGTGAAATCTGAAGAAGCATTAAAAAGATTAATATATAATTTACGTGTAGCATTAAGAAATAATATGTCAAAAATTAAGAATTATTATAAAAAGATTACTATAGATAATTTCTATGTAGAAGTATCAGATTTTGATAGATATCATAGTCAAGCTATATTATATGGTAAGGATTCGGTAATTAAATGGTTACATCAACAGAATTCTTCATATGATTTAAGTGATTCTATAATATTTACAATTAATCCCTATTTTTTTAAGAATACATTAGTTAGTAATAAATTATATTTAGCTCAAAATACATCTAGTATAGAAAAAGCAAAAGCGATTGCTATAAAATGGCATACAGAAAATTATAATGTAGGATTTGATCCTATAGGTATAGATGATAAATTAGAATTTGAATTTTATAGATATAGTGATAGTAATGATATTAAAAAGTATAATATAGTCGGTGAATCTAATGATTTAGATATTAAAGTATTGGGATACAAAGTTGGTGATGTAAATGAATTTACAGTTTTATTAAAATTATAAAATGATTTATGTATAAAAAGTATTTAAATAAATGCCAAAAACTATTCAGACTAAAACTAGTAGACAAAAAGTTGAATATTTAAGAGAGCTTAAAGATTATAATAATTTAATCAAAGAGCATAAAATACTTTCTCAAATTAAATCAGAGAAAAGAAGTTACATTCAACGTCAAAAATATTTTTCTATTGTATTTAAACTAAACAAATTAAAGAAAAATCTAAAAATTGATTAATATTACTTAAAAAAATGTAGCATAATTATAAATGAGTGGTCGTGAAGCTTTACTAAATAAACTACGTGAAAAAATTGGTGAAAAAGGAATCAGTCGCACTACAAAGAAAAATAAAGAGAAAATACTTGATAAGGGTTTAAAAGATCTTGGTATTGATAAAGAAAAATTTAAAGAAGATTTAGAAAAAATTAAAAAGCAAGGTGGTTTAGAAATAAACTTGAAACAATAATATTTTTATTTTCATTAATAAATGGAAGAAAATAAAAATTTGAAATTATGTAGCGTAAGTGTATGTAATTCTATGGGACAATCTATACGTGCAAATCCCAATTGCAAACAATTATATAGGAGTGGTGACTTAACAGAATATACTAAACAGGCAAAGCCTGATCCTAATAGAATTATAATGCCTTATGAAATTTTCATGGAGAGTCTTAAAAAGCAATAGATTCTATTTTTTCAAAAAAATAGAATTATCTAAAGTAATTAAATAACAATAAAAATGAATATAGACATAGTTTGCAAGATTATATTTACAATATTAGTAGTGATATTTATCGTCACTACAGTAGTTAAAAGATTTTGTTACTTTAAACCTATTGAAAAGTACAAAGAGACACAGGAAGACTATACAATATTTAAGCATAATCATATAGTTGGATGGTTATTAAAAAATAAAGATTCAGACAAAATAGTTATGTTTTGTCATGGTTATAATGGGAATATTTCTCATCGAGAGAATAAATATATTGAATTATTTAAAATGGGCTATACTGTTTTAACCTTTGATTATTCAGGATTTGGGAAAACATCGGGAATACCTTCTGAACAACGCTTATATGAAGACGCTTCATCTATTTTAAGCATGATTAAAAAAACATATGAAAATAAAAATATATTAATTTATGGTGAATCTATGGGTTGCCCAGTAGCTATATATGTTGCTCGTAGATTTAATCTTGGATTAGTAATATTAGAAAGTCCTCTTATTTCAATAAAAGGTGTAATTGATAATAAACATTGCCTATTAAAGTTAGTCTCATTTTTATTTAATGATTTTGATATTAAAAAATATCTATTAGGTTATAAGGGTAAAATATTATTATTACATAGTACTGATGACGAAGTGGTTCCCTATGATTCAATTTTTACTATAAACAATCATATAACAAAACATATACCAATGACAGGTTCTCATAAATTTCCCAATATTCCTTGGGATAAAATTCAAGAATTTATAAATGAGTCAAACTAAATAATTACTTTTTTTGATATTAATATATCAGAAAATTATTTAAATTTAATACCAAGAGCATTTCTTAATTTTTGCTTTTCTTGCTTATTAGGAATTTCCTTTCCATTTTCAAAATTATTTAATTTATTCTGGGTAATATTTAATAAATTTGCAAGTTGTTTTTGAGTTAGTTTCTTTGAATTTCTTGCTTTAATTATAGTTTGTCTGGAGTCTAAAGATAATTTAGGTAGAGAAGGAATCTCATCTAAATCTTTTTTTGAATTGTTAGTTTTTTGTGGTTGTGTTTTCTTTACCCATCTAACTTCCTCCCAATCTTGAAAAGTAGACATCTTTATTAGAATATTTTTATTATTTAAATTTAAATAATAAATAAATGTCAAATTTAAATTTACCATATTGCTCTAACCCTAATGCTTTACCTAAGTTTATTAAAAAAGAACTTAATTGTTCTCTAAAACAAAATGAATTAAATACTTTACATCTGCCTGATTCAAAGCCTGAGATTAAACAGGCTATTCCTCGTATTTTTACTAATAAAACCATTGGTACAATTGATCCTAAATTTTTAGAAAAACCTTCATCATCAGGAGCATTATCAGATTTAAACCAAATTAAGCTTAAAGAAAAATGGAGTTGGAGAGAAATAGGTGGGAACAAAATAGAAGATGGAAGAAGAAATCAAGAGCAATGTGGTTGTTGTTGGGCTTTTTCTGTATCAACGGTTTTAGGAGACCGTTATGCGATAAAATATAATATAAAAGCACCCTATCCTAGTGTAGCTAATTTAGTAAGTTGTGGAGGACCTTGGATTGGAAGCGAGTCTATGGAAAAAAATACTGTTGCTGCTAAAGACCAATGCCATTGTGGAGGTGTCCCTTCTGGAGGAGCTGATTGGTTAACAAACAAATACATAATTACTGAAAAATGCTGGCCTTTTTCTACTATATCTTCAAATAGTGTTGCCCCTAATTGTACTAATAAATTAGGAGATGGATGTTGTATTGATAGTGGGCTAAATTACTGTTGTAATGAAAATAAATCAGCTCGTTTTAGTGTTAAAAAAGATTCAGTTATTCAAGTTTTAAAGTACAATAATACTACACCATTATTAGATGAAACTATTAGAGCTATTAAATTAGAGATTTCAACAAGAGGTCCAGTATCTACTACTATATTTGTTCCTCCTGATTTTCAAGATTGGTGGAATAGCTATTTGCCCAGCAAAGGAAACACCGCTTTGTTAACAGAAGATATTTATATTCCTAAATTTCCTGTAAATAAAGCATCTTGTCACGCTATAGTAATAACAGGTTGGGGTAAACGTAACGGGGTTAATTATTGGGAAATACGAAATTCATGGGGATATCCCTCTTATGCTTATTTAGCAATGTCTTCAGATATAGATAAAGAACTTTATTATGGAATTGATATTCCTATCCTATTCCCCCCTCTTAATTCAAATGAATCAGCTAGTAGTATTACTGATTACGAAGGTGGTGTAATTGCATTTGAAGCAGGTGACTTGGTTGGACTTGATAAAAATACTGGGACTGGAGGCAAACCAATAGCAGGAGCAGCTGATTATAAACCTAAAGATTTTTCAAGCTTACAAACACCCAAAACTAATTACACATTAATTATAATTATAGCTATTATTTTAATAGTATGTTTAATGTTTTACATATTTTTATAAATTACATATTTTTAATTTCTTTTAGCTTAGTAAGGCATAAATCTATTTTATATTTACACCTATTTTTAAATATATCATGTAACCAAGCGATTTGTGGATCTTCTACTTTTTTATAATAATTATTTTTAGTATTTATCCAATCTTTATCTGTCCAATCTTTGATTTCATTATCTTCAATTATTAGCAAATATACAATAGCATTACCAGGTATTCCTTCTATAAATTCTAACTGTAATGTATCATCAAAAGTCATTTTATATAATAATTATAAATTATTTAAATAATTTATAATAATACAAGTAGCTTAAGGATTGAGTTGATTATTCAGTTCTTTGTAGTACTAATTCAATTAAAAATATAGCTAAACATATATGCCATATAGTATGTGAAATAGCCCAAAAGGTTTCATTAGTATCTGGTTTTCTTATTTCTCTCATACCTAGTATCAATAGTTCCATAACCATTTACAGAGCTATCGTTGAGAATCACCCATAGAGGATTCGGATCAACAATGGGCATGATTTGTTCGATAATACATCCGTAGTATCTATGCCAACCAAAGTAGTTGTACCACTAGGAAGAGTAAGTTGATTAATAGTGGAATTTAAATTTAAAACTCCTGTAAGAGTAGCGTTACCAGTATAACTAATATTACCAGTACTAGTTTCTGTCCAAAGTGTTGGGTCAGTATGTCCTCGAGGCCCAGTATAACCTGTAGACCCGGTATAACCAGTATAACCTGTCGCACCTACACCAGTAGGACCTGTAAGCCCAGTAGAACCTGCTCCAGTAGGTCCAGTATATCCCGTAACTGAATTAGTTACTTCTCCCCAAGTATTAGGGTCGGAAAGTGGAGCAATATTAGTATTATCTTTTAAAGCAACAAATACATCATTTTGATATTATACTGCGTCTCCTGTACTATAGTTAGCACCTGAATCCCAAACTCCGCGAAAATTAAGAGTACTGGCAGGTCCTGTTGAACCAGTAGTTCCTGATTTACCAGATTCTTCTAAAAGTTGTGGCAATGGTAAAATACTGTAATAACTATTATTAAATATTCTTACGCTAAAAGTCATTTAATTATTTATAAAATAAATAATTAAATTTCATTATTTTAATTTTTAAGCAACCATTTTTGCTTTTATTGCTTTATCTGACTTGTAATTTTCAAGAAAGAAATCTTCTACAGTTAATTCATAAATTTCTTCAATCTTACTAATAATAGGTATATTAATTGTTGGGAATTTATATGGTATTCTTTGGATTTGAGTATTTACAGCTTCTATATGGTCGGAATAAATATGAGTATCTCCCATACTCATAACAAAATTTCTAGCTATTTTACCAGTTAATTGTGCAATAATTAATAATAACAGAGAAGAAGAAGCAATATTAAAAGGTGTACCTAAGAAAATATCTTGACTTCTGTTGAAGCAATACATATCAAGATATTTGTCTTCTACATAAAATTGTAGCATGAGAGAATGACAAGGAAATAATACTCCTTCGTGAACTTGTAAAGGATTATATGTAGTCATTAATATTCTTCTTGAATGAGGATCATTTATAATTAAGTCTATTACTTCTTTTAGTTGGTCAATTCCTTTATTTTCTGTATTTTTAATAGGTTTCCCTTCATTATCCGTTTTATAAGGAGAATTATAACGCCTCCATTGATAACCGTACATAGGTCCCATAACCCCTTCAGCATAATCTAAATTACATTTTTTAAGAAATTCTTTGGATGTATTACCTTCCCAAATTTTTACCTTTTTATCGGATAAATATGAAGCGTCTGTGTCACCTTTTAGAAAAAATAAAAATTCTTCTAAGATTCCTCGTAGAAACATTTTTTTAGTTGTTAATAAAGGGAATCCGTTTTGTAAATTAAACTTCATTTGATTACCGAACGTTGAAATAGTAATTCCATTTCTAGTATCTCTACAATGTCCCTCTTTTAATACTTTTTCTAACAAATTAATATATTGTCTTTCTCCATTTTTAGTTTTGATCATTTTATAATGTGTAAAAGTTTCAAATTCAGTTGATTCTTCAATTACAAAATCGTCTAACCATTTTTTATTGAAAAAAGTATCAGACTCATAACTATTTTTCATTATAGATAAGTAAATTTCGGTTATATATTTGGGTCTTTCAAGTGCCATCTGATAAATTTGTAGACCTCCAGCAATAAAAGTGTTGTCGTCATTTTCTGGTAACTCATTAAGAACAATTACATGATTATTCCAGTTTGATGTATCAATATGCTTATTTCTTGTAATACAAACTAAAGTTCTATCTTTAAGATATGGTAAATTCTCAGCAGTTTTCCTTCCACAAACTAAAGTTGAATTAGTAGTAATACTTTTAAATAATTTAAGCTCTTCTTTATCTTTCCAAGGTAATCCATTTTTATATCCTATTCCCATACATTCATCGACAACTAGAATAAGTTTCATTTAGTTGTTAGTAAAATAATGTTTAAGTAATATTCAAATTTATTTATAAATTATAATTCTAAAAGATAAATGGATGACAGTGATATCGATTTCGATGATTACGATTTTAGTTCAGATGTAAGCAAGATGTCTGAACAAGAATACATGGCAGAGGTAAATGTTTTTGAGAGAGCTGGTGGAGCAATAGATACAAAATTAACCCGTGGGGAAAAAATAGCAATGGATCCATTGGAAAAATTTAGATATAATTTAAAGAATACTGTTTATGGTTTGAATAAAATACAGGAGCATCGTTTATTTGATGAGCAAATAATAACTTACATGGCAGAAATGGCTATTAATTTAGAGAATATTGAAAGAAAAAATGTTTTAAGTTATATATTGGGTTATTATATTTTACATAATAAGAAGATCAATAAAGAAAGATTTAAAGATGCTATTGATAACATTTTACCAGAATTAGGTGAAATTAATGTTACTCCTCCTGATCTTATAAGATATGGAAGATTGTGGGAGAATTTATTAGTTTGAAAGTCTTTTTACGAAACACTGTGACTTAATTTTTTCAGTTTGAAGATTAGCTTCTTGAATACACGTTTGTAACCAAATATGAGGATTAACTATTTTAACTGGGTGAGTTTTTGGTTAATTCATTTATAAGTTTATCAAAATTATTTCCACTACTAAAATAACATACATCACTTGGTTCTAGTGTTTCTATACATGATAAGTAATAAAGTTTTTGAGTAAGATCTATATTAAGATTTAGTTTTGATTCATAGTAAACATCAAATCTAGTTTTTATAACAATATCATATTTAATATTATTCTCTTGCTCATATTCTTTTCTTAATTCATTACATAGTTTAATTTTGAACATAAATTCGATTTAAATCTCTTAAAATTTATTCAACCAAATACAATATATATGCCATTATGGCACGGTAAATATGAAGAAGTAACATGTAAAATAATGGATCATTTTGCATTTGGGGGCTATAATTCAATGAAAACATATTGTACACTATATACTAAAATTGATGATATAATACAACGTGATGATTCTCCATTTACAGCAGAAGGATTTTTAAAATCCCATATTGACTTTAATAACTTACATATAATTAGAATTTATTTACAATATTCTGTTATGAGATTAAAGGGTTTAGAAAAGTCAGTGATTAAATTTTATACTAGAAATTTATTATTATAATAAATTTCTTAAATTAGTATCAACAAAGTTTCCTTAGTTCATTTTCATGAATTGCTAGAAAAACAGGTCCACCCATCTCTAATAGTCTTATAACATCATTAATTTCTTTTTGAGTATCATGTTGTTCATGTAAATAAGACTCAATTTTATCTTGAAGAGCAGGTTCATGCGTATTATGTAAATTAGATAATGATAAATTTGTTCTTTTTTCAAGATCTAAAATAAGTTTATAAACATCTAGTACAAGATTTTCACTAGTTAATAAGTGTGAAATATCTTCGTTTTCATAAGTAATTTCATCTACTTTTCCTCCTCTTCTATTTTGATAATCAATAAAATCTCGAGCATGTTTTAATTCTTCATCAGCTTCTTTCCTTAATTTATTAGAAAGACCAACTAGTCCAAATTTTTCATTGTCAACAAGATTAGCTAAGGCTTGATAAACTACGAAATTTTTCATTTCGATGTTAATGTGTTGGTTAACTAATTTCTCAACTTCATCATTCCAAAGTGTGGAATCGTTAATTCTTGACAGATTATTCATTTAATTAATTATTAATTAAATTTTTAAATATCTTATTAATAATAACTTACTATTTGTAATATTTCTAAATCTAAAGAATTAAAAATATTATAAAAATGTCTTCAAAGAAATCACATCCTGAATGGACAAAAGAAAATTCACTTACATCTCCAGAAGATAGAGATAAAGAAAATAAATGGCGTCCCGAACAGTCTTCAGTACAAATATCTGAAGAAGAAGTTAATGATGCTATGAAAGAATTAAACAATACTCAGTACATAGAAAAGTTCCCAAAACTTGACAGAACATATCAAGATCCTCAAGTTCCAATGCAGAATATTGGATTAGTTTCTTTTGTTCCCGCAAAAGGCGCTGTCCCTAACCAAAATGGAGTATATGGGTTTGCTAAACTAAGAGGAAATTATGCTACTAATACAGAAGCTGACCAAAGGGCAGAATTTTTAATTAGATATGCAGATTCATATCATCAAATTTATCATACTTATGTTGGGAGACCTTTTCCACTCACTATATCCTCTGATTATTCCGCGGAAACGACAGAAATAGATATACGAAAAGAAACTGTACAAGCGGTTAGTTCATCTGTCAAAGATAAAAAGGAAGAAGAGCAAAAAGTTATGAGAGAAATCAAGGAAAGGGAAGAGAATTTACTAGAAGAATCAAAGAAGGCCAAAGAGGATGATGGTACTAAAGATATTGAAGTTGACCCTTACGAAAATTATATCACATTGAGTGTTAAGAAAGCTCAACTTTCTTGGACTTTTAAAGAACATCTAACTAAAATGAAAGAAGTCCGGGAGTTCATTATTAAAACAAGAGCTGAATTAAAAGATCTTGATCAAGAATACCCTGAGTTTGCTGGAAAATATTTGGATAAATATATGCAAGCTAGAAAAGATGCAGGAATTGATGAAAGTACTGAAGATTTGAATGATAATTTTATGAACTTTATGGTTGAAGAAAAAATGATTCCAACTATAGATACCGATGAAAAACTTCCCGAGTTTGAATAATTATTATTAATTTTATATTATAAATATAAAATTATATTTTACACGTTTTACATGTTGTAAGAAACCAAATACCTACTGCTATAGATATTACTGACACAGTGATACCAATAATAAATACCCATTTTTTCCATTTTTTTTTAGATTTCAAATCTGCATTAGTGGCGGCAGCTCCTAAACCTACCATAGCTAATGGAGCAGCAATACAGGCCCCACAGAAATCCTCTTTTGTATTTTCTTCTTTAGTCATTTTATATATTGTACATATTTTAAAAATATACATTAAATAAAATGATTAAAATAAACTTAGATAAGAATATCCCAGTTAGTATGTTTTTAGCTATATCAATTATAGTTATATTTTTACTATATGTAACTACTATTATTAAATCAATTCCTTGTGGAAAAGATCTAAAATCTGTATTTGTAAATAATTTTATTCATATAGACTTTTATCACTTAATATCTAACTTAATAGCATTATATTCGTTAGCAAGAATTGAAGAGTCAATAGGTATAAAAAGATTTATAATATTAGTTTTATTTATTCTTATATTTACATCAGTAACTGAGACAATAATTCATAAAATCTTTCCTAGTATTCCTTGTTCGATAGGATTTAGCGCGGTTTTATTCGGGTTGACAAGTTGGGAATATGTAACAAATAAAAAATTAGATTTAGGTCTTTTAGGATCAATTGCTTTAGTTACTATTATTCCGTCATTTAAAAGTTCTAATGTTTCTTTAGCAGGACATGCAATAGGATCAATATCTGGAGTTATAGCCGGTTTGCTATGGAATAATATATCTCCATTTAAGAACAAGGATTAGGTTTCTGAACATTCTTATTATAAAGACTATACCCACCATTATAAATAATATTACCTGGAGGTGAATAATTACAAGCATATAGGGTTTCATTACCATTAGTAGCTGATCCACAACCTAGACTTTTTGTAGATTCCCAAACTAATTGAGTAAAATGGCCAACTTCACTACCATCAGTTCCTATAGCTGGAGATTTAGGATCATATTGTTTACACTCTACTGGTCCCCAATTTTTTACTGATTCAGCAGGGGAGCCTGGCGAGCCTTCAAACCAGGCTAGATTTTGACCTAATGTATTATTGTTTAAATATTGATTTTTTTCTGATTCTGTACTAGGGTGTCTCATTCTACAACCTTCATTTTTACAAAGAAAATCTACCCAATCCTGTGCAGACCTAGCTAGACTATTGTCCCATTTTAATGGGGAAGCGTTAGCTAAAGTTCTATAATCATTAGTATCTTTAATAAAAGAAGCTTTTTCTTCATTATTTAAACTACCTGGTGTTTTGGGTATTTTTTTGGATGAAGATGTAGATGGTTTATATAATAGAAAAAGAAAAAACACCAAAGCTGCAAATGCTATTAAAATATAAAATATTCTCATTTATTTATGAATACTATTTTATATTTTAAGATTTAATTACATATATTGACCATCTTTACAAAATGAAGGAGTTGGGATACAGTTACCCTCTGGTACATTTTCTGTAAAATGACCTTGATTAGTAATATTTCCTGTATTGTAGTTACAAACTGATAGATTACCACTCGTAGCACAACCAACTTTTAAAGAATTTATAGGCCACATGGCTTGTGAATAATGTCCTGAATCATCTTGGGGCGCTCCATCGAAATTAGGACATTCGCAATCTATCCACGATGACACAATCCTATCTATGTTATTTAATCCATAGCTTATATTTTGCCCACATCTTCCATTAATACAATTAGGTTGATTTAAATCACTATGTGTTAAATTATTAGTTGTTTCAATTTTTTTAGCAACAACTTGAGCCTGAGATGCTAAAGTATCATCCCATGTAAGAGGATTTAAACTTCTTCTCTCACGTCGTTTATTATGAGCATTTACCCATTGTTGACTTATTGTATTATCTACCTGAGTTGGTTTATTATTAATACTTTTCGGTTTTAGTTTATTACTTTTATTATCATCTATTGAAGTTGGTTTATTACTACTTGATTTTTTTCCAGGATTTGGAGATTTGAATAAAAAATATAAAAAAATCGATAAGAATCCAGCAGCAGCTATTATATAAAAATAAAATACTCTCATTTATAATAACTGTCTATAAAATTATTTAAATTTTGATTTATAATACAATTTCCGTATATTTTTTTAAAAGAAATAGTAAAAGGATTACTAATATTGTTCCAATCACTGTAGTATAAATTAAATAAAGTTTTATTTTCAAATTTAATTCCATTAATTTTACTGACATATCCAGGAATACTTAGTTTATCTTTGAAACAAGCTAAGTCATATTCTTTATCTATAAATTTAGTGATATCATTCATATTATTTTCTGTCAAATTATCCCAATAATCACCCATTTGTAATATATATACACCCTCTACAGCTACTACTACGTGAATTAAAGTATTAAAAGTAAAATGTGACGACAAAAAAGCAATAAAATCTTGTCCTGAAGGCCATCCTAATGTCACATTATTTCTTTCATAGGCTTCTTGAGGATGGGAGTGAAAATTATACAACCCTCCTACTACTCTTACACCCTCTTCTTCGCCATAAATTATGCTTTTATCATCTATTTCCAGATTAATTATTAAATCATCTATTAAACTTGCCAAAAATCTCCCACCTAATTCTTTTTGACTAATACTTTTACTATTCCAAGATGAACCAATTTTAGATAAATATTTTAATTTTTCGATAGTTTTTGATGTAAATCTTAATGTTGATTCACACTTTTCACTAGAAATACTTTTTAATAAATATTCTATATCAGTTGTTATATCTTTTGAATCAACTAAATAATTTAATTTATGTAAATAAATACCTTTTAATTCACTATCTTCAACTATAAAAGGTTCTCCAAACCCTAATAATGATAAATATCTGATATATTCTTTATTATGGACTTTTTCTAATTCTACAAATAAAATAATAGTAATATCATTTGGTAAATTTTCTAAAATTATTTTTAATACATCTTCTAACATATTATTGTTATTTAAAAAGATTTCACAAATCTTTCTATCTATATCATAAACTATATAAGAATAATTGATTATATTATCTATAAATTTTTTTGAGTTAAAAAAATCTATTTTTTCGTTGCCTCTAGTGTTATTTTCTAGTTCAGTATAAGTATCAGGATTTAATTCAAAAATTACACCTATGCTATAATTTTTTGCATCAGGTAGATTTTGTAAAAAATCTGATATGTTTTTTAAATTATTTTTATGTATAATACAATTATAGTCTACTAAAATACAAACCATATTTATTAATTGATATAATAAAACATTATATTTTTTTTATAATAAATGAGTGAAAGCAATAACGATAGAGCAACTACCGTGAGTAATTTATATGCATCAGAAAGTTTATGTGCATGATGGATTTCTGTATCTTTATTTTTGCTAACAGTTGCTTTATTATTTTATGATATGACTAAACGTAGTTCTATACAATTACACTATGCAATAGCAGCACTATTTGCTGTTTCTATAATGATATTATCTATTTTAGCATGTATATTTGGTACAATTGATTATACAAAACGTGTCAAAAAACAAATTAAATTAAGTAAATTTGAATTTAATCAAGAAAAAAATATTAGTAAAGTAGTAACATGCATAGGTATTGTTTTAACTATAATTGAGTTAGGAATTTGTATAGCAATAATTAGAAGTATAATAAAAGATAATTTAAAATTAATTTATATATTTAAATACATTTTTTAATATTAAATGTCTTCTAACAACCTCTATGATATAAAAGATTTATGTATAATGATAAATAAGCGTAAAAAAAGGAAAGTTTATATACCTGAAATTATATTAACTAAATTAGATAAATATTCATTATATCTAGATACTATATGTGAGTTTACTCTAGCTTTTGACAAAGATACAGGAAATCATATTAAAAATCTTATCTTAAAACATATAAATAACTCTATTGCAGAGAATATATAAAGTTTTGATTTAATAATGTAATTCAATAATAAAAAATTCTTACAAGAAAGCTAGATATTTATTACTAAAATTTAGTAATAAATATCTATAGGATGGGTTTAAAACCCAAGTATAGGATCAGTATATTCTGGATTATATCTTTGATGGTGAAAATCCCAGTATTCAGGGCAACCAATTTTCCAAGAGGATGGTGTCAAAGGAGCTTTATAGTAAAAAACGCATTCTTTCCAGTCGTTACTTTTGGTGGCATTATGAATATAAATAGCATGAAAATCTTCGGTTAATTCATCCATCATTTGCTGAAAAAGTTGGTAAGTGGGAATAATAGAAGCATAATTTCTATAAAGCTTCTCTCGGTTTGACTCTATAGGTTCACGAAGTATAAAAATACCATCTATATTTGTTCTAATTTGTGGTTTAATATCCATAGCGTACTGTAAACTAAGTATGTACATATATGACCAATGACGTCCTTTTTTATACATAGCATTTTGTAATGGTTTGTTGAAAACTCTTGGGTCATCGGTACAATCATCAAGAATAATAAATGCCCATGGATTAGGTAGATATTCTTTAGCCATTTTCTGACGTTTAATAAAGTCTTTAATTTTATCTTCATTGTACTCATTATAGACAAATGTAGAAGGCATAATTTGTGCAAAAGCATGGTTAGTATCTTCAGACCCACTCATAGCAACACCAACGGGAAATATATGTTTTTTTGCGTAAAGTAATCCTTTGATAAGAGTGGATTTACCAGTACCTGGCTTGCCTACAACTACAATTTTGGATCCACCATTATAAGTGGGGTCTTGAAATTTATCTGTTAGAGGTGGTATAATTTCTATATCTAGTTCTTTGATATAAACTGTTTCTGGTGAACTCATTTGGTGGGAAAAATTATAATTTTAAACTATTATTTTATAATAATATGCTAGATGAAATTATAATTTAAGTTTAATTATTGATCAATAATTAAACTTTCTTAAATTCTATCATTACCTTTTCAGGTGAATAATCTTTATAACAATTTAAGTCTTTATTTTTGAAATTATTTGGATTAAAATTTAACAAAATATAACATTCATCTTCATTGTTATACCAAAGAGCATTATCTTGTAAAATATTTTTATAATGATCATTCCACACTTCTCCATTATAGCTAATAATTGGTTTATTATTTACACTAAATTCTCCGATAGCTATACCAAATGTTTCACCTAAACTTTGTGCATGTATCATTGCGTCACAACTACATATAAAACGATTTTTTTCATCCATATCTACAATTTTATCAATATGATGTATTCTAGTATGATTATAAAATACTGGTGTATTAACAAAAATAAAGTGAACCTCTGGTTTAATATTAATTACATTTATGATAGCGCTCTTAACAAAGTTTAAATCAAATGTATCAGGCCCTCCATGTCTACCAAAAACAACTGAATTTTCAGGAATTTTTAAAGTTTTTCTAAGATTACATTGATTAATTGATTTTTTAAGACCAATCATATGAGGCACATATGTATCAATGCCAAATTTATTTGCCAAAGTTTTACTTACCACCGCATAAACATCACCGTGAGGTTCAGATAAGTCAAATACACAATGTACACAAGTTTTAATATGTTGTGGTAAATAACCACGATTGCCGTATCTGATTGTGTAGAATATATCACAATCTGCTATTAAATCTTCTATATCATGCTCATCTGAATAAAATTTAATTGGAAATTTATTGATAAATTTATGTAAAACAGATTCGCCGTGTCCATTTTTACTAGTAATTATTATACTTCTATTTCCAAGAATTTTTTCATTATAAAAAGCGTAATCATATAAGGAAACTGTAGTCCCTCTTAAGCATATTTTTTCTGAATGGAATGCTATAATTTTCATTTTGAATTATGGTAATTTTTATTTAAACTATTTAAGCATAAATGGTGTTATTACTTAAAAAACTAGATTTCTCTTGTACTGGATTGACTGAAAAATCCCCTTTATTAGAATAACTCAATAAAATAATTATACTAAATAATGAAGCAAAAAGTATTGAATATAGTACTAACAAAGGATAATAAATAACATTTTTATCATCTTTCTTTTTAGTTACCCATATTGGTTTAGTCTGGTAAAGAATTAAAGAACTAGCAAAAATTACAATAAAAAAGATAATAATAGATACGTTGTTTATATTTTTAGACATCATGTTTTATTTAATGTCATTATTTTTTATCATTTTTAAGTAATTGTTTATCCGTTTGTATAGAAATTAGGGCCATTATTATTGTGAAACCTAATGATGAAGTAATAGAATATATTAAAGCTCCTTTTTTATCAAATTCTACATTTTTATCTCTAAATGAACTTAAGTTAGCTATTTTTAGAATATAAAACACAACTATTGTAGTAGAAATAAATAGGAATGAAGATTGTATTAGTATAGAAGGTATTGAAATCATTTTATTAGGTAAGCAAAAAAAAATTGATTTTTTATCTAAAGATTATTGGTAATAAGTTAAAATGGATGACTGTTCAGTATGCTGTGAAACATTCAACAAAACTACAAGGAAGTCAATAGTTTGTAATCATTGTGATTACAGAGTATGCCTGACTTGTTTTAAAAGATATTTACTTGATATACAGAAACCATCTAACTGTATGAATTGTAAAAATGAACTTATAATGGATTTTATAGTAAGTAATACTCCAAACGTATTTTATAACGGAGAATACAGAGCGAAAAGAGCACATGACTTGTTAAGTCAAGAAAAAAGTTTATTACCAGCAACTCAAGAGTTAGTTGAAAGGAAAAAACAAGATATAGAAAAACAAAAACTACTTAATGAATTGAAAGATGAAGAAAGTTATTTAAGGGCTAGATTAAGAGAAATAGCTCAGGCTAAGCATGATATAAGATATGGTAATCAATCTAGTGCAAAACAAGAGAAAAAGGAATTTATAATGGGATGTACAAATGTTGATTGCAGAGGGTTTTTATCAACTGCGTGGAAATGCGGTACATGCGAAGAATACATATGTTCTAAATGTCACGGTGTTAAAAATGGGAGAGATGACGAGGAGCATGTGTGTGATAAAGATGCTGTAGCTACAGCTGAAATGTTGAAAAAAGAAACTAAACCGTGTCCTAAATGTAGAGCACCTATATTTAAAATAAGTGGATGTGATTTAATGTGGTGTACAATGTGCCATGCTACATTTTCTTGGAATAAAAATGAAATAGTAAATGCGGCGCACAATCATAATCCCCACTATTATGCTTATCAGCGTGAAAATAATAATGGAGTAGCACCACGAGTTCCTGGAGACAATCCATGTGGTGTAAATAATTTAGTTAATTACAATCTTATTATTAAACAACTACGAGATAATTATTCAGATGAAGAAATTAAATCTATCCGAGAAGCTCATAGATCAATTTGGGATATAAGAGATTACATTTTACCTAGGTATCCAAATAATATAGGAATGCAAGATAATTCTGATCTTAGAGTACAGTATTTAATGAAAGTAATTGATGAAAAAGAGTGGTTAAAAAATCTAAAAATTAGACAGAAAAAAGCAGAAAAATGCAGGGATATGAATCTAATTATTACAATGTATGTGGATTCGTTAACTGACTTATTTAGTAACTACTATTCTACTAAAATTCCTCTTCTTGTTAATATGTTAAATTTGAGAAAGTATGTTAACATACAACTAAGTGAAGTAGGAAGAGTATATAAAAATAAGTCATTAAGAATTAACAAAGATTGGGTACTTAAGTAATAAATCTTCGTCTCTAATAATAAATAGAAATTATACATAAAAATTATGTATAATTTCTTTACTTTACTTAATATTTTACAATCTTTTAATTGAAAACAAAGCAGATATCTGAATTTCTCCTCTAGGAAATAGTGGACCTAAATTATCTTTATCTACAGTTCTAAAGACTTCTCCGGTAGGTAGCTTAACACAGAAATATAAGTTATCATTAGGTTTAAATTTAAGAGTTTGTACCATACCTCCACCATCTATCTTAATAAAAGACGAGACTACAGGGTTTGCTACATCATTAATTGGAACTCTGAATACTGCTTTAGTTGCATGAACATTATTAGTATATATAGGCCAAATATTTCCAGAACTAGCGGAAGTAATATTATAAAATTCTACATATATATATGGATAAAAAGAAATTCTATTGCCAACACCAACATCTAAATCTCTATTTGGTACGACTAAATTTACAAGTTCAATTTCATAACAAACTGCCTCTTGTTGTGAGACTAAACTGCCATTATAGTTCAAAGGACCCATGTTATCTCTTGTAAAAGGTAAAATTTCAAATTGATCACCACTAGTCACATTATAATTAAATGGGGTTGAGGTTATTAAACTCTTTATAGTAAAACCATCACCATTAGAAATTATTGAACTAAAATTAGAGTCAACGGTAACAGTGTTATTATCTACTCCAATTATTTGTCTTACATCACCACTTGAAGCTCCGGAAGTTATTTGTATAAATGTATTTAAATAAGTATTAATAGACCGAACATTGTTTGGCATTATTAAGGAATTTATAGAACCTCCGTTTGCTATAGAAGATAAGTATACACTTCTAGATATTAATCTAGTCTCTCCCTTAGATGATCCGGTCAGTATAGTAATCCAAGAGTTTTTGTAAAAACCATCTTCATCTGAGAACGAATTAAGAGGTAAAGAAACTACATATGAAGAAGGAATATTATTATTTATAGTAGTAGAAGTAGCTGTGGTACCTAATAAAGGTGGATTTATTCTAAATTTATACTTATCACCAACTGCCCATGAAATAGTCGGACCAGAGTTATTAGTTTCTATGGTAGATGTAGTAGTATTAACACTTACTATTTGGGAATAAGTATCAAAACCAATAACTTTTCTATAAACTGGACTTCCCAATGCAATACTTTTTGTGTCATTATATAGAATATAACGATTATAAGCATTAGGTCCATGAGAAGCTCCTAACCATTTACCTTTTGGTACAAATAATAATGGATTTGAAGGATCTGCCATGTAAGTAGGGTCAGTGATTTTCAATGTTGCGCCACCTGATATAATATCTGTAAATGGAGTTTCAAGAACTATCACCATTATGTATTTTTTAGATGATGTATCTATAGTTGTTAAACTAGATGAAATTATTCTTCTTCTTTGAATAGGGGTTAAAGATGTTAAGGCCATTACTGCTCCAACATAATAGTTATCTTGAATTTGAGGTAAATCGGTAGTTTCATCAAACTCTACAATTAAATTTTGATTATTAGAAGCTTCAACTAGTGGGTAACTAGATGTAGCAGGTGCAGTGAATGTTCCTGTTAATACCCTTTTAGTTGCTAAAGTTGTACCAGCTAGATTAAAATCTCCACCTACCCATTCATTAGTAACTGCAGCATCACTAAATGGATCAACTGATGTTTCTTTGTCTCCAAATCCACTTAATGAAAATATTACTTCAAATTGAGCAGGATTTGGCCATTGATTTCTATTTCTAAAACTAGAATCTAATTCTATATACCTTTTGTTAGACATTTATTAATATTTTTATTTTATTTAATTTTCTATTAAATAGAAATTAAATAAATACGTTATAAATAAATGTCTTATGCTAAAATGAAACAATTATGTAATACTGTATCAGTTGCATATACTAATAATGATAAATATATTCCTTTAAATTCAAAGATATATGATGATATTAAAATTAAATTTAATCCTTTATCTCATCCTTCTTCAAATAATATGCAACATAAAATTCCTGAAGATTTAAAAAATTTTGAACAAGTTATCAAAAAATCTTATTCAGAACATAAGAAAGCAGGTGGTTGTATTCCTTGTAATAAATATTATTAACTCTGTTCATAATAATACATTCGTAGTTTATCTAAGCACTTACCTAAATTATTCTGCCCATCCTCTGCTAACCCATCACCCCAAAATCCATCACCCCTTGTATGTTGGATTATAGGCCTTAAACCAGTATTGGTTAATATTGGAATTAAGTATTTATTTTGATTAAATTTATTCAACAATATTTCATACATAATGTCAATACATACCTCTAACCAGTCTTGCCTAACTTTTATTTTTCTACCTAAGTTCTTAGAAACAATAGGACTGTTTGCGTTAACCTGTGACTCAACATAATTTAGATCAAAAGGATTTTTATATGCTTGTATAGCAGCTTCAGATGTAGGGAATGTAACTCCATTGTATTTTACTTTATGATTACTAAAGTTAGAAAATCCTGCAGTGTAACCGCTCATGTAAGCTCTATAAAAATTTAATGGTTGAAAAAATTTATACACAAACTTTTTTTGTTCAGGTGTTTGAGGAGCGCCAAGTTTACGCCATTTATCCCGCATAGTAAGTCTTTTGCTATGAGAGATTTTTGTCCAGTCTAAAGCTTCTGAAGGTGTGGTATTAAACAAATGACAAATAATACAAGCCACTACAGTACCTGACCTTCCATGTCCCCCTTTACAGTGTACTAATATTTTATCTTCTTTATCAGAAGATTTTATAATATTACATATATGTAAAATAAACTTTGTAAAAGAGCACCAATCAGTAGGAACACTCATATCTTTTATTGAATATCTTATTAAATTATATTGAGTAGTATAAGGTACAATTTTTCTTTCTGTATCAAAAGTAAGGTTTACAAAATACCTCACTCCATTTTCTTCAAGTTCTTTTATTCCTTCTTGAGTTGGGTAACTACCAAATAAGGCCTTGTCTTTTATAAAATATGAAGTTTTATCCATTTTATTAAAAATAAAATAACGATTAAATAATATTTAAATTTATTTTTAATAGTATTTACCAGAAATTATTTTCATTTAAATTGTAAATGAAAATAAAACATTTGGAATAGAAAAAATATGAATAAATTTAGTTCTTGATGAAATTATCTATAGCAAAATTAATTACATCTTTATTTTGAATTATTGGTAAATGTTCAAATGTTGAATGAAACTTAGTTAAAGAATCAATATATTTTTTAGAAGGATTCTTTTCATCTTCATTTTGGAAATCATTTAAAACTTTCCATGCCTCAATATCTTTCTCTCTGGGGAATTTGTTACAAGTACAATTACTCCATTTATTAAAATCATTATTACAAGGATAAGTACAAGACAATTCAGGTACTGTACCGTCACCAGCAATAGTAGATGTAATTACAGGAGCATTTTCAAATGGATTAGTATTAGCACTTGTAGCACTAAAAGTATATTGATGTGCAGTTTTACAGCAGTTTGAATAAATCACATCTACCTCTATTTCAGGATCAGTCAAAGTTCGTGGAATTCTTTCTCCTCCAATAATGTTGTTAACCCCTCCTATTATTCCATTAGAGTCAAATATTTTATATATTTTGCTGAATCTTGATGACCTGATTCGACAAATAATTCTGGTAATTCAGAAGACGTGTAACTTTGTTTTGAACCACAACAATTTCATCATCTTTATATATTAATGGGCTTGGCATACACATCATAATTCCTCCCATTACTTTTTCTGCTTTATTGAAATCATGATCATTAGTCATTGGGATACCTTCATTATCACCATATAGTATTGGTTTTCATAGTTTTTATAGAACCACCCCCCACCCCAAGCAGGAGCAAACGCAATAAATTTTTTAATATGTTTGTTACTCCATACAGATCCCACATAATTTAGGAAGTATATAGTTGTAGGACATCCTAATGAATGAGATAATAAAATAATTTTCTTATTTGACTTAACGAAAATAGATTCCAGTTTTTCTTTCAAATATTCAAAATAAATTTTAGAATAGTTATTATCTCCAATACGCCTAACATCATAACCATAAGAAAACAAATCTACCTTATCTTTATACCCTAATGGTGTTAAAGCTTCATAAAAAGGATTCATATATACCGAAGCTGAGACACCTATTCCCAACATAAAGTAAATAAGATTCAGAATTAAAACTACCTTCCTCAGATCCACCTTTACCTGTAGTGACTTTAACATTAACACCTGTGGTATTAACAATATTACCGCTGTTGTCTAGTTTAACAGAAAATCTATCCAAAAAACAGTCTTCAAAATAGGGAACAGAAGCATCAGCAGTAGCCCATAAGTTTCCAGAAGTTGAACATATTCCATATTTATGTGGGGGTATATATTCATTAGTTGTTGAAAATTCTAAGCGTGATGCAGGGATAAATACTATAGGATTTCTATCTTCTAATTGTGGTGAATCTGTAGCAAACAGCATAGTTTGTTCTGGGTGTATTTTTTGACTCAATTTCTCATAAGATTTCTTTAATTCTGACATAGCTGATTCAGGAGTTATACACAAGAGATTGTGAAAATATACCTTTGGAAGTAGGCTCAGTTAAAATACTTGATGGTGGGAGGGTAAATTTTTCACAACTTATAGTATTATAAATACTAAATCCCATAAGAACAAGGGAAATTATCAGCAGAGCTATAAGAATAATTTTTATACTTAAATTCAACATTTTATTTACCTAAACAATAAAAATATTAGATTTTTTGTTTCAGTAAAAATCTAATATTTAGTAAAAAGTTTAAAATATTTCAGGATAATTAGATTCCAAGTGTTTGACAGCAATTTCTTTCGCTTTTGCTTCTACCATTATATCGAATTCTACCCCAAATATATCATATACATCCAGAAAATATCTAGGAATTACTTCTACAATATCACTGTGATGACCTATTTTCCTTTACCTTGTTCTGAAATATGAACTTTCATACGTATACCACGTTCTAGCCAAGTTTCAATTACACAAGGTATTAAATTATCAATATCAGTCATTTGATTATCTTTGTGTAATAGATTGTAACAATCATAGTGATGACTATCTACAACTACTGGTAAATAAAAATCATATCTTTCTTTGATTTTGAAAGAAATTTCAACACAATCTTTTACATTAAAACATTTTTCACAATTTTCTAGAATTAATCTTTTTTGAGCTGATTTAGATAATAATCCGAAGTTTTCTACCCATCTGTTTATAGCCTTTTCTTTAGAATCATAGATACCTCCACCATGTACAGTCATTACAGAATCACAATCCATATCCATAAGATCAAACATTTCTGCTTGCATATTTAATGATTTTATTGTGTTATCTACAGTTTTTTTGGTTGGAGAACCTAAAACATTGTATTGACCAGGATGCGCTGTTATTCTTTTGATTACACGCACGAGCCACGTTACCAAGTTCTGCCAAAGCAACTTTAGCAAAATCAAGGGAGTATCCTCTTCATTTTTCATTGGTAATATGAGGGAATACTTCTGAAGATATTCTAAACACAAAAATACCTAATTTAACATTCTCTTCTAGAATTTTTTTAATGTCTTCTATATTTTGTAGTGCTAATTTTTTTACATGATCTATTCCATGTTTTTCTATAGTTGCTAACCTTACTGTTCGTGAAGAAAAAATAGGCTTCTTTCTATTTCTCATTTCATTATTAATACAACATAAACCAAGGCGAATATGATTGTCCATTATCTATTTACAATGAATAAGTTATAAAATATCAAATTTATTATTTTTTAACATAAAAATTCTCATATATATTACAATTAATAAAATTTTATTGTGGAATTAAATTTATTTTGTTTTATAATAAATCAATATATATAAATAAATGAGTTCATATAGTAAAATATCCAAAATAGCTCCTAATACGACCTTCCCCACTACCAATCCTCTTACATATTGTACAGGTAATGGATTAGAAAGAGGGTTTACACATGGAGGACAAGCAGATGTGTATGGTCAATATAGTAGACCATGCCAATTATATGTACCAGAGTATTGTGCTCAAGGATGGGACGAATTTTGCGAAATTAGCTCCCAAAACCAAAGTAGACAATATCCTGCTAATTATAGTTCTTGTAACGAAAATTTAACCCACGGAGAAGGATTAATACATAATACTGCATTAAGAAAATATTTAGTAAAAATGAATAATGGTATTAAAAAGTATCAACCTTTTGATCCTAATGATCCTAATTCTCCTATGGTTTCTTACTGGGAAAATGCTGGTTCAGGTTTAGTACCTGAATATGAAGTAGACCCGGGAACAATTGATGATGACGTAGTTATGGATAAAATTCTTGCAAAACCCTGTATAGCATTTAATATTTTAATAAATATATATAATACGATGAAAAGAAACAATAGACTTTCTTTACTTAAGAATACTAAATTAGGCAATTTTTATCAAATTAACCCTTACTTCACTCAAAAAGGAGGAATTTAATCTAAAGAAACTTTTTTTATTATATAAATAAAATGTCATCAACTACTAATACTGGATCATTTAGTGTAAAGTCTTCTCATAAGTTTGTTTATTCTAATAGTGAAAATCCTAATACACCATCAACATCTTTATTTAATTATGAGGAAACTCCTAAACCTTCAACAAGTTACGAGCCAGGTAAAACAAAAGGAACTACTAGTGGTATGGTAGTCCACACTTCATCAACTTCACAAGAAGATTATTATTAATTAAATTATGAATAATTTAATTATTTATTTTTCAATACTTTTGTTAGTTGATTATTTAATTGTTTCCTAGGTAAACTAGGGTTATCTTCTTTTATTTTTTCTAATAAGTTTTCAACATTATTTTGCGTTTGTAAATTTTCCTGTTCTTTTTCACGGTCAGTATAAAATTTTAAATTAAATTTATCTACTTCCTGTCCCATACCAGATTCTAAAGCTTTTAATACTCCTATTTTACCGTTCTCATATTCACCTGCATACCATCCTGCAATTCCTAATAAATGCCATCTTTTATAATCGTATGCTATTTTATCCACAAATAATAAACATTCGGGAAACATTAATTTACATGCAAGATCAGCAAAAGTATAACAAAGTAACCAATTTTTATCTTTATAGTACTCAATAATTTTAATTAAAGGTTCTACACGATTTTGACATTCAAAAGCTGCAAAATAAAATGGTAAACTCTTATCCCAATTTTTATCTATATTATATGAAATTTCCCCACATCTGAAATAAGAATGATATTTTTCCTCCCAAAATCCATTATCCATTTTAGATCTAATTTCATAATATTTAAAAGATTCTTCATGCTCTCCTAAGCAAGAACAGGTTTGAGCTAAATAAAAAACAGTACGTGCGTCATCTGGATCTTCTAAATGATCTTCTAATAAAAGTTGTTTATCCCTATGAAATCTTTTTCCTGTTTTATCATCGTCTTGCGTTCGATCTTGAAATAAAACTAACTCATTTTCTAATTTTATTACAAATTCACCTGCTTTATTTTGCTCCTCATCGTCCTTATATTTAGTATTTTTCAACCATTCATGAACGCGCCCCCTATACCTCCAACCTTGTCTTGGCTTTATTAACCTAATATTAAAATATTTATCATACTGACCAGACCACCATTCTTGACAAATTAAAAACGCTGTATTTTTTTCGTTAATATATTGTTTACTTACAGTTTTTAGTGTATCACCACCTCTTAATTCATCATTAGTATCTAAAAGTAATAAGTAATCTATATCGTCAAATGTATCAGCAAAATCCAGAGATTCATTCCTTGATGTAGAAAAATTTTTAAAATTAGATTCTGCTAATCTAAAAGTAATATTGTTTTCAGAACAAAAGTTTTCAGCTATTGAAATGGTATCATCTTCTGAACCTGTATCAAAAAATATTAATGAATCAGCAACATGTTTTATACTATTCAAAGTTACATGTAATCTTTTTTTTTCGTTTTTTGCCATAATAAGAACAGCTATATGAGGATTTTTAGACATTTTTATAAAAAAAATATACTTTTAAGTATCTTGTTTTAAATAAAATGATAATTTTAATTTTAATTATACTAAGTATTTTAGGATTATTTATATTCGGTGTAAATAGTGGTATAGTAGCAATTAATAAAAAATGGAAATGTACAGAAAATGGTTGTGAAGAATCAATCTTCGGAAAATATAAAACTAATCAAGATTGTAATAAATCATGTGATATTGAAAACAAACAAACTTTGTCTGGTTTATCCAACCCCTCATCTAATCACGAAAATGATTTTGATTACGAAACTGATGATTCAGATGATGACATTGAAGATAATTCTAATAAATATTGGACTTGTGCAGACAATTATCAATGTGTTAAAGCTGACCAAGGATATTCATCCCAGGAATTATGTAATAGTAATTGTACACCACCACAACCTAGAATTATACAGTGGCCTTATGTTCAACAGAGTTTGTATCCATTTCCAAGATGGAGAAGAGGGGGGTGGAGATCTAGACATAGGCATAGACACAGGCCAAGACCTACTCCAGAACCAAGACCTACTCCTGTTCCTACGACAGAACCCACACCTGTACCAACACCAGTACCTACTCCAACACCCACACCAGTACCTACTCCAACACCCACACCAGTACCTACTCCAACACCCACACCAGTACCTACTCCAACACCCACACCTGCACCAACACCAGTACCTACTCCAACACCCACACCTGCACCAACACCAGTACCTACTCCAACACCCACACCTGCACCTACTCCTGCTCCTACGCCTACTCAAGAACAGTTTAGTTTTATATGTCGATAAATAATGTTTTATCCCAAGTTAAAACATTATTTAAAAATGTATTCTTTGAGGTCTATATTTCTCAATCTCATTTCTAGAATAGGCTGGATATAAATTAAAACCACAATCTTTTAATGATTTCATAAATCTAGGACAAATTAATATATCTTTATCTTCAACCAAAATACTGTCTTTTATACTTGTATCCGACCACTTTATTAACAAATCTTTATGAAAGCTACGATGCATTTTAGCATACATTGCCGGTTCTTGACCAGATGGTATCCTATTATGCTTTGAGTCTCTAATCTAGAGATAAAATCATCAAACAACATATTATTTGAAAAGTTTGTCTCCAACCAATAAATAGACGTTTCATAGTATAGTTATTAGATTTAGAAACAATTTCGTGTAAAATATACTGAGGAAAAATTACTAAATGACCAGGTGGGATTTTAATTTTGATATTTCCTTTATATGTGTTTTGGGTATATTGGCAAATCCACTCTTTAAATTTTTTAATTTAATACCAAGATGTGAACCAATTATACAACTAAAATATTGATCTTTATTATCTAAATTTATCCATCCTCCATAAACTATAGCATCATCTAAAAGTAACTCGGTTGGTGCTACATCTCTGTGCCAAGTTTCAGGTGAAGGTTTTACACCTGGATTTCTTACCATCATTCTGTCAATTAACATTTCTATATTTTGATCGCAATTCAGATTATTTAGTAAATTTTTAAATATAGTTTTTTTGCACTATATTCTGTGCCTTTAATCTGATTTTTCTTACAGTTTCATTATGAAAAGATGAAGGATTGCCTAAGAAAGCAGCTCCACCTAATACATATTTAATTTTCTCATTAACTAAATTAAATTCAGGATTATTAGGAGATCTTTTATATTCTTGAAAATTAAGTACATTATCATCAAATTCTTTTTTAATTTCTATTAACTCTATATCATTGTATATAGGTATTGTTGTTACTCCTTTCATTTTTAATTCTAAAAATGGTGGTAAGGATATTGGGATACAAGAAGTTAATGTTAAATCTTGTATATTTATTAATTTAAAATAAGAAAGTATTTGTTGAGCTAATCTTTGATTTCCTTTACTCAAAAATAAACTATTAAAACTAGCATCTATCTATCAATAATATTTTAGTTTCTTTTTCAAGATATTTTAGTTTTGATAAGTCTTCATTTTCACATAAATCTTTTAGAACAGACATTTATAGTTATGTATTAATATCAAATAAAAATTCAATTAAAAAAAATTGAATTTCGTATATAGAAAGATTTATTTTTGAAAAGCATTGTTCAGTGCTTGAATATTATTTTCTGCGTTTTCTTGTACAAAATTAGATATAGATTTAGAAATACAATGATTTCTATCAGATGAATTCTTACAATTTTGCTCTAAAACTTTATATTTATCACTTAACAATAATTGATAATTATCTATATCATTAATTTTATAATGATTAGTATTAGTAAAATTCCAAGTACAACCATTTGTGCCTAAAGGTTTACCTTTACAGTAACTTTTATTAGGCCAACTATACCATTTCCCACCTGAAAATCTATCATGCTCTACTCCTGGATGATTTGCACAAGTTTTTTCATAATCAGGAATTTCATTATCCATACAATCTGTGCATTCATATGCACCTGTTCCACCTACTTCACCCCCTGGATTACACAGTGCATAAGGTCCAAACCCGTCTTGTGTAATTTTACATCCTGTTTCGCCATACTTACAACTTCTACCATCCTTTTCCCGTGCAACTATTTTTGGATTGATAGGTAAATAGTCTACACTATATTCAGAAATAATTGAATTCTTACAATATTCATCACCATGTCTAGGACAAAATTCACCAGATATATATGAATTATCACCCTTTATAGTACCAGTATTTTTGCCATTAATTCCGTCTATGGTTTCAGCAACTCTATATGTAAATGTTTGTTTAGGTTGTGTAACATTATTAGGGTCAAGCTTAATATCAACTAACAAGCTTTCTAAATCAGTTTTGTAATTATTATCTTCCCATTTTACAAATTTACCATTTTTGTAAGCCCCCACATTAATATTTGTATCAATCATTAATTTGTATAATTTAACGTTTTTACTGTAGAATTTATTAAAATCATTAGTAGCTATTTCCATTTGCTTTTGAATTAAATCTGTTATTTCGGTACTACAATTATTTTCTCCACACATATCCGTAAATACAAAACCCAATATAGCATCCATAATCATTTCCTGATTATCTTCATTGTTTTCGATATAAGCATCTAGTTCATTTTCATGATGAGGAATATTCCATCCTTCTTCTATACGTTTTTTATTCCATTCAACTGTTGCATCTATCCAAGTTTGTATATCACGAGGATGGGTAGCGCAATCTAATCCTTTTTTCTTATAATTATCAAAATCATCCCAATCACACCAATCTACTTGTCCACAAATTTTACCTGTATCTTCACATTTTGCACCACATCCTACAACTTCAGCTTTAGAATTACATACATTAGATATACTTTCTTCATAATGACAACTACATTTTTGTGAAATACTCCTTAAATCAAAACCATTATATTTTCCATATGTTTTATGATGATGATGTTTATCATGTTTTAATTTATGACTAAAATCTGTATCACATCTTCTTAAATCAGAACCACTATCTCTTACTCTTAAACACTGTACGTATTTATTTGGAAAATCTTTTGGCATTAATTTAGATGGATCTAATAAAATACCAAAGTTAGTATAGTAACTATTAGAATTGTAAATATTTAGAGGTAATTTTTTATTAAGTAAAGTTAAATCCATAATATTAACTATTGGTTTACTAATTGATCCAAGAGAAGTACAAGTTTCTACATTTATATAATCAGTGTTAGGCATACCATTAGAGTCTATAGGTAATGTCAACATTGTAATTAATAAGCCAGGTTCTGATTTATTAAACTTTTCAAAAAGAGTGTTATGTGTTTCAGGAGAACAAGTAATTCTTTTAGTTAATTTATCTGGGTAGAAATTTGAGTCTAAATCTACTGGTAAACTTATGTTTTTATTATTTGGTTCTGATAAAGGGACTATTATATCTATATATTTTTCTTTACTAGTAAGGAAATAAATAGCTCCTGTTAATAATAATCCTATTATAATGAAAGCAATACTTGCTAAGAATATTTTTCTATAAATAATCATTGTTTATATTTAATTAGAAAAAAATTACGAAGAAACATCTTTATTAAAAAAAGGTTGTATGAATTTTTCAAGATTCAAACAACACATACGATCATAAGAGGTAACTTTATCAAGAGGACAACTTTGATTATAAGCTTCGTCTAATTTATCAAATGAATCAATACCAAATTCAAAGAATTTTCTTAAATTATCAGCATGTCTTTCACCTGCATAGGTTATTATATTAGTTGGTGTACTAGGCATGTTTTGATCTGATTTTATGTCAAACTTTTTAAATATTCTGGATATCATATAAGCATCTGTAAAAATAGATCCTATGTCACCGATATATATACTTAGTGTATTCATTGAATTAAAAAAGGACTTAATAGACATAAATTGAAGATTATATACATTCTCCGCAAGAGGTCTCAAAATATCCATTTTTTCTTTAGTCATATTAATAATATAAGTATTCATAAATTCTAATATTTTATCTGCTTCGTAAGATCTTTTTATTTCTTTTAAAAGTAATCTTTCTGAATCACTATCAGAAAATTGATTCCAAAACCATATTCTAATTTTTTCTATCTCATTTGCAATTAAATATTGATAAAGCTCTATCATTTGAGGTTGGTAAATAATAGCTATATAATACAATATTAGAGTATAAGTGTAAGAAGAAGGATTTAATGCTTTTATTTTTCTTAAATATTTAGTAAGTTCTTGAGTTCTTGGAACCGTATATTCTATCTCGGGAGAAACTGATTTTGGTTTTGTCATATATTTTTTTAATTCTTTGTCATGATTAGCTATATAAACTAGTTCTCTTAACTTAGGATTAAGCCATGAGATATTTTTATCTTTTCTAATAAGTGTAAGACTATCATATAATTCAAAATAGATATGACCTGCTAAAGAAGTTTGTCTATAATATTTATCAAACCTTACATCGGTGTAATGCCATCTTGTTGTAGAACAATTATTATTAAATATTCTATTATTAAGGTCCGGATTATTAAAACATGGTTTATTTTTATATGTGGCAATATCACCTATCAATCCGTCTGGAAAACCATCACCTGATAATCTTCGTGCAGTACGAGGAAATTCTAGAAAAATATCTAGAAAAACTGGACTATTTTCAGAACATAATGACATTAGATTACTAATAGTTTCGTATTCAGAATAAGATGGGTATTTATGATCTAATTGTTCGGAGCTACAATGATATTCACCAAATACATATACGGTTTTGTTATATTTATCACTTTTGTACAAAGCTAATGAACAAGGTCCAATTACATTTTTAAATACGGGAATAGACTCAAAAAATCTATTGTAAAACAGTTTTATTAAAGTAAAATTACATGAATATAAAAGTTTTTTTGATACCTTATGTTTATTATTATTAACAAATTCAGAAATTATCTTTATAAATTCATCTTCTTTATTACTGTTTAACTTATATGTATTATATGTCTCAGTTAAAACTTCACAATGTTTTTTATCCATTTATTAAGTGCTATAAAAAATTATTAACTAAAAACTATTATAATTATTTGTATAAAAATAAGTTTTAAAAGATTAAAGCTTTATATTAAAATGTTATCAACTATGGCTAAACTTTTTGGATTAATTACAGTCTTCATTACTTTTCTATTAAATACAGAGTCATTTCCCAGTAGACTAAAAAATGAATTATTTAATAAATCAGTTTATGATTACCATTCTTTATTGGTATATAATACTATTACTATTACTATTAGTAATAGTAATAACTCTAGTTACAAACTTTCTTTAAATAAATTCGCAGGATATAATTCCAATGATTTTTCTAAAATGTATAAAGGTTATAAACCATCATATTACCAAAGTGATTTAGTTATACTTCCCAATATTACCCAGAAAAGTGTAGACTGGCGTAATTCAACAATAGTAGGTCCACTCAAAGATCAAAGACAGTGCGGTAGTTGCTGTGCGTTTTCAGCCCAGTGCCTTAGAAAGTCAAGTTATGAAGTTATCTGATAAGTCGGTTTCTTTGTCTGAACAAGACATGGTAGATTGTGTTAAAAATATTAAATCACCTGACGGTAAATCAGATGGTTGTTCTGGAGGTGAAATGTACAGCGTATATCAATATTTGTTATCAAATCAACAAGGTTCAGATGATACTGAAAGACAATACCCCTACATGGCCAAAGATGGTGATTGTCATTATAAAAAATCTCTTATTAGTGATATTGTTTTGACTGATTATGTATCGTTACCATCTAAAAATGAATATGCACTTGAAAAAGCAGTTTCACACGTAGGACCTATTTCTGATGGGGTAGATGCTAATACAGATTGGCAACTATATAAATCAGGAATTTATGATCCAGATAAATCTTCAGATGGATGTTCAGCAGATATGAATAGACAAAATCATGGTGTAGATGTAGTTGGTTTTGGTACTGAAAATGGGTTGGATTATTGGATTATTCGTAATTCTTGGAATACAAATTTGGGAGAAAAAGGATATATGAGGTTAATAAAAGGAAAAATGCATGCGGAGTAGCTAACAGTGCTATTTACCCAATTGTTAAAAAAGTACTGTTTAAATTAAAGGAGACCATTAAATAGATTTTATTTTATAAATTCTTTATCAGAATTTATAAACTTTTGAAAGGAATCTTTACTTTTTATTACCATATTTCTGTTTAAATTTATCCACAATATAGTGTTTAATAACACTTGGATCTAGACTTTTATAGTTCTTGCTAATTAATGATAAAAATAGAATTTGGAATATAATTATAATGAATAAAAACAAGAATGACTTACCTACTACATCTATAGCATACTCTTTATAAGAAACTTTACTAAAATACCAAATACCTATAGATAATATTATAGCTAGACTAGCAAATATTGAAATATATTTAATTGCTTTTAGTATAATTTTTTTATTATTAGCATCAACCGTTTCATCAGCCTTTTTAAATTTTGATAAATCCATAGTTTTTAATTTTTCTAAAATAACTTTTTTATCCGATTCTCTTAATAATTGAAATGCTTCATCCATAAAGTTGTCAAGTAAAAATGTTATATTTTTATCAACAACTTTTTGTTCAATCATTTTACCATATGTAAAAAATAGACAAGCTACAGCAATTGAATATATTCCAGACATAAATAAAATACTCGGTACATATTGAGTTAATATATTCATTTATTCTATGAAATTAAAAAAATAATAATATAAAAGAATGGATAACACTAAAGTTTTGCGCAAAGATGAATGGATTATAGACATTTTTATACACGTAATCCTAGTAATTACTATATTGTCAGTTTTCTTTTGGATTGTTTTATCTAAAATTGAAACTAAAAGCTTACAAGGAGAAGTAACCAATCAATTAGGAGATTTAATTGATAAGTTTCAACCAAATGATTCCACCAAAACTATGCTTAAAAGTATAGATTACGATGAAATATCAAAATTATATAATGGCAAACCGAGCAGAGAAGTAGAAGAATACAATAAAGCTTTGTTTAAATTAAATATAATAATAATTGTACTTCTAGTAAGTACTTTCATTATTATATGGATACTATTAAAAATTAATTGTGGAAAAGATGTTCCTGTAAGAAAAATATTTTTAGAAAATATTGGCTTATTCGTTTTAATCGGAATAATAGAAGTTCTATTTTTCCTCCAAATAGCAAGCAAATTTATACCTGTTGAACCTTCTTTTATTATGAAAACAGTAAAAGATAATATTAAAGATAAAGCTAGCAAAAAAAATTGAAAATAATATAGTTTTTAAAATTATAAATAAATGGAAATTTGTAAAGTTTTTAAAGAATACGAGGGAAGTAATTTAATAAATGATATAAGTCATAATAAATATATCTATAATCAAGAAAGTATTCTATCTTATTTACAATATATATCATTATATTGTTTAAAAACAACATAGGTGATCTAAAATTAGCTAAAAAAATTATAGATACAATTAAATTATCTATAGCCGATCCCTTTAAAGGTACAGTAACTTTAACTTTTGGGGATGTAGCAGAAAATCATGTTGGAATGCAACAAATAGGTGAAATGGCAGACAGTGGATTTAGTTATGAAAACTTATTACAAGCGGAAGCATTTTTTAAATCACAAGGTTGTGAAGTATTTATAATTAAATTAAATGATTGGTTGCCTAAAAATATAGACACAGGCAATAAAAAAGATGATGATAGAGAAAATTTAGAATTAAACAAAGCTAATAATAATAAAAATTTCGAAGCTTATCTTCTTGTTGCTAGAAATGGATTAAAATGTCTAGGTACTACAACAGACAATTTATTATCAGAAGTTTTGATGTTTATGTGGGATACTAAATTTTTCAATGAAAAACAGAACAAAGTTCTAAATAAACAAGCTAGATATAATGTAAATTTTAGTAACCAACATCAGGATGCTAATTTTGATAAAGGAAAAGGCACACATATAGCTTGGAACGAAGTTCCCATAGTAAAAAACGTTAAAAAGGAATTGATAACAGCTTTTGGAGAAAAAGCAAGTATGTTAGAATGTGAAGGTAATTTATATTACAAAAAAGGAGATACTGGAATAGGTTACCACGGAGATGCTGAAAGAAGAAGAGTTATTGGCCTAAGATTAGGTGGATCAATGACTATGCATTTTAATTGGTACTATAATAGTAGACCAAGAGGAAAAAATATTTCTTTGACTCTAAATAGCGGAGATATTTATTGTATGAGTGAAAAAAATGTAGGTACTGATTTTATGTTGGCACCAAAACATCAATATACTCTAAGACACGCAGCAGGAGCCGACAAGTATACAATTAGAACTGGAAAATTAAGAATAACAGACCAAAAAACTTCTGATACTAATCAAAATATTACTGTAGGTTCAATAAAATATAAACCTATTAAAAGTAAAATTTGGTATGATTGTGACGAGATACAAGATTTTAATTAAATTAATAAATCTTTTTAGATTTATTAAGATTTTATAAACTAGTAGAGTTATAATTACTCATACAAAAGATCTAGAAATTTTTGTGATAAAAATATACAATTTTCTTGTTTTGATTGGTCTTCATAAACTATTTCAAATCCTATACTTGTTAAAAATTCATTCATCTTAAGAATATGATACCTGCCAAAGTATAAGATTATATTTCTGGGTTGAGAGGGTTCATCTTTTGGTTTGTCAACTATTTTAAAAATCCTTGCTAGTGTATAAATATCTACAATTGCCGCTGTTAAATTTACGAATATAGTGGGTAATACCTCAGAAAGAGCCGATAAAAGTTCAATTTTATCATCTATTTTTTTACTCGATTTTAATCTTCTGAAATATTCAGCCACTAGACCACCCTCAAGAGCTTTATCTATCTGCTCCATAGCAAATTTTTGATAAAATTCCATAATTTCTTTCGAAAGATAACTTTTCTTTAGTTCTTTTTGCAATTTAGTATTAAAATATACCCCCAATAAAAAATTTTTAGCAGTACTATTGTCACTTAATAAGTCCAATACCGCATTATGTTTAGAAATAAAATCATTAGTAACAACAATTCTATCTCTTTGTTTAATTTCTTTTTCAAACTTACTAAGATCATCCATAAACTTATTTACCGGATCATAGTAATTCACATTTTCATCGCATCTAGTATCTGTATAATGAACTCTAGCTAATCTACACTCTTCTGATGCTCTTGTTGTTTTATTTAAACAAGTAAGAAAGGATAGCTTAAGTGACATCATTCTACCACCTAAAAGAGTAGATGAAAGCGGTACAAAATTATCAGGATGATTTTTTATCTGATTTAGACGATACATATAATCTAAATCAGTTTCAAAATAATTTCTTTGAATAGGATTTGTGAATTCTCCCTTAATAGTTGGAAAATTAGATTCAATAAATACATCTAAAAATTTTGGAGTTGTATTTACCAATTCAGGTAAAAAGTCCTCAATAGGAACAGTGGTATGCTCAGGAGGGCAATCAGTTTTTGCAGAGTGTGCTTCTCCAAAACAATATATATTTTTCCCATATTTAGTACTTTTTAAAACTACAATTTGATTAGGACCTCCTAAATGTAAAGATTTGGGGTAGCGTTTTTCTATTTTATTTTGTATTAACTTTATCAAAGTTAAATTAGAATTTGGAGCAGAAAGTTTTAAATCTTGGTATTTTGAACAAATATTTTCAAAAAAGTTTTTAGAATCAATACTTTGTAATTCATCAATTGTGTTAGAATCGTAATATTCATGTAATTTTTTACATATTTCTTGCACAGACATTTATTATATATTATTAAAACTTTTAGAATTTTTAATAATATAAATATTTTATATCCTTTAGTTTGTAGTTATAAATATAACAGGGTCTTTTAATATTTCTTTTATATAATTTATTACATACTCTATAAATGTTAGATTATATCAATATTAGCATTTTTCATTCCTAATGTATCTCCTCCTGCTCCTGAAAATAAACTTATTGCTTTTAGTTTTGATTCCATTTTTGTTATAAAAATGGAATCCTTTAATTGTCAATCTTAAGTATTATCAGCTCTAAGAAATATTGAAAATTAGGATTAAAAATCAATAAATTAAAATATTAAAATATTAATATATTATAAATAAAATGATTACTCTATTTATAATGAAAGGATGTGGTTATTGCCACAAAGCTATGGAAATGCTACACGATCACATAAAAACAGAAATGATTACAATTAAAGATATCTCAGAAGCACCTTCACATGTCAACGCGGCCCCATTTTTCAAAGCTCATCATAATGGTAAAGAATACATGGGATTACCTGAATCTACAGAACATCTTTTAGATATGTTAGAAATATCTAAGGAAAATCTTCATCATGGTTCCGAACATAAAGTAAGTGGATGTGGTTACCAACCAAAACAAAACGTTAAAGAAGAATTTAGATTTGGCCCAACCTTAGCTGGTGAAAGTACTTGGGCTAATAAATGTACTGGTTATTCAACATTAGGCCAATTACCTAAGTGGCACCCAAACTAAATATTTAGATTTATATAATTATATTAAATTATATAATCCTTAATCAAATTTAAGAAAATTATTACTATTTTCATAGTTTTCTTCCTGTGTATCTTTAATATATTTAGTATATTTTTCCATGAACTGTTCGTACTCTGCTCTAGACATTGTATTTAACTCTTCTTTTAACTCTGTTACATAATTCTTGTAAGTAAAACATGGAAAATCATAATATTTTGACTGTGTCTCATCTATTATCATTGGAATATGGCATGATAATCCTAAAGCTATAGCACCTGAAAAACGATCTTGTTTAGGCTGGATAAACAAAAACTTAGACTTGCTAACTAGTTCAATTAATGTCGTGGTAGCAGGTTTATAAATACATGATATATTATCATATAAACAATTTACAGCATCTATAGCTCTGGGGTTCCTCCTAATATTAACAATTTTATAAGTAAAATTTTTAACTAGAGAATTTAAAGGTCCATCTTCCCATTCTCCAACTAAAATTATTTGATTTAATCTTTCTTCGGGAGGATAAATTTTAAGTGTTTTAAATATCGGTGTTATATTGATAGCTTTTTTATTTATCAATTCTTCAAGTTTAACTAATTTAGACAAACTTATATAAGATAATTGCTGAGCTGTTGGATAAACTGTTGGATACTGTGGTAGATGGTGGATAGTATTATAGTGGTGAATTGATATTCCTTTTGATAAGTCATTAAATATAAAAGGATCTGTACTAGTTAATTTTATAATTCTATCATAATAATTTTGATCTAAGAGACCGTCCCTAACACTCAACTTTTTAAAATCATATACTTTATTAAAATAATCTATATAACCTTCATTATCAGGAACTGAAAAGAAAGTTATTTCGTATTTATCACTTAGCATGTCTAGTAAAAATCCTAAACATTCAAAATGCCATGGTACCATCGTAACAATAGCTATTTTTTTCTTATTATTTTTTAAATCATTGGGGTGTGTATAGTTATCTATAAGATGACTACTTGCTATACTTTTACTGAAAAATATTATCCATATTAAGAATATAAGCGATAAAGAAATTAATAATACCAATAATGATATCATACAAACTGTAGAAAACATTTATTATTATAAATGATAATAAATCTTAAAAAAAATCAACACATTTTTTTAATGTTTCTATAAAATAATCTATTTCTTTATTATTAGGTAATATGAATCTCTCCCTATTTGCTTGTTCGCGATATTCTCTCAGTTTTTCAAAAACAAGATTTTCAACTAAACTCATTCTATCTTCATCACCACATGAGATATAATAAACTACTTCGTGCTCATCAGACTTATATTATAAGTAGACAAACGATTCGTCAAATTAACAGCCTTACCCAATATATACCTACGCTCTTTCTTCATCAAATCCGTTGTCAATATATAAACCACATTCCTTTCCTTATAATCAACACGCTTCTGCTTCTTAACATACTTCTTCGTCAAAGATTCTATCTTAGCATTATTACACCCTAATGCACACAAGGCTATCTCTTTAAGAAGATCATTCATCTCTTCCTGCAAATCCTCACAACGATTCTTATAATACTCCAACTCTACCTCTAAATTCTTATGATGAGAATTTAAAGTTTCTAAATCATTAATTTTTCTTGAAAGATCTAAAATCTCTTTATCATCTTTTGTTTTTTCTTTGATAAATTTTTGTACACATATATGCTGATGGTTTAGCAAATTTTCTTTAGAAGTAAGATTTTTATCACAATAGTCACAATGAAATGTTAATGAGTTTAATATTACATCTTGATTCACATTAGTTCTTTCTGTATATTAAGACAATACATATCAGTCTTTTGGTGTTTTATAAGATTCCTTGGAAGACTGAATTCCTTATTACAGTAGTTACAAATATTAGTCATTTATGTAATTAATTTTACTTTTTAGCTCAATATTGGCTTCATGCAATTAATGGAGATACTTTTTGCGATACTTTTTAAAATTCTTAAAATTACAAATTCTATTATATAAAATATGTCACAGCGCACATTTTAGGATGTGTGTTGAGAAAAAATTTTAGAAAAAAGAATTATTTCTGATTAACTTCTGATAAAAATGACTTTTATACTGGACTCTAAATTTGTTAAAAAATCAATTTATTGACCCAATAATGTAAATTATTGACACTTATTTACATTATTGCTTAACAAATTGGGAATAATTATTGACACTTTTTTGGCAATAATTATTTAAAGATTAAGATTTTTAAATAAAATGGAATGTGAATATTGTAAAAAAACTTTTTTGAATAAATATAACTTAAAAAATCATCAAAAAAGAGCTAAATTTTGTTTAGCGATACAAAAAGAAAATAATATTGAAATAGATTCTCAGTTAATAAAATGTGAATATTGTGAACATTTATCTACGCCAGAACACTTAAAAAGACATAAAAAAACATGTAAAAACAAAATTCTATATGAAAATACTTTAAAAGAACAGAATGTTAAAGATTTGAAAGAGAGTATCGCAAATCATGAAATTAAAAACAAAGAATTATCTGATGAAATAGTAGAATTAAAGCATCAGATGGAGATATTGCAGACTAAGAATGAGATGTTGGAGAAGCAGTTGGAGCGGTCGACAACTACGGTTGAAGAGATTGCGAAGCAGCCTAAAGTGCAGAATACTACGAACAATAATAATAAGATTTTGATAGCAACTCCTTTGGATTTATCTAAGGAGAATATTCAAGCAGCAATTCAGAATAATTTTTCGGATGAGTATTTAACTCAGGGTCAGAAAGGTGTGGCTCGTTTTGCGTTTGATACGATGTTGAAGGATGAGCAAGGTAAATTAAAATATATCTGTACGGATCCTTCTCGTCAGATTTTTCAGTATAAATGTGATGACGGTACAGTTAAAAAAGATGTGAAAGCAACTAAATTAACGAAAGCAATTTTGGATGGCGATATAAAGAAAACATCTCATAAAATAGCTTGGGATAAGATGGAGGATGCGGGAGATGAGGCTTTTATGGCTTATACGGATCACTATGAAGAAATTCAAGCTCTGGAAACAGATAATAGTCAGTTTAGTAAAGAATTGAGTACTTTGGTGGTTTAAAAATAAAAATGAATTGTATTAGTATTTTTCCATTTGAGAAGAAAAATGGAAACCTTGATGTCAATGATTGATGATATTAAAGAGAAGATTTCTTCGGAAGAGTATAAAAATCTCGTAGACCAAATTGCAGCAGCAAAAAAAGATGAAAAAGAATTCAAGGAATTTTCTATGGAGTATACTGTTTTTTGTCCTAATTGTGAGGACTTAATATCGAAAATTATTTCATTTCCTAAGACAAAGATTGTGATAAGAGTTTGTGAAGATAATATACGTGGTTGTTGTATGGGTGAATTTTTGAGTCATTTAACTATGACTAGAACACGTGTTGAAGCTATCCAAAAAAATATTGACGAAAGTGGTTATTGTACGTACCAATATACTCATAACCAGCATGAGAGTATAGTATATAGTTTAATATTTTCTAAAGCCTAAGAATTTATATTTATATTTATATTTTTTAACAAATAATTGTTAAAAAAACATTATTTATTTATTATAATGTTTTTTAGCATACAATCTAAATCAGCTGTTAATGAAGCTACTTTAGCTGGAAAAAATATATTTAATGCAAATAGATTAAATAATATAAAAATAAATTCATTTGATGATATACTTGACGATTCTGTGTTAGTATATTCAAATGGTCGTTGGTCATATACAGGATATATAAATGGTGGAGGTGGTTCTACTGGGGTTACAGGACCAACAGGTGTATCAGGACTTTCTACTAATACAGGTCCTACAGGACCTTTAGGTTCTACAGGCCCTGCTGGTTTGGGTCATACTGGAACTAGGGGTCCTACTGCGCAATCATTTGTATCTCCTATAGTTTTATCTCAAGGTTCCGATGGTGGTGATTCTTTTGGAACTTTAACCTTTTCAGGAACTGGAACATCTGGAATTACAGGAACAACAACTTGGACCCAACTTGGATTCTTACATATTGGACATGGTGGAAAAGGTTATTGTACCGAAGGAATAACAACGGTGGGTTATAATGGAAGAAACGCGAGTGGTTATGGTTCTGGTGGTGGAGGAGGAGGTTATCAAATTAATGGAGGGTAACATTATCTGAAAAAGGATTTTCTGACATAAATGGTGGAGATGGTTCTCCTGGTCTCATAATAATAATAGAAGAGTATTAATTTTGCTTTGATTTTTAAGATTTTAAAATCTTAAAAATTAAATAATTTAATTAAGTTTGCTATATTGATTGGAAAGGTGAACAAATAAGTCAATCCATTCCCAAATTATAGTTTTGTCATCATTATCTAAACTTCCAGAAAGCCATAATTTTTTGAAATGTCTAACTTTATCAGGATTTACATTACCTACAGTAAAAACATCATGCTCAATAAAAAACATTTCATTTCTTTGACTTATCATATTTCTTAATTGATTATCATTAGTATTAATTTTATATATAAATCCATCCATTACAGTTTTTGTTTCAACTTGATTATCAATGAATACTCTTAGAATAACTAGGTCACCTTCCATTGGAAATTGTGATATTAGTTCGTCTATAAAATTTAGTAATTGTTTTTTAAAATCTTTTAAAATATCAATTTGAGAAGGCATTTTTTATTCTGGATGTTAATTCTTTAAACAAGTGAACCAAAACAACTAAATTTTGCGTTATTATACTTAACGGCATCTATTCTAACTTTTACAGGGTCATTTTCTTTTATTACTTTATTGGAATCTTTAGTATGGATATAAGTATCATTTTCTTCGTTGAATTCATAGTCATTTATATTAACAGATGGAACAAGTATTTTTTGTTTATCTAATATATCTACAAATAATCCATCTTTATATATTTTAAAGACAGTAGCTTTGATTTCTTGACCAACTTCAGGTTTTAAAGTATCGGCTAAAAAATCAACTAGTAATATAGTATCTTCATAACAGGTTATCTTTTCAATACTATGAATTTTTAATATATATCCGTATAATTTACTACATTCTTCATCAGTTTCTGTTTCGAGTTGTTTGATAATATGTTTTTTAAATTTATTTGTTAATTTTACTGGTTTAAGAGTAATTCTTTTGGAAATGATCATAGATTGCATGTTATATATTTATAGAAAAGTTAATTTTTAAAATCAAATTAACTTTTAATGATCAAAAAAATTAGCAATATTGAAACAAAAGTAAAGAATATGGATAGTATAATCCATAGTTTTTTGTTTTTACATTTAGATGTCTTGGTAGGCAAATTTTCAACAGTATTTACTGATAAAGTATTATTTATATCTTGTTTTGTATTTTTAGAGAAGAATTTTTCAAAATAGTCGCAGTATTTATGGCATGTAAGACTTCTAGTTGGTGTACAGTTATCCATACAACAATTCTTAATTTTGTGCTTATTTTTATTGATACATTCATAATCTTTAGTAGATTTACATGAATTAGAAATACAATTTTTATAAAAATTATTAAATGGTAATGTATGTTCGGAGCTTAGTTTACATGTATCTATACACATGTCTAGTTGTATATCGCATTTTTTTTTACAAGTTTCTTTTGGTTCTAAGTGATCGGTATCTTGATTACAAAATTCATTACAGAATTTTACAGGAGGTTTACATTGTTCTACACAACATTTAAAAACGTCAGTAGTTGTAGAATTAACCATTTTATTTTTTTCCTTATCATATATGGTTTTACAAGATGTATACATACCTAAATTTTCGTAGAATGAGTTGTTATTCATTTTATATTAATACTTTAAAAATTGTAATTATTTAATTATTCGTAATCTCTGATCGCAATGCCTACAGGAAATCTTGGGACTTGATCTTTAGATAATTCTTGAAATTGCACTGTTAATTTTTTTCCTATGTATTTATTTCCATTATTAAACCATATTTTTCTTTGTTCTCTAGTACCTGTAGGCCTAACGTTAAAATTATGTCCTTCTTTAGTTTTACAAGTCCAGATAACAGTTCCTTTTTCAATACCAACACCTTCTTTATAGTTTACTATTTCAAATTCATCGTCTAACATAGTTTTCATTTTAATTAAATCATTAGAGCGAGTTGGTCCTTCTTTATAAAGTCCTTTTTCATTTCTCAACATTATACCTTCAAAACCTTGTTCTGTAGCTTTATTATGTATACTCTCTAAACATTTTGGGTCTGTAATTTCTTCGGTCCAAACTAATACTACTTCTTCTGGTAAGTGTTCTTTAAACATTTTTAATAAAGAATTGTATCTTTCTTGAAATATTTGGGAAAGGGAATCAATATTAATTATATCGAAAATAAATGCTTTTATTTTTAGTTCTTTTTCTATGTTTTCTTTAGAAAGCTTTTTTTGTTTTCTACAAATTCCTGTGATTTCTTCGAATGTTAATTCGTTAGTATATAATTCACAATCAAAGATAATATTGTCGTGTACAATCCCAGTAGTATATAAATTAGAAAATAGATTTTTTATATGTGTTAAATTATGATAAAACTTGTTACCTCGTGATTTTATAAAAACTTGATTATCATGGAAACCTATAAGTGCCCTTACACCATCTAATTTAGGTTGCCAAACTACACCTTCTTCCCAATTTAGTTTATTAGAATCTTTGTTAAAATCTTTGGCTAACATTGGTCTAAAATTAATAGTTTCTTTATTTGTATTATTTGTTTCAATGTCTAATTCTTCTGTGTAGCCATTCTTAGTTTTCTTAAGATTCCACTTAGAATTAGATTCTGACACAGCTTGTTCGTAAGGTGAAGTTTCGTTTTTCTTGCCAATGTTCTTACCTTTATTGATAATTTGTTCCTGAGTTTGTATTTTACCCTCTAGGAATCCTCGTTCTATAGTGATTATTCCTGTGTTATCTTTTTCATGTGCACTTATTGTCCATGTTAGGATTCCGCCTTTTGAGCTCTTATTATAAAGAGTTGGGAAATTTGTTTGTTTCATTTTTAGATTAAAAATAATCTTATAGATATAAATCAATTTTATTATTTAAATAATAAAATTTTTATATTAAATGGCAAAAGATTATATTAGAAGTGGCAACGAATGTATAATTTGTTGCGAAGATATATCTAATGGTCTATGTGTCTATTTGCATAAAACTAGGAGATTGACACATAGATTATGTTTTAATTGTTGCGAAGGTTATTTGGGTCCAATTTTTAAACAAATTTTGAATAATTTAAGAAATAAAATTTATAATAAGGTTACTTGTTTAAATTGTCCTGGGTCTTATATGGGAGAAACTAGAAATATGTGTAGTCATAGTATAGAAATAAAAAGTTTAAATATCCCACAGAGTCTAAATATATATTTAGATTTTTTTAAAATTAACTATTTGTTGAATAATCATAATGCATTTTTGTGTATAAATCCTGATTGCGGTGAGATATTGGAGCAATATGTGTATGATCAGAATTGTAATATAACATGCCCGAGTTGTGAATCAAATTGGTGTAGAAATTGTAATATTAGTCCTTATCATATTGGGAAAACATGTATTCAAGTTCAACTAGCTAATAACACTACTCAAGAAGCAAAATTCATTAATCAGAAAATAAAGGAGGGTGAAATTAAATTGTGTCCAATTTGTAATGTTCCTGTAGAAAAAGCTAAGAAACAGGATGGTACTTTTGAGGCTTGTAATAAAATAGTATGTTCTGTATGTGGGGGGAAATGGTGTTGGTTATGTTTGGAAAAGAATATAGATTATGACCATTTTAATATAAATAGTAATTCAAGATGTGGAAATAAACTTTGGGAAGGAGTAAATATATAATTATTTTTAAAACATATTTTAAAAATATATATAAAATAGTTAAAATGGATAATGCTAAACGTCCAGAACATATATCTGGTTATATTCACCCAAATAATTCTAATTATTCAACAAAAGGATTATATAAAACATTTACACCTGATACAGGAGAGAAATTTGACAATGTAAAAGAATTTGGAAACACAGTATTCAAACTATTTAGAAGAGGAGGAAGAAAGATGCCAAGTTTGTGGTTTAAAAGCTATTTCGGTATGTCCTTGTTCATACAGTGATAAAACTTGTACAAATGGTCATATATGGTACACTGATAGATGTGGTAAAGTATGTATAGGAAATCCCCATGTAAAGAAGTAATCTTATACTTATTAAGTATAAGATTAATTTATATTTATATTTATATTTCTATTTTACTTTATTACTTTCTTAACCCTACGAACAATTTTCTTTGGTTGTGGGTCTACTTCAACTTTTTCTTTTTCTTGTTCATTATCATCTACTAGACTACCATCTGAATCATTCTCATTATCATCTTCAAGCAGGGAGCTCGTGTTTTCAGATGATTTAGCAGAGAGTACTTTAGATGTTGCACGAGGCCTGTCAAGCAATCTTTGTTTTCCTGTTTTCATAAGTTCAATTACAGCTTCATACAGTTTAACTTGTAGAGATAGCTTTCCTGTTCCTGACATAAAAATAGATTCAATTTTGATAGCTGTATTTGCATAACAGTATTTTCCCATAAGTTCAGAAGCATCTAGTGGTTCATCTGATTTGTTAAAGAAGTCTGTGAGAAATTTTTGATTTTTCTTTGAATAAATAAGTTTAGTGTACAATGTAGGACCTTGTCCTTCTACATTTCTCAAAACTTTCTTTCCTGATTGTTCATCTTTGACTGTTTCCTTTCTCCAGTACATTGGATTCAACCCACCCTTTGCTTTTGTGAGATCAGAGCGTTGTAATTCGAACAACTCAATTTCTTCACGGTTATCAACAAGATGGTCGATACAATTATCAACAATTTGATTAAACACATCTACCCATTCTTTTTCTTCATCTTTTGGATCTTCTCTTGTATACATACATAGTGGAAATGTATATCCAGTAACTTTTCCACTTTCTTGGCTTACATTTTCAGAAACACCAAATGAAAAAAGTTTTTCAGTAGGTAGGATGAGTTCACCAATAGAACCATCTGCGTTTTTTGTTGAGATATTGATTCTTTTGAATTCAATTTTAGGAGTACTGTTTGGTACAGACCCTGCAATTGGTTCTGAAAAAATCATTTGAGCTTTTGGGTTGTATCCTTGCACTTTGGTTAGCTGAGTATTTTCTTGGGACATTTTGGTTTTTGTTATTGTATTTTATTTCTTAAATTATAAATAATTCTTAAATTTATTTTTAAAATCATATCTCTATTCTATTATTATGACAGTTTAATAGTAAATCTAAATGTTTTGGCAAAGAATCTTTAATGTAATTTGATATCTCTATTAAGTTAGGTTCTGTTAGTGTAAAATTATAGTTATATTTTCTAAATACTTCAATAATTATAGACTTTTGTAAATCCTTATCTAGATCAAATTTTGAAATCTCATTAACTAAAATTGATGCATAATATAATATATTTTCTAGATTTAAAAATTGGTTATTCGTACTCTTAATAGGTTATATAAATTATTAATTATAGTTTGATACTCTTTCATTTATAAGATAATTTAATAATTTAAATTAATCTTATAAATTCAGTAAACTACAATTTTAGTACTATTATTGCGTTAGTCTAGGTTGTGTAACTGTAGGAATTGAAATTTTACATAAAGGACACGAAGGGTTATAATAACCCCATTCTTTAATACAAGTATAATGAAACAAATGCCCACAACTTAAACGTGTAATTTTTTCTCCAACTGAATAATTATTATGACAAATTGAACAACAGTCAGTAATATTTGGTTCTTTAACGATCTCAAATTTAACATCTAATTTTACAGTATTATCTCTTTCTAATTCTTCTTGGTCATCAAAACTTTCTTGTAGAATACTATCTATATCATAATTATTTAAAAAAAAGGGTGTAGTACTAATAATCGCATATAAAGTTGTGTTAGGCCTATTAGTATTAATATTATTGTGTACTGTAAAAGGAATATCTGGCATTTTTATTTATTATATTTTATCTTCTTAACATAATAAAAATATAATAAATTAAATAGTAAACATTCTTGTATGAATTAATAATTATAAATTTTTTAAAATTTATAATTATTAATTTAATTTGTACCAGTAACAGCTAATTGTCCACCCCCGTAACCGACTACATAATGCATTAATGTATACACTGTAAAAGAAACTGCAAAAGTTATCATAAAAGTAAATATTAAACCTTTGATGTCATCTCTGCCGTAATATTTATCAAATTTTGATTTTAATACTAAAGCTAAAACAATAGTTATGGATGACACAAGGGAGTTTAAAGTAAAAGCTTTCCATATGGTAGTAGCAGTAAAACCTTCTATAAGAGCCATTTATTATAATATTTAATTTTTTTCTTTTTCTAAAAGTTGTTTATGGTGCCAAATTTTAAAATCCTTTATATATTCTTCTATTAAACTTCTTAAATTTTCTCCTATAGGTGCATATAATTCAGTTTCTAAATTAGCTAATGAAACTCGTACTCCCCAAAATGGACCACCAAATCCAACTGCTGGTAATAAAACTGTTCCATATTTTTTAGCTAAAATCATCAAAAACTCTAATGGATCTCTATGTTTAAGAATGTAATCTCCACATAATCCTGAACCGGTGAGATTATCTACTACTTTAATTATATCAATAACAATATAGTAATTAGTATTTAATTCAGATTCACTTAATTGGAAATTTAGTGGATTTAATAGTTGCATCATTCTAATTTTAAGTAATTCTTCTAAACGTTTTTTATATTCATTTTTAGTATCTAATAAATCATACATTGCCATTATTCCCATCTGAGTTTGTTGAGGTGTACTAAGTCCAGCTACATGTGCTTCTGCCACTTGTCTAGAATCTGCTAATATACGGTCAATAAACTTAATTTTTGAAGGGTTAGTGCTTAACATACTATATCTTTCGTTAATCTCTTTCTGGACTTCTTCAGGTCGAGAAGTTAATAAATAAGAATCAATAATATTACTATTATGCATAACAATTGTTCCTAAACGATATCCAGTTGTTCCAAAGTATTTAGAAAAAGAGAAAACACCAATAGTATTTCTAGGTAAAACATTAAAGAAATCATTGAATTCATCTACAAAAGGTGCATATACATTGTCTTCAAGGATAATTAGGTAAGGATTATGAGTTCTTATGAATTTCGCCATTTTCTGAACAGTATTTTTAGATAAAGATAAACCAGTTGGATTGGTTGGATTTACTAAAAATAATGCTTTAATATTAGGGTCTGCAAGTTTTTGTATTTCTGACATTGGAACCTCCCAATTATTATCTTCATCAGCGTTTATACAAACTTGTTTTAAGTCATAATTACTTAATGCTGGTACTTCTAAATAAGGAGAAAATATAGGGGTCATTATGGCAATAGAATGTCCTGGCATTACTAAACCATTGTATTTAAGAGAATTGAAAGCGTAGAGTATAGCAGCTGCTGCTCCTTCCGTTGCCATTATTTTTACTTTAAGTTTTAAAACATTATCACACACTTCTTTTAATGGTTTTTTAGGGCGGTATATTTTCTTTTCAAAATACTCAGTAAGTACTGGTTCTAAAAAATTTTGAATACGTGGAGGATCTGGATAGAAACATCCTACGGTAGATATAAATAGATTATAAGCGTAGTCGTCTTTTTTAGTACCTTTATTTAAAAGTTTCATACCTTTAAAGATTCTTAGTAGTAAAGTTCTTTCTTCTTTTGTACCATAGATTTTTTTTCTAATTAATTTTTGCATTTTATCAAATAAACCCTTCTTTTGAGGCATGTATCCAAGATCAAAATATTCTGAATCTTCTAATCCTATGTCAAGACATATAGTATTAAGTATGCTTAATAGTCTTCTTGTTATTGTTTGATAAAAATTAGGATTACCTCTTCCCGCATTGAGTACTTCTTTTTTACTTTTACTAGCTTCTTTTAAAAGAACATTTTTAAATTCAAATGGAGATAGAAATTTATATTTTTCTCCTTGAGTAGGTTGTTTTGTAAAAATTTCGTAATATTTATCACATGGTTCTTTAAACACTTCAGTCATTATTTATTTTATTAAATATAAGAATTTCTTATATTTAATAAAATAATTAAAGAATTTTTATAAACTATTTAGATTTATCTAATCTTTTTTGGACATTTTTTGAGTAATAAAATATTTAATAATAGTGATTAATACCCATATACCAATACCAATTGCCCAAGCGGCAGTTTGTGGGAATTTATCACTACTAATTATAATTAAGTAATAAATTAGAGTTGCTATTATTGTGGTAGCTGATACTAACATATAACTTTTGGCATAATCTTTAGAGGGTTCTCTTTTCATAACAAAATTCATGGTTAAATATCCTATAGGTAATGCACCAATAATAGCTGCTAAAGTTGGGTTAACAAATTTACTGCTTAGTTTAATTCCCATAACAAGGAAACCACCTATTAGAAATGGCATCATTATATCTGTTGTAAAATTAATAGACATTTTATTATATAACTTATAAAAAATATTATTTCATCTATTATTATGTGTTTTTGAAAAGAACTAAATCACTTAGCTTTTTTATTATTTTTAAGAAAGAATAAGAATCAAGATAATTAATAAATGATCAATAAAATTAAAAATATTTGGAATAAATATGGTTTTGAGATTATTCTTCTATTTTGTGTACTTTTTATACTTATAGGAGGATTTATTAGAAAAATAACTAATACACAAGGTACGTGGAGTAAATCTAACTACGAATCTTATAATACTTATAAAGATTCTAGAAATTTTGTTCCTTTAGATGAAAAAAATGATAGTAAAGGAGAAATTGAAACCAGAAGAGTATTAGAAGCTATATTTAGAAAACCATTTAAAAAAGATAGACCTAACTTTTTATTAAATCCCGTAACAGGTGGTACAAATGCATTGGAATTAGATTGTTATAATGCTGAATTAAATATTGCTGCTGAGTATAATGGTGAACAACATTATAAATATATTCCATTCATGCATAAAAATAAAGAAGCTTTTTTGAATCAGAAATACCGTGATGATATGAAATACAGAATCTGTAAAGAAAAGGGTATTGATTTAATAATTATACCATATACTGTTAAAATAAATAATATTTATAGTTATATAACTGATCAATTAAGATATATGGGATATAAAATGTGAAAATACTTTAGAAAAATTATATATATAATAAATGAGTAATTCAAATTATATGTTACCTTTTTGTGTATACCATAAATACGATCGTTCTTCAAATAGTTTATATGGTTATTTAGGTAATTCTCAAAAAGATAAAAATGGAAAATTTAAATGTATACCTTATGATAATGATTGGGAATTAAAAGGAACATTCTACGCGATTGATCCTAAAATTAGACCTATACCACATAGGATGAATTTATATATGGTGGAAAGGAATGAAGGTTTTCCTTATAATTCTACTAAACTTGATATTGATTATGATTTTTACTTTACGCAAATGCAAAAAAACAAAGTTTATTTTTTAACCTATAGTAGTATAATTAAATTTACAGTACCTTTGTATTTTTTTAAAAATGGGATGAATTTACTTCCAAGTTTTACTAAACCAGATGCTAGTGATAAATTTTGGGATGAATGGACTGAATTAAAACCTTCTCCTCTTTATGTGATTACAGATAAATCAATAATTAATAAAAGTATAGATAATTTGGAATTTAAGTGTGTTAATGGTGCTTGTATTCCGTGGCCAGAAGAAATTGATGATATTTATATTGCTAATAAAAATGATAGTAAATTTGATTTTACCAGTTGTTTAATGTATTGTAATGTAATAAATAGTAATAGGGGTGTTAATTCAACTAATTTATTAAGTAATATTAGACATTCGGAAGAAAATAGTCCATTAATTAAAACTAGTAGTATTTCAAATACTAAACCTAGTCATAGTTTACTATATATATTGGTTATTATTATTGTAGTATTAGTAATTATAGGAATAGCAATAATATGTTTTTTCTTAAGTAGAAAAGGTTCTTCTAAAAAAATTTTCACAAACGAAATGATAAAATATATGTAATATTATTATTATTATAATAATAATATTTATTAACAATAAATGGATAATAAACTAATTAATAGTTATCATAATTGGTACTTAACATTAGTTAATATTGCAAATAGATGTATTTATCTATTAAGTAAGATACATAATAATAAAAAACCGGTAGTTGTTTTTGATATAGATAACACATTGTTAGATAAAAATAATAAAGTTATTGAACCAATTAGAGCTGTATATTATTATTGTATAATGATGGGTATTACAACAGCTATTATAACTAGTAGAAGTGGTAACTTTAAAAATATCGAAGTTACAAAAAAGCAACTAAAGGATGCTTTTATAGGAGATATTGGATTTTTGTACTTTCGCCGATCTTCAAGTACAGATCCATTTATTTCAAAAGAAAAAGCACGAATGAATATAGAAAAGAGAGGTTATAATATAGTGATGTCATTAGGAGACCAAGAATACGATGTATCGGGTAAATCCTGTGGTACACCAGTACAAATACCAAGATTAAACGATATAGATTTATCTTACGTTATAGTTTAAACCATTTTACTTATGTTTATTTCTGTGTTTTCTTTTTGCCTTAACCCAATTAGGTAATTCCGCATTCATAAGAGCTGCTGGTAGTTTTGTTTTACGCGGAGTTTTTTCATCAGAAGATGAATCAGATTCATCTTCTGTATCTGTTTCACTTTCACTTTGTGAACATAAATCTTCTGGATCAATGTCTTCGTCACTAATAAAATCTTCAATTAGCCCATAACCAATTAAATCAAATACTTTGCCCATAGCTCGATCATTATTTTTAATATCTTTCTTTTTTAGTTTAAAGTCAACTTTTTCAAGTTTTCCATCAAATTTTCTATGAAATGCATATGAATTTAATTCAAGTTTAGTCATCTGTTTAGCAGTCTTAGCATCTACTAGATGTTCTAAATCTAAATCAAATGTACTTAAATCGTCTAGGATATACCAATCTATTTGTTCTAATTGTTCTTGTAGATGTTTTAGCTCTTCCCAATTATTTTCACAGCGAATAAAGTAATACCAACTTTCACATTCTTTTCCATTTGTTTCCATGAGCACAGCATAGTCACCAGTCATTATGTGACTAGGTTCGTCAGATTTGTTTTTTGTAACTTCTTGATTTTTATCAGATTTGTTTTCTGTAACTTCTTGATTTTTATCATTTAAATCAGAAGAATCTTTCTCTTTTTCTTGTTTAAGTAAAAGATCATTTGAAGAGGGAGATTTAGACGTCATTTTCTTGTATAAAAATCTATTTTTAAGTCATTATTAATTATTTTTATTCCAAATTTTTATTTGATTCATGTAACAAGATATAATATGATTATTCATATAAGAAAATCTATTATCGGTAAATGAATATTCTTTCCCACAATGTTCATATAAAAATGGGTTCATTTAGATTGAACTTTCAATAATTTTAATTTCTTCTTCTGTTATCTCAAAATATTTATAAACTTCATCATTATTCCATTTTTTATTTAATGGAACTATTGATATCCATTTACAAGTATTTTCAGAAATATCTTGAGATATTTTTCTAACAGATAATAAGTAATTAACATATTTAGTCTCCATATATAAGATAAAGAGAGTGCTTCATCATAACTTTTCACATGAAATGATATATAACTATCTGTATAAATTTCATTTGGTTTTGGATATATTTTTATATCCAAAACCACTATATGCTCCAAAAGCCGCTCTTGAAGTTATTACTTTCCATGAATTATTTAAATTATTATAATTATCAATGAATTTATATCTATTTTTAGATTTCAAATATGAAACATAACATTTTAATTCTCCTTTATCTTTTAATCTTTTATCATTTGTTCTAACTTTAAAATATCCTGATGATTTATATAATGTTTTTAAAGAATCATAATTAATGATTTTATCAATAATATTATGATGTTTTGGATTAATAATCATATCATATTTTGTTAAGTCATATATATTTCCATTAAATAAACAATTACCATTATATTCACTATCTTTTAGAAAGTAATTGACACCTCCTTTGATTTCAACATTATTTCCAAACCATTTTTTTCATCATCTTCATGACATATTAATTTTATATCTTTTCTTTCTTTCATTTTTTTCTAAAACCATCCAATCCTTTTCCACCTATAAACCATCTTGACGGAATAACGTATAATAAATATCTACACTTATCAATATATTTCTCAGTAAATATATTATCTAAATTAAATTTTAGCAAAAGTCGGCGTTTTAAATGTTCAAAGGTGTAAAATGAAAAACAATAAAATATTAGTTAGCTGCTTCGCAAAGGCTTTCCCCATCTTCATCAATTTCCTCATCTTCTTCTAAAAATTCTTCAATTATATCATCATCTACTTCTTCTTCAAAATCCTCTTTATCTTCGACATCATCCAAATCATCCAAATCATCCAAATCACCCAAATCACCAACTTCAACTTCAACCTCAACCTCAACCTCATTTTTATCTAATTCTTCGTTTAAATGAGGGTTTTCATGTCCTAGGCAGATAGAACTAATAAATTTGATATCAATAGGCATTAGTTTTACTCTTCCTGCATGAATAGCAGCAAAGTTAGCTTTTTTGAGTATTTCTATTAATTTTTGCTCTAAGAAATATTGAGTAATGGTAAAAACATCTTTGCTAATTTTTATTGGGATATCAGTTTGGTTTTCTTGATTGATAGTTTCACGTAAAATTTTTTCAAAAGGATATTTTGCAAATGTTAATGAATTACTTAATTTTTGATACTTTTTAATTTCACGTATTGACACTGTACCAGGTCTGAAACGATGTTTCTTTTTCTCATTACTGTCAGCATCATCACTTTTCTTAGATTTTTTCTTTTTGTTTTTCTTCTTTAAGAGAGAAGGGTGTATATATGGTTGCACTCCACCTCCTAAAAAGCAAATATTCATCTCTTTAAAAAAATGATTAATATTTTTATTACTCCTTATTGAAAGTTCTAAATCTCTAATTGTAAGTCGCACTCTTTTATTTTCTACAGCTTGGGAAACCGCATTTTCTAATATTAGAGTGGTTAGAAACTCTAAAGAACCCGCAAGAAATACAGGAGCGTGAGAAGTTACCATGGTTTTTGAATACCCAAAATTACGTAAAAATTTTTCTGATTGAGAAGGAGGAAAAATTATACAAGCCTTTGCTTGTCTACTTACTCCTTTAGATATTTCTTTATTTTTAAAATTACTAATTGCCATATCACCTTGCTCAGTGATGGAATAAGCTAAATCTGTTGGGAACAAAACTTTAATAGCATTTTTAATTTCTTTTTCAGAAATAGTTTTCTTTTTTGAAATTTCAGTTAGTAAAAAAACTTTATCACAAATAATTTTTGAAATAGAGCATATTACACTGTTTAATTGTTGTTTAGAATTAGCAGTAATACCATTGGATGGTGCAATACTTTTTAGAATTTTTGAAATATAGGTCTCAAAAACTCGCGATCTCTTTTTTTTGTTCACTCTTATGGTAGTAGTATCCATTTATTGTTCTTTAGGCTTCCTTTTAAGCCATATAATAGTGAATTTATTAAATAATATTATTTAAATATATATTTTTATGATGTTTATGTTTTAATTGTTCAAAAGTGTAAAACTATTTATCTTTTTAGAATTTACAATTACAACATTTATAACTTAAAGAAACCAGTAACTATCATAAAGTATAAAATGGAAAGCATAACTAGACCATCGATAACACGTTTAGCAAGAAAAGCTGGCATAAAAAGTATGTCAAATGATTGTTATGATTGTATTAGGGGTATAGCACAAGAAGAATTAGTTAATATCGTGAAAACTATGTTGGTAGTAAATTCAGAACATAATACAAAAACCATTATGCAAGATAATATTTATGATGCATTAAAACTAAAAGGTCATTTTGTAGCACAATCTCAAGAATTAAGTTCGTAATTATATAATATTATAAATTTATAGATTTATAATATAATTTTTAAAATGTCAAGCAAACAGAAAGTATCTCTTAAAAAATACGAATCATTAAAATCAAAGGCTGAATCATGGAGAGAAACTTCTCTCGAGTTAAGTAATGAAAAAATTCAACTAGAATCATCTATTGAAAACTTACAAGATGAATTATCATCGTTAAAAGAGCAGATGGTAGAACAAGAAGAAGAGGAAAAAGAACTACAACAAAAGTACAAACAATTAAGAAGAAAAAACAGAGAACTAAATATAACAATTGAGTCTCAAAAACAAACTATAAATTTTTATTCTCAAATTTTGTCTCAGAATATGCTTCTTAAAAATACTATTTAAACACATAAACTGATAATTTAAATAACTATGAGTTTTGCAACAGCAATGAAACAATATAAAAAAACTTGGAATGGAGCTCCTACTTTGTCTAATCCCGATCCTCAAAAAGTCTCATCCGGAAGAATTGCTTTATTTTACAGATCAGTTCGTGGTTTAAATGCACCTAGACTTTTCGAATGTTTAAAAAATTCAGCACAGGAAAGCGTTATTGATACTTTTTTATTGGTTTTCCATATCAGAGATTGCAGGGAAGGAAAGGGTGAAAGATCCTTAGGTAGATTAGCTTTCCGTTGGTTATTTGTAAACTATTCTGATGAATTTATGAAAGTATTTTCATTAATCCCTGAATATGGTAGATGGGATGATTTACTAGATTTATGGCCAGGTGTTTTAGATCTTACTCAAACACTAGATATAATTAATGCTAATTGGTATTGTAATTTACAAGAAAATGATTTAATAAAACTACAAAGCTTACAACATAACATTGTACAATTCTATGCAAATAAGTTGACGGAAGATATTAAATCCATGGATTTATGTAAAAATGTTTCTTTAGCTGCTAAATGGGCGCCAACAGAGAAAGATTCCATTGATTTTAAATTTAAAACTGTTAATCTTCTATGTAAAAATTTAAGAATTTCACCAAAGATATATAGAAAGTCTATAACTACTCCTCTTCGAGAATATTTAAGAGTTGTTGAGAAATTTATGTGTACTAATAAATGGGATAGTATAGATTTTAATAAAGTTCCATCATGTGCAATGAAAAGATTGAAAAATGCGTTTGAAAAACATTCTAAGCAATCATTTGAGGAATGGAAATATAAACTATATAAGGGAGAAGCTAAGGTAAATGCAACTCAGCTTTTTCCATACGAAATTGTTAAAGAAATAAGATCGGGAAAATACGATTCTGTTTCCGAAGAGCAATGGAAAGTTCTGGAACAAAAAACATCTAATCTAGGTTTTTTAGAAAATGGTGTTTGTGTAACAGATGTAAGTGGTAGTATGAATTATGGAAACAGTACAGTTAAGCCTATAGATGTTGCTATTTCTTTGTCTTTAATAATAGCAAATGCTAACAAAGGTGCATTTCATAATAACGTTATTTCTTTCCACGAAACTCCTACCTTCTTTGTTATTAAAGAAGGTACTATTGAAAGCAAAGTTAAGCAGATTTTATCCGCTCCGTGGGGAATGACAACTAACTTAATGGATGTATTTAATATGATTTTAAATGTGGCCGAACAGAATAATCTCTCACAAGAAGAAATGCCAAAGAACATCTTTATTTTTTCAGATATGCAATTTAATAATACTTCTACTGGAAAAACTAATTATCAAGAAATTGAAAAGAAATATCAGAAGTCAAATTATAAAAGACCCAATATTATCTTTTGGAATGTAAACGGAACAAGTACTGATTATCCTGTTTCAACTGATTGTAATGGTACATGTTTAATATCTGGTTTTTCATCAAATTTAGTAAAGGCTATACTAGAGGGAAAATCTATTAATGTAAACGATATAATGAGAAGGACAATTGATGATGAAAGGTACAAACCAGTATATGATTCATTGAAATAATTATTTATCTTATTCATAATAATAATGAATAAGATAATTAGGCTACAAATTCTGCTGCTAATAGTTTTAAATTTGTATTATCCGATTTTAAATTAAGTGTTATTGCACTATTATCTATTAGTTTGTCATCAGAAATAGAAATAATATGTACTTTATTATGTTCAATTAAATCGTATTTGTTCTCATGTAATACTTCATCTATTCTCATATCTCTTATTAATACATTTACACTTGATCCTAACCCAGAAATAATTAAATTTATATTAATATTAGTTTTACAGATATAGGGTACAATGCAAAAAGTTTTATATGAACCTTCTACTTTTGATTGTTCATTATCAAAAGAGTTCCATAACATCGATTTTTTAATATCACCTTTTTCACCTTGTATACCTTGTTCACCTTGTACACCTTGTATACCTTGTTCACCTTGTACACCTTGTTCACCCTGGATTCCTTGTTCACCTTGTATACCTTGTTCACCTTGTATACCTTGTTCACCTTTAGTACATTGCTCCCGTTGCTCCTTTAGTCGCTCCCACTGTGCGTGTGTTTCTAGTAAAGTTAAATCATCATTTACTACTCGATTTTTATCATCTAAATTTTCTTTATTAATGTAAGTATATTCATTAAATTCTGCTTTAGAGTCATTTTCTGTAGGTAGATCAACAGATTTATTACTATTGATTTCTGGTTTACCTCTATCTAAAAAATTTGTTTCAGAAATATCTTTATGTGCTTGATTGGTTGGCAATTCATCATTATTTGATACTAAATTACTTGTATCTTCTATGGAAATTTGATGATTACCTTTATTTCGGTGAGGAATATTCATTCGGAAAGACATTTTTATCTAAAAAGAAATTTAGTTTTAGATTGTTTTTTTAAATGCTAGTTTAAAACGGTAACAAAGATATTTTAAAAATGTTACAAACTATAATAAATGATAAGCAATTTTTAATACACGTTGCTAGTGAAATTGTAGTGATATGTGGATTAAGTTACTTTTTTAATCAAAAAACTAAAAATTGCATGACACATATAGCAAATTTATCCTCCCGTTTAGAGGAGCAAGAAGAAATTATACAGCAACATGAATTAGTAATTAAACAATTAGTTGAAAGTATTAATAAATTAAGCCAACAACTAGAATATGTTTCTCAACAAAAATTACCAAAAAGTTTACCACCTAAACCATCCACAAATAAAATGCCAAAAAATATACCAATTAAAAATAGAGTTAAACATAAAAAACCAGTTTTAGTTGAAGAGGAACCTCCTAAAGATACAAAGTCGATATCTTTTGAAAAAGAAATAGAAGAGAGATTTGTAGAACTAGATTCTGATTCGGACTCAGACTCAGATAATAGTATTCTCGATCTAGACGAGGAAATATCAGAAGAGCTAAAGGATTTAGATTATGTTGAAGAAATAGATTTAAAAAAACAACAATAAATAAACAAAAACTAATCAGTGATAATATATGTTATCCGATTTATTCAACGAAGAATATATCTCCACCTCAAATGATGAGCGTGAATCCCATAGCAAACTTATTGAATCTTTTGAAAAATGTAAACTTCTCACACCAGGTAATGTTTGCGGTAGGAACTATAGAAATAAGAGACCCATCGTACGACCAAACTATATTCCCTTTCCCGCCCCTACAAGAAGTTCAAGAGAAGAATGGAGTTTTACCTATTACATTCAAATAGAAGAGCTATATAAAATTTTTATTGATATTATAAACAAGAAATTCCCTAAGAATAAAATAAAATGGTATAAAGATTCTATTAAATATGGATTTGAAACTTTGATTTATCATTGTTCATCTAAATATATAGATAAGCTGGTCTAAAGTTTAAAATATATAATAAATAAATGGGTAAAGCAAGTAGAGAATTAAATTTAGCTAGAGAAGCTATGTATAAACAAGAAACAAAGAATGATGAAAATAATACTGAAGATTATATAAAACCCACTAATAATTTATTTGAAGAGAATGTTGCTTACCATGTACAACAAGCAATGATTAAGTATACAAGTGATAATAGCTATGCATTATGTGAATATTTAGATTTGGATAACCTTATTAATTTTATATATTGGTGTAAAACAAGATAAAAATATAACTAATATTGTTAGTTATATTTTATTTAATATATTTATCCTAATAGTCCTAAACAATCTAAAACTTCTCTTCTTGAACCAGATAATTTATCAAGAACAGCACTGTCACCGCTCTGAATGGCAGCTAAAATTTGTTCTATATCAGCTTCAGAAGCCGTGTCTGCATCTGTGTGTACAGAAACTGCTGGTGAGGGTTGGGGTGGAACCCAAGCTGTTGGTGATACAACGGGATCACTAACAGGCTCAGATACTGGTTTTTGTGATGGTGGAACAAAAGGTGCTGGCTCAACTACAGGTGGAACAAAAGGTGCTGGTTGTACTACAGGTTCTGTAGGTTGAATTACAGGAGAAGGAATATCTCCTACAGGAGTTGATAATGACGAAGTACGTAATAATTCTAAAACTTCGGCTAAATTCCTGTGAGTTAATCTACACTTATTACCAACATCTTCTTCTCTTTGATGAATATCAGCCATTTCTGCTTTAGTAATAAGTTGTCTAAGTATTGGTTGAGTAATTTTCTTATCACCTTTTAAAATACCAATACAATCAAGATTTATCAACTCTATCAACTCTTCAACAGACTCATCTAATAAACAATTTAGGTTAGCAAGATACTGTCTTATAACCATTTCTTGTTTACCAGATAATTGATCTCCAATCACTCCAACTGAATCAGCAGGGGCTACGGTTGGAGCAACAGGTGGGACTACTGTAGGAGCTGGTGGAAATAAAGTAGGAGCTGGTTGGACTACTGTAGGAGATGGTGGAAATACAGTAGGAGCTGGTGGAAATACAGTAGGAGCTGGTTGGACTACTGTAGGAGCTGGTGGAAATAAAGTAGGAGCTGGTTGGACTACTGTAGGAGCTGGTTGGACTACTGTAGGAGATGGTGGAAATACAGTAGGAGATGGTGGAAATACAGTAGGAGATGGTGGAAATACAGTAGGTTGGGGTGCTGGTGGGGCTACGGTAGGAGCAGCAGTAGGTTGGGAGGATGGAATAGTAAATGGTTTATCGCTAAATGGAATGTTTTGTTGTTTTAATTTACTTTTTAGGGAATTTAATGCTGATACTGTTCCAATAACTTTTTGATTTCCATTAATATACAATTCTTTATTCTTAAAATACTCATTTGTATATTTCTCGGTAACACAATAATTATTATTTGCATCACACACAAAATTTCCCGGACAACTTAAGTCTGGCTGACTACATGGAACTTGACCTGTTTCATCCAATGCACAAAGTAAATCCGCTTTTTGAATATTAGTTTTTCCCGTTCCTTGTGATGGAATTTGACGTCTTTGTAATTCAGTTTTTAATTGACTTGCCTTCAGTCCAGAGTAGATTGCTCTGTTTGGACAATCATCTCCTGTTGTTGGGATAGCAGTTGGAGCAGAAGGGTGAGAGTGACTTGACCTAGGTAAGGATGTAGGCATTGTACCACCACCCTTTTGTAATTTTGCCACTAATTTGTCCATTGCCGCTTTAGTACCAATAACTCTTTTACCATTGATAATGGCTTGTGTATAACCAGGTTTAGTAACTACTACTTTACCACTATGATCTCTCACTTTAGTCTCCCCAAATTTATCTGCGTATTCAGTACTAACACAATTTGATGGTCCTTTAACTTTTATGTCACATACATACCCATCTCCACATTCTGTATGTGGTGGGTCGCATGGAATAAATCCTCCAGAGTTATCTAATGATTTTAAAAGAGCCTTCTTTTGAGCATCGCTCCTACCATAACCACTAGTAACTCCACGTCTATCCAATTCTGCAGTTAAATCATCTCTTCTTAATCCATCATAAGGAGAACCTGAAACTCCCGCAGCAGACACATGGGGGGCAAAAGTTGGGATAGAGGTGGGGCCTGCACTTGGAACATGTGGAGCTGCAGTTGGGACTGTGGGTTGACTTGGTATACTACCTCCAGATTGGAGATGAGCTGCTATTGCATCACAAATGATTTTACGATTACTTTTTAACACATTTCTATCTGTAATACCTAAAGATTTCGCTAAATTAACAACATCATTTCTGCTTTGCCTATCACAACCCGCTCCACCTTGCTTTTTAACTGTTGAAGCTACAGCGGTAGAAACTATTCCTAAATTTTCTAGAATTTGACTAAGAGTTGTTTTATCAACATTTTTAAGAATTAAATCAGCGAGATTACTTTTATTCCAACTTGTACGACAAGGAAGACCAAAGTGTTTACATATTTCGAACATTTCAGCTCTGCTGGCTTTTAATAAGTCTATTGATGACATTTTATTATAAGGATAATTTATTTTATTATTTTTTAATTTTTTTTAGATTTCATATATTTTAGATTTAGAATAGTCAACTACTTTGTCTTTCTTTTTACCTTTTTGATTGCTAACAATATTGCAATTATTTATAACTAAATTAAAATTTTTATGAGTATGTCCACAAATCCATGTTTTAATTATATCGTTTTCTAATAAATATTCTAAATTAGAAGCATAAAGATGAGGAAATTTTTTACATTTTTTGTTTTCTTCTAAAACTTTTAGAGTAGGAGTATGATGAGTAACAACAACTAATTTTAAGTTGTTTACTTTACAATATTCCTTTATTTTTTTTATATATGTTAAATCATTATTATGCATTTTTTTATACTTTTCTAAAGTAATATTATGTATTCTAACAATATATTTATTAAATGTATTATTAGGATTTGTCCAAAGAGTAGCACCGCATATACAATATTTTCCTATTACTATACTATTTCTATTTAATACATATAAATTACTAATAGATTTATTTAATTGTTCTAGTCTCTAAAATTTTATAACTTAATGGTTTATAACTAGGAATTGTGTACCATTCATGATTCCCCGGAATATAAATTACTAATTTGTAATATTTACAAATTGATTCTAAAAAGGTAGATAACTGTTTTATTTTATAAAGAGACCCTATATCTCCAGCCAAAATTAAAATATTATAACTGGGATTAACAAAATCTAATGGATTTACATCTTCTTCACTTGCTTCAATATGTAAATCAGAAATATATTGAAATTTCAACATTATTTTAGTTTATTTGAGTCTTTTTTAAATAAAAATTAATCATCTAAATTGGGTATATCTTGTAAATCAATATTTGGTCCTTTCATCTTTCTTTTCTTTTGCTGATTATTAGAATTAGGTATATTTGTAGAACTAGAACCAGTCATATTATTCATCATGCCCATTAAATTAGCACCTGTCTTTTTCATTATCATTTTAGATATTAAGAAGAAAGCAGCATTCATAATAATCATAAATAATAATCTTAATTCTACTGGCCAATTGCTTCCAGAAGGCACATAACTCTTTTCTCCCAACTCAATCAGTAGTTTTTCATAAGAATTCATAGAGACTATTTGCTGTTGTGTAAAACCTTGCATGTCAAAACCCAAAAAATTACCAAATATAAATTCTGCTCCCATAAATCCATAAATTAAATATGTTTTATAATTTTCAACAGAAGAGTCTAAAGACAATCTTCTAACAGTGTCATCATAAGATTGTTGTAAAGTTCCAAGATCAGTATGAATACTAAATTCCGGAATAGTGGCTTGCGGGTATGATTTTTTCAAAAGATCAAACTTAAATATTAGTTCTCTTTTCATATCATCTTCTTGCTGTTCAGAAAAATTATTCTGATTTAAATCTCTAAACTCTTTTTTAGGAACAAAACCTCCTTTCCTCTCTAGTTCAGCTAAAGTTGGAGCATCTCCATGAGCAGAAGGATTAACTACAGAATGTCCATTAAAATCTCTATGTCTACTATATTTATCTGATTTTACAGATCTAGATTTTACAGATCTACTTGGTGAACTATCTGAACTACTATCATCAAGTAATTCTTTAAGTCTAACTGATAAATCATCAGAATTATCACTAGAATAATTATCATTTTCCTTTTTATTTTCTGGAGGAGCTATTTCAGGTGATTCTTTTTTCTCTTCTATAGAAAGTTCACTAAATGAAGATGCTGGGGAATAATTTTGTTTTTTGGGTTTGATATCTAAATCGTCGAAATCAGAATCACTATCATCAGATAATATAGAATCCAACTTTTTATCTAAATTATTTTCAAAATCTTTTTCAATTATTTCAGTCCTAGAAATTGATTTATCTTTATCTTCTTTAATTTCACTAGGTAAATATTCTGTATTTATCAAATCTTGTTTTATCTTTGTTTTATTTTCAATTAATTCTAAATATAATCTAGGCATACGAGGAAAAACCTGTGGTTTACTGATAGATTTTACCTTAAGAGGGACTCGAATTAAATTCACAGTATTATTTTTTATAGGCATTTTAAATTGATGTACGACTACTTTAAATACAATTACTTTATTATCATTATGCTTTTTTTCTCCTATTAAAACCTAATAAATATAGGAGAAAGGTAATATAATAAAAATAAAAATGAATTAACAACAAAAATCATTCTATAAAAATTTAAAATGGGAATCAAATCTTCTTTTAATACATTTTTACGTGAAAAATGTCCTGAAATATTTGGAGAAATTCATATATCTGAGTATGCATATTCCAAAATAGCAATCGATATATCACTCTATCTAAATAAATATAAAGCCACAGGTGGAGATGAGTATTGGAAAAAATACTTTATAAAATTAATTTCTTCATTACGTAGAAACCAAATACATTGCGTATTTATTTTTGATGGTAAATCTCCTCCAGAAAAAGAAGCAGAAAGGTTAAAAAGAAAACAAGAAAGAGCAAAATTAGAAAAAAATGTTTTTGAGCTTGAAAGTAGTCTAGAAGAATATTATAAAACAGGTATAATCAACGAATCTTTAGTTAAACTATATAATAGTAGGAAATCGAAACCATCACTTTTAAGTAATAATTTTGATATTAATTGGGTTGAAGAAAAAATTAAACAGAAAAGATCACAACTATATCAAATATACCCTGAAGACTATGAAAGTATTAAAGAACTCTTTAATATATTAGACATACCTTATTATACTGCTCCATTGGAAGCTGAAAAAATGTGTGCAAAACTAAATATAGATGGCTTGGTAGACGCTGTCTTATCTGAAGACACTGATGTTATGGCTTATAGTACACCACATTTTTTAAGTAAAATTGACACTAATAATGATACTTGTATTAGAATCAAAAAAGAATGTTTATTAAAAAGTTTAGATTTTAACGAAGAAGAATTTTTAGATTTTTGTATTATGTGTGGCACAGATTATAATAATAACATTCCTAAAATTGGTAGTAAAACATCTTTCAAACATATAACAAAATTTAGAAATATAGAAAATTTTAATGAAAAAACTAATACAGATGTTACTATTCTAAACCATAACAGAGTTCGCGAACTATTTATCGAATTTGAAGATTATCATATTTCGAACATTCCTTACTGTGGACACCCTGATTTTGATAAATTAAAAGAATACGCAGAGAAAAACCATATTTGTGATGATGCAGAAGGTAAATTCAGTGAAGAAAAGTTTGAAAAACTTAAAAAAGATTTTAAACTTAATATTTTAGTATTTGAAGATGAAGAATAACTTAAAAAAAATAATACTCTTTTGTAATAAATGTCATATTACAAAAGTAGTGATTTTATAAATAGATGTAAACAAACAGAATCTATTAATATTCAAAAAGAAAATTTTTACCCTACCACTTCCCTTTTAGAAAACTTCAAATTTGAGGAACCTAAAATTGTATATAGCGCACCAACCATTCCTAAAAAGTCAAAACTCAATATAGAATGGGATAATAAAGATTACATGAATCCTAAGGACCCTGAAGTTTGGGGACCTTCTTTTTGGTTTACATTACATAATGGAGCTATTAGTTACCCCTTACATGCTAACAATGTATGTAAACAAAGAATGAAACAGTTTATTTATGGTATGGAGGTAATGATACCTTGCGAAAAATGTTCTGATCATGCTACTTCTTTTATACAAAAACATCAGCACAATTTAGATGATATAGTAAGTTCAAGAGATAAATTATTTAATTTCTTTGTAGATTTTCACAATGAAGTAAATGTCAGGTATAATAAACCTATAATGTCATATGAAGAAGCGTATAAACTATATTCATGTAATGTATCAGTTAAATCAATGCAATATAATTGATTTATAAAATTTAAAAAATAAAATTAAAATGGATTTTGAAACTATAGAATTATTTAAAAAAATGTCATCTACAATTCCTAAAGAACTTAAAAATTCTCAAATACCAGCCTATAAAGCAATGATAAAAGGAAAAAATGTATTTTTAACTGGTTCAGCTGGTTCTGGTAAAACTTATTTAATCAAGCTTTTTGTTCAAAACTTTAAAAATTATATTAAAATAGGCGTAACGTCTACTACCGGTACATCTGCTTTACTCATAAATGGAACAACATTACATTCTTATTTAGGAATTGGGTTTGGAGATGCTGAAATAGAAATTTTATATAAAAAAATTATTAAATTTGGTTGGTTAGTAAAAAGATGGAAAGAATTGTATTGTTTGATTATTGATGAAATAAGTATGTTAAAACCAGAATTATTTGATAAACTAGAAGAATTAGCAAGAATAATAAGAGGTAATGATAAATATTTTGGTGGAATTCAATTAATAGTTTCAGGTGATTTTTGCCAATTACCTCCAATTGGTACCAGCTATTTTTGTTTTGAAGCTGAATCCTGGAAAAATTGTATAACCAATACTATTTATCTTAATAAAATTTTCAGACAATGTGATGATAAATTTCAAAATATATTAACTAAATTAAGATTAGGAATAGTAGATAAAGAAGTAAAAGATACTTTAAATGGGTGTATCAATAAAAAGTTAGAAAATGATTTTGGTATTAAGCCTACAATGTTGTTTTCACTTAATAAACAAGTAAATGAATTAAATGAAAAAGAATTAGATTTATTATCTGCAAGTGATTGTGATTTTTATGAATATACCATGGAATTAGTAGTTATTAAAGTAACTGATTCACCATCAGCTATTAAACAAAAATTTCTTAAAAATACTATCTTTAATGAAGAAATACAATTATGCGTTGGAGCACAGGTGATGTTATTAATAAATTTAGATTTAGGAAGTGGTCTAGCGAACGGAAGTAGAGGTGTAATTATAGATTTCATTGATTATTTCCCAGTAGTTAAATTTTTAAATGGTCAACAAAGAATTATAGATTATCATATTTGGGAAATAGAAGAAAATGGTAAGCCAATCCTACGTATTAAACAAATCCCACTTAAAATAGCATTTGCAGTATCTATCCATAAAGTTCAAGGAAGCACATTAGAATATGTAGAAATAGATTTGTCTAATATTTTTGAATTTGGACAAGCATACGTCGCTTTGTCACGTGTAAAAAGTTTAGATGGTTTGAGTATTATAGGGATTGATTATAATCTCATTAAAGCACATCCTAAGGCTATTGAATATTATTCTAATATTAAAATTGAGTAAATATTATTTTTTTATTACATTTAGATAAATGAAAGTACCAGAACGACCAAGTGAACTTTACATACAAGAATATAAAGTAAATGATGATATTACTAAGAAAGAAAAAAGGCTTTAAATGTTGGTTTTGTAATGAAGTTGCTAATTCTGTAATAGGTATATGTGATGATTGTAAACCATATAGATTACCTAATGTTAAATAAATATAAATTGTAATTACATTTTAAAAAATGTAATTAGAAAGTTTTTTGTTTTATGATAAATGAGTTATCATAATAGAACGACGCAAATATCTTCTTTACCTGAATTAGATGATATTGAATCACGCCACCATGGTCAAGTACAACATCCTAACCAACCAAATGTGGAAAAATATATAAGAAACCATCATCAAACTTCTCCGTATTCTGGAATGACTCCAGTTCATAATCAGCAACAATATCCAAATTACCAGCAACAACCAAATCAACAGCTACACCCAAATCATCAAAATAATAATAAAGAACAAAATAATGAACAAATGATTTTTATGGAAGAATATGAGGCACCTAAAAAAGATGATAATGAATCAATAGATAATAAATATAAAATGCCTAACTCACCAAGCTGTTTAGAAGTAGCTGAGCATATAGCTAATTGCCCTATTTGTTCAAAATTCTATAATAGTGATAAAACTCCTTACATAATAGCTATCGTTATATTATTAATTGTTTGTATACTATTAATTAAAAAAGTATTAGATTGTTAAATACTTAAAGCTATTTACTTTTTATATAAAATGGAAAATGAAAAAAAGGACAATCACGAACTAGATAATACTTATTATGACACATTAGTTTTATCTGGGGGTTCTAACAAAACTATATTAACTCTAGGAGCATTACAATGCGCGGTAGATAATTATATTTTAGAGCATATAAAAATTTATGTTGGTACATCCTCTGGAGCCATTATTTCTTATATGCTCTGTATAGGATATACGCCTATAGAACTATTAGTATATTTATGTACAAATCAAATTTTTGAGGCATTACAAAATTATAGTTTAGTTAATTTGGCACATAATAAAGGAGCATGCTCCTTTAATCCATTACAAGAACATTTAGAAAAAATAACAATAGAAAAAATAGGTTATTTACCAACCTTAAATGATATAAAAGAAAAATATGATAAAACACTAGTGTGTGTTACTTACAATTATACAGAACAAATGACTGAATATTTATCATGGGAAAATTATCCTCATTTACCATGCATTACCGCTTTAAAAATGTCAGCAAATTTACCTTTAGTATTTGAAAAATTTAGATATGGAGATAGTTTCTATATTGATGGTGCTGTTTCAGATAATTTCCCTATAAGATATGCTAATGAAATAGGTAAAAAAGTAATAGGAATCTATTTGAACGGTATACAAAAAGAAACTCAAGATACAAATGAATCAGTTCTGGATTACTTTTATAATTTACTTCTTATTCCCATAATTATAGGTACTAATGGACAAATAGAGAGTGTTTCATCTAAAACAAATGTTGTAACTATAAATCATGAATTTGAATTTAAATTTTTTAATTTCAACATAAATACCCAAACTAAACTTGAAATGTTTTCAGTTGGGTATACAGAAATGAAAAATAAAATATTTGATAAATAAATTAAATCGTAATATATGATTATTATCATATATTACATTATATAAAAAATACATCTTCAACTGATGTTTCATTATTATTAATAATACGTTCATAAACTTGAAGTAAGTATGGATCTTTTTGTTTTAAAACAATAGAATTTAAAATATCCTTAAAATCAATACTTTCTAAATTTTTATTATCTTTATTTATAAGTTCTGATGATTTATCTTTTTTGGGTTTGAATACAATTTTAATATTTTCAGATATTAAATCTTTATACTTTTTACTTTTCTTGAAAGCTTTAAATTCCTCATGATCACCTGATAATGTTATTTTGATTTTATCTTTAGTTTTTTCTGGTTCATAACTTTCTATTTCTTTTACACCTAAATATAATAATTTTTTACGTGGCAAGTTTAAATTAATTTCATCCACATTGTAATTTACATTATCAACAAAACTTAAATAAGCTACTATATTTTTTTCACTTTCACCAAATGCTATTTGTAATGATGAGCCTGGATAAAAAATATTGGATTGAGGTCTCTGTTTAGAATGAATATGACCAGAAATTACATCAGGAAAATCAAGATCCCATTTATCTCCCTCAATTGATGTGATTGCTCCCATTTTACAACCTAAAAATTCTTGATGAGCAAATATAATTGAACTAGTTTCCCAATCTTCACCTGAATCATTTAAACACTCCTGGAATCTTCCAACAGGTACATAAGGCACAAAAGTAAAGTTTTTATCATCAATATTCTTAAATAAAACGTTATCAACTATAAAAATATTACTCCATTCTTTTAATCCATTCATCCAATGATTATTTGTAAGATACTGTTGGTTGGAGCAGTAATCATGATTACCTACTAAGACGTATGTAGGAGAAATTAATCTCAACATATCTAATAATTCATATGATTTATTTAAAGCCATTGTATGAAGTCTTTCATGATCATGTAAGACATCTCCAGCAACTACAATAAAGGTAGGTTTCTTTTCCAAAGCTAACACTTTAAGTCTTTCTATAAGCAAATTTACCTCAGGAATATTATTAACTTGAATATGTGGATCCCCAATAAACAATATTTCAGTATTCATTATACTTTATTTATAACTTATTAGAAAGTTATAAATATCAATTTTTTTTTAATTACTAAAATTTAAATAACAACATTCTCCATTTGCTCTAAAGTAGCTGTAGGTACAATAACTGGAGATGGAACTGGTTGATTTTTAATTAAAGGACTTTTCAAATTGAATGAATTAGACCTATTTCTAGTTTGAATAGTATTTTGAATTTCATTTTTCTTCTTGTTTTCTTCATTAAAGCGACGAATCATTTTATTCAAATCATTAGCAGATTGTTGATTAAGCACTTCTACAACTTTTTCTAGTTTCACCTTATTATTTTTATGGTCTTCTTCGTGCCAACTATGACATGCTTTGTCTACCCTGTACTCTTCAGTTGGTAATTGAGACCATTTATTCCTAATATGACGAGTTACATAAGATGCGTGAATCATCTTAGCAATTGAGTACAACATGTTTTCATAATTATCAAATGTTTCCTTCATGTGAGGGTAAAGATGTAAAAGCATATCCACATATTCTTGATTCATCCTAACTTGTAAATACCTAAATTTAATACTTGGTTCATTACCACGGGCTTTAAACAAGTGTTGATAATCCTTATGTAGAATCTTATATTGTTTATTATCAGGAGCAAAAATAATCAACCCTTGAAGATCACGAATATCAATATTATTTATATAATCATGAGCTTCTCTCATATTGAGAAAACCATGTTTACGAGGATAGTCAATATTAATATCTTCGGTTAGTACCAATTTTCCTTCCACAAATGTACCAACATGGTATAAATGTGGTTCTTGAGGTGCCTGGCAAACAATACGATTGTCTTCAGTGTTAAGAACCAAAAACATATATTGTTTTTCCGTATCTAAAGTTGATTGAAAACGCGCTAAAATACTTTCTCCTTCTTCAGGAAGAGATTTTTGAAATTTCTCGTTCGTTTTGAATTCATTTTCCAGAGATCTAACAAAAACATCACCAAATGATTCTTTGGAAGCCCATTTACTTTTAAATGCATTAAGTTTACGATGAGTAGATGTATACCACTTTCCTTCAAAATTAAACATACGAATTAATGCTCCTTCGTGAGCATCATAAAAGGAACAATTTTCAAAAATCGGAGAAATATTTCTTTCAATCTCCTCATCATCATGGTGATTATATTCAATCGTATATGGAAAAGCTCTCATAACAATCTTTTGTTCATGAAAAACTACACCACGACATTGCCTAAGTAAACTACTATCATCTGGACCACATTTAACATAACAATATAATTCTAGTCCCGATTCCTCATCGGTATCAGTAATACGTACACGATTACCCAAACTTTCTACTTTATTCCTAGTGAAGGTATTACCTGTAATTGTAGTTTGTTTAGTGTCGACAGATTCCGTATCAAGCTCTTCTGCTGTGGATTTCTGTGGTTCTGTAATGGATGTCATTATAAGTTTTATATTTATATTTTTATTCTTAAATACCTTTTCAAATTTATTTTAAGGTTTTATTCCACTTATTCTAAAATGACAGTTGTTGAAACAATTAAGAACTATTTTTCCAAAGTCTGCCAATGGTTATCATATCTGATATATCCGTCTCCAGAACGAGAGGAATTTGATATTCCGTACACTTTGTTAGAAGATGATGAAGAGAATCGAAATTCTCTTTCCATATATGACCTTGACCCAAACAAGCATGAACATCCCTCTTCGCCCCAAGAGGTACCCCCGCATCATTTAAATGAATCAAATGAAGATTTTCTAAACCAATCTCAGAATCAAATTCTTCAAATAAACGGTCAATCTCCTCAACCAAACTCAAATTATATTCACCTTGACCCCACAAATGAGCTGTGTCAATACAAACCTTTACATTTGCCACTTTTTTCTCTTCTATGTTATTCAAAACCAATGCAAGCTCAGAAATCGTCCGGCAAAGTTTGTTACCCTCCCCGGCGCAATTTTCTAAAAGTAAATAAGAATCAGAATTAGGGAAGTTTATTTTATTAATAGTTTCTGATACTTTCCAATGACCTAGCTCCCTATTAACATTGGAACCTGGGTGAATAATTACCCCTGCTTTATTAGTACTAGTTTTAAACTTAGATACAATATCCAATTCGTATTCCAAAGCCCTAAGCATGCCCCTAACTTTATTATCTATAGTAACATCACCATTCCACACCAAACTTCCTTTAGTAGCTTTTCCAGCTAAATTAGCACAAAAAGGAAAATGACTAAAAAAATTTATTGGAAATTTATTCATCAAGTTTTTTGACAGTTCTATATCAGAATCCATTATTTTATCTCTCTTCCAAGCTGCTTTAGGATCACCCATAAAAAATTGAATTGTATACATACCATGCTTAACCCCCATCAATACTACATCAGATATTTTGCCATTATAAGGCAGATGAGAACCAACCTCCCATTGAGTTTCTAACATTAATGAAGTCATTTAAAAATTTATGATTGATAATAATTTTTTTTTCAATTTTTAAATAACAATGAATATGAAGATTTATAATTTTAAATAAATAAAATATGTTTACTAATAAACGATTAAGAGTAATGGATGAAAAAGATACCTCTTGTAAAAGACGTAAATCGCGTCTTAATTTAAAAGAAACGCCTCCAATAAACTCTTTAGAAGATTTAATAGAAATAGGAAGATCTATAAGGTATTACAAAAATATTAATACTATTATGTTATGGAGAATTACCCCCTATTTAGAAGAATTACAAAATCTTGTTGGGATGGAAAGTTTAAAAGAAACAGTTTTTGAACAAATATTATATTATGTACAAGGAATGCATAGAAGAAATTCTGATAATGAATACTTACATACAGTACTTGTCGGTCCTCCAGGAACTGGTAAAACAACTGTAGCCAAAATTTTCGCTAGAATATACCAAGGTCTTGAAGTATTATCAAAAAATGGACCTTTCAAGATTGCGCACCGTGAAGATTTCGTAGCAGGTTATTTAGGACAGACTTCTATTAAAACTCAAAAATTGTTAAACTCTTGTTTAGGTGGTATACTTTTTATAGATGAAGTTTATTCACTAGGTTCTGGACAAGATGATAAGGATTCTTTTTCAAAAGAAGCAATAGATACTATAGTCAGCTTTTTATCTGAACATACAGATGATTTTTGTTGTATCGTTGCTGGATATGAAAATGATATTAAAAAATGTTTTTTTAGTGTAAATGAGGGATTAGAAAGTAGATTTCAATGGACTCATAAAATTGATGAATATACTTCTTCTGATCTAGCAGAAATATTCATTAGAAAAATTTTAAAAATTAATTGGGATTTAGGAATTGATAAAGATCAAATTATGTCGATCATAGAGAAAAATAAATCATTTTTTTCTAATTCAGGTAGAGATATAGTAAATTTTATTACTAAATGTAAAATAGCTCACTCAAAAAGAGTTATTGGACTAGATAATATACATAAATTTATTCTTACATCAGAAGATTTAGAAAATGGAATCAAAGGGTTAATTAAAAATTCATCAAAAAAAGATGAAGTTATTGAAAAACAACCCGATTTTATGTATATGTGATTATAATATTATAGAAATATTGTATAATATTTTTATAAAAAAACTAATGTTGCTATATATCTATAATCTTTATCTTATTGGATTCATTTCGCATAAATTTTGTACCATTGTTGTATAAACTGTAATATTTTTATTAAAAAATTCATCTGTTAATACTTTAGCTATTAAATTTCCTATTACTTCAAAAGCCTCTTTTTGTAAACCTGCAAATAGAGAAAGATTCATTTTACCAAAAGATAAAAATATAGAATTTTTTATAGATACAATTAAAAACTGTTTTGAATTTTTAAAGTAGATACTTTTTGAAGTACTTTAAAAATTTTTAATTTTCAAATTCTAAACACTGAAATTTATCTCAACACACATCCAAAATGTGCGCAGAAAAACTTTTCCAAAAAAATAAATATTTCTTGATTAAGTTTAGTATGTTATCAGAAAAGTGATACTTCTTTTTTTTGGAGATTATATATTTACATATATATATTTCCTCTAAAACGTATATTTATATATTTACAAATATATAATCTTCTTTTTTCCTAATTATTTATATTTTCTTCTTGAATAGGAAAAAGATTTAAAACTAAAACAGTTGATAAATAAATGACAAATCGTTGTGAATATTGTAATAAAGAATATACTACGAAAGGAAATCTAGTAAAACATCAACGTACTGCTAAATATTGTCTTGAAATTCAAGAAAAAATACATGGAGAAAATTCTGATAAAATAGAACTTAGAACTTTTAATTGTGAATTTTGTACTAAAAAATTTTCACAAAAATCTCACTTATCAAGGCATCTTCCCTTATGTATAGAAAAGTATAAATTTGAAATAGAGAAATTAATGAAAAATAATACCGACAAAGATAATGAAATTGCTAAATTAAAATCTGAAAATGATGAGTTACGAGATGAATTAAAGACCATAGCCTACGAAACTGAGTTACGAATTCTTCGTGAACGTGACGAACGTTCAATGGCTACGGTAGAAGAAATAGCAAAGCAGCCAAAAATTCAGAACAACAATAATAAAATTTTGATAACAACACCTTTAGATTTATCTAAGGAAAGTATTCAGACAGCTATCCAATCAGCTTTCTCTCATGATCATCTTACATTAGGTCAAAAAGGAGTTGCCCAATTTGCTTACAATAATATTTTAAAGGATGAGAATGGCAAGCTTATGTATGTTTGTACGGATCCATCTCGTCAAATATTTCAATATAAATCTGGTGATGGGAAAATTCAAAAAGATGTCAGAGCTACAAAACTTACAAAAGCTATTTTAGATGGAGATATTAAACAAACTTCTCACAAAATAGCATGGGATAATATGAAAGACGGTGATAATGAAATATTTATGACTTACACTAATCATTATCAAGATATACAAGGTATGGAGCAAGATAATAGTGAATTTAGTAAAGAATTAAGTTGTTTAGCAATATAAATGTTTTAGTACACATTTATATTAAAATTTTGAATGAGATATTATTTATCTCCTGGACCTGGATCTTCTCCTTCTGCTCTTCTTCCTGCTTTTCCTGCATTTTTTAGATTTTTGATCTCTTACTTGTCCTTTTTTGCATGACTTACGACGGCACCTGCCAGTTGAGCGGCTTCTAAATTGGCTAGGTTTGCATGATTTGCGACGAGAACGGCTTTTCCTGTCAGATCTCCTACGGCTGGATTTTTTAGCAGGGGATCTCCTAGGTCTGAGACTTTTCCTGCATTCTTTGGTAGCTTTATCCCTAACTTGGCCTTTTCTACAAGGAGAACGTTTACAATGACGGGGTTTCTTTCTACTTCTAACAAATCCTGGTTTACAAGGACCAAGTTTCTTTTTGCATTTACCACTTCTCCTATCACGAACTCTTCCTTCTCCACATGATTTTTTGCGGCACCTACCAGTTTTCCTGTGACGGGCCCAACCGTCTGGACAAACACGGGTTTTAGTACCTCCTGCAATTACCATGGAGATAGAATCAGCAGAAACACCACTAGATGTTGGCATTGAAGAAAATAGACCTGTACTAGAAACAGGTGCTGAAGATGCAGATCCATCAGCATCAACGACAAAATCGGAAAAAGTTACTCCTTCACCAATATCTACTTGGGGCGCAGCTGATGTAGCACCTGGTAGAGGGGCTCCTGCTGATGTAGCACCTGGTAGAGGGGCTCCTGCTGCTTTGGCTGTTGTTGCAGGGACAAAGGAATGTCCTGGAAAATACTCTTGCCAGAAGACTCTTCCATCTATACCATGAACAGCAATCCAATGTTTACCATTAGCGTTGTGGGGACCAGTTCCTAAACAATTGACGGCTTTATAAGCTGGACGCATACGCTTACGATCAGCTGCGAAAGCCTTAACTGGTTTAGTACAATATTCACCTTGAGGGTTCATTTTTAAATCTTTATTTATTTATATTAGGATAAAAAAAATACTTAAAATAAATTTGACTTTAAATCAATTTTGCTAAAAATTGATATATAATGAATATATGTTTTTTATGTAATGAAAAAAGTAAGAAAAAAATTTGTAATAGATGTAAAAAAATCTATAATATAAATAGTTATACAACAAATGTCGTAGAATTTCATAGTTATAAACAACCTAGTTTATCTCAATATTCGGAGTGCTTTATTAAAACATTTATAGAAAATAAAAATTCAGTAGTATTACTATTTTATAGCTTAAATATGGCATTTGTTTTACCTTATCCAGTATGGATTAGATTTGAATATATAAATAAAGTAGTTACACAAGAAGATTTTAAACAAAAACTATTCTACAGATATAAGAAAGAAGGGGCAATTTTTCTTTTATTTGAAGAAATAATAGGTAAAGATTTTTATAGTCAAAATAGCATAAAAAATTTTCATATTTGGACTAAAGTTTTTACATTAGAAAAAGTATCAAATCCTTTATCAGAAGTATTGTGTTACATTGAATAAATTTACATTTATTTATTTTTAATAAATAAATGGATTACTCTATAAAAGAATATAGTACTATTTATGATAGTTTATTAGTGGCTAAAATTAAACGAAAAACTGTTAGGCAATTTTTTCTATTAGTATTACCACCAGAAGTAGCTAATTTATTGAGAAAACTTATACAAAATATTTTACCCAGCTTAATTAAAGAATTTAATAATGAAGAAGATCCAGTTATGAATAAATTTTTTCACAGTAAAGAATACGATGAGCGTTTTTTAGAGGGACCAATTGATAATCCACCATTAAAAGCAGAATTTATTTTTAAAAAGACATCAACATCTTTCAACAAATGGATTTCGCAAATATTAAGTGAAAATTTACAAATTTTCATGAACAGAGTTCATGACCTTAGCAGTACTAAAACAAAAGAAGAAAAACCAGTAAGTACATATACAGAAGCACAAAATCTTTATGATGGTTATTTAAGTATTAGAACTTCTGCAATGCTTTTAGGTTTTGGTGACGGAAACGAAATAGAAGATGGTACAGACTTAATCAGTTCACTTGCTTTTACGATTATTTTAGAAGCTATATCTACACAAATCCTGAATAATTTAATTGATTGCCAATTAAAAAATAATGTAAGACTAACTAAAGTATCTTTACTACCTTTAATTAATAGTATAAGTAAGTTAAAAAATATAAATAAACTGTTTTTTGAAGATAACGAAGCAAATAAAGTTATTAGATTTTGTCTAGATACGAACAAAGACTATTTTCTTTCATTATCACATTTTAATCAGAAATTATTTTACGAATTGTCGCATTATATATTAAGTAATAGTACTAAATACAATCAAAAACAAATTTTAATTAGTAAAAATATAATTAATATATTATATAGCTAAATTATAAATGAATTTTAATCCAAATGTTATTTATGCAGTTTTTTTGGCGGTATCAATCATTGGGGTATTTTTCTTAATAATCTATGTATTAAGTACTTACAAAAAACCATCATTCCAATTTAATAATAATACTGTTGATAGTATTAATAGTGATTTAGGAAGTTTACTAGTCAAAAAAGATAAAACACCGAAAACATATATATCTAAGAGTTTGGGTAAAATTACTTACGAAGGAATAGAAGATTCTTCTCACTTTAGTCTAATAAAATTATTTTTGAATCCAAAAGAAACTATAGTTACTCTTACGAGTAACTATTTGATTGAAATGATTAAAGAGGGTAAATTTCAAAATATACCTTTAGATAAAATTCCTTCAATTCCTTTAGTTTCTAATTATAAATTAGTATTTGATAGTTTAAGTATAACATCAGATCATGATAATATTAATATAGATATTGATAATGCGATTATTCCTCATATTAAATTTCAAGATTGGGCACCAACATTAGATTATAAAGATATAACAATCTCTTATTTTGTTAAAATTCCAAATCTGGCACTTAATCTTTCTGTCAGTGATGATAAAAATAATATAATTTTAAATGTGACAATTGTGTTTAGTATAAATATCGGCATATCGTGTAAATCTAATTGTGAAGTAAAATTTACCAATAATATCAAAGATAATTCAATATTTGGTATTAAAACAACTACACCAGGTATATTTTTAAATTTTACCGACCTAAAATTTAATCTTAAAAATTTCCAATTTGACATAGTAAATGTACATGTGTCAGAAAAAGATAAATATACTTGTCCAGAACCTTATACCAGTCATGGAAACGGATATATATGTACTCAACCAGATGACATACAAACTAAAGAGTGTACTCCAAGTAAAGATCACGATTGTAAGAAATATTCACATTATTTACAAACTAAATATGCAGAAAAATGTGATACAATTTGTGATAATTCAACTAGTTATAAAGGTGTAAAATATTCGAAATGTCCTTGGGTAGATGATACTTCTTTTACAGAATCAGGAGACGGTTGTATGTGGGATAATTCAGTTTGCCCCCCTAATTACACTCCAAGTATGAATACTTGTGTTGTTGATGATAAATCTGATTGGACAACGGAAGAACTATTAATGAAAACATTTGGTATTGTAGATGGAAATGTTGATACAAAGAAAATATCAGATTACATTATAAAAACATTTAATTTCGAAAAATTGATTAGTAATTTTGTTGAAAATAAAATTACTGATGTTAATTACTTTAAATTATACAAATTAGTTCACTCTAAAGCACTAGAAATAGATTTCATTCTAAATGTCACAACAAGTTAATTTGTCTATCTAAATATAAATTATTTAGATAGACGGTCCGTGCAGGGCTCGAACCTACAACCTACCGGTTAACAGCCGGGTGCTCTACCAACTGAGCTAACGAACCTGTAATATAAAATATTTTTTAGATTAATGTTAAGAATACTAGTATTAAACTGTTTATATATTACATTTGCAGAATCATAATTATTATTCTTCATCATCCAAGTTGCTATTACAATTGTCCAAGGAATATTTATACCCAAATCAACAATAGGTGTAACAAGTTCACCCAAGTCATAAGGCACTTTGTGTGATTTATGGAAATTTATGAAATATTCATATATTTCATCTATAGTAAAACAATACCAATTACCATCAATATTCACCAAAATAACATTATTATTTTCACAAGGTTTACAAAAACCTCCTTCACAACCTAAACAACCATATGCTTTACAAAAAGTATCTGGATCTGTGCCATATCGTAATGTAGATAAAGTACCTGTACATGTAATACTATTACATGTAATTTTTGCTGCTTTTATTGGATTATCTGTCTTTTCTGAGCCGTCTACACCATCATGCGCTAGATGTTCGAGATGGACTAATTTATCTTTTATTTCCCATATCTCCTCCTCTACAATCATTAATAACAAATATACCTTTTTCTGGTAATAGTTTATTGTCAAGCATATCTTCTAATGTAATCCAAAATAAATCGTGAATGGAAACGTGTGATTTCCATATTAAATTACTATCTTTATCTCGTACATGACTCAAAAGACCTTTCTTAGTATTATCTAATATATATTTAGCTTTTTCCAAAAAATATTCTTTATACTTCCTACCTTCTGTATTTGATGATAGGAACAATAGATTTAATAAATTTTCATTTATAAAGTCTATATCTTTTTCTGTTTCGATTTTTTTCTTTTTAAGTTCACCTAAATTTAATTTATATGCATCAGGAATTTTCTCCTTAGAACCCTCTACCATAAACCTTTTATTTGCTTCATCAGGTATTGGATCTTTAAAATCGTATAAACCACATGGAATAAACCCCCTTTCTCCCTCTAGTTCAACTACAAACCCTCCCTCATATCTGTCTGCTGCTGGGAAACATGTTAATAAATTGAAAATGTAATTAAAAGTTTCATTGGCATATATAGTAAAATAAGTTTTATAAGTACTCAGATGAGTATTATTCAAATTATACTCTTTAAATTTTCTAAAAGCAGTTGAGGTACATATTTTAATTATATCGTCAGTTGAAAATTCAGCTATACACTTTTGTCTAATATATTTTATTTAGTATTATCTTATTTTCAAACAAAATTAATTTATAATTATACTAATATTGATTTTCAATATTTAAAAATCGACAATGGATTCATAAAGGTTTATCTTAGTGCTATATTAGGATATACAACAATAAGTTCAGTAGGAATAATTTGTGATTTATATTCAAATTATAATCATAAATTTAAGATACAACCAAAATGTTTGAATTACAAGGAATATGCACAATCATTATCTTTATCATTATTTAATTTAATATTTATAACACCTATTGTTACAATACCTATATGGGAATATTTTAATAAAAAATATGAATATTTTTACATTAAATCTGAAGATACACAAATAATTTTAAGTAATGAAATTTTATGTTTTACGGGTTGTATATTATTTGTTGAAATATGGTTTTACGTAACCCATCTTTTATTCCATACTGATTTCCTATATAAAAATATACATAAATTACACCATAAATATAAATATCCTGTTGCTTCTGCATGTGTATTTGCGCACCCAATAGAATTTGCTATTGGTAACTTATTAGGTGTTATTTTAGGACCTTTTTTTACTAATTGTCATATATATACCTTTTGTATGTGGGTATGTTTTGCATTATTATCAACAGGGGGATCCCATAGTGGATACTATATCCTTGGAGGGGAGGAGCATGATATACATCATAAATATTTTAAATATAATTACGGTAGTATAGGTTTAATGGATAAAATATTTGGTACTAATTATTACATATGATCACTTTCTGTTCCATCCTCATTTATAACTAGTACATCTCTCCATGTTGCTGTGTTTCTCAAATTAGCAATAAGTATTAAATCTGTTTCTTGAATCTTAGCTAAAAGCGCTTTAGCAATATCCACTTCATCTGGTGGAGCATTATTAGTTTGTAATAAATTTATATTATTTTGTATAAATGGTAATTTACTTGTACATCTTTCATGGAAACTTGTAACTAATTCTTCTATAGATTCCTGAGGAACTTCAAAAGAATTTTGAACCCTTTTTATTATTTCTTCTTCGCTAAGAGGAATAGTATTATATGTATAGAAATAAGATAAGAAACCTCTATTATCTTTTACACAATTCTGTAATTCTTTACAATATTGGTCAATTTGATAATTTAACATTTGTTTTAAGTGGTTACATAATAGTCCTACTAGTTCCTGTCTTCTATTAAAATTATCTTCAAAACCTTGTATAGCCATTGGTTGGTCAGCTTTAACCATTTCAAAATCATCCATTTTATTATAATTAAATAATAATATATACATAAAAAATATATAATAAATGAATATTTATAGTTTAGATTTACCATTACTTACAAGAACTGTATCATATTACGCTCTTTCACGTATTGGTTTTGAGGGAGTATTTGACGTATTATTAAAAATGAAACCATTAAAAATTGGCCTATGTCATCTTGGCTTTTAAGTATTTTTCATGAACTTGCAATAATTCCACTTGTTAATTACTTTTGTTCTACTAACACATTATATTTGACTACAGCTTCTTATTATATTGCTGATTTTGCTTGGTTTTTTCGTGAAGGTACATTTCATAGACTTTTATTTCATCATTTAGCTTCTATATCAATTCTTATGACTGGTTTACTCATGTTACCAGAAGAAGAAAAGGAAAATTTAAAACCTAATATTTTAGCATTAACCTATGGGTCCGCTTGTTTAAATATAAGAGGGTTTTTTAATGGAACAGGTTTTTTATATTTACATGATTTTTATTATGGGTTAGTGTATTTAGCTTCAAGAATCTATGCGGTTATGACTTTATTTAAAGCATCGAAGATATCTGTGTTGGTTGCTATTCCTTTACTTGTGCATAATTTAAAAATAATAAAAATTTTGTTATTTAGAAGAAAGTCTTAATAAATTCACATTTTATACTTTTTGGAGTATAAAATGTATATTTTTTGGTGGACATCTACAAAACTGGGAAACCGAGGGCTCCTCCGCTGATACGAATGATATTGTTGTTAACAGCGGTGACGATGAATTCGTATGTTTGGCCACCGTTGGGATTGGATTCGGCATTGTAAGCTCCGGCGGCTGTGATAGCAGCTGTGGATGCTTCTGGGACAATGGAAACGTTGGTGAGTTTACCATAGTTAGTAGAACCCATTGGATCAAGACAGATAAAGTCAAGAGAGTAGGAATAACTGTGGTAACCAGTTTCAAGAGGAATAATTGGTGCGTGGAAGTATGGGTTGACAAGAGAGAAGTAGTCGGAACCCATTTGTGCGAGACGGTTAGTGTTTTCGTAGATGAGGGATGTTTGGAGGATTGGATCGGCAGAACCAACTGGGGTGTAGTTAACCATGGTACCGTTATTATGAGGAGAAAGTGTAATGTAGTTAGACCATTCAGACTTCCATGTAGTGTTACGGACAGAGAAGAAAAGAACTTTGATGGCATGGGAGAAACGGACGTCGAAGTTTTGTTGGGCTGTGGTTGCTGGGGTAAAGGATTGACGAGGAGCAGTTTGAACTTGTTCAATGAGGAGATCACGTGGAGCACATGCCATACGTTTACGTTCATCATTAGAGACAATAGCGTAGTTGGCCCAAACTTGAGTGTTTCCGATAACTGGAGCACCTCCAAAGTCGCTTGCGAGTGGGTTAACACGTTGTTCACCAGTCGTAACACCGCTATTTTCAAGAATAAGAAGTTGGTCCCAATCACGGAATGCGAATTGGATACGCATTTCATTGTATGGAAGAGCAGCAGTTGGGAGAGCGACACCAGAATCACGACTATAGAAAAATGGAAGTGGAAGATTAAGTGTCATGGATGGGATAGAATTAGTAGGTCCAGGGATATGAGGAGCTGTGAGATCATCAACATTACCAATCATGTTATTGTATCCGTTACGTTTACCTGCTGGGACAGTGAAGGCGGCCCAGAAATCAAGATGGTAGTTATCAAAACGAGCAGCTACGAGATCATTGAAAGTAATGCAACATTCACGGATAAGATTGTGCATTAAATTACGAGTCCAGCGGCAACGAGCAGCGGTATTACCAGCATTATTTTCGGATTGTAAAGTGACAGCTGGTGTAGTAACACGAAGCCAAGTTTGGAGCATGTAATCTCCTGCACGGGAAATAGAGACAGACCATTCTTGACCAAAAGCTGGGGAGCCGGAAGCACGGGAAAGAACTACGGGAACTTGAGTAAACCAAGTTGATCTCCTTGTTTCACGAACAAAATATGCCGTGGCGTCAGCGCCACCATAGAGGTATTTTTCGATTTCATCGAAAGTTGCGAGATCGATGAATCCAGATGTTACATTAGACGTACAGATTGATGCCATTGTTTTATATTAAGCAAGATTAAAATTTGTTTTTATAAATATCTCTTTAAACAGTTCTAAATTTTAAAATTTTAAAAATGAACTTAAATGAAACATTTAATCGTATAAAAGCTATGACAGAAGTAGATATTTTTGCGATAGACGCTAAAATACGTAAAAATTTTGAAAAAGAACTATATAAACTCAATATATATGAAACTAAACTTTCTGAAATTGATTCTATCTTAGAAAACATTGATTTTAAATTACAAACTAAGGACAATCTTATTTCATCTAGAAACGAGCTAGCTGATAATATCGAAGATATTAAAATGAGAAAAAGTTTCAATTTTTACTTAGCAGAGTCTCTCCCTTACATTGAAGAGTATAAACAGATTTTAAAAACTCCAGTAAAAGTTAATTTTATGGGAAAAGCATCCTTAAATTCTAAACAGAAAAAACAATTAATTAAGAATTTTATTCAGGTAGCTATTAAATATGTTGATATAGAATTAGATCAATATGAAAAAAATGCAAATATTGTATGCTCTAATTGTAAAAACAAAAAAGATTTCGATATAATTGATAATATGCTTTATATTTGCTGTAGATGCTACGCTAGACAACCCATTATTAAACATAACTCTTCCTATAATGATATTGACAGAGTAAATATCTCAAGCAAATATATGTATGATCCTAAAATACATTTCCGAGATTGTATCAAACAATACCAAGGAAAACAAAATTGTAGCATATCACCAGAAGTTTACGAAAAATTAGAAGAACAATTTAAATTACATTATCTCCTCGAAGGCGATGAAGACACCCCACGAAAAGAAAGATTCAAAAATGTCACCAAAAACCAAATCATCATCTTCCTTAAAGAACTAGATCACCCAAAACACTACGAAAACGTACATCTTATACACTACAATATAACAGGAATTAAACCAAATGATATCAGCCACCTTGAAGAAAAATTATTAGATGACTTCGACAGACTCATCGAACTATACCACAGAAAATTCAAAAATATTAAACGCAAAAATTTTATAAATACCCAATATGTACTATATCAACTTCTACAACACCATAAATACCCCTGCGAAAAAGAAGACTTTATCATCCTAAAAACTGTTGATAGAAAATTCTTCCACGACGAAGTCACACGGGAGTTATTTACTAGCCTCGGTTGGAATCACAGTCCATACTTTTGATCTCTCTGGACTGGACTCAGATGCTTAAAAATAAATTTAAATATTAAATTATAAAATATAATATAATATCAAAAATGGTTCAATTGCTAGATTTACAAAATAAAGCTAAAGAATATAACGGAAGATGTTTGTCAACAAAGTATATAACTTGTGAAACAAAATACTTATGGGAATGTAAAAAAAATCACCAATGGGAAGCTACATGGTCAAATGTTGGATATAAAAACTCAACTTGGTGTAAGATTTGTTCAATTGAAGAATCAAAAACTTATTTTGATTTAGAAATGGGTAAAAATATTGCAAAAGAAAAAGGAGGAGATTGTTTGAAGCAAACGAGAGGTACTGAAAGTGGGAATAGTGGTATCTATTTGTGGCAATGTTGTAAAGGGCATATATGGGAAACATCTGCTAGTAATATTTTAGTTAATAAAACTTGGTGTAAACAATGTCAAAAATTAACTATTGAAGATTGTATTGAAGAAGCAAATAAAAGAGATGGGAAATGTTTGGATTCAGTTTATATTAATAGACGCACTAAAATGAATTGGGAATGTAAAAACGGTCATAGGTTTAGTTTAACTATGGGTAATGTGAGAAATTCAAATCGATGGTGTCGTGAATGTTTTGTAGATAAACAAAAATTAGATATAAGTGAAGCTCATAAAATTGCTAAAGAAAATAATGGCGAATGTTTATCAACCAATTATGTTAATCTAGAGTCTCCATTAAAATGGAGATGTGAATTTGGACATGAATGGGAAGTTGCTTTAATGGGGATAAGACATTGGGGTAATTGGTGTCCTCACTGTAAATATAAATCCGAACAAGCAACTCGTGAAATATTTGAAAAACTGTTTAATGAAAAATTTCCTAAAGTTCATTTACCATTTATGGAAAGATTGGAGTTAGATGGGTATTGCGAAAAATTTAATATTGCTTTTGAGTATCAAGGGATTCAACATTACGAATTTAATTCTTTTTTTCATAATTCTATTCAAGATTTTGAAAAACAAAAAGAAAGAGATCAAAGAAATAAAAAATTATGCCTTCAAAATAATATTAAGCTCGTCGAAATTTCTTGTAAGTATAATTATAAAAATGAAGAAGAATTAATTAAGTATGTTAGACAGAGTATTGAAGAACAAGGGGAATGGATTTTTATTGATGTATGATTATAAAATAATGTATTTTGTAATATTTTATATTACAAAAAATTTAGTTGTAATCTATTGTATTAGTTTCACTAATTCTTCTTTTGATAAATCCAAAGATCGTAGTAATTTTAACTCTTCCTGTTCTTTTATATTTTGTTTTTCCATTTTCATATTTTCCTTGTTTATCATTTCCTTTTCACTTTCAGACATACTTCGTTTAGGTCTTTCTTTATCAAAAGGAGATTTTATCAGAATGTCTCCTTCTTTAGTAATGAAAACTCTTTTGTATTTGCTTTTTCCCAATAATGTTGCAAATTGAGATTTAAAATTACATTCAAGGCAACTAGGGTTTGCTTCGTCAATACCAGGTCTAATTTCTTGCTTTTTACAATCGTGTTCTTCAATTATGTTATCTTCACACCAATGAATTTCATCAGAGCAATTAGATACATTTTTTATTATTTGAAAATCATGCTCTAAACATTTAATGTAAGCTTTACATGTTTCAGAATGGTTAAATAATCCTATTTCTGTTCCTTCTGTATCGCAATGAACTAATAAATATCTTTTAAATTCATTAGACAAATTTTCCCAAGATATATTAATAACTTTGTCTAAAAGGGAATTTTGTGTTAGAAATAAATCAGAAACAAAATTCATTAGTGTCATATAATTAAGTCCACACATTACTAAATATTCTAAGTGTGATTCGGTAATAGTAACATCCATAAAATAGTGATTCACACCATCTATGTTATATGAAAATTGTATTTTATTTGATTTATCTTTCCCTATTAATGGTGTAGTTATAAGAAATAAATTTAGTTTTTGAGAATAACTGGTTAAATATTCTTTAATATATTCTAGAAAATCTTTATTTCCTACTAATTCAAAATTTTTACTGTTAGTTGTATCCTTAAAATAAGTATCATATGCTTTACCACCTTTAATATAATAATCTGTTCTATTAGTTAGCATACTAGGTATTACAACTTCTTGAAATTCTTTCATATCAAAATTTCTTGTTTTTTCCATTTTTTTTAAATAAATATTTTTATTTTATGATAAAATAAATATTTTTATTTTATCATAAATGCTTTAATGTATTAAGAATTATTTAAAGATTTTGTTATATGTATTTTCATCTAATATATCTTTAGCATATTCCGTCATAGTTACATTACTAGGATTATATTTGGTGTATTTACTTTCTAAATCAAAAAAGTTCATAAGTTCAACATTCTTTGTTGATTTAAGATATATCCATAGTTCTTTCATATCACCAAATTTTCCGTTTTTAGCAAATATATTATCTATACTCCTTTTATTAAAGTATTCTTCATAATCATCTGATAAACTCAGTGATGAAATAAAAGACAAAAATCTTATCCAGTAATCTACGTATTGTATATTAGGTAAATTTGGTAACATTCTAAATTCGACAAAAACATTTTCAGAATATGTAATACTTTTATCATCTTCAAGAACAATCCCTTTTATATTTAATGTAGTGTATTTTGGTTCTTGTCCAAAAATATTTTTACCTTCTTTATCTCGAGCATAATATAATTCCCAATTTTCATATTCTTTTTCTTTCTTTGGTTTTAGTACGTCTTTTTTCATATCTATCCTCTTTTTTCTTCTACTTTCCACACTAGCTAGTTGTATTTGTTCTCTAACACTAAAGCTTTCATTATTTCCTGGTTCATCAATAGATTGAATTGTTCTAGAATCTATGAAATCAGCTTTTAGTTTCGATTGAACTGAATGAGCGAAATCATTACCATAAGCTAGTCTGAAAGATGGTATTTTATCTAGAATACTTTTTTCGAATTTAAACCAAAATCTTAGTAGATTTCTTAACCAAATCTTAGTTAATTGTAAGTTATTTTTAACTAATTGGTTTCCAATGCTAATATGCATTCCTTGAGAAGTATTCATTTCATAAAATACTTTATCGTTAAAAATTACACTGCTTACAATATGATTAAATGAATCTATCTCTGGGAATCTATATATTCTACTTACTAGTTCAATGGCTAACATATTAGTTTGACATAAAGTGAAATAAGATTGTTCATCAATATTACTATGTTCCGATTGAATTAATCCAGTAGTATTAATAAATTTAAGTAGATAGCCAAGTTCTATATCAATTTGTTTTATTGAATCTTTGATAAATTGTTGTGAAAAAATTTTTGACTCTTCATCATCGTATCTTATATCCTCGTCATCATTTAAATCAGTTTCCATCTCTTCTTCCATTTCTTGAATTAGTTCTCTTAATTCATCATCAGATTGTCCTGATAAAGTTAGACCAGAATAAATTTCTAGTAATTGATCAAGTAAAAGGTTATATCTTTGGTATTTATATATTAGATTTTTATCAAAACTTACATCATATTTTAATCTTTCTTCTTCCTTTCGAATTGCTACTTTAGTAGAAAGTACTTTATATAATTGTGTTTGTATTTCTTTTTGAATACTTTTATAGCCACATTTAATAGATAAATCAACTAATTGCCATTTGGAATAATCAGGTAATTCATGTTGAAAAATAAATTGTTCATTTAATGAATTACTATTTAAAATTGATAAAAGAGTATCCCCAATTGGTTCGTCTGTATTATCAACTAAACAAACACATAACTCATATTCTACTCCAAATGTAGAGTTTTGAATGCTTTCACCAATATCAATATTCGACATGTTTATTTAATAATAAATAAATTAATTTATTTAGTATTAAATAAATGCCTTACTATATTAAATTAGATAATAATGTAACAATGGAATCTAATTATAAAAATCCTCCAATTAGCTATATGAATAAATTATCGGTGCGAAGAGCAAAAACGGGAGAATATGGTCCAGTAAATCTCTATAAGATAATTAGTCCTGATGAGAGATATGAAATAAAATATAATTTCGATAAAGAAAAGATAGTAGTAAATTCTACTACTGATAGAATGAAAAGTAGGAAATTACAAAATAAAATACCTGTTAGTCATTGTAAACCTTTAGTTTTAAAAAAATATAAATGGTATAACCCAGGTGAAATATCAAAAAAATTAAAATATAAATTTACTGATGGATCTAGTTCTGACGATGCTAATGTATTTGGTGATTCAGGATTTTTAATGATACATCGAAAACATGACGTTAATATACCATTTTTGAATTTATTAGATTGTGAGAAAGAAATGTATGAAAGATTTGGTATAAGAATTTATAATGAAGAGGAAACTTTACCCAAATTAAAAGGTAAAAAAGATATTTATGTAGTATCTTATAGAATTAATGAGAATTTTGCTTCAGAATATGTACACTCTTCAAAAGGACCAGGTATATTTTTGGAATATCATGATTTTCCTCATTATTTTACTCCTGTTAGTCAAGATTTTAGAGGCCCAGTAGTTGTAGGTAAATTTAATAAAAGGAAAGAGTTAGAATTAGTAGGATTAAATTTGCCTATAGGAAAAACAGTTTATTTTCCACCAAATTTAATACATAATGATTGGTATGTTGTTGGAAAAGTAGCAACTACAGTTAGTGTAGATGAAAGTAATACAGTTTTTGTTAGGGGATTTAATGCTAAAAAAATTGCTATGCATTTTAAATATAAACCAATAACAACTTAATTTATTTTTATTAATAAATGAATATAGACATTATTGTTATTAGTATCTTTCTTATCATTTCAGTAATGATATATATTGGATATAAAAAAGAATATTTCATCTTGGGGATAAAAAAAGGTAATAGAAAAGGATATAGAAAAAAATCATCGAGATTTTCTAAAAAAAGTTATTATAGATAATGACTTATATGGTCAATTTCTTCACGATCAATATTTCTAAAATTTAAAATAGTGATTATTAAAAATCTTATTGAGAAATAATTAAGTAAACATAATCCAATTATTATTAATAATAAATTTAGAATTAATATATTTATTGTATAATCGATGAAGTGGGTTTGAATAAACATTATATAATAGTATAATGTTTAAAAACAAAAAATCAATTTTATCTTTTGTAACAACAAGAGGTTCTTGGTCTAGATGGTTATTATGTAATAAATCTACAATTTCTACATCGATAAGTAATATAAAAAATAAATTTGGTATAAAATAATTAAGGGTTTTTCACCAGCTGGGATAAAACCTAGGAAAATTTAGTAGAAAATCAAATAAATAATATTTATAAAATGATATTAATTTATGGTCTCCTGGATTATCCTGGTGTAATGTAAACACAGACTGCCCTGTTCAACCAGATTACGAGTGTACTAGTAAATTTGGTTATTGTAAATACGCGCCAGGCGCAGGGAGTGATCATAACGCTAAATATAAAATTACAGCAAAAAGTTAAATCTGATATTTAATTATCTATTTTTTTGACATCTTTACAAATATAAAGATGGCGGCAATTAAAAGTACACCTCCTCCGATACAGAGAGCTATTAAAAGTGCATGATTACCTGATTTACTACTTTTGCATACTTTGCAATTAAGTACATCTTGTTTAACTTTTTTTAACTGATCGGCAGTCAAAGCCTTAGTTGCTGTTTTTAATGATGTGGGGACATCTTTTGCTTTACCATTAGCCCACTTACAATAGGATTCGTCTACTGTTTTACAATCTACAGTAAATGAAGTTTTAGTTCCAGTTCCGCTCATTTATTAGAATGAAATATTTTATCTTTGTTAAATAATATTCTAAAATTGATTTCCAAATAAATTAAGGTAATTTTATATTATTATATTTATATAAAATTAAGACTGTTCTAAAGATATACTTTTAATTACATTTAGTAAAGCTTTATTATCTTGTAATTCTTTTTTCAAATAAACATTATTTAGTTTAAGTGATTCAAGTTCTTCTTTAGTTTTGGAATAAAGAGTTGAAAGATCATTTATTTGATTTAAGTAGGTTGAAGTGTTATTTCTTCTTAAAGTTTTTCTTAAAAAGTTATCACTGTCACCTAAATCTAAATCTAATTCTGAATCGGATAATTCCTGAGGTAATTGGGATAAACCATTTACACAATCTGAACTACAACCAGTTCCCATTTATAATAAATAAACATTTTTTTAATCTACTTCTTCAATAGTTGGAGCTGAATTAGTATTCATATCTTTCATTTTTTCAGCTATATCCTCCATATTTGGTTGAGAAGGCATTTGACCTTGTTCATTAGAGTACATCTTTTGGGCTAATGGCATCAAAATTTTTTGAAGTTCTTCCTGTTTAGATTTAATATCTTCAATATTTGCGTTATCACTTTCTGTATTTAACCATTCTTCAATTTCTTTTAGTTTTTCTTCAACAATAACTTTATCTTCTTCATCTAATTTTTCTAGACTTGATTTACTTTGGAAAATTAAATTTTCAAGTTGATTTTTTGCTTCTACTTTTTCTAATACTAGTTTATCCTCTTCGGCAAATTTTTCCGATTCTTTAACAAGTTTTTCTATTTCTTCTTTAGAAAGTCTTCCAGAATCATTAGTAATGGTAATATTTTTAGTATTTCCACTATTTTCTTCTTTTGCCGTAACATTAAGAATACCATCAGCAGAAACGTCATATGTAATTTCAATTTGAGGAACTCCCCTAGGTGCAGGTGAAATACCTTCTAATAGAAATCCTCCTAATCTATTACAATGTTCTACTTTGTTTCTTTCACCTTCATATACTTCAATATTAGCAGCTGGTTGATTGTCAGCATAGGTAGAAAAGGTTTGTTTCTTAGAAATAGGTATGGTAGTATTCCTTTCGATTAGTTTAGTCATTATATCTCCAGCTGTTGCAATTCCTAAACTTAATGGAATAACATCAAGAAGTAGGATATCATTAATTTTAGCAGTTGCATTTCCGGATAGAATGGCGGCTTGTACAGCGGCACCATATGCTACACATTCATCCGGGTTAAGTGATTTATTTAGTTCTTTTCCATTAAAAAAGTTAGAAAGCATCTCTTGTATTTTGGGGATTCTTGTTGATCCTCCTACGAGAACAATTTCGTCAATTTCATCTTTACTCTTTTTAGCATCTCTTAAAACGTTTTCTACTGGCTCTAATGCTTGCCTAAATAGGTCAGCACATAAATCTTCAAATCTAGCTCTGGTTATGGAAGAGTAAAAATCAATACCCTCAAATAATGAGTCAACTTCAATATTAGAAGAAGCGGCTGAAGATAGATTACGTTTGGCCTTTTCACAAGCTGTTCTTAACCTCCTCATAGCACGTTTATTATCGGTGATATCTTTTTTATGTTTCCTTTTAAATTCTTGGCAAAAATGATTAACAAGTCTATTATCAAAATCTTCACCACCTAGATGAGTATCTCCTCCAGTAGCTTTTACTTCAAAAATTCCGTCGTCTAATGACAACAATGAAACGTCATGGGTCCCCAATGACAATGTTACCGTAAAGCCGTTTAAACTTTACTTCTCTAGCTTTCACTAGAGTTCGGACTATATCTTCATTATTTAATACTAGTTAACTAATTCTAGCTAAATAATGCCGTGTACTCGTGGAAATTTCTTCATACAAATTCATATAAATAGTTAATTTATACTCATTATTTGATTAGAATACTTTTTCTAGTCTCTGAACCTTTTTCTAAATTTCTTTAGAAACTTGGCTGCGGATTGCCCATTCTAATGATTTATTGAATTCTTTAAATCTTTTACGTTTTTACTTTACCCTATCTCGTTACAGAAGGCCCTCTAGTATGTCACCATCTAGAGTTAGTAGTAAAAGCTTTAGGGGTTTCCCGCAATTCACACGGTTAGGAGGCAGGACATTTATTTACCTCCACAATCAAAAATAAGAACATTCTTTTCACCATCATCTTTTTTGTCAAGACCATAAGCAATACAAGCTGCCGTTGGTTCATTAATAATTCTAAGACAATTAAGACCAGCTATTGTGGCAGCATCTTTAGTACTAGCTCTTTGGGAATCATTAAAATAAGCTGGTACTGTAATTACTGCTTCAATTACTGGTTCTCCTAAGAATGCTTCTGCGGTTTCTTTCATTTTAGTTAAAACCATTGCTGATATCTCTTCAGGGTTGAAACTTTTTTCTTCTTGTTTGTAATTTACATTAATCATAGGTTTATCATTTGAATCTCCGCTTACACTAAAAGAAAAATGCTTCATGTCAGATTTAACAGAAGGCTCTTTAAATTTTCTACCTATTAGTCTTTTGGCATCATAAACTGTATTAGAAGGATTCAGTGATGCTTGATTTTTAGCAGCATCTCCAATCAGCCTTTCATTTTCATTAAAAGCTACGTAACTTGGCGTAACTCTATTACCTTGATCATTTGCTATTATTTCTACTCTGTCATTTTGGAAAACTCCTACACAACTGTAGGTTGTTCCTAAATCAATACCGATTGCAGTCATTTTATATTATGTTGTGTGTGTTTAAGTTGATTTTTTTAGACTAATGTTTAAAAAAATGATTAAAGTATACAAAGTTTATTTTCATTTGTATAATATATATTGCTTAATAAATAATTTTTCTTAGAAAGCAGACCTAGTATACTTTTATAACAGGAATTACAAGGTTTAGCATTAAGATATTGATTATTATTAGTAATTCTGAATACTAAAACATCTACATTAACTTTCTTATCTTGTTTTTTAAGTTTTTTCAAACAATCCATCTCTGCATGTAGAGAATTATTACTATTTATATTAGCTTTTTTATTGATATTATACTGGTTGAACCCAAAGCTGTAAAACGCATTGCTTATTTAACTTGTGGTCGAAAATAATACAACCAAGTTTATGTTTACCATTATGATTATTTTGAATTGACAATCTTTTTATTGAAGCTTCTTTCAACAAGTCAATTATAAATTGGATTTTTTTTGAGGACATTTTATATAGATTGATAGAGTTATAATATAATATTAATTTTAATTTTATATTATATTAATTTATTCATCTGACCAGATACCAATTATTTCTCCTTCCTCTGAATAAATAATATTATTTATATCTACTAAGTAAATAATTCCATCTTTTTCCTTTTCTTCTACTTCAACAGAATTTATTTCTTCAAAACGGACAGAAAATAATTTTTCTACTTCTTCTTGTAAATCAGGTATTTTGTATTTTTGATAATTATTGTTAGTGTTATTAGGATGTAAACAAACTATATAAAGTTCCGGAACTTTGTACCCATAATTTTTTTCTAAAATAGCTTTATATATATTAAGTTGTAAAGCATAATGCCAAAAATTAGTATCTACAATATGACTGATAATTTTTTCAGTTGCTGTTTTACCCCAACTATTACTTTTTTTAATTTCCTTACATCTTTTCCAATCATATATTATAAGTTCTCCTTTACTATTTTGGAATATCATATCTATTGAACCACATATTTTTAACTCTTCATCCCAAACGTACCATTCTGTTCTAAAAGGGATTAAATCAGAATTATCATGATGAAAGTTTTTAAAATAAGAAAACTCTAAACTGTCATTATCAACATCTAATTCATTATAGAAATTTTCGATATCTTGATGAAGTTTGGTTCCTAGTTCTGATGCTAGCTTACCTTGAGTTGACCACTCATTTTTTATATCATCTTTTGATTTTCCATAATATTTATTGTTTTTCCAGTTAATAGAATTCATCATTTTTTCTATAATTAAATCTGAATTAAATTCTTCGAAAAAAGTTTTGACCCATGTTGTAGTTGAAATATAAGTTGTGTCTCCTTTGATAGTATAGATATGTCCTTCTTCTTCAAATCTGATATGTTTATCTCTTTCATGAGTATTTTTTTCTTCTAGGATCATTTTAATTATGTATTTTTATGTTTAAGTATGTGTTATGAAAAAACTACCTATATATGCTGATATAAAATATACAAATCCTCCCCATAATATATCTACTAATGCTAATTTAATATCCCAATCTTTGAAAATTGTAGCACAAGTCATATCATAAATACCATATGCTACAATACCAAATAAAAACCCATATTTTATACTATCGTAAAGTCTGTGAGACGGTCTAATATTGGGAATAACAAACAAATTTAATCCTACTACCATTAAAGTATATGCAAATACAGCAAAAACTGGGCGAACACTCATTTTACTATTTTGGATTTGAAATATTTGATTTTTATATTTATTACCCATATAAAATTTCAACCACAGACCATCTAGGATGAGTAATATTACACTAGATACAATTCTATTTATAATCATTTATTATAAAAGAAAAAAGAAGTTATAAAAGGAAATTATGAATAAAAATTTGAAAGTAAAATTTAGTAAAGAAATTAAAATTATTGAAGATAAAAATATTAGACCTAATTTAGACCTTAAATATACATGTAGACCTCACAAGAGTATACTCAAGAATAGGACAAGAACCCCCCACGAGACCTGTCGATATTATAACTGGACCAATGATATATGGTCCAGTTATATGCGAATGTGTAATTTCCTAATGAAACATCTATTTTTTTAAAAAATAGATGTTAAGTAATTGGTGTAAAATAATTTATTTAATATTAATTACTTTATCTCCTATTCTAAATTTAATTGATTGCCTTAATCTGGGTTCAGAACCTTCTTCTATTTTTTCACAAGATACCCCCGCTCCGATAGCAAATTCTCCATTTGAAGGTTTAATAAGCTGCATACTATTTTTTAGATTACCCCATACTTGTTCAAGTGTCTTTTTATAATCTGGAGTAAGTAAGCAAGCATGACAGCAAACATCCATCTTTGGTGATGGCTTTGAATCTTTAAGTAAAAACACATAATTTTGTTCTCCAATTTTAACAATACCAGTAACCTTATGCCAAATTCCCACTAAAGAATATTTACTAAATGGTTTTCCGTTATCAAATCCCCAAGTATAGTCGTACTTATAAATTCCTTTCTTAAGCCCATCAAATACATTTATATAACAAGGACTAAGGTTCGTAATATTAATTTCTAGATCACTAGGTTGTAAGTGTAGAAGGTCTTGGATTGTATTTATATTGCTATAATTACTATTTATTTTTTGTCCAAAGTTTGCTATACTAGAATTACTCTTTTTACTCTTAGACTTTACTGACATGTTACTAATTGCTTTGCTGCTAGAAGTACTACCAATCACACCATGGTTTATTGTAACTCCATTAAGCATTTTAATTGCTTCGTTTGCTAACATAAGTCTAACTGTAAAATCACCAATATGCTTAATTGCAACACTCACCTGTTTTTCTGTTGGTGGGGCTGTTTTTACTCCATATTTTTTTGGATTTAATCTAGATTGAAGTAAATTCGTTAGTTTTTCTAAGTCATCTGATACTTCTAGTGCATCTAGCGTATTATTTTTAAATTGGTCATAATGTATGAGAATAGCGTCATTTGATTCTTTATCAAATGCACATGGTTGATTAAACATAGCAGAATAGACTATTTTATGCTTTTCAATCGTAGACAACTCATTGAAATTATCTTTTATATATGTTCTAAACCAAATAGCACTTTCCCTAAGTTTATCCCCATATTTAACTTTTTCTAGGTTTTTAATTAATAACTTACTTGTATCAGTAGTGCCAGGTTTACCTTGATCCATAAAAAAATTTAGTATTACATTAAAATATTTTATTGAGATTCTTTTCTTATTTTTTACTGATGGCCAAACTGAATCATCCAATGATACTCTTTCACTAAAATGACTAAATTTTCCTTTTTCGTTAGAATAAAAATCCTGTTTGTTCATAACTTGAGAACTTGTAATTTTCCCAGTTTGACAAGCTTCCCATAATGCATGTAAGGAATGATCATAACAATCTTTATCTCTTGGAAATAGAATCGATTTATTATTCAAATCACGCATTATCATCAAAGTCAAAATTCTCTCTTTGCATGTACGGCACTTAAGTTTATTAGTACAGTCTTGAGCATCCAACATTTCTTGTGTTCTATTAGTAAAAAAACATACTGGTGTCTGTTCAAGTAAGATCCTAATAAAACTAGCATCCAGTTTTCTATCTTCCACCCATTTATCAAAACCAACTTCATAATATCTGAAATTGGATTGTGTAGATGATTGTAAAGCCATTTTGACTATTCAAAAATATTTTTTTTGGATAAATCAATTTTATTTTTTTCGTGTTTTCTACAATTCTTACTTAGAGCAATGAAAACATCTTACGATAATAGTATTTAACATATTTATTAATGTATTTATAATGTTTTATCAATATCTTCTATTGTTAAAATCAAATACTCCTTTTCTTCATCAAAATTTTTTGGTATTCCTGGGTTACTTGTATAATTTAAATCATTATTAATAACTGGTTTAAATTTATTAGTTTTTCTAAAAGAATTTTGGTCAAAGTTAATTAAGTATTTAAAACATTCAATAATATTTCCCATTTTGTTTATAATAAGATATTGCTTTATAATAAAATGGCGTTATTTTCTATGAAACCTATCTATAAAAAATGGTTAAATAGTATGTCAAGTTTAGATATTGAACAAAAAATTGATAATTTAATGAAGGAAATACAGAATGTAAATAAAGAGATATTAGAAGGTAATATTTCAAATAAAGATGTGGATTTAAATATTAAAAATATTACTAGAAAGTCTTTATATATTAATTTGGAATATAATAGTAATAAGATTTCTAATCCTACAAAGGATTGGTCTAAAGTAGACAATAAAATTAATATCGTCAATGATAATATGAAAAGTATAACATCTTACGAAAATGATATAATACTAAAAACACAAAAAAATGGGATAGATATAATATCTATGGTTAGTTTATTTTTTCTACCTTTAACATTTATAGCAGGATATTATGGTATGAATTTTAAAAGTATGGGGTTATTGGATAAAGATACTAAAGGTCCATTTAGTTATAAATATGGTCAACTTTTTGTTTGGATATTAATACTTATTTCCATTATATTTTGCTTTGTATTCAAACTAATATATTTTGGATAATCAATATAAAGAATAGATGTTACGCAATAAAATAATGTCTGTAAATGATGAAATAGAACAACTTGTTGATGTATTAGTAGATAAATTCTCTAAAACTCTTAAGGAAAAGCTAATGAAAATAGTTATTAAGAATGAGAAAACTGTTTTACGTCAATATGTAGCTTCCCAGAAAGAATCTTTTAGACCTACAAGGGTAAAAGCAGAACCGCCTAAACAATTAGCTACGACTACCAAAAAAAAAAGAACAGTTAAGAAAAAATTAGACTATTCTTCTCTATCAGAGAGTGATTATTCAGATACTGATTAAATACAATACTAATATTAAAAATATTAGTATAATCTAAAAAGAACATTTTTTATTATATAAATGAGCACAGCTAAAAAAAGAATGGTATATAAAAAATTATCTGAATATTCAACTATTTGGCACCCAGAATCTACTTTAGTTTTTAAATCACAAAAAGAACGTTTAATTATTGGTAGATATGTAAATGGTGAATTAATATCATTAGATGACGAAGCGTTAGATTTATGCCAAGAACATGGTTTTACGCCAGATGATAGCTTACTTGAAAACTATAGTGGTGAAGATACACCACCTAATGATTCTGATAACGAAAGTGAATCAGTTAGACAAGAAAACGAGGAAAAGTCTAATGAACAATCTTGTCAAGAAGAAGATGATGAGCATGAAAATAGTAAAGAAGAAATAAATGAAAAAAGTGACGATGAAGAAGTAAACGATGAAGGTGGTAAAGAAATAAATGATGATGAAAGTGTTAAATTAGAAATTAAAACAGATGATAATTCAAACTCTAATCAAGAATGTATGCCTGTAATTGAGATGTGTAGTGATTTATTAAATACAATAACTCAAAAAGAAAATGATCTAAGGAGTTTTTTGATAAGTGTTCAGACAAACTTAGATGAAGAAAGAGCTAATTCTCGAAATTTAAGTATTTCTCTTTCAGAAACTCAAAGTAAGTTAGAAGAAACTGTAAGTCAATTAAATTCTCTACAAGAAAAATATGATGTAATTAAGAAAAAGTTTGACACTATGAAGAGTATTTTTGCTTAATTTTTTAAAAAATTATCAATAATAAATGAGTTGTTCAGGAATTAATAAATCGCAAAATGCCGATTGTCTTAAACATTGTCCACCATCCGCAATGTATTATAGTTATGATAATTATCAAAAAATGATATCATTAGTAGAATCTAATAAAGAAAAGGAGAACTTTTCTATATATAATGCTGTTAGATATCCTTGGAATGCTTGTTGTGACAGACAAAGTTATGACGAAGAAGAATGCCCCAACAAATGTAATGTTAAAGGTGTGTCATAATTAAAATTTTACATAATATTGTATGTAAAATTTTAAAATAAATACTTGAATATACCTTAAGACTTTCCTTTATTAAGTAGTCGGCTCATCATACAAATATTATTCTAAATAATTATTATTTTTTTATTAAATTTATGTATTTAAATTATAATTATGGGAAAGAAGTTACAGAAACTGTAGATAAAGATTGATCTCCAGTTATATTATTGACATTAGATATATTAATACCAGCAATTGTAGATTCTGTACCACGTGATTCTGAGTTAATAAGATTAGTAAGTTTAGTCTGGTGTTCCCCATCAAGTCCTCCCATTACAGATAGTGCTCCTTGTTGAAGGTCAGTAGCTACATTAACTGATGGCCTAAACCATTCAGCTTGACATGGAACAATTGGTAAATCTCCACGAATAGGATCTCCTAAACTACGAAGACGACTATTTCTATTGGCATAAATTAATCTATCCATATTAATAACTTGGGTTTCTTCTCCTAATTGATTAATGGAGTCCATACCAGTAATAGGAAGAGTACTTGATGCCTCGGGTATTCCACCTGCTTCCTGCTCTACTTGGTTGTAGTTACCAGCTGCCCAGCCAGCAGGCATAACAGGTTCTGTCATGTAATCTAGTCCTTGTGGATTACATTCAGAACATGCTTGTTTATAATCTTCTCTTACCATATTTGTAAAACCTTCTATAGTAGGTGTAGGTTTATCATGATTACCGGTTAACGAATTAGAACCACAGTTTGCCATGACTCCACAACCATTGGCTTGAGATGAATAATTTAATGATGCTCCCAAACCAAGATTAGTAAATCTTGAAGGAGGGACTGATTGAAGGTTTGATTTAGAATTAACACCGTCAGTGCTTACCAACTGAGCTAATTTGGAATTACCGGGATTAACTGCATGTGTACTCTTTTGTAATCTTGAACCAATTTGACCTGGCACGTAACCTTCAGTAATATCTTCTTTCTTTTTAGGGTTGTAATTACATATTAAAACAACGGCTACAACAAGTGAAACCATTGTAGTATAAAATTTACTATCGAACATTTATTATTAATACAGAGAATTAAAAAAAATTTTATTAAATGATTCTATTATAATTATTTATATATTTTTTACAATAATCGGGAATATTAGGTAAATGTTTAATTTTTGATTCTAACCAATGTAAATCTTGTGTATAAATTAGGTTAGATAAAATTTGCAATGATTCTATGTCACTAATATATCTTATATGCTTAAAAATATTGGATCTTAATAGATTTATTATGTTTTTATCTTCAAATATAGATTGGTCTATAAAATCATATATATCTTTATTTAAATATAGGACAGAAATTATTTCCCTGTATTCGAGAAAAGACACAATGTTTTTGTGTTCAGTTAAAATTTTTAGTACATTTTTGGGTTGGGTAAAAACTAAATCATCATATAAACTAGTATCAGTTTTTTTGAAATAATCAAGAGATAAAGTATAATTGGTATGGCATAAGTATTTTTGTTTTAAATTTTCGATATGGCTACCATATATTTTTTCTAATTCCGTTTTGTTAGTTTCATTAACAGCTTTCAAAAATAAATTATTGGTAGTGAAAAGAATTTTATAGAGAATATAGTAGTTGAATATACAGTTGTTAGTAGGTTGTGGAGAATTATTTACTATATCTTCTATAAAATTAATACAAAAATTAGAAATATCATACTTGTTATAAAATAAATCATAAATTTGGTTAGGATTTTCGTATGGAATAGTCACTTCTAGCTTATTTGATTTATAAATATTGAACTTATAAGAAGTTATATTTTTTAATATGTAATTCACAAAATCTAAAGGTGATAACTCCTCAAGTTCATATTTATTATTATCTAGTAAATTAGAATACTTTTTAAACATTCTACAGACATTTTTAAGATCTACTACCGTATTAAAATTTGTTGGTCTATATTTTGTATTACTTATAAAATTTGATAGTATAAATATGTTCTTAATTTCTGATTTAGATAAATTTTGATTAGTTAAGATTATATTAACAGAATTCAATAATAATGTCAAGTAATCTTGACAAGTACTCATATCAAAAGGTTTTACAAACCCGTGATGAACATCGTTATGTATACCATGTGATTTACCATAATCTATGATTACAGGAATAATATCACTATCAACATGAAAAATATTATTATAATTTATTACATAATCAATCTTGGTACTAGTTAATTGTTTGTTGAGTACTATATTCCAAGGAGTAAGATCATAATGAACAAACCCGTATTGATTTTGAGCAACTTGTAAAGATAGAAATATTTGAATTAAAATAAATAAAAAAGTTTCAACTTTAAATTCTTTACTTCTTAAGTAACTAAAAAGTGTTTCACCATCTATTTTTTCTGTAATAACATTATAGGTATTATTTTCTTTATAAAGACCAAATACATATACAAAATTAGGCATAATATTTGACAATAAATTGGTGATTTTAGTACCAATAAATGTTTCATGAATATGCTCCCTAATTTTCATAGTATCACTAGTAGTTTTTATGGCAAAATTAAAATTTAATAACTTTTTGTAAGTAACTTTTCCTAATTTGTTTTCAAATATTAAGTCTTGCTCTTCTAAATAAGTAATAATCTTTTTCTCTTTTATTAGTCTCCTAACTAGCCATTCTACAGCTAACAATTCCCCATAGGTTCTTTCAATTTTTACAAGATTTATATTATGAGGCTCTTGGTCAATAATTGGGAATGAAAAATCTAACTGGGAATATTCGTATCGAATAAGAGTATCAGTTATACTTAAAGAATTGCAGAGATAATATCCTGCGTGATTTTTTAAGTCTACTATCATTTTTTGAAGATAATCAAAAATACCTTTTTTATTCAAATAAAGTTCATAAAATTTTCTAGCATTTTTTGATATTTCTTCACATAATTCATCATTTTCCCTGCACCACTTTATTTGGTCAACTAAATCAGATAAGTCACTCTTTATAGGAACATAGTGTTTATAAGGAATTAATTTATCTGAATACCATAATTTCCAATCTGATTGTACTAGTAATACAACATTATACATAGATAATTCAACTGATAATCTATATGCTGATACATGACCATCAATATTTAGAATATATTTATAATTGGATTGTTCTTCTGCGCTTAAAGTATTTGATAATTTAAAAGGTAATTTATTGGTATCAATTGTTTCTAAATAATCTGATGATTCATTTTTTCTGGGTCTAAGATTCCATTTTGTAATGCCTACGTCTAAATACTCGTCTTCTTGTTTTAATTTAGAACTAATCAAACATGCTTTTAATCTAGTATTAGTTTCCACATCTACACCTGAACCAGTTGTACTTCCTCTAAACACAGCTGTTGGTTTTTTAGATGACCAATCTTTGTTAAAATTATAATTATAATCTCTACAAGTTCCCTTATACCATTTATTTTCTAAATTTTCAACTCTAGCCCAATCTTCCCATGTAGGAATAAGTATATCGGCAAACCTTTCATAAGATGAACCTGAAAGTATAGGACAATAAGTAGGATAATTGTGAGAAAGAAGTTTAAGATTTTTAGTTCCCCACATATGGTTATATGGCTCTGTTTCATCTCTAGTTAATAAAGGAAAGTCTCTTCTGTTATAGAAGAAAGATATATCAGGAATTGTACGATGCTTACAAAGTTCTTCAAACATAATTTTAAATAAGCTAATAGTTTTTTCACCTTCAGAAATAGGATATTCATATCTAACAAGGGAATTGTTTCCAAACCATTCGTTTATATTTTTATTAATTCTATTTGGATTATATTTTCTTCCCTCATTTATACAAATTGTTTCTAAAAACTTCTGTATACTTGTGTACTTAGAAGTATCTATTTTTATCTTACTAGACCATTCATTAATATAATTAGGATTAGAAAAAGGTAAAAATACTTTAAGTTTATTATTAACTATTTTAACATAAACTCCTTTTTTGAATTTATTAAAAATATATCTAAATGTATGAAAAATAGAATCTGCTTCTAAATTTTGAAACTTATCCCAAAACTCAAATTTGGTATTTAAAAATAAATTATTGGTAAGATCAACATCAGTTATCTCTATATTATTATTTTTATCTTCCATATATTGTATGAATTGTTCTTCATCACCAGCTGTAAAATGAGTTTGTCTAAAATTCTTATATCTTGTATTAGATTGATTAGATTCCTGGTAAGATTTGTCTTCACATTCTTTTTTAGAGCTATAAAAATCTGGTTGTACCTGAAAGTGGGAAGTAGTTGTCATTTTTTATAAAAATCTATGTTTTTATAAAAGTTAATTTTAATTTTAATAAGTATTTTTAAGTTTTTTAACTTTAATCTTAGTTTCGGCTTTAGGAGATCTTTTTTGTACGTCTAATATCTTATCATAAATATTACCTGGATCTTCCAAGCCCAAATTCTCTAAATAAGTTACCACATCATCTCTTTTATCTTTTTTAGATTTTTGGGTTCTTTTTTCTCTACTTTCAACAATTATAGCTTTACCATTGTATTTTAAACCTGGCTCATTTTTTTCATGTAAGTAGGCCGAAATGTTTAATTCGATTTCATTAGCTCTTTGTCTAAGAGTTTTATTTGAGGCGTTGTTCCTTTTTATTTCATTTTGAATTTTATCCAATTCATCTATTTGTGATTTAATTGACATTTTTTTGATTATAATAATTCTTTAAACTTCCGAAGATTAATTAGTTTTTTAAAAATGTATGTATAACATAAATGAGTAACTATAGAATTATGCGTTGGGATGCCGTAATATCTAGTACTAATTCAAATAACTATGTACCAATGATTTACATTAAACCTGATAAAGATTTTTTACAAATGATTAAACGGAATAAAAATGTTGTTAAAGCTGATATATCAGGTACGAACATGATGTATGATTTAAAGCCAATGGGAGGAATTGTATCACCAAGCTCTCTTACTCCTAATTGTAGACCTAACTATTTTGATAAGACGGGATATTACGTAATAACTCTTGTTTCAAATTGGTATGGCTACCCAGATCCACAATATATGGGAAATGTACAATTCTCCGGCCTTCCAGGAGATATTAATGCTCCTAAAAAAGAAATAAAGGACAATACAAAAAGTAGTGTTTCTAATGATTTAGAAACACCAAGATCTAAAGTTGTATTACCATCTTCAGAATCTGGATTAAAAAATCCTATAGTTAGAAATAGCTTAATAGCTATAGGAACAATAGTATTAGTATTTGCAATAGCCTTTGGAGTAAGAAAATTAACAAATAAAAAGTGATAAAATATATTTTTAGGAATAAATGAATAAACAATATTTAATATTGATTTTAGTAACAACTCTATTAATTTGTATTTCTGTATATAATTACATGACTTATTTCAAAATAAAGAAAGCAGAAAATTGTAATATAAATAAACTACAAGTACAGATAGGAGAAATTTCTAATATATTAACTTTCTCTTTGTCAATTATATTACTTATTATGTTATTTTCTATTAAGAATAAACATTTATAAATGATTCACATCATTTATAAATAATCTTTTAAAAAAATCTTAATCAATGATTTACAGTGTTTATTTATGGAGATCTCTTCATTACTTATCATTTTTAATAAACAATCTATATTTATCCATCCTATACCATTAGCGTCATTTCCACTGATTTTATCTTGAATTTCTACATCGCATTCATTCATAAGTAGGAAGAAGTACATTGAAGAACTTTTAATTCTAGTAGCTTTTATAAAATTTTCAGATTCTACATGTATACCTGTTTCTTCTAAAACTTCTCTAATCGCACACGTTATCCATGTTTCTCCATATTTCATAGTACCTTTGGGTGGTCCCCAAAAGTTACCTCGAGATTGTACTAATAAAACTTTTTTACTTTCAGGATCGAATATAAAAACACCAGCCTTAGATTTTTTCATTTTGTTTTCTTTAGTGTAACTTGGTTTAAATTCTGCTACTTTCAAATTACAACATTTTTTATTACAAAAAATATTCATTATAATTTTATTATTTGTTAACTTTTAGATAATGAACATTTAATGATTTTTTCCTACCAATTCTATTTGCACGACCTATTATTTGTTGTTTTATATTATCAGACATTTTATGATACATTATTATATCTGTAGCTTCTTGTAAATTAATTCCTGAGCCATTATAATTCGTATTTAAAAATATAACTTTCACATTTCCATATTTAAAACTTTCTAAACTTCTTTCTCTTTCTTTATGATTTCCTTTCAAATAAGTATATCTGACGTTGTTTTCTTCTAATCCTCGACATAATGGTTCGAAACTTAGATCATTACAAGAATATATAATAAATTTTCCTTCTTTATTATCATTAACTAATTTAATTACCATTTCAATTTGTGTAATCTTTAACTCAGGTTTTTTATCTATTTTAGTTGGTGTAGAGTTTGAAAGGTAAATTAAGTTTTCTTTTGTAACATCTACTCTACATAATGGACACGTAGAGGATTTGTTAAGCCATTTTAGAAAACATTTACCACAAAAAATATTTTGACAGTTAGTTTCTAACACTGGGGATTCTAAAACGTTCATACATATACTACAAGTTCCATTTAACATTTCTAAACTTTTTTGTTCTATTTCTTCAAGTTCACTATTAATATGTGATATAGATTCTTTAATTTTATGTAGTTTCTTCTCATTTTGTTCAGAATCTAGTGAGTTTTGTAACTTATTAAGTTTATTTATTTTATCTTGTTTAACTAACTCTACTAAATTTTTAGTAGCACCGCCTAAATGATTAATAGCCCCTTGTATATTACCAGATTCTATTAAATCACGTAAGGTATTGTTTACTACCCCACACAAAGTATTTAAGATAGGTTGGTAACAATTATGATAAAATTCATAGGTCTGAGGCATATTAAAAGAGGCTTTGACGAAATCATCATCGTTTTTTACTATCATTCCTCTGAACTGATCTTGAATTGAGGTAATGCCATCATCAACTAAAATTTTTTTCATAAAACTTTCTCTACAATTTTTATGTTGACAAATTATTTCTTCAGGAGTTGCCGTCACTAACCAGTAAAACCCCGCGATTACTTTTTTCATACTTGTAACTCTTAAATGTCCGGGTTCATCGTAAATAAATCTTTTCCATGCATTTTTATTAACTTGCATTAAATAATTATAGATAGAAGGTAGTACCAGCACTACATCGTATAATGAAAAGTTTATTTCTTCAATTTTTTTCTTACTAGCTAAAATTAAATATTTTAAACTTGTATTTTTTAATTCATTTTCCCATTGATGTATTAATGATGAAGATACTAGAACCAAATTAGAATTTATTCTTTCATATCTTTCAATTTTTCTATTAGTTATAAGTCCTACAGACTCAGTTTGGATATTTTCTAATACATGAGGTATTGATAAGTCCCAAACCATTCTATCTCTAGCGATTAATCCTAATATAGACAAAGTTTTTCCATAACCCGTACAATCACCATTTATTCCTATTTTTGTATGTTTAATTAATCCACTTGAACAATATACTATCTGTTCTTCCTCTAAATTTTCCATCATATATATACTTGAAAGTTGGTGTTTATAAAGAGGAATATTTATTTTTGTAGGTTGAGAAACTAAAGATATATTATCGAAATCATTCATATTTTGTAAATCTTTTATTTTAGGATTTTTATTAATAAATAGTAGTTATTAATGTTTCCGACCACCTTTTAATTTGATTAATCTTTAGTATATGAGTAGTATAAAACTTATAAGAACTTGACCTTATAAACTTTTTACACCATTCATTATAAAATCCACCAAGATTTAATTCTTTTAAAATATAATATAACTCAAAATAAGCTACAAATTTTTTTTCAAATTCAAAGACAACCCCCAATTCTCTATATATTTCTTTTTTAGATTCCGCTGATTTATTTAATAATCTTACTTTTAATATTTTAGACACAAAAGGTAAAAAATTATCTTCTGAAAGAGGAGTGTCTAGACAGAAATATTTATTCAATAAATATCTGTCTATATCTTTCAAATAATGTTTTTTATCTAATTTATCCTTCAGATCCTCTATATATTCTAAAAGATTATGATGTAAATAGGAAAATGTTTCTAAATTATACATACTATTCATATAACTATCACTTTCATAATCTATATCTTTAATTATGTCATCCAAAATTTTTTTAACAATACTACTCTGATTTAATACTTTTCCCAAAATAGTATATAAGCTTTCATATTGAAATTTTAAAATACAACGATTTTTAATGCTAATACTACCTACATTATGTTTTTTCAAAATCCATGATAAAAACAAATGTGGAGTGTAACTAGCACTACTACTATAAGAAATATTTTTACAATATTCTTTATCAGCTATTTCAAGAGCATTAATATCAGATAATATATTATAAGGATCATTATTACCGTAAAAACCCAATAGTCTTGATATTGAACCAAATATACTAGTATTTTTTGAGCAAATTAAACAATTTATTAATAATTTATACATGTCTTGCCCAGGTATACTAAAATTTAACATACCGTATTTTTTATAATCATGTGCACCTAGAAAAAAATCATCATCCTTAATACAAGAAGTACCAAAATCTATTATCATGGGTAGATGATTATTAGACACACCAAATACGTGATCATCCAGTATTACATCATATTTACAATTTACTTTTCTAACTATAATATTTTGACAGTGTAAATCAAAATGTGTAAAACTAAATTTTCTTTGAGCAACTTCTAAAGCAAGTAGTATTTGGCAAAATATATTTAACCATTCATTAAAGCTAAGACTAGAGGTAATAAGTAAATCTGATAATTTTTCACCATCAATTTTTTCTAGTACTAATACTTTTTTTTGTATCTTATGATCAGAAGATAGTTCATTAGAAATTGTTTTTTCTGAATAAGTGTAAACAAAATTTGGTACTAAAATTCTTAATCTATTCATATACCTAGTTCCAATTAATAACTCTCTAATAATATAAAATTCAGGATATACGGGTCTAAATGATTTAAGGATAATTGGAAATTTTTTATCAAATATAAATCCTTCCATTATTTTGCTTGTTCTACCTTCATCAATTACTTTACTTTCAATTTCTAACAAAAAATTACTAACAAAACTCTCTGAAAAAAAGTATTTAACTATTACCGAAATAGCAAACATAGAAATTCCATTATTACAAGATGAATTTAGTAAGTTATGTATATAATCTATAGATAAATTATTGGGTTTAAAATCAAATTTGTCCATATACTTAACTATTCTTTCACATTTTAGCTTTTCTATGACAAACATTTCTTCTTTTTTTGTCATTTTTTGTTATTATATATTTTTAAAATTTATAACAAAAAATTATTTAAATGGAGCTTGTTGAGAAAACTTGGCCATCATTCCTTCATTAGCTAATTGATTTATCTTTAATTTATCTAAAACACCAGAACTAGAATTTGTAATACCATGATTTACCCTATCTTTATTAGGTATAATACCAGAATTAGAGAAACCTCCGGGTTTGATCTTTTCAACCAGAAATGCTTGTCTAGAACCATGATCAGAATCCCCTTTTGCTATATGATTTGTTTGAAATTCGGTAACTGGAATATTACGCTCTTTAACTATTTCATTTTCAGCTTCTATTCTCTTAAATATTTTACTATCTCCAAAGTTAGTTGTAGCTTGATGTTCAGGCATTGTTCGTCTAAGTTCAATATTGTCATGAATATAATTAGTTTTCTCGTGCCCACTATGAGCAGCTTCAGCTTCTAATATCATTACATTGTTGTGAATAGGTAAATCAGATAAATCTAAAACATCCTCTATTGAGGTATGGTGTAAATTTGAAGATTGTTTACTACTTACATTGTTAGTATATACATCTTGAACAAATCTGTCTGTATCTAAGGTTTGAGTAGGAGCATAATATTTTTGTGTGGATTGTTTACTGTTTACATCAAAACCCAATGGATTATCTTGTAAGAAACGATCAGTTTCTAATAATTGTTTTGGTAAATCTACTTGATTAGAAGTTTGCCTACTATCAACATTCAATTGATGAACATCTTGTAAGAATCTATCTGTTTCTAATAATTGTTTTGGTAGATCTACTTGATTTGAAACAGGCAAACTCAAAACCTTCTTATAATAAACATCCTGTAAATACCTATCAGTTTCTAAATGATTATTATTTATATGTTTATTTTGACTCACATTAGCTTTTGTATTGATATGTAAATTATTATCATTGATTTCTTTAGTAGGAGTACCAACATGTTGGTCAGTAATATCTAATGTTTTAAAACCAGAGTTAGCTGAAATGTTCATTATAGGTTGTGTAGATTGTTTAATTAAATGAAATGGTTCAACTATTGGGTTCTCTAATTTATAACTAGCTGTAGGCTTAACATTAGTATTAATAATCTTGTTTTTTACCTCCTTTGTTTGCATAGCAGTTCCATACGTCCTCATTTTTTTGGAAAAATCAACAAAACCAGGAGTTGTTGTAGCATGTGTAACATTTCTTGGTAAACGAGAAAGAGGAAATAATTGCTCTTGTCTTTGTATTGGTGGGCGAAATGAACCATCACGCATAATTGTATATGGTAATTTAGCTGATTGCCCTGGGTTAATCCCACTAGTTATTCCTCCTGAACGTTGACCCCCATTATTACCTTGGTTTGTATAAGAAACACTAGTAAAAGGGTTTACACCTCTTGCATAAACTTGAATTGCTTCACAAGTTCTATTTGAACTTTGATCTATTGATTCTGTAAGAGAACTGGTTTCTCCAACTTTATCAATCTTACGAGTAAATAATGATTTTGGAGGATCTTTTAAAATATTCATATTATTACCCCAAGTCTCGACTGAGGGTAGTGTAATTTTACCATGGTTTACTAGTCCTGAATAGCTTATTCCACCTGCTGACATTTTATTTATTAATTATACTTTATTTTTTTATGTTAAATAAAAATGTCTGATACAATTAAAAATTTAAAAATATGTGCCGCTCACCAAGTGTTAGATGAACATAAAGAAATTTATAAAAAAGCTAACACAGGAGCACTAAAGGCAGCTTTTTGGAAGTCAAAGTTATGGAGCTCAGGACAAAAAATAAGAATAGGGTTTTTGGAAGATCCTAAATGTGGTAATACTTACACTTGTGGCAGCGCTTCACAATTATCTGATCCCAATCAACATAAACAAACCGAAGCTAATACATGCGCTTCCCTCAAACAAAAATTTCCTGATATAAATACAAATGTAGACCCTCCTTTTCGAGGAAAAGTAGATCCTTTACAATATCAATTTGATAAAGAAAATCCTAAAGACGTGAAAGAAATGGTAAAAACAATTTTTAACGAAAGATGGTTACCTTTAATAAATTTAGATGTTAAATTTGTTGAAGATGTAAAAGATGCTAATATTAGAATATCTTTTGATGCCACCTTGGGATCATGGTCTTTAGTAGGAACTGATGCTCTAACTAAAAAAAATGGCGAAGCAACTATTAATTTTGCTTGGTTTGATGTAGGAACAGTATTACATGAATTTGGACATATGTTAGGTATGATCCATGAACATCAAAATCCTAGAGGCAAACAAATAGATTGGAATATACCAGTAGTAGAGGCGTGGGCTAAAGCAACCCAAGGTTGGAAGAAACAACAAACAGAAAATAATATAATAAATCCATATAAAATTAATCAAATAAATGGCAGTTCCTTTGATCCAAATTCCATCATGCTTTACTTTTTCCCAGCTTGTGTAGTTAAAAAAGGATACGGAACTCATCAGAATCTTAGACTATCTCAAGTTGATATTGATTGGATGCAAAAAATGTATCCTAAATCAACTAAAATTGACTATTTTAATAAGTTTTACAAAGATGCATATAATTCCTATTTTAAAATAGCATTATTTGTATTTTTAGGTTTGGTAGCTTTAGCATTATTATTTTATGTTATCTATCTTTTACGTAAAAAATTTTTTCAGGCTAATCCAATTATAGCAGTACCAAAAAGATCAAATAGAGGTTATAACCGAAGATATCGATAACCATATAATCCACCCCATTCATCTAATTTAGTCCATTTACAAAACTTGAATGAAAGTAATAAATGTTGGAACAAACTTGAATCATTATGAAATAATACTGTCTCATCTTTATTCGTAAGTAAAGTAGATGTATTCTGATTTTTCCTTTGTGGTAATTTATACAAAAACTTATTTGGTATTCCTATGTTCATATATTCAAATAACAATACTACTAAGAACCATTCTTCGTTTTTTAATGACCATTCCATTAAAACTTTTGTTATACTTGATAAATTTCCATTTTCTTAAAATTAAAGATAAATCTTTAATTTTAAGAAAATTGTAAAAACATATTTTATATAAATAAATGAAAAAATGTTTATTAGTGTTATCCATTATTATCTCTATAATCACATTATTTACATTAATACTCTCTTATTTTGGAATAATTAGATATATTTCAGTACACTTTAAAGAAACTAAAAATTTAGCAGAAAAATACATTGAAAAATCAAAATCTAATCACTTTAAAGATGATAAAGTAGTAGTAAGTATGTTTTCTTATGATCCATTCAAAGAAAACTTAAAACCTGTTATAAATTCTATACTAGATCAAACTATTAAAATAGACTCAATATTATTATTTACAAATGATAAAATTAATAAAACTATACCTAAATACATAGAATATACATCTCAATTAATACCAAGTGAATCTGATTATTGTTATGGAAATAATATCATCCCATCCATATTAAAAGAAAAAAGTCGTAATGTAATAATAATTCCTATCAAAAATAAGATTTATGGAGAAGATTATATAGAAACTTTGCTAGAATATTCAAGCAAGAACCCTAGTAGTTCTATTTTCAGTAGTAAAAATGATTTATTACTATTTAATTTAAATAATTTAGGCGAGGATATTCATATCCATTCTAATGATACTTATTCAAAAGATTGGTTTCTTAAAAACTTACCTAACAAAGTATTTATAGAATATTCAGATATTAAAGATATTTTATTCAAATAGTTGTTCAAATTCTATAATCCAAATAGGTACATCTCTACCATTAATTTTTCCTTTCCAAGAATGAATATTATATTTCTCAAAAAAATAATAATGTCTGTATGCAACTACAGGATCTTTATCTTTGTATATATCTGGTATAGCTTGAGCGGGATTAGTAAATCCTTTAGAAGGAATAGGAGGTGTAAACTTCATCATTTCATAAAAATGCTCCTCACATGAGTGTACTTTGCCATAACGATATGTATATTCTTTACATAATTCAGTTCCTAAAGTCATTAACCAATTGTAATTTTCTAAAGATTCCCTTGCCCAAATTGTGCAAGGATGATTTTTATGGGCTAATTTATAAGGAGGAGTAAAAATTTTATGCTCAGAATCACTGATATGCCAAACTGCACATAACATTTGTAATGTTTCAAGTACCATTTTTACTACATGTTTATTTAAATGCCACATTGCACATATTCGTTGGTCAAAATGTAAAAAAAATATATTCATAATTGTTTTCTTTTAATTTTTAAAAGAAAAGCTATAATTTTAAATTTAATTATTAAATAATAAACATTTCTGTACATACATTTGAATTTTCAATATCTCCATAGTAGGACTTAAAGTCTCTACTAAATTTTTTATTATATTTATATCTAAAAGTTTTTCCAAGTCGGTTCATTCTTAAAGCTTGTTCTCCAATCTTTTTTGATTCTTCAAAGTAAATGTTCTTTATTAATTCTAGATCTATAATAGGTAAAATAACTATACCTTGCCATTCCTTACTTTTACCTTCTATATCAATAGTAAATTCTTCTGGACAATATTTATGAAACTGAGATTTTTTATCTACTAGAACATGACGAATTTCTTCTGGAAGTAAATCAACACTTTTAGGTGGTAATACACATAAGAGTTGTAATAAAGGATTAAAGGGTCTTGTAGAAGGAAATTTAGTAAATTTATAAGAATCCACATGCTCTGCAAGAATACTAGCTGGTGGAGCGTAATAATGTTTATAACTCCATTCCCAGCTAGGCACACCTCTCGTGTAATAGGATAATACCCATTGTAAACCAGTAAGATACTCGTGAGATATTTCCTGGTTCGTATTATCAGGAAATTTTGTATTCATATATGATCTTTTATATGAATCTATATCAACTTCCCACTTTTCATCTATCTGCGAAGAATTGTCTGATAATAATTTTTCTGGAAACCACGATTCTTTCTTAGATAACTTGTACTCAAAAATATCTTTTTCAAACATTCCAATATTCTGTAAATAAACTTTTAATGATTTTTTATTGAAATATACTTTATTATTATTTTCACAAGTTAAATGCCCATAACTAGAACCTACAACTCTATATAAGTCTAATAACACTTCAATACCTCTATCTATAATAGAGATACAAGGTAGATGGGGCAAAAAATCATTACCAACCATAAAACAAATAAAAACAAAATCAGTAACAGCTACTTCTGCATTAAAAGGTATAGATTCATGATCCCAAGTCAGTTTACCCACTAATTCTTCTCTAAAACTACCTATATTTATACAAAAATACTCATTAGATGGATTATATATATCTTCCCTAAGAATATAAAAATTTCTTTTTTGAGTTGCTAGTGCTAACATAATTAAATCAGCATCCATCCCCTGGAAGCAATAAGTTTCAAAATCTGAACCATACTTACGAATATATTGAGCCGCTTTATGCTCGCCTTCTGATGGAGATTTTTCATTAGAAAAAATAATCTCTAAATTTTGCCAAACAGGATTAGAATTCATTTCTTTGCGAATAAACCAATCTATGTATTTCGATAGATAATCCATAAATTTAGTACCTGGAGTTATACAATTACTATTAAAAGATATTATTTCATGTTGTTCTTTGGATGCTCTAAAGCGTCGCTGTCTTTGCTGACATTGTTTTGCTACGGGTGCAACTCCATCTGTACACAATATTAATCTCTTGTTGGGATCAACTATTTCTACTAAGTTTGATATAGTCTGGCATACATCTTCAAACACCATAAGCTGAGCTTTCAACCCCTTAATATTTTTTCTAAATTTTTTATCACGAGGAGCATGATTTCCATATTGGTATATTTTTTGTGTACTTGCGTGAAATAAACCATTTAAATCTATAAGAAAATTATCTACCTCTACATCTATACCTTTCATATTTTGACCTTTAGCCAATTCTTTTATATTGTTTCTAAAGTTGGTTTTGAACCAGTGAAAAAAGTGAGTAATTCCCATTGTATATAATATTACATTTTTAGCTCTTTAAAATCAATTTTAAATTATTAATTAATTTAATTCAATGAATTATAAATGTACAAATGGTACTATTAAAGATTCAAAAAAAAATACTGTTAATTGTAACCAATTAACAGATAAAAATTGTTTTGATGATTCTCATAAGTACTGTAAAAAATTAAATATAGGTCAAATTATAAAAATGGTCGCTATAAGCGTAATTTCAATAATAGTATTAGTTATTATTGTTCATTTTCTTTCTGATATACTTATACTCAGTCTACTATCAAAAAGTCTGCTTTATTTATTTGGTTTTATAATAATTGGAATTTTAGTTTATAAAATATACCAAAATTATAAAGCAAAACCTAAATCTCCTAAGAAGAAAGAGGAGGGCAACTAGTTAGTGATGGATTATTTTTATCTGGCTTACTATCAGCTGTTATAAGTTCCCAATCTTTACAACACCCTACTCTACACTTGTCACAAAAGTCTTGATTATAACAATGTTTCGTTTTTTCTTTCGATGGATAAATCTTACCATTTTTAGGATATGTACCATACCAAATTCCAAAATTTTTCCATTCAAAATCTTTTGGTCTTTTTGCAATTAAGTTACTTATTATTTGTCCTGAAAGTCTCTCATCTATACATTTATTACAATTACCCGCCCCACATACCATTGGAATACCCTTTGAAGCCTTTTGACCTTTTAATCTATGTCCTATATTTTGCCACCATTTATTATAATCTACCGTACAATCTCCATTATAAAGATCTGTAGGTTGGTCAGTATAAGCTTGACCTAAAGATATATCCCAATTATACTTACCACGAGGACGATCCTTTAAACCACTTTGTACTTCTAAACTCCAACCTAATTTTAGTTTTTTTAGTATGAGTCTTATCCCACAAATCTTTAACTGCTTCCATAGCTTGTACAATCATAGTAGGTGTTCCTTCTTCGTCATCGAACATGATTCCTACTAAATCATCACCAACTTGTTTACACATATTATATACTCTATTCACAATTGATTTTTGTTTTTTACCATTTATAATAATATCATTTAAACAATTATCCTGATTATAACCTGACTTACCACTACCATCAGCAGCATAACATGATTCCTGTAGTTTTTTTGAAGCTCCTACTCTACATTGACATAATGGTCCATCAATATCAAAATAAAATGAAAGCCATTTCTCTATTGGTAAACTAGTTGCAGTTTGTAAATTTACAATTTCTTCCTCTTTATACATATTTATCCAATCACTGTGAGAAGTATTGGCTATTACTGCAATTTTAGAAAAATTATTTTTTACTACGGCTGGATCAACTAGATATTTTTTACCACCATCAGTTGTGAACATAACAGTATCAGGTCGTTTAAAAGCTGGTTTGTTAGCTTCGGGTAGAAGATATAAAGTAGGTACTGTAGATTGAGTATCTTTATCATGCTTATCATTATCTTGAACATTTCTAGAAGTATTTTTCCTTATTAAAAATATAACCCCTGCTATTCCTGCACCGATTATAACAATTAATATTATAAATATTATAATTTTAAAAAATATACTAGGGTGGTTTTGTGAAGGTTTAGAAATTGAAGTTTCAATCGATAAGTTTTCCATTCTAATAAAATAGAATGGAAAATGTTTTAATTTTTATAAGTATTTATTTACAATAACCTTTTTTTAACTGTCTTAAAATCATCGTCACCATCTATTAAATCTTCCACTAATTCATTATTTGAATTATTAAGAATTGCTAGTATTTTATCTAATTTAGCCTCTATTCTTTCTAACTCATTAGATTTTGGACTGTAACTAATTTTGTTAGATACAGAACTTGTATCATTAATACATCCTTTTGAGAACCACTCATCTACTTCAGATCTTTTTGAAGTAAAGAATAACCAAGCCCCAAATTTATCTTCTGAATCTTTTTCAGTTAGCCTAGAATTCCATTTACCTCCCATATTTTTCAAAATATCCTTATAAGGTTTTGTATCGCCTCTGACTACAAAAGTCTTGTCAGAATATTCTTGGATAAGAAGATTTGTCATTTTAAATTATTAGAATTAATTAATTATGACTTTTTAATTTTATTTTTAGAGTGTCTAGTGTCTATAAAAATTCATCACAGATGGTAAAGAAGCTTCCGTAGGAGCTTTCGAATGACGTGTTAACTCATATACACCAAAACCAATTAGAACTAATAATAAAACTATAAAAAAGGCAATAGATATTTTTCCAGGTGTGCTTTTTACAAAGTTTGAAGCTTGTGAAGCCAAAGTATTAGCTTCTTGAGCTCTTTGGCTATCATTTGATTTATTACCGCCTGATGAATCTTTTTCACTTTTCTTTTGGGGAAGACTTTGTTCACAACTATCAGCAGTTTTAAAGCATGTAGAATGTTTACAATCTTCACAGTTTGTACAAGTTTCACAAACTTTTGAACATTCACCCGCTTGATTGATAAAACATCCATCTTCCGAACCATAACCTTTAGTGCCACCGCTTCCTTGATGTCCAGAACCGTCAGCAGTAAATTTAGGACAATTATTCGGAGACCCACATATATGAGGGTTAACTCGACAACTGGCGGGTATACAACAAGTTTGTACAGCATTGAGACAAGTAAGATCCCCTTTACAACATTCCCGTATTTTATCTTCACATTGAATACCAGGATACTTAGCATACTTTTTTGCACAGTTTCTAGCTTTTGCTAAACCAGAATTTAAATTAGGATCTGTTACAACTCCATGATCTTCACAAAAGTCATAACAGACACTAGGGGCCCAATTACCACATTTTTTTAACTCAGTTTTACAATTATTTGCACAAGAACTTTGATCTTTAACGAATGAAGCATTAAACGCTTTAGGACATTTATAATTATTAAATGACATTTATATTATATATATATATTAAAATAATATTATTTTAATATATATATATATATAAATATGACTGAAAAACCAATAAAAAAAATTAAATGTGCTAAGTGTAAAAAAAAGATAAATATCCTCTTAATTGAGATGCATAAATGTAAGTGTAATAATTTTTATTGCAGTCAACATTTATTAGAGCATGATTGTAACTTTAATCACTTTCAAGCTAATAAAGATAAGTTAGAAAATACACTTTTAAAAGTAGAAAGTTCTAAGATAAATAATATATAAGTTTATTTCAAAAAAAATATATTTTGAAATAAAATCTTACGGAGTACTATTAGTATTATTGTTAGCTTAATTAGTAAGGTTAAATTTTGTATGCTGTATGTACTCCTTATATAATAATAACATATTATTTTTTTAAATATATTTATTACAAAAATCTGTACATACTCCTTTACAGTCAGAAATATCCCATATCTTACATTTTTCAGGTAATACAGCAATACTAAGTGGTGTTACTAATTTACCAGGGTAAGTCCAAAGCCAATTTTGACTTGTTAAAACAACATCATCTAGATTATGACTAAAATATTGCTCTAATATAAATGGTTTTTGGTATCTTTAATTCACAAGATTATTATACACAAAGAGTGTTAGCAGAAGAAATTGTTGGAAAAATTACATCTGGCTTAGATGCAGAGGATCTACAACCTGATAAAAGAAAGAGAAAAGAGATAATTCTTCAAAGTATTAAGTATTACTTTGGGTTATAAATATACTATTGTATTTCTGTTAATCTTTATGTTCTTGTAATAAAATTACATTATTTTTAAGCAGTTGCTTAAATAGTTTAAACCATCTGATTTTTGGTAATTTATTATTACCAAAAATTATTAGCATTAGTTATTATTAGTTTCCGAACTTTGCAAACCACTTCCTAGTAGAGGCATCTTGCTCAAAAAGGTCTGGATGATTTTTCATTAGTGTTAATGTCAGATAACCATTATGTTTTTCAGTCTTAAATCCAAGGATTCCCGTAATATCGCTATTTCTCATTGCTCCGTGAGTTTGAAGGAGTTCGTGTATTGCATCAACTATAATAGTACTTCCTGCTTGTGCACGGGTATTCAGATGAAGATCGATGAGCTCACCACCATCTGCACTATCATCGGAATAAGTAGGAAACTCAGAATTTGGGTTCCAAATTCCACGAGGCTGCTTTGCATTCATATCACAGGTTGATGTCTCACATGGGGAATTATCAGTAACTTGTCTTTTAGGAAGGTTTAAGATTATACTCCGCATAGTAAGAATTAGCAAAATACAGCAAACTAGTTCTGAATATTGTTTAAACAATAACAAATAAAAGTTCATAGTTTCTGCTAAATACCCCAAAGCTTCTTTTGAATACACAAAAGCTGAGTTAGTAAAATTTTGACACATTCCGGTAATATTCATTTGCATTTTTATTTCTTAACTGGTAATTTTCAAATTTTATCAATTTGAAAATTAAAGTAACATTTAATTAATTGCTAAACTACTAAGCTCTTTTCTAAAATCAGTATTATCATCTTCCATACCTTGAATATTCTGATAATAATTGGTATACTCCATAAATATCTCATTATTACCATCTTTCATATTATCCCAAGCAATTTTATGAGATGTTTGTTTAATATCACCGTTTAAAATAGCTTTAGTCAATTTTGTAGCTCTAACATCTTTTTGTATTTTTCCATCATTAGATTTATATTGAAAAATCTGACGAGAAGGATCAGTACATACATATTTCAACTTACCATCAGAATCCTTTAATATATTGTTATAGGCAAACTGAGCAACTCCTTTCTGACCCAACGCAAGATGCTCGTGGGAAAAACCAACCTCAATAGCTGTCTTAACACTCTCCTTAGACAAATCCAAAGGAGTAGTTATCAATATCTTATTATTATTTGTTGTACGAGGTTGCTTCGCAATTTCATCAACCGTAGATTGCAGATGCTGAGTCTGCTTCTCCAACATACGCTTCTCGGTCTTAATTTCAATCATTCTATTCTCTTCTTTCAACTGCGCTACTTCTCCTTCCAAATCCAATATTCTTTCATCCTTTTCAGATATTATACTCTTCAGCTTCTCTATTTCATCTAAAAATTTAGTTTGACAATTTAATTCATGTTTAATTAGATTATTTTTATCAGTGAAAGTCTTATGACAATGAAAACATTTGAATTCCTTAATATCATTTAATATATTTCCTTCTTCTTTTTGAATTTTAATACAGTATTTAGCCGAACGTTGATGTTTAATCAAATTTCCTTTAGTAGTAAATGTTTTTTTACAATATTGACAGTTTAGAGACATTTATAATATATATTATTGTTTTTAAATTAAGATTCTGTATTTTTGATGGATTATTTGTAATTTTTACAACTTATTTATCTCAAATATGGAAAATACATAAATATTATTATATCGTAACTCTCTTAAAAACATCATAAATTAATCATAAAATATTTATTTTTTTTGGAAGAGTTTCTCAACACACATTTTGGAGGTGTGTTGAAAGAAATTTATATTATTTAGAATTTGTAATTAAAATTTTTAAAGTACTTAAAAAGTATTCACTTTAAAAATTCAAAACAGTTTTTAATTCTATTATTTTAATTTCTTCAGTAAGATAGTCTACTTTATTTTTAAGATCATAAATTATTTTGTCTTTCTCACAGATATCTAGTTTAAGTTCTTCTAAATTATTTAATAATTCTTCTTTTTCTTTATTAGGTTTTTTATTACATATTATTTCATGTTTAGTATAATTACTTTTTTCATAAAATTTCTTATCACAATAAATACATTTGTACTTGTCATATTCTTCAATTTCCTTTCCCCGTTCTTTTTGTATATTAATACAATATTTGGTTGATTTTTGATGTTTTATTAAATTCCCTTTAGTACTAAACTCTTTATAACAGAATTCGCATTTTACAGACATTTATATTATAATTAGATTACTTTAAATTAAGATTCTGTATTTTTGATGGATTATTTGTAATTTTTATAACTTATTAATTATAAAAATGGAAAATCCATAAATATTATTATATCGTAACTCTCTTAAAAACATCATAACTTAATCATAAAATATTTATTTTTTTGGAAAAGTTTCTCAACACACATTTTGGATGTGTGTTTCAGTATTTTTTGTGTGTTTAGAATTTGAAAGTACTTTTTTAAAAGTATTTAGATACTTTTAAAAATTTAGAACACATTTTTATTTGAGAAATTACTTTATTTAAATAAAACTATTATTTAAATAAAACTATTATTTAAATAAAACTATTATTTAAATAAAACTATTATTTAAATAAAATGGATCCTTATCAAGCAACATTGTT